AACCAGATTATGATTTCCGGTGGGGTGACTGGGGGGGGGGTGGGCTCAATCGGAGTGGTCATAGGTTGGGGGCCGGTTCCCAGAGGGCAATGCTCATCACCACAAAACCGGGCTTCTGTTCAAAGTCGGTTAGGTAGGTCACACGAGCATATTGGGTGTGGCCGGTGTAGCTCTCGCCATTCCACTCCCGCAGTAAGAGCATATCCCCCTTCTGAAAATTACGGTCGTTTTTGCGGATTTCAAACCGTTTCATTTCGGTGATGATCTCATCAAAAAACTGAGGGAGGGTCTTAAGTTCGTGAAGCATTAGGGCTCCGGCATGATGATGTAGCAACTGAGGGGGTCTGGGTTGGTCTGGTTCAATCGATTAGCCTCTCCTTGAGCCACCTCAGCCTCTTCAAAAATCAGTCCCGTGGGGTGGTGGTAATCCCAATAATCGAGTCTAACTATTCGGAAGGGCATATGTTCTCCAGATACAACAAGGCCCCACCCTGGAAACAGAGTGGGGCCGGGGCCTTACAGGGTGATCGGCTCGTAGCGAGGTCCGTTGAGGACTTCGAGCATCATCTCCATCGGGGTCGTGGCCTGAGCCTTGATCGCCTTTTCGAAGATGCTGGGGCTGCATCCGGAGACCAGATACGTGCCCTTCTCGTCCATCGTGACCGGGGTCTGGTCGTTGCGGGAACTCACGTTCCAGAAGATGATGGTCGGGAGCTTGAAGCCGGAGGCCGCGTACTTCGCCTTGATCACTTCCAGGTTGGTGTTGTTGCCCACGCAGGAGTCGAACTCCATGTCGGAGATGATGAAGATCTTGGTGGGCATCTCGGAGGCCGGGAGCTTCGCCTTGACCGCAGTTGCCAGAACCACGTTGAACACGGCCTGGAGGTCGGTGTTCATGCCCCAGTTGGCCTGGGACAGGTTCTTGATCTTCTCATAGAGGGTCTGCCCCTTGAGAGCCTGGATGCTAGGAGTTCCACTGAAAGTGATGAACTTGTCGTGGAAGATCCCCTTGTTCCGCTCAGCCAGATAGATGGCGAGGGAGATGCACACGGTGATCGGAGCGACCGTTCCCATGCCACTGAACATGGAGCCCGAAACGTCCGCGACAACGAGAGCGTTGTCATCGGTGTCTGCGTAGTTCGGCAGGCACTTCCACATCGCCTCAGCGGTCTGGTCCTTCTCGTTCATGGACTTGGCGACCAGTTCGTAGGGGTAGAGGGTGCCGGAGTTGATCTTCTCCTCCCCGCGCACAACCGCAGCCAGGAACTCGTCGTAACGAGTGCCATCGTGACGCTTGAACGCATCCTTGTAGATCAGACCCGCACGGGATGGAATCTGGCCATAGGAGATGGTGTCCCACTGGTTCTGAGACATGAGGGTCTCGACCAGCTTGATCTTCCCACGCAGGGTGGACAGGTTCTTGCGGTACTGGACCGGAGTCCACCCCAGGGCCTTGACCCAGCGGTGTGCCAGGGAGACGGTCTCCTTGGAAGAAGTGTTGATGCTGGGCATCCACTTCGCCAGGAGGCTCACGCCATCCTCGGACCCAAGGTCCAGGTTAAGCTGCTCACGGATGACGGACACGACCTTGGGGTCGGACACGTACTCCACAATGTCATCCCAGCGTCCGTAGACCGGCACGTAGGACAGAATGTGATCGAACACCTCACGGAAGTTCTTGTACAGTTCACGGAGCCCCTGGCGGAAGGTCTCGCGCTCCCCCTGACCCCCACGGATGTCGCGGATGTAGAAGAGGCAGCGGATGGCCGTCAGACGGTCCTCACCGAATGCCTTCAGGAAGAGGGCAGTGTTGTCCTGGCCCCGACGAGCGGGGGCGTGGTAATAGAAGTCGAGCACACCGTCCAGCGTGGACTGATGCGTCAGCGCACCGTTCTCGGTACGGGTGTAGTTCTGGGACTTCTGGATGGCGTTAAGTAGGTTGGACACGTCGATCTCCTTGAAGGAAAAGTTGAAAAATCAAGACACCGTTGATGCTTCATCGGCGGGGAAGCTCGAAAACCGCTTGACGAGCTAGGGGGTAGTTAGCCACCATCACTCGTCCGCTCATATTTGAGGTTTGCTGCAAGTGTCTTACAGGAACAACAAAGTTACTAGACGCAGTTTCGTTCCATGACAGGGGAAGAAGTTGCTGTTAGCGTCTACCTAAAGATAATACCGCGAATTTTGTTTTTTGGATTACTTTTTTTTCGAAAAAGCTCAATCGGGGTTGTAAGAGGCGACGAAGGCAGCGATAAGAGCCATGATTTCAGTATTTGAATAAAGTCGCTGGCTAACTCCAAAGACTGGCGGAACCGTGTTGTCAATCTTCAAAACCAGTCCGTCTACGATCTTGTTCAGTGGAATGTAGACCGGATAGCCAATATCAAGGTTGCTGTCCGTCAGAACCATGATCGGGTCTGCCTCTAACAAATCGGCCCAACGTTGGACTGATTCAGGGAGCTTGGTGCTGATGCCGTCAGTGGCTCCAGGATCGGTGAAGATATAGAAGGTGCCAGTAGGGCCCAAAACCCAAGTTGGTTGATCCTGAATCGGCTGAGCGGAGAACGTGAGACGATACATTTCACACAAAACGCCTAATGGGTCGAACCCATTAGGCGTATGTAAATACTGATCAGTCCAGGGATAAGTGGTGGCTTCTAGGGTAGAGACCCACTCGGTTAAGATGGACATATAAGCTCCTCCCGTGTCATTAGCCTATTTTGTAGGTTCACACATTAGAAGCGGCTAGTCGCTGAGCTTACTTAGGATCTGCTGGGGGAACCGGAGGTGGGTTGAACGTCTGAACGTTAGGAACCCCAGCCGAAACACTGGTTGCTGCACTCGGATCCAGAATCATGGAATCAGCGCGATCCTGATCGGAGAAATCTGGAGCAGCGATTCCTCTGGCCGACATACGGTAAGCGGTGCTGCTCTTGGAGAGGGTCTTGAAGGTGTTGCCTACACTGGCTCCGTTGGCCGCATAGCTCATACTCTTACCAGCGGAAACACCGATTCGGTCTCCGGCCAGGACCGCATCCTGGTTGGCCCCCAAGAACAAGAACTCCCATTTCCAGACTTCGGTCTGTTCGGTGATCATGGCCTTGATGGTCTGATAGGTGTATTCCTTGCTGCTGTTCTCTTCCCCATCGGTGAGGATGACGACCATGACCTTTTCGGGACGGTCGGCCTCATCCATGGCAGCCAGCTTGGCCCCCAGGTTCTTGATGGTGACACCGATAGCGTCCAGCATGGCGGTCATGCCACGAGGCTGGAGGGTGAACTCAGGGGCCTCATTGATGGGGATCACCCCGTATTCGAGTTCGATCCGGTCATCAAATGTAGTGAGGCTGATGGTGGCCTCCCCAGGCAGAGCCTTCTGTTCCTTCAAGAAGGTGTTATAGCCTCCTTCAGTGTCGGCCTTGATGTTGGCCATCGAGCCTGAACGGTCAATGATGGCTGAAATGTGAGTATATCCGTCTTTCATGTAGTGCGCTCCTTTAAAGGATAATACTCGGAGTTGACAAATAAAAACGCCCCCGATTGGAGGCATTTCACTTATTTTTTCAACAGATCAGATCCACTTGAAGTGGGTGCAGACCATCTGGAGGATGACCAGATCGGCCATTCCGGCAATATACCAGACCAGGGGGCTGCGGAGACCCCGCTGGGCGCGGAGGATGAGACGAGTGAGACGATTCATGTAGGGCTCCTTTGAGGTTGGGTTATTCCTGAGCGATGGAGATGGTAACAAGCATATGCTTGTCGTCATAGAACTGGAGGTCTCCGTTGAACGGCCCGACCCAGTTAAGGGTCCAGCCCTTAGTGGCCATGGCAGCCACGATTGCTTCGTGGTGCCGACTGGGGAGCCTAGGACACTCATTATCCGATGGATGCCGAGTCAAGGTTGGGGCTGCGGTGTTCTTTGTCATCAGAGGTGCCCTCCATTTCTAGTATACTCACAATTGGGGCAATTCGTATACAACTATTTCGTAGACTTCATGTTTGCCACAGTGGTGTGCCAGACTTTCCGGTAACCTTTCGCCGGTCTGGTGAAGTTGACGAAGGGGGTCATCCCCAGTTCCTCAGCAATTTCTTCCAGCCGATGGGAGTAGCAGTTTAGCCACCAGTAAAGTTTTCCATCAGTCTGAATATCAGGGTCATACTCATACTCCACGATCTCTCCCTCATACTTTCCCCATGCCTTCAAATTCGCAGGCTTCTCCCTACGGACCACGGTGATATGAGCTTTGACTCTGAGGCCGTTGACCGAGAACCATTTAGGAATGAGCCACCGGTAGAACATGGGGATTCCGGGGCAGATCTCCAGCACGAGCCGGTATCCGTACTCAGGAGTGTGGTCGTAATGGAGCTTGCCGGTGAGTTTGATCATAGTCTCGGGTGGTAGTCAAGGATGGAGCAACGGTCTGCCTCAGCACCGATGTCTCGGAACAATTGAACGAGCCGTTCGGCGGCGGGGGGGTTGGCCGAATGAACGATGTGGTATTGATGGCTAAAATGGCGTTCGAAATCATTAGGGGGAGCCCAAAACAGACTCTTGAGCCGTTCGATCACATCCTGGCCGTCTCCCAGGTCGTTGTCCCAACTGATCACATCGAACAAATCGAAATATTCAACGTCACGAGGGAACTTAGTCCAGATGGTCAGATCGGTGGAGGGCAAGGCTGCACGGAAAATGTGCTCCCTCTCTGCCAGTCCCTGGTCGTCCAAAACAAGAATACGCATATAAATCCCTTCCTCATATTATACCCAATATGAGGAAGGGATGTCTAGTCTTATTTGATAAACTTGCGGATTCGTTCTGCCGCTCCGCTCAACTCTTCCCAGGTTGGTCCACCCAATGTGTTGGACAGCCAATAGGCATCCCAAGTGATGAAAAAAGCCGTGCATTCCTTGATCAGAGGGGCCGTGTAAAACTTTCTGAATGCCTCATCGGAACCCCATCCACTGAGATCGAAACCATACCGATTAGCCACCTCTCGAAGCTCTTTGAACAGCCGGTCGCGCTCCTCCTGGCTCCTCTCATCTCCTGTCTGGTCAGAGAAGGAGATGATCAGATCCTCTTTCGGTTTCCAGGAGGAGGCGTAGTGGTCGGGCATACTACATATTACTGCAAAGCCTTCTTATTTGTTCAAAAGTTTTAGCTCGGCCTCGATCTGAACCGGAAGGCATGTCTGGAACCCTTGTTGCTTGATCAGGACGTTGGATTCGACCGGTTTGTGCCCATCAGCCAGACTCAGGGTAATGTGGTAACAACCCCCATCAGGACGACGAGAAGAGCCGTTCACCTCACAGACCAGACACTCCACCCCATCCCCGGTCTGGAATCCCACGACCTGAAGTTCTGCATTGGCCAATTGCTCTTGGAGCAGGGCCGCAGACTCCTCCGTCAGATTAAATTGAACGGTGATGTGTTGGCACATGACTTTCTTGAAGTGGGGCTTGAACTGGCCCAATAGGGAGGTACGGGAGGCCGGTGCCAGTTCGAACGCGAGATACTGTGACTGAATTGACATGATGGCTCCAAGAAAATGCCCCTCTCAGAGGGGCAGGAAGTGCGTTCACGGAAAACTACTGGTATTCGGGGCAATCCTTACGGGCTTCTTCGTTATACTGCCCCTCCAGGTCTTCATAGATGTCGAGGGTCTTGAGTTCCTGGGGAGTGAGTTCCATATCCCCATCCCTGGAGCCCATCAGGACTCCCTCACCCATCGCACAGCCATAGGTGGCAGAGTGCTTCCAATCCCGATCATGGACCAGAGCCGGGGTATCCGGATCAGCGGGGTTGAGAAGAAGACTGATGCGGTTCGAGATGCGAATGTCTTTGCGTTCGAGAGCCATGTGATTCTCCTCAAAGGGGCACTGGCCCCTACCGATACCACAAAAGCCCCGGCTACCGGGGCTATGCGGGACTGCTGGAGAGGCTGACCTACTACATTCAGCCTATTCTGCCGGATCTACGTATCGGGGGTCTTTGGCCTTCCTAAGCTCCCCGGCACTCCAGCCGGTTAGACTTCGGCCATCTTCTTGCCCTTCTCTTCCCAGCGGCCCAGGCTGCGGCGGCTGATGTTGAGCAGGGCCGCGAGTTCGGTGCGGCTGTACCCCTTGCGGTTCCGGTACTGGGTGATGGTCTCACCGGAGTAGTCGGTCTTGGGGGCCGGGGGGGTGCGCTTGGGCTCCGGCAGTTTGACCTCGGGCTTCGGCTCGTCGGGCAGGAGCCGGATGTCGCGGGGCTCGAACAGCTTGCCCTCCAGGAGAGCCAGCAGGGCCTCCCCCAGATTGTCGGGGATACCGACATAGAGGCCCCCGCCCAGATGGGTGGCAGTGACCTTGATTCCGTTGATGCTGAAGTGCTTGCCTTCCATGTTACTCTCCTTTGAGTGGGCTCTTCGTCCCCTACCTAACTAGTATACCCTGGTTTGGGGGGTTTGTATAGAAAAAAATCGCCCCCGAAGGTTTATTTTCGGGGGCGGGTGTTATGGCGGGTGGAGTTGTTTAGGTTCCACATCGGCAACTTTTCCTCCCCAGTGTTTCGGACTTCTTCCACTCTCCGTATCACGATTCCTGTCTTCGGAGAGCCGGGGGGCTCAGTCTATCAAAGTCTTTTGCGGTAACCCGCTCGGGAGAATCGACTCCCTTATTGCCGTAACTGATTTCGCTCTGCCTGATAAGAGCGGCCTCGCTCCTTTGGTCAACCATTCATCTGGTTGCCGCCATATCGGAGCCCCAAGGACATTGAGGGGCTTCAACGATTTTGTAAATCCGGAGGAACTTGGTACCGGTTCCTCCGGCTAAGGCAGAGCTTCTGACATAGACCACGACTCTTTCACCCAATCAGAGGGGTCTCGCTAACAAGGAATATTTGCTGGGTCGCTCATCCTCGGTTCAAACGTGTCAGTGCTACTGCGATCTTACTGCTCTCCGCTCGGGCTTTATCCGGTCTTACTCACTTGGCGGGGTTCAGGGGCTCGACCCCTTAGCAGGAAATTGCTGGAACTAGAGGCATTGTCCAGCCATGTCAGAATTGTCACCTTTCACTCGCGCAGGAGGGGGTATCTGACTCGTTCAAAAGCAGAACCGTGATGAGTGGTATTCGGCGTTTTGCTAGCACGGTAGCCAAAAATCTTCATCCAGTGGGGGCACCCCTTGCCGTACGGTACCCCCCATTGTAGAGGCCACAACCCCTCTACTCTCTCAGTTCTGCGGTACTACTTCCAAGACGCTTGGTGCAACTATTCTGCCGCCTCAAGGACGGACGAGGGACGTTGCCAACCCCATGAATAGGTAGTTTGCTGTGAGCGTCGTATACTCTGCCTGCAAGTTTTTAAGCATTGCGGGGCTACTTGTAGAGAAATCGAGGGGGTCGCTGAGAGCCGAATCGAACGGTTCACGCAGTAGGGGGCGAGTGGACCTCGGCACATGGCTCTCGGATCCAACTGGCACTTGGCACGGGTTATCAACACCGCCCCACAAGAACTGATGCTCTCCATGAGCTAGCTCAGTTCCCCCTCTTGTAGGGAATGAGGGTGTCAAACCTTACTCCCTTGTTTTCAATGAACTTCCTACCTTACCTATTACTGTAATTTTGAAGAAGTTTTAATATTTTTTCTTACGGACAATCCAAATCTATATTTCCTTCCATGGTGTAAAACTTCGAAATTGTCAATGTGACATTTTGGGTGGAGTACCATGCAATTTTCAGGCTCTTTGCTACCCCCTTCATCGATCAAATCAATATGGTGGTAAGTGGCCTTAAACCTGTTTTCTATTGAGGTGTGGCACCATTGGCAAATGCCTGATTCCTGTTCAAATCTAAGTTTTTTAGTAGCAGCGGTAAACTCGAATGGTCGGCGTTTAGCAGATCTTTCTGCATTAGAGGCAAACTTTCTTGTGTAAACCCTTGAAGGGTCATTTATTTCCAAACGATGACAGGCAGTCTTAATAACTCCCTCTGAGACTCCAAAATGCTGACCACACTGTATCCCAGGTCGGACTCGAACCGACATAGTTCTCCATGTAGGGGAGACCTGAAAACCTTTCCAGGCACTGGGATGTTGGCGGAAGTGGAGAGAGTCGAACTCTCATGGCTCTTTTGAAGCCAACCCGTATTCGAAGCGGGGCCGATACCAATTTCGGTTGACACTTCCTTGTAGTGTTCATAGGCGTGGCAGTTGGCGCACAGGACTTCAAGGTTTTCAGGCTCGTTGGAGCCCCCCAGCTTCTTGGGAACCTTATGGTGGACTTCAAGAACTTCTATATGCTCTGAGTACCCACAGCGGCAGCACTTTGCCCCATGAGTAGCCAACCCAAGGAGTCGTGTGTAACGCTTGGACTTGTGCCCTCCAGTGAAGTATTTTATCCCTAGTCGGCCCCTATTTGCACACACTTTGCTACAGTACGTTCGACCTTTGGTCTGAAACTCCTTCTCACAAATGGGGCACTTGGTGAATTTCTTACCTTCAACGTGAGAGCAGATTACAGAGCAAAACACCGGCCCCTTCTCCATCTCATTGGGTCTGCGGTAGATGGGAGTTGAGCACACACTGCATGTGGTGTTGGGTGTTCTTGGCATTTCGCCTCCGTGATGAATTTCATTGGAGGAACAGAAAGCCACTTCCTTCATCCACTTTTACGTGGAGCGCACGGGGCTGAGTCGAACAGTCATAGGCTACCTGAGTATCCTCGCCCACCGGGGCTTGTCCTCGCGCTAGCTGCAACGGTTTGACCAGTCTATCCAACAGGATGGATCAAGACCGTTGCAGATTCAGTAGGATTGGCCAGCCGCATACCTCTGTCGGCGTGTGTAGCGGCCACTCCCTTTGTTCCGGCCCTTGTACGTGGGAAGCTGCATCCCGCAGTTCCCGCACACAAGGCGCAGATTTGTGAGTTGATTGTTGGAGGAGTTCCCATCGATGTGGTCTACCTCCAGGGGCATCAGATGTCCCTGCCACTCTGTGCCCTTGCAAATTGAGCACTGGTGAGGTTGCGTGGCAATTACCACCTTCTTCAAGGTCTTGGGGTGAGAAGGAGCAATACCGGTGTCCTCAGCTTGGGCCAGGATGACAAGCCCCCTATGTGCCCCATGGCATTGTCGATCACAGTAAAGTTTATTGGGACGAAGGGGGAGAGGTTTCCCGCAATTCTTGCAAAATTTTGGTGGCTGAGGAGAGGAACAACGGTTGACGTTTACGTTGGGGTTCTTAGCCCCATTGACTTTTCCGAAGCAACTAAGGCTACAAAATTTGGACTTCGAATTGGATGTTTTGTACTCTTGATGACAGTATTCGCAAGACTTCAGCATGAATGACCCCTACCATTGAGGTAGGAAGTCAGATAACTGAGTTCACTTTGGAGCCGCAGGAGGGATTCGAACCCCCGAGATCCTTTCGGCCTTCACCTTACAAGGGTGCTGCTCTGACCGGCCTGAGCTACTGCGGCTTGGTACTAAGGTAAAAAATGGCGGAAGATGTCGGATTCGAACCGACTTGCCCTTGCGGAACTCCAGTTTTCAAAACTGGCGCGACACTCCAGCTTCGCGGATCTTCCGGAGGAAATGGAATATGCAGCCCTTCTTTAGAGGCTGCCAATGAAACGGATTGAACGAACTTATACTGAGGAAATTTTCAAAGAAGCAGTGTTAGGCTCCACTTGTGTGCGGGAGGTGTTAACCAAACTCAACATTGTTGCTGAGGGAGGAAACTACCGGCAATTTTATCAAACGCTCAAAAAATGGCCAGTTAGCACTAAGCACTTTGTGGGGAAAAGCTGGAGCAAAGGGGTGAAACTCCCGCCAAGACGAGACCTGGATGATTATTTAAACAACCGCTTCCCTATTCAATCAGCAAAACTGAAACAAAAGCTCTTTTCAGAGGGGGTATTCATAAAACAATGTGGTATATGTGGGTTAGTTAAATGGAACAAGCTCTCGATCCCCCTAGAATTGGACCATATCAATGGTAATCATATGGATAATACCCTAAGTAATCTTAGAGTAATTTGCCCTAATTGCCATGCACAAACTGATACCTATCGAGGTAAAAATATCTCAAAGTCACCCTCCCCTCCTAAAGAAAAGAAGTCTATAAAACCACAACCGACAAAAATAGAGTGGCCTTCGCATGAAGAACTACTTGCGCGTCTTGCTACTTCCAACTTTTCTGTGTTAGCCAGAGAATTAGGAGTGTCTGATAATGCTATTAGGCATCACCTGTCCCCGAAGAGGGATTCGAACCCTCATACCCTTACGGATGCGAGATTTTAAGTCTCGTGCGTCTCGCCACTTCCGCCATTCGGGGTGTTTTTAGTCCCAGAAGCAACCCCAATAACGAGCCATTAAAGTCTTAGCTCTCAGGCACTTCCTTTTCAACGGAGCAGACCATTGATCGTGAAGCTCCTTATTGAAACGAGGAGTCTCAGTTTCCTTCATTCGAAAGCAATCCTCATGGCCCTCGACCGGCTCCCAATAGATAGGCTCCTTGCTATAGGTTCCCTCCGGAACCGTAAACTCATCTTTGAGTTCCTGGGAAGCTTCCAGACCTTCAATGATCTCGGTGAGGGTAGCCTGCCATTTTTCGAAACCAGTATCAGTTCCTTCCGTGTCAATGATCCGATCACCCATACCGCTTGGGTAGCCTTGCGTATGCTTCTTGAGATCGCGGAACAGACCCAACATCACGTTTTCGAGGTAGCTATCCATGTCCCAGTGATCGCAATCTGCGTATCCCCTGTAGCCACGCTGACAGAAGTATTTAACGGCTCTCCAATAGGTCCGTGGGTTGATCCAATGGCCCCAGAACCTCCACACAGGGCGGAAGCCGACGAAGGCCCGATAGCCACTGCTCCGTAGAGGGTAGAGGCCAAGGGAATAATGCATTTGTTTCTTCATTCGACATCTCCAAGGTTGACGATAGCTTCGATCAGTTGCTTCTCTATTACTGCGTAGGGGCCAACCAAAACCGCGAAAGCCTCTTCTGGTTTATTATCAGACCCCAGCATTAGAGCTTTATAAGCAATCTCATGAAAATTACGATGAATCTCCACGAGTTCCTGATACTCTTTTTTGTCGGCTATTTCCGCATTTCGATGCCTCCAAAGCCAGGAGCCCAGATCACAGTTATAGTCTCTTCGAACGGAGAACAAGTCCATAGCATTGAAGGGCTCTTTACTTATGAACTTGACCAATCTGTCTCGAATATTCTGATGATCATCAATAGCATCACTAAGCATGTTACCCTCCATTCAAAAGAGGAAATGGAAGTTTTAAAAAGCTAGACACGTTTGACGTTTTAAGGACGGCAAAACTTTTTTGCAGGGGCACGAAGCCAGAGTCTGCTAGACAGGGTAGGTTGCTGCACGTGTCTAAAATTTACTAGGAGTCGCATAGCGTCTCCCGATTTCCTTCTACGCTTGGTAGATGAATGTCAGATGGTCTTCCTGAGCGGAGTCGAACCGCTGGTCTATAGGTTCGGGGCCTATCGGTTTGTCCAGCTAGCCTACAGGAAGATTATTGGAGGAGGTGGGGGAAATCGAATCCCCGTCCAAGAAATCTATTGAAGTGCCTTATTCACACGCTTAGTCTGTTTCTTCGTGACCTCTGCACAGGTATCAGACAACTGTGATCGAGGACTTGCCTTAGTTCCCTTCTCCCCCTACAAGGCTCAGTGGGAGCGTGATCTGTTAGCCCTACTCGGCAGGCCGAAGCCACCCTCATAGAACTTACCCCCTGGGTACCAGACGATTACCGGAGGGTTTGCCCTTAAGCTACTTCCGCGAAGGAAGGAACGAAGGAGCGGTCAAAATCTACTACGTTAATCGTGGCAGTTTTGTTTTAACTGATTTTTAACCCGGCCATCAGTTTTCCGGGGCGTGAAACACATTCAATGAGAATAACCTGTCGAAACCTGTCACCCCCTGGAGGTGCTTGACCAACATGCCTAGTCAAGCGTGACTGAAAACTTTGCAGCGAAGTTCCTATGTTGTGCCTACCTCTCCATTTTGGTAGTTGGGTGTCACCCCGTGGGGATCGTCTTCAGGCAACAGCGCATAGTGTAGCGTCAGTCTAGTGAGTTGGTAACCGGAGCCCACTACGGGTCAGCAGAGTGTTGCACCTTGCTTAAGGGATGCTCGGTTAGCCCATCATCATCCTACCGAACCGTTCGTGACTTCAATAAGGCGTTTACGGATGGCCAGGGGTATATCGTTTCACCGTTGGCTACGTCTGCACCCGACTCAGCGGTAGATGGGAGAAGCTGAGTATTTGGAGCCCCATTCTGGCTATCCCAGCGATTCCGGTTAATTCCGGTCACGATCAACCTCTCGGCCCGTGGGTGTTATGGATGCTGGGAATAGATTCATCACCCAGCTATACGGTCTTTGACCACCTAAAAATGATCCATTCGGATCTAGGGCCGCTTTGTGATGTGATAACCCCCACACCCACGGGGGAAAGCGTGACCGGAATCACACCGCCTCCACCACCAACTTTTAGGAAGTTGGAAACCGGCGAAGAGGACAAGTCCTCTACCCATCGCCACCGATTTGAAATTGCAAATCGGAACAATCGTAATAGGATCCACGAACCCACATACAACCGACATGGCCCAATATCGTGGTAAGTGCCAGTCATCACTGCCTTAAGCCCCGTTAGGGGCTAAGACGAATTGGTTAGGGTGGAGGGAATCGAACCCCCATAACTCGGGTCAAAGCCGAGCGCGACTACCGTTGTGCTACACCCCAATGGGACCGGGCTTCCCCGGTCTGACGTTACTTTCTCTTCTTGTCCCTCCACTCCACCCCTTTCTGCTCCAGCAAATACTTTGCTGCCGCAGCCAGAAGGGAGCCACTCTTTGCCACCGCTAACAACTGCACGGTGGACATCTGCTGCACGGACTTACCGTGCGTCTTGCTTTGCGCCATAAGGCACCTCCAAACGTAAGCAGATGCTTACACAGGAGGACTTTCGGATGCCTCTTTTCTCATTGTATTGCTCCTTTATTTATTTATTTCAATCCGCTCACAATTTCTCGTGAGATAAAAACCAAGACCCCATGGCAGTTTTGCTCTAACTTTTGTTAGTGAGGACTGCCAACTCATCGCCATAGGTGATTTGCTGCTAGGGTCTTTAGTTTGATACTCATATAGGGATTGGTCGCTACCCCAACTTCCTCCATTTTCCGATATTTCCAGTCTAGAGACTCCCTGCTTTCACAAACACTAGACTGGCGATTTAGGGGACTTATCGGGTGACTGTGTGTAAACCCGCTTTACCCTCGACGGTATCTTGCCACGGTACACTAAGCCGTAGCTCAGGAGGCCACCACCAGATCTGAATCTTAATGGCATGTCTGCTTTCCACGCTGCCCTATATTGAAATTATGTGGGATGAGTCGCTACCTCATCTTCCTGGGATTATTGGGGCTGTTTCAACCCGCTCTCTGCTTTCGCATCCAGGCTCTTCGCTCGTCAGGCATGTGGCTACATGCTTCCACAAGATGTTTGATCTGGAGATGAATTCTGTTCGTCCGATATAACCGGCATGGACGACCTTCGCACGAGCGGCAGGTACCGGTAAAAAAGCTGCCTTATCACTCCGGTGGGTTTCTCAGCATCCTCCTAAGAGGCCAAACCCGTTCTCGTATCACTGTGCCATATATCAGGTGCTCCGCACCCTCCAGATTGGTGGACCGCATCGGGATCGAACCGACAGTCTTCGCCGTGCAAGGGCAACGATTTCCCATTAAATCTTCCGGCCCAAAGGGGCGGGAGCGTATCGTGCTCCCGAAGGGCTGGACCATAGCCCACGCCGCCTAGATGGGCGGATTGGTCAGAACTGGAGCGGGTTATGAGGATTGAACTCACGCGAACAACTTGGAAGGATGTCATGCTACCACTACATCAAACCCGCATTTTCCAGTGGGGCACGGTTTCCACTGGAGTTTCAGCATCTAACGACTCCTGCTCAACGCAGCAGTAGCTGAAACAAATCGTCGGATGATTGAATCTTGGGTCTTGTTTAAACTCACAAACTGTTCCCTGTTCAATCTTTATTCCACATGCGTGGCTGGGTCGGGGGATCCGCTACCCCATGCCCCCTCAGTGAGTTTCAGTCAGGGGCAACACTTGTTAATACTCAGATTGGTACGCCCACCAGGACTCGAACCTGGAAAATCCGCTAATCTGGCGGCTCCTTTCGGGGCGGTATATAAAGCCGCTGTCTTACCATTAAACGATAGGCGCGTTGGTGGACCCACTAGGATTCGAACCTAGGACTCCTCGGTTATGAGCCAAGAACGCTGACCGCTGCGTCATAGGTCCAGGTCAAACTGGTCCCCCGTGCGGGAGTTGAACCCGCTATCGATTACTCGGAGAGCTTAAAAGGCTCCTGCCTAGACCGTGCGGCAAACAGGGGAGAGCAAAGAAAAATCGTGAAGGGCCGGTGGGGTATGACCTTTGCGGGGTTCCCATCCTCCGTTTAACTTATCCTACCCTTCACTACCCTCATTCAGACGCAGTAGAAGCTGATCAATTGGTTGCTCCTAGGGGTAACTGCGTGTTCTCCGTGAGGTCTATGCTGCCGACCAAGCAGTGCACGGGTTGAACTTTGTCGAGAGTCAGCATCAGGGCCGACCCCTTGTCCACTGGGGGAGACTTTCGTCCACAAATCCAATGGCACCGAGATAGGTGCCGGATCAAAGGCTCCGGCTGGCCCTTACGTCAAATATCCGTTGTCCTATCTGCGTTTCGGGAACGGGTCTGTGGGGCAATCTCGCAGTCCACCAGCACCACCAAAGGCCCCATTGCTGGGGCCAGTGAACGTGTTGGATTTGTCGGCTCCAACTACCTAGTTCCCATTTCGAGGAACGACCATTGGCCTCTGTAATTTCTGTGTTGCTACCAGCCGTTGACGACCCTTGCGGGAAAGGTTACCAGCCTTTAACGACCACACATCTGACCCAATCGTATACTGATTTTACAAACTGCTACGAATGGGAGGAGCATGGGCACTCCTAGATTCGCTGGTTTTGTCGGATCCAGCTACCTATCCGCAGTTTCATGCGGCTTCCGGGGGCCTCTGTAGCTTTTTATGCGCTGCTACTAATTGGTTAGCATGAGCAACCCCGAAGGGGTTGAACAGAGGGTTACTATCCCTCGCCAATCACACATTCAAACCCAACACCGAAATGTTGGGAGGAGCATGGGCACTCCTTTGGTAGCCCAGGTGGGAGTCGAACCCACAGAACCCAGATTTTGAGTCTGGTACCTATACCAGTTCGGTTACTGAGCCATTGTGTCTGAGTCACGGTCTATCAGACTACCCCCACCAAAGCCGATTTACGGAGTATCTTTGAATGAGTCTCTGGGGACCGGTTATAACGGACGGTCAGGAGCTTGCTTAATGCCCTTTAACGTTTCCTACAGCAAGCATCCGGCTTGGGTCATGAAGCCGCAGCCCCGGAGAGGACTGTTGACCCAGAGATGGAGACGGTGTAGGGAATTGAACCCTGGTTGCCCTGCCGGGACTGGTTTTGCAGACCAGCGTCAGATCCATCCGACCACCACCGTCTTAAGTAATCATGCTGAAGAACGCGACTCTTCTTAGCTAGATGCTGAAATGCGTCAGCGATTTAAAGGCGTAAGACGCCTCAAACATGATTATGAACATTAGGCTCAGCGGTGCTTGTAGGCACGGGTGTGAGCTTTGGCGCGAACTGGGGCTTTGAGAGCACCAGTGCGGGTACGAATCGAAGCATTTTTCAGCTTGGATTTGTTGATTCGGTCGAAGTGTTCGACTTTAACCCGAGAGGCCATTTACCGCATCTCCTTTCTAGTAGCAGAGTTAGCTACTACTGATGCGGTCCCTCGCTTTCTTATTCGTCATGCGTCTCCTTTCGTGAGATGGTACCGCCTAGGAGACTCGAACTCCTACAAAACACTTTAGAAGAGTGTTACCCGTCCATCAGGCGCAAGCGGCATTGAATTTTTGGTCGCCCCACGGAGAGTCGAACTCCGGTTGTTGCCGTGAAAGGGCACTCTACTTACCGCTATAGGATAAGGCGAAGAGACCTGTTAGCTAGCTCCACTTACACAGGAACTCAGTGGTTGCCCCCACTAATCATGAGATAGAACGGGGATGATCTCAGCAGAATAGCGTCAAGGTCAAGTTCTGCTAGCACCTGGGGACCACTGCGAAAAGCCCCATACGGAGTAGTGTTACGGGCTCTCATCCCCGGTGGGTTAACGTCACCACAACGATTTGACTTGCTTAAGGCCAGATCTTGGAAAAACCGGTTAGCTACTCTCATTTACACCGGAACTCATGAGAGAAGATTCTTGTAACCCTTGAATCTTACGAGAGGGAGGTTCCTTCAGTCGCGCAAAAGCGTACGGAACCAACGCAGGGGGCTGCAATTAGCGAGGGTAGCCACCCCAGAGACCTGGACTATATCGCGTCACCGATTCGACTTGCTTAAGGTCGGATTTGGAGCCGGTCCCTCCAGCAAAGAGGGTGCTTACCCGGCATGATTGAAACCAGTCACCAGTTTTGGATGGCAGTTGCAGAATTTGCGATAACTGGGGGGATCTTGTTTCTTTTACCCTCATCTGCATCTTACTGATTGGGACACCTCAGCGGGGACTCTTCCTACCCGCATCTCGTTTCGAGGTCTGTAATGCAAGCCGTTGCAACGGCTCACCAGAACCTAGTGCTGTTAGGGGGTTGAGAGTGTGGGCCACGAGATTGCACCAACTACCACACGAGTTGTCACCCGCCTTACCTCTGAGGTGAGATTATGGCCGGAGCCTGTCCCGGCTGTCCTAATTCATCATTGCTGGTCACTGGCTTCTCTGGGAATCAGCTTCCTCGTTTCCGAAGGCTCCGTTCCCTCCACCTATCAGTTTTGACTCCCGCTTCGGACTTCCATCGGAATATCAAGTGTGAGGGGGCTAGTCCTCACGGTCATTGGTAGCGGAGGCAGGACTTGAACCGTGCCACCTCATTCACAGAATACTCAAGGAGTTACTCATCCAGTTTCTACTGAGAGGATCGTCGCGCTTCACCTCATTTTCGTCCCTGTCTTTCTTTCCAATTTTTCCTGCGAGTCGCTCTAACCAGATGAGCTACTCCGCCATGGGTAATGAATGGTGAAAAAGGAAGGAATCGAACCCCCGACCTCCTCCTGAACGGAGGTGCTCTAACACTGAGCTACTTCTGCGTGGATGGCGTGGACGGAATCGAACCGCTCTGCGCTTTGAGCCTTGCAAAGCCCTCAGCACTTCCCTCACCCTCATCTCCTTAAGACCAGTGGTACCCTGATCAGAGACAAGCGGCACTCTGTCCGAAGAGTGTAAAGAGGCCCAAGCCATTGGTCGGAAACGAGAGATTCGAACTCTCGACCCCCTGCTCCCAAAGCAGGTGCGCTACCAGACTGCGCCAGTTTCCGATTTGATTCGTAGTGGGGGCTGTCTTTACAACAGCGACATAGGATTGCTTGAGGGCTGGATCAGAGCGGCCTCAACCGTGCTCACATTCATTACTAAGCAGCCCCTTACTATGTACACTTTCGGGAGCCTCTTTTCATCTTCTGAGCTACCCCACCTTATTTTATCAGGACTATCGGACTCGAACCGACCACCCCGCCCTTATCGGGGGCTGAGCTAGAACCAAACCAAGGCAACTAGTATGCCACACCAGACTTCACTGGCGGTCCCGATTGGTTTCGCAGACAAAACTGATATTCTCCTTGTTGGTCCCCTCCTCGCGGGTTCGCGCCTCCTTATAGGTCGTGGCGTGAAGCTGGGGCTGTCTGCTGAAATTTGGTCGCGGAGTGAGGAATTGAACCTCACAACCCCTTATAGATACTCAGTCGAGCTACTAGGAGAGTGGGTTCCGGACCCCCTTCGCCGTTCAATCCACGACTTTTCTCTAAAAGCGAGTCTTTCATTTAAACGATCCGCGAAGATTTGTGGGTAGGATCACACATTCCCACCCCGTGCCAGAAGTTTAGTGACGCTATGGCTGGGGTGCCAACACTTTGGAATCGTGAGGCTGGCCTGAAGCGTCCTGGCTCGTGCGTCTACTCACTTAACCCGGCCTTGTCTTCTGCTCCCGGTTTCCCGGTGAAATCAGAACCTAATCATTTCCGGATCATACCCAATTCTGCTTTCCCGAAGCACCTGATATTCTCGCTTCACAGACTCTAAGGGTATTTGTTTGAGCAGGTTGCAAAGAATCGATATGAGGTTTTGGTGAGACCCCTTACTCGAACCATTCTATGCCTCATGGTTCCTGTCAGGATTTTGCAGCGTAGATTCAAGAGCTTTCATTGGGCTCCCGTGTAGCACCTGACTGTCTCCCAGCCGTCAAGCTGGTATGGCCGGTTGACGCCGGTCACGCGATATACCCACGTTTTTCGTTTGGCACTGGAAAACGTGGAAACCTTTGGCCATAACCCCAACAATCTACGGTGCCGGTTTACCAGTCACGAGCGTAGAAACATCGTTGAGAGAGAAGCTGATTCGCCGGTTCCCGGTCTACTCTTAACGCCGCCGTGCGAGGGCTAATTAGCGAAGAGTGGAATTGTTGACTCCAGGTTTATTTAAACTCTGTCTAGGTTCCCAGAGGTCCATTCCTGAAAATCCCCATCAGCAGAATAAAACTAGACGCCTCTGCCCTCTTGATTTTTGGAGAAGAGTGCGGAACTCCTGGCATGGGGTTTCCCCCTAGGTTGGTTGCTGCAAGCGTCTTAAGATTTGTATGGGCCTTCACTAGTTGCCCACCCACCAGCACTTAACTTTATACAGAACAGGAGAACCTGCGGCTGGTTTCCGCCAGATGCCCTAAAGCACCAAGCAAGTCATTTCTAAAAACATATATTCAGTTGTCAAGTTGGTTCATTTCCCAGTTTCCTGGGGTTTCGAGGGTGACCTTGATCTAACCCTCTGAACTTATTATACCGTGTATTGAGGGGTTCTGTATACCTTTTTCTTCAGAAAGTTTTCAGAGTTCCCAGGTTCCTTGAAAATATGCTGCCATCCCGTCGAAGATCTCTTCGTTAGGGCAGAGGAGCCGGATGTTCATCAAAAACTTGTGACCTGGGGGAACTTCTTTGTTGCAGTTGTGCCAATCGTAATCTTCCCAGACTCTTCGCTTGGCTAATTCTCCCCATACAGAGACTAATACTCTGGTTGGAGCCCAGTCAGGGAGTTGGATCAAAAGAACGTTGTGACCGGTAGGAAAGCAAGCCTTTTCAACAGCTTGCATGAAGAAATGACGGAGTAGAGAGGTCAGCCAGGGGGTGTCCTCGGTGGCCGGAACTTCAAATGCCCAGCCATCCGCCTCACCCACCTTGCAGGGACGACCCGCACGGGAAAGAATGGTGCTGACCCTATCAAAGGATACGACATAATCTGCATCCCAATGGGTTAGCAGCGGATTTCTGGTGTATTCGAACTTCATGCCCATGCTATCTATTACTCCGTTTCAGGTTACAGGCGGAGCAAAGTGTTTTGATCCACCCATCACTACGAGCTTCTCCCGGAAGTCCACAATACTCACAGGTCTCAGCGCACTCTGCTTCAGCTTCCCTGATGATACGATCTGCTTCAGCGTGAACGCAAGAAGTGTAAATCCGGAGGAGCCCGAACTTTTCCTTCACCTGAACGATCTGGGGAGGATCGGGGAGAGCAGTGATGCGAACAATAGCCTCCTCCACGATGGGCATCCACCCATCTCCGATATCCATACCCCAGAATCGAGGGACAAACATGTGGGGATACTGCTCCTGAATATTCATATGGAATAGTATCCTTCAAACACATCGATCCGCTCAGCCATCTTACGGACGGACTCCAGCGGGACTCCGTGAGTGTTTCGGGCCGCGCAGACCTCCGGATCGACCTTGAAGACCTTCAGCCACACCTCGTAGCCAGCCCTCTTCGCCGCATCCACATACTCCTTGCGCTCCCAGTCACGGGTGTTGGTATTGTCCACGAAGATGGTGAACAGGCCGCAAGCCAGACAATGCTTGAACTTTTCCAGGCAGGCCGCATGAGCCCTACCCAGAAGACCAGGGTTGAAGTTGTAGCTCCCATCCGGCTGGAGGAAATAGTGGTCCGCAGAACAGACCTCAAACTCCCCCTCCAGTTCGTAGTTCTGGATCCAGGTGGACTTGCCACAGCCGGAAGGGCCGACCAGGATGATGACACGCTTTTCCATTTCATACCTCTCTGTTATTATACTCGATTGCAGAGCTTATGCCTACAGGTAAATCTGCTTCTGGCATTTCAGGCAAACGATGTAGCGGTAGTCGTCAGACCCACCACCATAATCATAATCCGTTCCGGACAGCACATCAGCAGGAACGTATTCCATCGTTGCCCCACAGTTCTTGCAAATCACCCGCTTAACCACACTGGGGTCGGGGCCTTCACTGATTAGACGAGCCATTGGAACCCCTTACATGAACTTCAAAAGAATCAAGCGTTGAAGGAACTACTTCAGCCACATGAAAGTGAGACTGCATAGGCCAAGAGTGACCATGACGCCGACTGTACCGAGAAGCTCCATCAGCCATCTCTTCATGATCTCCGAGAGATCCTGGGACTGCTTCATTGCTTCGTCCCAGTTGGTATTCCGCATGTTGACGTAGGAGATGAGAAGGGAGATGGCCATGGCCAGTCTGTAAGAGGGGGGGAAGTGGCCGAACAGAGCAATGAGGTAAATAGCCCCACCTCCAATCGCCACTGACAGGATGAGGGGGAAGATCAACAGGAATTTCTTCATGACTGCTCCTTTATCATGTTATGGATCATGGTCCATGCGATGGGGAAAAACACACTGGCGAAGATGAGCGTTAGGACGAGAGTGGGGAAACTAATGTTGAATTTCTTGAATCCCGCCTTCCCACCGTAGATGAAAGCGTAAGTGGTCAGGAGTCCCAGGAAGAGAAAAGTCCCAGCCGAAAGTGCGCCCCAGAGGGCCAGTGAATAGTTTAACACGGTTCCACCTCGAATGTCCACGGTTTATTAACCGGAAGCTGCCTTTCATTGCAGATCGCTGCATTGATATAGAAGGTGTCAATGACGCTCTTGGCCCCATAGCCAACATGACAATGACCAAAGCAGTGGAATTTGGGCTTTGCACGGCTGACTTTTTGAAGCAAGTCATAGCTTCCGATATGGCGAAGCTTGAAGTCCTGGGCCACCTCATCCAGAATCCCACGAGGGGGGCAGTGGGTGATAAGGATATCCAGACCATCAGGAATCCGTTCGTAGATTTCCATCAAATCCTCCTCCTCCCTATTGAAGGCCCAATTATGAAAGTAGGGCTGTTGAGGGGTTCCGAAAATTTTGAGTCCTCCCAACTCCAGGTAGTCATCCTCCAGATAAGTGATGCCGTTGTCCTTGAGAATCAGACGGGCCACCGTGGGGTTCTGTTCGAAAAGGAAATCATGATTTCCGGCGACAAACAACTTATTGGGATGGGGAAGTTTTCCGAACCACTCAGCGAACAGAGTGACTTCGCGGATCGTCCCCCTCTCAGTCGCGTCCCCACAATGAATAACGAGATCGCCTTCAGGAACGGCGACCTCGTAGTTGTGGGTATCGGAAAGAAACACAGTCTTCATGTAGTTAGTATACCCAGAAAGTTAGCGATTTGTATATAGAAAACTTACCAATCGCTGCTGGATCCGCCCCCATCAGAACTTCCACCTCCGGAGGAGAAAGAGTCATCTGAAGAGGCTGAAGAACTGGATGAATCATCGGAGCTACTGGATATCGAGAAGCTGGACGAGTCATCGTCATCGCTGGAAGAACTGAAGCTGCTGCTCGACGTATGAGAGGAGGTGTCAGAAGAGGGCATGAAGCCGTCCTCCTGCCCCTGCTTGCGGAGAAGCTGTGCGAGGCGAACCCTCTGGGCATTGTCCAGATAGTGGCCGTGTCGCTTCAGATCGAGCAGGCCCCTGAGTTCATGGTCTTCCGAGTAAGTAAGTGTGCTCATGTCTGCCTCCTTTACCAGCTACCGCTGGAGCCGCCGCCGTCGAAGCCACCACCACCTGACGAGAAGCTGTCGAAGCTACTGGAACTGCTTGAGTCACTGCTGCTCGAACTGCTATGATAGTCATCATCATAGGAGTGGTGTCTCCGGGGAGCCTTTTCCTAATGATGATGGGTTGTTGCGACCACCGCAGATGCGGCAACGATAGGAAGAATGATACCATCTTCGGTGGAGCGGGGTTTTTCCGCATAAATGGTATGTTGTTCCCAAAACCCGTCTTCCTGAAGTCGTCTAGCACGAAGGGCGGCATCGGCTCTGTCATTCTCCTCTTCCTCGCGCTTACTCCTACGATACAGAGCAATCGCAATCACCCCGCCAATCAGAAGCAAGGCCAGAACAATAGTGAGAGGAATCCAGATATCTGAACCTGTATCCTTAACCGCTCCCTTGACCGGAGGGGCAAACTTCTCGATAGAGGCGTAATGAATCATCTGATCGACACCGGCATTGATGCCACCATAGAAGTTGTTAGCCCTGAAGTTTGGTTTTAGCGAGTCATCCAGGATCTCCTTAGCAGTCGTGTCAGGAATCACACCCTCCAAACCACGACCCACTTCGATTCGCATCTTGTGGTCGTTCTTGAACACCAGCAGGATAGCTCCGGAGTTGTCCTTCTTCTGCCCCGGCTTCCATGCCCTTGCGGCCTGGATACCGAAATCCTCAATTGGCATCCCGTTCAGCGTGGGAGCCATGTAGACCAGGATCTGGGCTCCATTCCGGTCTTCCAGAGCCTTAAGCTTGGCGCAGAGGCCGTCGATCTGAGGCTGGGTGAGGGTGCCGGTCGTGTCGGTCACACGAACCGTGGGAACCGGAGGGATGGGAACCTGAGCGGAGGCGAAACTCAGGCTCAGAAGGGCGAAGACTGCGAGAATTAGACGCTTCATGGCGTCACTCCTTTCGGCATACGGGTATTGAAGTCCATGTTCTTGATCAGCGGGTTGGCTTTCTTTTCGTCCTCGGACTTATACATGTCCCTGGCTTTGAACTTGGGGTTGTTCCCGAAGAAGATACCGGCCCAGAAACTGCCGATTCGCTGGTTGTGCTGCTCAACCATATCGTTGTAGTCCCTGATGGAAATACCGATGCGGTTGTTCAGACCTTCCAGATTAGTACGGAGATCCTGGAAAGACTTGCTGAAATTGGGGTCCGGAATCTTCTCGGAGACCACCATCAGGCGTCCCAGGAAGTTGCCCAGCGAACCCTGCTGCGACTTGTAAGCAGCCAGAGCCTGTGGATCCTTCATCAACTCAGGGGTCAGTTTGATCTGTCCCCCCTGATTTGCTCTCATCCTGGCGTATTCGACCACGATGTCCTGCTCAGCCCCGACCTCAGCCTTGATGGCTTCGACAAGGTTGGGGATCATATCAGCACGACGACGATAGGACTCGTCAATGTTGCCGACCGCCTTGTCCACGGCGATGGAACTGTTATTCAGTTCGTTGTAGGTGCTGACGTAAGTGGCCCCACTCCCCCTACGAAGAGCCCCAGCCCTACCAGGACTAGCAGGGTGATGACTAAGCCTTTGCCCATGTATTCCTCCTTATGGAAAGTGGGTATTCGAACTTGAATGGTTACTTGATCTCTGTCATGACGGAAGGTGGCAGAGCCTCTCCTTTGATGATAGCATCATCCGGATGGTTCTGCAAGAATTTAAACCACTCTTCTTCGGTCATGAACTGAGGTTTGGCATCGACCGCTTCCTTGGTGGACTTGATGGCGTCCTGGATCGAGGCCATCAATTGTTCCATCCCAGCCGGAGTGGCGGAAAAATGCAGGGTCTCAGAGGGCTGGTTCCCCCGGCCATTCACCACCTCTACTTCCACGTGTACCATAGGGAGCAAGGCGTTAATTTTGCTGTTGTAGAGGTATGAAACGTGGGAACTGCAACTTGCGATGATATTATCCATTGAGTGTCTCCTTTAGACTGATGGGGGTAGGACTAGTTGAGAAAGCTGATGCAGGCTTACTGGTTTGTAATCCCAGACATCCACACCGACATTTATTTGACGACCTTTTTGCTTCCATGCTCCATGAACATGCCCATGAATCAGAATGGTCTTGCCATCATTGACGGGCTGAAATTCCTTGTAGCGACCTTCGTAGGCATGATCCACGAAGGAGTCATCCCGGTAAGGGAGGTGGTGCAGCAGAACTAATGCCGGATCATCCCATACGGGTTGGAACCAGAGAGTGGACTCCAGAATGTTGGTGAAGTAATTCTGATATTCCAACAGCCAGCCCTCTCGTTTCTCTTGAGACTTGTGGTGGTAGAGGCGGGAGGGGCGGTCGTGGTTGCCCAGGATGAGGGTCTTGTGGCCGTTCATCTGGGCCACGAGGGGGAGGGTTTCTGATAACTTCCCTAACGCCACATCTCCAAGGAACACCACGGAGTCTTCCGGATGAACGATGGCGTTATGATTGGCAATCAGGGTCTCGTTCATCTCTTCTACAGATTTGAACGGACGATTCGTCATCTCACAAATTTTGAGATGGCCAAGGTGATGGTCGGCACATAAGTAAATTCCCATACCTAATGATACCCAGGTTCAGACCTTTTTGAATAGGAAATGTTCGAAAGATTTCAGGTCGAAATTCAGAACCTTCCCATCTGTAGTCTTTACCCCAAATTTCTTCTGCTCTGGAATAACATAGACCACCTCACCTTCCCCACCTTTGAAGATTACGTGGTCCCCTTTCTCTAGTCTAAGGAGTGGAGACCGGCGATCCCCCTTCCAATAGAACGACTGAGCCGCATACTCGCGCTTGAGGTCTTCCTCAAACTGTTTTCTGGACTCAACCACGATGGCCTTAACCGCGCTCATGGGAAGATCCGCATCTAGCTTTAAGCTAGTATCACAGACCCACTCTGTATCTCCGTCTTCGGCTACGCAGTCTACGTGCCCTCGTTTGGACTCGACTTCGAACTCAGTTAAATCGAATGTGTACCTTTTACGAATTTCCATTACCCTTTTCCTTGAAATCTTCCCCACAGTGCTCTCGCCTCTAATAAGGCGTCCGACATTTCTTTTGGCCATTTACCACCGAGCACATCTCTGAAATAATCTCCAAACCAAGCACTGGAGTGGGCTAACCCAGGCTCCCCTTCTTCGAATCTATGATTCAAAATTTCTTTTGCATAGTAATAGCTGAACTTAGGATTCAGGGCTATCTCTGGCTCCCCTTCGGGGTATGGGCCTCGAAGCACATATCTTGCGTAAAAATAGGCAGTTTTCGGACTGCTCAGAGAGTTAGCTTTAATTGAGTCGGTAATTTTAGGGCTCAAAAATTTATGAGCCACCAAATTATATATCACGTGTCTAGTGAGCATCATACCCTCTCACTTAGAAACCAAAAGCCCGGAATTTAACCGGGCTTGGCACCGTATAGGTGTTCTCACAGGGCTGGAGAACCAACCGTGTACATATAATACTGAGAATTTCTATTTCAGGGATAGCTTCCGTTTTGCGAAAACCAGCATCTCAGCAACTTTGTTCCTTAGAATGGGGTTGCCCTTAGTGAGGACTTCATACAGAGCTTGAAGTTCTGGAATGTAAGTTCTGGCAAACCCAGGATTGGTTTCCACAATATCATACCCATTATTGAGCATATCGGCCAGCTTAATGGTCTGACCCTCCGGAGAGGCGTTACTATAGTGTTTTCGGTCAATTTCCTTCCGAATTTTACGATTTCCATCCTCTAATTTGGATATTTCTGACAATTCTACGACCAATTTAGAGACCTTTGGTCCAAAAAGCTCGGTCAACTCCTCCGGTCTGACCCCCTGGTCCTCTATCACATCATGCAAATAGGCGGCACAAATCATCTCTATGGAGCCACCAATGGACCTTATGATGTCCGCAACGGCCTCTGGATGGACAAAATAGTCCCCTCCGGTCCATTTTCGCTTCTGAGTCTTGTGTTTTTCCTTGGCGAATTGAATCGCCTTATCCACTAAGTCTTCCCCAGAGGCTCTGACCCGAAAAGGGCTATCTGAATCTTGGGGATCTTCGGGTTCTTCAGTGAAGATATGCACTTTTCCGTCCCCAGAAGGGTTTTTCTTCCACTCACTTTGATTTATGAGAGCGATCATTAGAGGCTCTGGGGGCCTATCGGTGTGCGGACCCTCCGCAGCGGTTTTCTGAGACCTATTTAAAAGAGCTTGGTGGGCCGACTCGGCACAAAAACTGTTCCAATCTGTCTTTCCGAACCATTTTTTATAGAAAATCTGCCAGTCTTTGTCAGTTTTAACCTCTGGCATTCGTTCAATCATGAACTCTACGTCTTGTGGATCGTGTGATTGCTCCGCAGATCGTTTGGAATGAATCTTCAAACATAAAAGGTACATCTTCGACGGGCACTGGATGCTCAGGTTAGAGAATTGGGGGCCTTGCACAGCTTCTCGGGGGAAGTAATACTCACTTGCCTCATCGTTAAACCAGTTTATGGGCAATCCCTTTTCCCAAGTAATCTCTTCAACAGCCTTAGTGAGATTTTCGCTCATCCCACAGGCATCAATATCCTTCACGGGGCGATAGAAATCATCAAACAGAAACATCAGGGCAGCCGCACCTGTGACCATGACCGTTTCTTTTTGATATTTATGCCTCAACACTTCATTGACCGCTTCAAGAGCGGCGAAAACATGGTCACGGTCCAGCAACTGAGTCATGGGCTACCTATGAAACGAAAGTTAAATCACAATTTTGGAACACAGCGAACAAAGCTGCGGGAGTAAGGCCCCGCTCAGGGATACCTGTGACCCCATCATGAATGAGGATGTCTCCAGCATACTCTGAGCATATCATCCCCCCACCCACAGTCTTTAACCCCAGCCCCGCACGAATCGCGTTGAGGTAACTGTAATCAAGATTAAATTTTGAGAAGGCGTAGTTCAATCCGGCTTCGGATAAAGAGGCATGTCTATTCACGATCATCTGAGGTGTTCGCTCAATCAGAAGCACTAAGTGGGGGCCTTTAGAGGGTAGCGATTCGGCTAACCACTTTCTTCCACCAAATTCTATAATCATCCCCACATGATTCCATCTGGAGTGGGTGTCCCACTGAATAATGAGGTCAGTCGGAGTATTCCCATGAAAAAAAGCCAAGTCACCGGTTTGAGCCAGTGCCCCAGCTTCTACAAATCCTAATGTTTGGGAAACACCCATCGTATACCTCTATGAAGAGGGATGGAAAGTCCTACAAGGACATGACTATAAAGGGGGGGCAGACAGCGGCAGAAAAAGCTGCGGCAGCCTCTAGGCCCATTATGACCCGCTTACGAGGTGCCATACGTTTTGAAATTTTCATGGATGTTTCCAAGCTTCCGAACGCAAAATCTGCCCCACATCCAATCGCGCAATATGGAAGAGCCATCTCTCCCACCTGAAGGTCTGCTTCAATCGTGTAGAGTCTGCCATTGTAGCCAATGACCGCTGTGGCATCTCCCCAAGTTTCCTCTGAATCTTCAACTTTTGCAAATCCAGAGGCGATCATGGTTTTTCTTAGTGCATCCATGAAATCTGTGACCATGTAAGCATAGTCATCCTTATCCTCTGGTTGGTCGGGAGGAGTGAACTTATACTGGAGAACCTGACCGAAACGAAAAGATCCGGCGTAACCCATAATGAATCGGTTGTCGAGTTTGAATACCTTCGTATCCTTACGGATAACTCGTAAGAAGTTAGAATCCGTACCGGCAGAGTCGCCGCCGATCCAAATCTTCCCCTTTGCATTTAATCCGACCACACAAGTCATTCACCCCTCCGCCGCCTACCTGTAATAATACTTGCCACCAACGCAAGTCATAAAGTCGGTGAAAAGGATGTGCTCTGGGACAACTTGCCTCTTCAAAGTGTCAACGTGGACAATGAGGAAACTGTTATGCCATTTTTCCATTGTGGTCGTGTACTCAGCGTTGGTGCGACACATGCAACCAGTGGTGGTCCAAATCAGGGGGCCATTGACATTGGCTGACGTTTTCACATCAGGGCGATGAATGTGACCGGAGGTTCCGGAAAGCCCAAAACCTTCATTGCCAGTATGATTGCAAACAAAGCAGTTGTAGTAAACGATGTAGTTTTTCTTGGCCTGATCCCTGATTTCTCCAGGTTTCCAGGCTGCCAGATCCCACTTAGTCACAAGGTTGATCTGATACTCATCCAGACCAAAGAGAGAGGAAAGGGAGGTGCCGCACAGATCCATGAGGACTTTCATGAACGGAGTTTTGTCAGCTAAGTGTTTCAACAGCCTCTGCTCATGGTTCCCAAGTGTGAAATCAATCTGAGAATTGGGGCAGGCTTCGCGCAAAGGCTGGAAAATACTTTCACGAACAAAGTCAAATCGGCCCTTCAGATCTGCGAGTCGAGGATCCTTATCGAACCGACTAAACTCATACATATCAAAGATGTCCCCATTGAGAACGATGATATCTGGTTGAACCCGCTTTGCCGTATCAATAAAGACTGAAAGGACAAATGGGTCTACTTCCTTGTCATGAAAGTCACTGGCGATCAGAAGGGTTTTGGTTCTCCCCTGATCACTCGGCTTTTCGTATTTACCCACCCATGGGGTGATCTCAGTTTCCTGAAAGTCTCGATAGGTATCAAGGCTGGCGTGTTTCGCAATATGCTTCTCAAGCTGATGCTGGTTGCGAGATAGCTCTAGCCCTGCCTGCCGACGAAATTCCAAGAAAGTTCCGAAGATACAATCCCAAGTTTTCTCAGAGAAAACCCCATGAATCCGATAAAAATTTCGGGAAATAAATTTCTCTGGATTCTCTTCCTGAACTCGACGTAGGTCAGCGACTAGCTGGTCCGAAGTTGCAGTTGGGTCGTATTTCTTTGCGGATTCGGAGAGAATCGCTTGGGCTCTCTGAGTCTTACGAGGTTCTTTTGTGACTGCCATTGATTCTCCTAGGAGGATTCAGTATAGAGTGGGATAGTTGTTAGAACGCGCCACTATATACTGATACTCAATTTTTCATAACGCCGTGCAATCTTCTTGTAACTACGGCTCTACCAAACCCGCATCACCATTGGAGGCGCGGGGTTCAATGAGTATTTGAGCCTGCCCCATTGCTCCCGCAGGGTGGCGCGGATCTACCAAGGAGAGTGGGAATTGCACAATAAGAAGCATGGGCACCACTGGGTCAAACTTCTTTGCAGCTTCTGCTAAAGTGTTAGTTTTGATCCCAGTGATAACCCATTCTTGCTCTTCTTCAGACAGATCCTTCCACTGCAATGGTGTTTCTAACACTATCGGGTGGGGGGTGGGGTAGTTCAAGAGAGGGCGTCCCTAACAGCACTACTGGTGCGATTAGTCAGGGTCTTCTCTCGAATTTCCAAAACCGTATAGGAATCCACCATCATATCGGTATCTTCCAGAATCGGTTTGATCAATTCCTGAGTCTTAAGATCATTCATCGTCTCTGCCTCAACGAACATGAGGAAGAGTTCTAGACGATAAGGGTTCCCCTGAATGGCCAGAACCTGCTGCTCCTCTGGAGATAGCTCTCGTTCGATCTCTTCATCTGTTGTGTTGATTGGCTTCAACTCTCCAGCCTTGAGCTTAGCTACAATCTCCTTGCTGGATTTTGAGTTAGCCTTACATTGATTCAACATGCGTTTGGTCGTATCCGTAGTGGTTTGACGCACTTGATTCGCGTAATTGATGACCTTCATCGGGACTTCATACAGCTTGTCATAGGGGGTCTGGTAGACTAGCTTAAGGGTTTCATCAATCTCCTGATCGGTGAATTCGTATTTATCCTTCAGGAAGTCCAAGAGGCCGTGACGCTGAAGCAGTTTAGCGGCTGAGACACGAAGAGAGGCTCTAAGTGTGAGCGCACGTTCTAGGTAGTCTACCTCTGCCCAAACAACTGGTTCCTCAGAGACATGAAGAAAGTCAACCTGCTCAGCCTGCTCTCCAGAAGAGAGCTTGATCCAGTCCTGAAGGAAGGGAACCTCACTATAGTCCTCAATCAACCCTAGAAGATCTCCTCGGAACAACAACCAAAGTCTATTGGCTCGTGTGTTAGGGGCTCCACCCTTATTGTCGAAGTAATTGGGGCACTCCTGCTTGATGTATTTCCACAAAATATCGTCTGACATTCCGTAGAACTCTCTGGGGTCTAGACCATCTTTCTTGATAGTTTCATGGAAATGCCGACCCTCACCCAGAATCTCCGCATAGGACTCTAACTCTACCATTGAGTGGCTTAGAAGACCGTCCCCATCCACATATTGTTTACCCAGACGAGCATCTCCCCCAAAGACCGCAGGACGATTCACAACAAATTTACTCTCCAAATTCTCAAATCTGGCGTCATGAACCATATTCCAAGTGGGTCCGAGAGACTCGACTAGACCCTTTTCCCCCCACAAAACGCTGGACAGGACTTGGCAATACTCATACTCGGACTCTGTTACCTCATCTGTATTGATAACGTACACCCGCTTCTCGGTATCTCTGAGACCCAACAAATTCCTGATTTCAATCGAACTCATGCCTTCACCTCATCAGGAACCCAAGATAGCTCAAGGGGAATCAAAACAGCGTTTAATTCTTCAACGGAATCGTAGGAAAACGCTAAGCTGTTCGCCCTATCTTTATTGGAGAAACTCACGAGTAAGTTATAGCGAAGTCCAATTATGGATGCAGTCCCATCCGGATTGAAATACTGTTCGGTAGTGACAGAAAATCCAGAAATATCTCGAACATCAATCACTACGTTGGGTTGGGGGTGCCACCAAGCAATATTTTTGTTTTCAGATTTTAGCATTCTTAATTCATCCTTTTGCAGGTAAGTTGCTCCATCAGGAGGGCCTCCTGAGCTAACTGAGCATCGAGTTCTTTATCATCCTGGGCAAGGATTTCACGGCGTCGAGTGATTTCTTCGTTGTCTGGCCCCTGGATTTCTTGGAGGGCTCTTCGGGTTGGGGAAGTGTCTGGATATGTCATTTGTTACTCCATTCGGTTGACACCAAAAAGGCAGCTTGTTGATCACTTAAAGATTGGTACCGCCATTGGGCCAATATACTAAGCGTATCAGCTATTCTTTTATTACTCAGATTCAACCCACTCAGATACTTTATCTTCCCCGATGAGAGTCCTAAAGTTTTGATTTCTGATTTGTTATCTAGTTTTACATAAACATATGAGCGCAAATCATGGTATAAACGAGAGAGGCGGGGTGCCACATCTGTAGTCCCAAACCACCCAAAGGGGGCCTCCCATGGCTGTTTATCCCATACACCGAGAGTTTTGTTAGTGGTGGCGGATTTAACTCTCCAATACAGGACATTGAAATCTCTGACTGATTCCACATCATACATAAAACTTTTTATGATAGGTTTTTGCTCTGATTCTTTGAGGTCAGGAGTCAGGGAGCCCACAATGTATGTAAGCAGAGCCTCATTCCTAGTCATCGGAGGGTTCCGCCAGAACGTGCAACTGGCTTGCTCGGCCAACGGCACCTGAGATTCCTGGTCTACCACAGAAAAAACCTGGGGATCCTCAAGATCAAAGGGTCTGATTTTGATCTTGTAGGATCGCTCCAGGGCTTTAATGACCGCTCTATCGGAGCCCAGCAGCACATTCCTGGTTTTAGGCTTGCGCTTCCCCAGCAAAATAGCTACAGCCCACGGAGCTTCACTCATTCAGCCGGAACTTCTTCTTCTGCCATGACTGGCATGATGGGCATTTCAGTGGTGAGGGTGTTGACGAGTGCAGAGGCTTCCCCAACTGCCACCTTAGTCTGCTGTAGCTGCCGCTGGAGCTTGTCCTGGAGTTCCGCCAGGGCTGCCATCTTCCGGCTCATTTCGAGGGCTTCACGGGCCATCCGAGTTCGTTCCTTATGCGTTCCATTGCCAGTGTGGTTATGCTTTGATTTGGCCATTGCTATCTCCTTAGATGGTATTACTCGGAAAAGTCTAGCTGAGCGGTCCAGGGATGAATCGGCACCGGCCTATTTCCCTTAAGTTCGTCCAGCGTCTGTCTGAATTCGTAGTTCTCTGAAACTTTGTAAAGAAACTCCTTGGTCTTGTTTACCAAAACAGCTTCAGCCGTGCTACCTGGAGAGTAATCGGCTACGGCGATGGTGCTGAGTCGTCCACCCTGTCGGATTTGCTCAATTTGTTCAAATTGTTTTGGCTCAGAGGGGTTAAATACCCCAAGCGTAAATCCTCCAGAGTCCTTGATTAGGTTGAAGCACGGAACGTCTGATTGCCCGTCACCAACGTAGCACATTCGCTCCAACGGCACTCTTCGTCCGTTCTCTTTCGGGAGACTGACAGTGAAATCAAACCCGTAGAAATCACAACCCTTGCTGATTTCATAGATGGCCCTGAGTTTATCGGATGGGCTGACAACAGAGGCGACCGCATGAATCAATCCGTTTCGTTCACGGAAATCTCCTCCATATATTTTCTCGATCTTAAAATCGGGGTTCTTGGTGCAGAGGCGAATCCTGTCCTGAAGTCCCCCTAGCAGGGCTCGAATACCAGAAGAGACGATATAGACCTCCGCTCCCATGCAGAACAATGTGTTCAGAAGGGTCTCTACTCCAGGGTAGAGATGGATATAATCTCCCAAATCTTTCATTCTTCTGTTGTTCAGACCGGGCATCCGGCCATCCTCAACATATTGAAGAAACATGTTCATGTAGCTCAACTCTGGGTGGTTGGAGCCAATATCTCGAAGATTTTCTTCGGACCATTGCTGGCAATCTGCCCAGAACCTATTCTCATCGATATCGTATCGCTCAAACACTACCCTCTGCATATAGTCGGGGGACAGGGTTTTGTCAAAATCGAAGATAACGGCCACCTTCTTGGTCCGGAACACAGAACCTCCATATTATGTATTACTGAGGGATTCCAGGTTCAGACTCAAGTTTGTTTTTTGATAGGCGCGGGTAAAGTTCGGCTACCTCAGAAATGTAGATCTCCACATCCCGTAGGTGCTGGTAGACTCGGTTCCCCATGGGGGTAAGTCGTGCGGCTATTTGCTGCCCTGGCTCTAATTTAGTGGAATCCGGAAGCTCCAAGACCCCATAGGTGAGGAACGATTGAGCCATAAGCTGGAGAAGACTGGCAACCCGATCATACATCATTTTGTCTCGCTGCTTCCCAAGGATTTCAATTCCGTTCTGATCCCTGATGGTAAACTTCATGGCTGGGAGGATCCGATCTATCATTGGCATTTCGTTTGGAGGCTCGTCACTGAAGGCTTCCTTACTCTGCTCCTCCAGAACTCGCATCATAACGGATCGCATTATTTTGGAGAACTCAGGGAAAATTTCAGACCAACTCTTCATGAAAACCGTTCCCACAACCGCACTGACCCCGAAGCTCCCGCCATAGACAAATCCCCCATCCCAAGATGGGTGCTGATAGAATTCAGACAGGGTGGGGTGTTCGGCGTATTTGGATAAGAGGGCTGTGATCTTATGAGAAAGGTCTAGATTACTCATTTCTGACAAGGTGTTATCTGGTTTGTAGATGAACGCCACACTCCCCACTTCATGGTTTAGCTCACGCATAGCCTTGGTGCTAACGGCTTTTTGCTTCGCCATTAGCTTCATCATATCATCTAGGGTTTGAACTTGAAGGAGTGCCATCGTTACCTCAACAGGTGTGCCTGCATATGGAGCAGTAGTGGTCGGACATCACCAAACACGCAGGGGGCGGCGGGGGGCATCATGAGGTAAAACCAGTGCTTTCCATATATATCTAATACCCAATCTTTCCCTTCAGTGACTGCTGTGCATCGAACACATTGACGAAACTGGTCGTTGGTTCTCAGGGATAACTTGGGGGGTGCGTCAAATATCAGGCCCTCTTCCAAGAGTTGCATTACATATAGAATATCCTGTTCTCGGACCTTTCTTTGCATATTATCCTCTTAGTCGAGCGGAACTGCGTTCTCCTCTGTGCGGAGTTGCTGTTCTTTTATTGTGGCCAATTCATCGTGGGTGGCTGAGCTACCTCCGGAGTTGGTTAAATTACCAACTCGGCCCACCAGCACATTAATGCCCACATTTGTAAGGGGAAGAGGGGAAGAACGACGAGTTTTAACGGAGGAAATTGCCATCAGGCTCCCCGGAGGGCCATTAAATGTCTCATCAAAGAAGGTAGTGAAAATGGTGTCGAATGATTTATCGAACTCAGAATACTGGTTGATGCCAGTAATATCCCAAACCCCTCCGGTGGCCTTTGCCTCCTCGTATCCCTTACGATTCCCCTGAATGGGGGTGAGGAACACAATACTTCGGCCATTATCAAACTGAAGGGCAGTCTGTTTCGCATCTTTGATCGTAGCCTCCATCTCCGCTTTAGAGTCATGGCTCGAAACAGTAGCCGTAATGGTCAAATAATCCACAAAAAGCATGTCCAGAGGTGTGGTTTGATTGGTCATCTCGGCCATCATCTTGATGTTGCTCCAAGAGCTTCCATCAGTGGGCTGACGAATGATGAGGCGTCCTGGGAGATTTTGCTCCAGATCTGGAAGGACGACTTCTCGTAGGAATTTTTCCTCTTCTGCGCTCAGGGTGCCGTCATCAAACTTCTTTTTAGTGGGGTAAATGTCGTATTGGAGGAACTTTCTATCGGCGGAATGGATCAGCGCATAGATAATACGCTCTTCGTCGTACGTCTGTTCCAATGTCACATGAAGGACATTGAATCCTTGTTGAGCCGCATTGTAAGCAAAGGCGCGGCATAGGGTGGATTTACGCTGACCCGCGTACCCAAGGACTCCCACGCAGTCCCCCCGCTTAACGGGAATATGAACATCAATAGCCGAGATGCCAGTCATGATTCTGATGCGTCCTGCCATTCGTTCCGCCTTATTCTTTTCATAGATTGTCATAATCTCCCCGGCCATATCATTTAGCGCACCACTGAGGGATCTACTGTTGGTAGTAATAACCCCAGTTTCAATCTGCTCTAAAAGATACTTTACTGCATCGGAGGCCCCAGAATGCACTTTCTTTGAGGTCGGGTCTGTCCAAGAGCTATTATTGATGGCCCTGACTATCTTAAGTACCCCAGCCAGTCTTTCTCGCTTCCACTCTTCCTGAAAGTCGGTTAAAAGCTGGCCCAGATCACTAAGCTCATAGATCTGGAGATCCTCTTCGGCCTCATATTCAGCAATTACATCCACAACCCCTAGAACGGTGGAGTTACGCTCCAGGGTTTCACGAAGAATCTTGTAGGAGGGGGCTGTTTTTTGTTCATACCAAAACTCAGCAATCACAGAAATGATTTCAATTTGTTGTGCCGAACAAACCTTCCTCAACCTTAAGCCGTTGTCTGCCAACCATTCGCAGGCACATGTCGCCCTCTTAATCTCGTCCGGACTATCATCATGCCGAATGAGATTGTTAAAAATACGCCAAAAACTCATAAATTACCTCTCGCTCCCCTCTCTCTATTACTCTACTTGATCTCGATTGAGTCAAGCCACCAGTCGGGAAGTATTGACTGTGCTTGTGACATAAAACGAGCGAAATCTCCATCAATTATATAAGAGATGGCGTGATCATCACTTGAGCGAACTGAACGTCCAAGAGCCTGAACTAAGGTCAAGGCCGTCTGGAGTTGGTACCAATCTGGGTCCAACTCCATTCTAGTTTTGACATATGGATCCGCCAGACTCGCATATGGAACCTTGGCCACAATCTGGAACCGACTCAGATCGTCACGAAGGTCTAGACCCTCTGTCATAGAAGGGCTGAGCAACACTGTTGGCTCGTCACGAGTCATATGCGCTTCAATCGCCCCATTCTTAGAGCGTGAGTTTGAATCGTGACTGAGTAGACGCCATGCGTGTGGGGAGCTTCTGAAATAATCCATGATATGCTTCATCGTCTTAAATGATTGGCAATGAATGATCCCCTTTTCTCCTTCATGCTTTGTCAAAATGCGATCAATTTTTTTCAACAACTTAGGAAGAGTAGTGTCATAATTTTTATAAGACATGGACCCCGCAGGAGTAAAAATAATGCGGCGGTTTTCCTTTGGGAACTCGGATGGGAGGCCCAGGTAGCCACACTCTTTGGGCTGAATACCTAGGTTTCGGACGAAGGTGCGAGGGTCCAAAATGGTCGCGGATAGGAAAACAATATGATCCGCCTTGCTGAACAAGAGTTCTTCTGAAAAAAGATCCCCTTGAAGAGGTTTGATCTCCAGTTTTTCCGCTTGACCGATGAACCACATGTTTGAAGAGGAGGCGGCGAACATCTCTAACTTTCGCTCAAATTGGTCCAGTGAGGCTTCTTGTTTAAGAAGATCCATCACTTCTCGTTCATTATTAATCTGTGCCCTGGCTTTAGATAGAGCTAGGTTAATACCAGTTCTGGCCACTGAACAGGCGGGGAAGACCGTATCAGTCAGCCACTTCTTCGCTCTGCCAAGCTCCTTTGGACCCAGAGGGGGTTTGGGGAAGTCAATCCCAAGTTCCTTCAGACGACCGAAGGTCACTTCAATATTAGAGTGATTGATCAGAGCGGCCTCAGTGTTATGCGCCTCATCAACAATAAGCAGCTTTCTATGGGGAAATAGCCCTTTCTGGTAGGTCATGACAGTGAGGAAGTAGGAAAAATTCGTGAGGCCGAAAGGGGTGTTGAGGAAAATTTCCTTTGCCTCCTTATATGGGCAGATACATTTGCAAGGCCCTTCTCCCAGAGCCTTAGCGATCTTTGCCCCCTCATCGCAGCTAACCGGATAGTTTCCACAGCGATAGTTACTCCCGCCTTTGATTTCTACCAAGTCAGAAAACTCATCTAAATACTGCTTTTGCAGCATCTTTTGGATAGTGAGGAGATAAGCTCCACCCCCCTGTGCCCAACGACCCAGATCGACCGCCACTCCGGAATTGTGGGTTACTGTAAAATCACCTAAAAGGAATAAACCATCCCCATCAAGCGTGAACCCATAGTAGTTCCCTAAGCCAATAGGCTCCACCGAGATACCGGTACGCAACACGTCCTTTTTCTGTTTACGGGAGGATTGCTTTTTACGCAGCAATTTTACTGGTATCTCTTCTGTGTCTCCAGATATCACCCCGCGATAATAGGTTCCTACAACTCCCGTTTGGCAACCCTTACGGCACTCTTTAACATAACAGGCATAACCTAAAGATCTAGCTAGAAAAGCCACATCGTGGGCAAGAGTTGGGGAAATAGAAATAAAATCGTAACCTCCTTTAAATTTACTCCCATCTGCATCCAGATACCCAGCCAGCAAACTTAAACGAGTTTCCCTAGAATTAGCTTTATATATGTGAGGGATATGTTTACCCTTGTCTAACCCAATAGAGCGCATGGAATTCAAAAGAGGATTAGGTGTATGTGGACCTTTACTCTGAGTAGATATATTGTAAGAAGTGGCCTTGGAGCCATTGCAATACTCAGTTACTTTTAAATTTAAACTAGATGCTAGGTCGTGTAAGTAGCTTGATATCTCAGGATCCATTGTTGTCACCGCTGTCAATGTGGATGTAGTTCCATCACCTAACCAAAGACCTACGTAGTAAGGATCCACAGGAACCTGGATATGGCGGAAATCAATGGGAACTCTGTAACCTTTAGCACAGTGGCGAAAGTATTTTGAGGTATTAAGGTAGTTTTCAACTGAAATATTGACCACCTCTCCATCATACTCGGAGTTTAATCTACTTCCCCCTAAATTCCTTTTTATGCGACTTCTAGTCATTACCAATGAAAGCGTATGATTGCTATTAGTGATGTAGGGATCTCCTTTAACGGGAGTTACCCTAAATAACTGATCAGTGCCTGAAGTAGTGGTTATTACCTTTCTTGGATTAGAATCAGGACCCATAAGCATATCCCCTGCTTGCACAAACTCAACCTGCTTTATGTGACCATCACACATCATTACAGGTGTACCTGCCCCCAGGCACTTTCCAATCCCAGTTGGAAGCTCAAGGATCGTATACTTTCTCCCCTTATTCGTCGTATCAACAAATTTTTGCAGGGCCTGTCTCTGACTAGGGCGCATTTCAGCGAAGGGGAAGAACCCCTCTAACTCTTCGAATTCCATGTATCTCCTATTCACTCAATGGGTAAAAACAACCAGCAGTGCAAACATAATCCAAAAGCTCTAGCCGATCTATAATGTCCACTTCTAAGCCAGTTATGTACCCATACAACATGTTACTGGCTTTCGTGCAGGCATCTCCAATCCAATCCTCTGAAGGCTTTGAAAGGAGGGCTGATTGAAACTCTAGTCTCAAGCTGAACGCAATCTGTTGAGGGATAGACCCCTCTACATCGTGCAAAAGGCTTACCACTTCGGTTAAACGACCGGTCGCATCATGAGGGTGATTCTCCAGACAGGACAGCTTGAAATATAGTTTTGCTACTGGTGAGAGGTCACTCCAAGAGGGCGACTTGTTCTCAATCATGAGTCTGTCCTCTTGCAAATCCCCGGCCAGCATATCATCGAGTTTGACTGTTTCAAACCTAGCTTTTGGCATACTCAATAGGAGGGCTCGTCGCTCTCGTTTTTCGTTTACCACATCAGACAATGAGCAACGGCAGGCCCCTGCGTTTCCTGATGCGGCTAAAATGAGTTGATCATACTGAAGCTCTTGTAGAACCGAAGGGGTAAATTTCTCCCCCCTTCGTTTCAGTTCTGCAAGCACATCATAGAAATCTTTGTTTTGACTAACGATAGATCGGACCATACGGTCTCCCCTATCTATTACTCCGGCTTAGGTGATTTCCCAGTTTGAGACGCCATCAGAGACAACACGAATAATGGTTCCTTGGCTGGAGAATGGGTAAGTGCTGTAGAATTTCTCAATCGTGTCTGCTCCAGTAGTAATGAGTGAAATATTACCACCCCCTACATTCTTGAATATGTAAAACTGCTGGGTGGTTCCGGTATAAATACTAGCTGAAGGGAGAAGGAAGGTACCCGCAACTCCGGTCCCCGTATAGGGAACATAGTAATCAGTAAGCTGAACCGCATAGCTCCCAGATTGAGGATTACGGTAGATTTGGTTCAATACCGCTGTCATTCCAGTGATGCCGGTCGGTCCGGTGAGTCCAGTTGGGCCAGTCGTTCCAGTATTTCCAGAGGTTGCTCCGGTCGGGCCGGTTGAACCGGTAGGACCGGTGTTTCCTGCGGTTGCTCCAGAAGGGCCGGTAGAACCGGTGTTTCCGGTTGGTCCAGAAGAGCCGGTTGCTCCGGTTCCCCCAACAGTTGCTCCGGTTGGCCCAGTCTGACCAGTTGTGCCAGTTATCCCACTGGGTCCAGTCGCTCCGGTATTACCAGAAAGACCAGTATTCCCAGTCGCACCTGTCATTCCAGTGCCGCCCATGGTTGCTCCGGTCGGACCAGTTGTGCCAGTTATCCCGCTGGGTCCGGTGGGTCCGGTCGATCCTGTGATGCTCTGGCCAGTGGGTCCAGTATTCCCAGAGGTTGCTCCGGTCGATCCGGTCGGCCCAACGATACCGGTAGGTCCGACTGATCCGGTCGGCCCAGTGTTACCGGCGGTTGCTCCAGAGGGGCCGGTAATTCCAGTCGCCCCAGTGATTCCGGTCGCCCCAGTGTTACCTACGGTGGCTCCGGTCGGTCCAGTAGATCCGGTCTGTCCAGTGGGACCAGTCGGTCCAGTGCTACCATCCGTAGCCCCAGAGGGTCCGGTTGGGCCAGTAGACCCCGTAATTCCAGAGGGTCCGGTCGATCCCGTAATTCCAGAGGGACCGGTCGATCCTGTGATGCTCATTCCGGTAGAGCCGGTTGCTCCTGTGACTCCCGTATTCCCAGAAGTTGCACCAGTCGCACCAGTCGCACCAGTGAAACCTAACGCTCCATCACTCCCAGTAAAACCAGTGGCTCCGGTGTTACCTGCGGTTGCTCCGGTAGGGCCGGTTGCTCCAGTATAGCCAGTTGCTCCAGTATTACCTGAAGTTGCTCCAGTTGGGCCAGTGGCCCCAGTGATTCCGGTCGCCCCAGTGTTACCTACGGTGGCTCCGGTCGGTCCAGTTTGGCCAGTGGTTCCGGGTATCCCGGTTGGCCCAGTAGATCCCGTTGCCCCAGTGTTACCTGAAGTTGCTCCAGTGAGACCTGTATTTCCGGTATTTCCTTGAGATCCAGTGGGTCCAGTATTTGAAGTATTTCCAGTGGGTCCGGTCGTTCCGGTATTACCAACAGTTGCCCCAGTCGGTCCAGTGGGTCCAGGAACGGTCGAAGTGGGTCCAGTAGGGCCGGTAGCCCCAGTGGGGCCGGTATTCCCATCTGTAGCTCCGCTGGGACCAGTCGTTCCAGTCATTCCAGAGGGGCCGGTTGCTCCAGTGTTCGCAGTTTGACCAGTCGGACCAGTGGTTCCAGTCTGCCCCTGAGCCCCAGTGGGACCGGTTGGCCCCGTATTAGCGGTTTGTCCAGTGACTCCTGTCTGTCCAGTGAACCCAGTCAGCCCTGTACCCCCGGTAGCCCCGGTAGATCCAGTCGCCCCAGTGCCCCCGGTTGCTCCGATAGCTCCAGTGGGACCAGTCGGTCCAGTGCTACCATCCGTAGCCCCAGAGGGTCCGGTTGGGCCAGTAGACCCGGATGGTCCGGTCGGGCCAGTAAACCCCACACCAGTGGGTCCGGTGACACCTGAATTACCAGTTGGCCCCGCTCCGGTGGGTCCAGTCGAGCCAGTATATCCTGTATTTCCCGTATTTCCTGTACGACCAGTCGGTCCCGTATTTCCGGTGTTGCCAGTGCCTCCGGTCGGGCCGGTGGAGCCAGTAGTTCCGGTAGAGCCAGTGTTTGCTGTTGGGCCTGTCCCACCCGTGTAGCCGGTCGCACCAGGAGGAAATCCTGGAACAAGGAGCCCTGTTGTTTCATCAAGAAAAAGACCAATATTAGGCATCTGAAACCCTCACATAAGGGATTCAGAAGATGTATTACCCGTTGACCAGTTTAAATTTTGATTTGAGGGCGTCAATGTCTCCGGTGATACAGAATACCCCCGTGTCTTTAAGACATTCCTGCCACGAACCCCCCTCATGAACCTCAGAATGGGTGGAATCTGGCTCCAATTCATAGTCATTTAAGTCACCAAACTTAATCATGACTATGATTGGACTATTCTCTCCCTCAGAAGCGGTCTTTGCATCAGATTTGGCCTCATCTAGGCTGGTTGTAACCCGTAATTTGGTGGTCCCAGGCTCATTCCAATCGTTCAGGGTAGTCCCATGGTACAGCGAAACGTCAGGAGCGAGGGTCTGTTTCTCCGGCCCAACTGTGTATTGTTGTGGATTCGGGCTCCCACCATTGAACCCGCCATCTGGATTGCTTCGATAGCGGAGATCTTTGGCGTTTTGGGGCTCGAAATCATGAACCTTCCCGTCAATATCCAGCCCGTAGGCTCGATGTAACAGGGAGGCGGTAAAGCTAGGGAGTCTTGACATCTTCATCCATCTTCTTTCTGCGATCTGACCAACTAACAGTCAATTCGTGGAATTGCTCCATCAGCTTCCATCGGGTGGCGTGAATTGGGTGGATGAGGGGCATTCCTGCCTCCGCAGGGGTCCGGTCAGCCTTCTTTTGATTGCAAGCGAGGCAAGCCGCCACGAGGTTATTGGGTGCGGCACTGCCACCCCTGGACTTAGGGATCACATGGTCAACGGTGTCGGCCTTCTTCCCACAGTATTGGCAGATGTGCTCGTCCCGCTCCAAAATACCACGGTAGCCCTTACCCAGTTTGAGCTTGGTATCCTTGATGGCCTGCACACCTGGGTAGAGGATGCAGGCAAACTCATGGATGTCCTCGATCTCGTAGAGGGCCTTGCGGGTCCAGGTTTCCAGATCGAGAGCTTCTGCCCTCTCAGTGGCCAAAGCCTTGAGAGCATGACGGCGGCTAACTGCCATCATTGGCATGAAATGCATATCGACGGCGATCACCTGATCCCCCAGAGCCTTCTTATGGAGCCTTTTACTACCACTCATCATGGTTGCACCTTTGTAGAAGTGTTTGGTATTCGATTTGGTGAGACGATCTACTTCTCTTTCAGGAGATATTTGTTATTAATCGCCTTGAAGCTGACCGTTTCACCGTTAACAAGCGAGGTGGATTTGAAAACTAGCCCTTCCCTGATCTGAGCGTTGAGACTTGGACCTGCTCCGGCAAAAGCGAGGATTTCTTCCATGGTTGGGTAGGTCTGGAATACTCTCAGATCCTCATGGATGACTGGAACAGAGTGGAGGTGCTCTCCCTTGGGGAGAAGAACTTCGAGGGCCTGGAGGACATCCTGACGCTCCTGGCGGGTCATATAGCGATGAGCATCAATGTCCCAGATATCGAAGACAAAGAGTTCCTGACCCTTGAGTTTTTCGTTATTTCCTTGGATTCCCTCTCCGATCAGTTCCCCCTGGATGGCGATGTTGAGCCCCAGGTATTTCAGAAGTTCAACGAGGTTCAGGCGGTTGATGATCCTCCAGAAGGAGTTGTTCTGATCCTCTTTGAGGTCCAGATTCCGGCTGCAAACTCCGGTATCTCCATTCCGATGGTAGACGGTCATGCTCGAACCGTCAAGTTTGACCGTAGTTTCGAAGCCCAGATCCCTGTGCTCCTCGAAGAACTCAGAGAGGTTCTGGATCCGCTCTTGATCGGTTTTGCGAATGAAGCCAGGAAACATGCCCTTGACCTGACCAGCAAGGCAAGCGGGGATTGGGGGCTCGTATTTAAGGACACCCAATTGCTCGGTGACATCTGCCCCTTCGTCCATGCTGTGAATCTTATTGTTGGCCAGCACGTAGAGGGGAAGAATGAGCCCCTGACTAACCTGTCCACGCAATTTGACTGTGCGGAGCCGTTCACCACGAACCCCTTCATACTCACGGGGCTCCTGTCCTTCTTTGGTGAGGAAGGGAGCGAGTGCAGTTGGCACCCATGAATCGATTTCCAAATATACGATGGGGTCGCCAACACTGAACTCTCCCTTGCCGACTACAACTTTCCACCCACCTACGGTGGCAACTTCGATTTTGTCGGCCCCTTCGATAGGGTCAATGCTGAGGATGTGTCTGACACTGGCTAGTTTGCGTTCCATTTGATTTCTCCTTGAAAATTTCCTGATGAATTGCGGAATAAATGGCGAGAGCCTTTTCGGATACCTCTTCCCTTATGGGTTCTGGAGTCTCCTGAAGGATCTTGAGCAGCAGCGCCCTGAGTTTTAGGAGACGTTCTGAAGTTTCACGGTCTAAGCTGTGGTGGGGAAGTGGTATGAGCAAAATTAGCCTCTGTCATATTATACCCAGATTTGGGTAGGAATGTCTACAAAAAAAATGAGGACCGAACATTCGCCCGGTCCTCATCACATCTCTATCTTAGGAGGAGGAGAGATGCTTACTTTTCACCGGCCAGGGTTTCGATGACCTGGAGAACCTTACCCATGGTGGAGGGCTTGAAGAACCGGCCCTCAGCTTCAACCCGATCCGCATAAATCCGGAGAGGCATATCCAGAGCGGTAGCCACCTGAGTCTGGGTCAGGCCCCTGAGCAGACGAGCCTTGGTGATGGGGTTGTGGATATGAGAGAGGTCCGCTTCTTCAGGGACGGCGAACAGGTTGGGCTCTTCGTCCGACACATGGGCCAGGAAGTGCTCTCCGTCATCGGTTTCCGCACAGACACAATCGCTGACCGGATCCCCACATTCGGAGCAGATACTATCACCGGGTTCATCCTGGAACTCCTCCTCCTCGAATTCACCCGGAGCCACAGAGGTGGAGAATGCTTCATACCGCTGGACATCGGTCCCACCGTACTCGTCAATCACCTCATAGGCGCAACAACGTCCCTTGGCGAAGTGGTAGTCGTTGGGGATGGAGGTCACATCCTTGGGGTTGATCTTCACGACCATCACCCGCTCCCCACCGAAACAGGTCAGATAGGAGAGGCCGCAGAAGTGGTAGCCGGTGGAGCAGTGGTTGGTGCGAATCGGGTCACAAAGATTGCGATACATGGAGGGCTTCTCGCCCACCTTGTTGCTGATGCTCTGGCTGTAGCAGTCCAGGTAGTCCTCCCGCACCTTCTTGTAGGCCAGGAAGCAACCATCCTCAGTGATGGGCAGCCCATTTTTCTCCAGGAACTCGTACAGTTCGTTGATCGCATGGGGAGCCGGATTGAGGAACAGGTTCTTCAGGAAGTTGAGCATGGGGGTCGTATCGAAACCCTCAGCGAACATCCGGGGAAGCCGGTCAGCGAGACTGTGATGCAGGGGCTCCTGGCCATAATAGACCATGGACTCCTCGGCGTTCCACCAGATCTCACCCTTGAGGTTGACGGCTCGTTCGAGGTAGGTAGCAGCCTCTTCCCAGTTGCCGGTAACCACGCAGTCCTTGACTTGCTGGTAAAGACAACTGGTCTTGCTGATCGTATAGTTGACTCCGCCGATCACGACGACCAGGGAATCACCGGCAATGATGAAGGCACCGGTCTTGGGACTTGCGAGTGCTGCGGTCATGAGAGTTCTCTCCTCAGAATATTATACCCGTTATTGGGTGGGGTTGCATAGAAAAACTTCAGATTTTTTCGGTGAGGAACAGGGCCTCAATCAGGCTGACAGCCTCTTTCAACTGGCTCCATTCGGTATAGTGAGTGAACGCACTGGCCACCAGCTTGAACTTATCCATGACTTTGGAGAGGTTGGGCATTTCGACAGCGTGGCTACTCTGATTGATCGGACTCCGACCCATCACCCTGGCCAGTTCAAGGCGAACCTTATAGGCGGCAAGGATTTTTTCGGAAGAGAAGTGAGTCCGGTAGGCTTTTTCGATGTCAGCGATAGCCGGAATAGTTCGATTGTCATCGTTGATGCCGACCGACTGAAGAGTGTCTTCCAGGTTCCGACGAGGGGTCTTCAGACCGGTGTCATAGAAGGAGACGGAAGTAGCCTGCTTCAGTTCCTCCAGTTCAGCAGGGGCAAATACCACCGCTTTCAGCGCCACCTGGGTCAAGTCTACCCACTTTTCCCGTTCCTCTGGATCCATCTTGTTCAGTTCGGTCATGAAACGGGGGCTACCGCTGAAGATCTGGTCATCGGCAGCCATGTGACCCAACTGAACCATCAGCTTGCAGAGACCATACAGGCTGCGGGGCTCTGAAATGTGGTCTTCAGGGCAGGACATGCCATCCTTGAGACCGGGCTGGTTCTTGAAAGTGCGGATGTAGAAGTATTGATCACCACTGAAGTCTTCATCTTCGTCCACTTCAGCCCATGCGCCCTTCCAGGCCGTAGCAGTCATCTGGAACACCTGAAAAGAGTTCTTGAGCTTGCCAGAGGCGGTCCGAACAATCTTAGGCAGTTCGGCCTTCATCGTGCTCAGGAGTTTGATTTCAGTCGGTCCACCCAACACACTGGAAATGAACTCATTGATGTCTTCCTGCACGGCTTCAAATTTCTGACCGAAGCCAGGGCCAATCAGGTACCACACCGTGCCGCTGCCGCCCTGGCCAAACTGCTTGATCCAGCGGGTCAGCACCCCCTTAGAGCCCCTAGTGAGGTCGTTGCGGACCAGAATGTGAGTCTGAGGTTTGACGAAATTGTTGCTCGTCTCCTTCACACCATGCCGGTAGCCCCGCTTCTCACAGGCATACAGGGACAGGGTGGGGTGGTCCTGGGGCTTAATCTCGATGTAGTCCGGAACCTTCTGACCGTTCCACATGATGTCCACGTTCTTCAAGGCGTAACGGATGGAGTTGTTCTTCATCAGTTCATTAAAGAGCGTGACTGCTTCCCACAGAGTCGGGGCATTGGCGATAGTCTTGCTTACTTCCGCACCAATTTCTGTGGCGACCATCTTGATGCGGTCGTCCAGATTCTTGGAAGTGGCCTTGTTCATCGAAAGAGATTCGCGGGACGCCGAAACTTCGAGTTCACCGATCTCGAAGAACATGTCCACACCCAGCCAGAGCAGTTCGTCGGCCTGGGCATCATTCGTATGAGGAACCGGGTAGGCGACCACACCCTGGATGGCCCTGCCCCCACCATCTCCGTAAGCATCCTTACGAATGGCCCAACCGGTACCCTTGGTGGAGTAGACGGGCTTTTCGATTCGGATCTTGGCTCCAGTGAAGTTGGGAGTGACAGGAAAATAGGTGAAGGTGTGGACCGCATCCGTCTGGAAAGTGTAGAAGTCATTGGACTTGACAGCCATCTGGACATCCAGACCGGTGGGACCATCATAGGCTTCTTCCGACATCTTGACGATGCTGGGCATTCCCTCATCCGTGAAGAAGGCGGTGTAAATCTTCTTCATCCCGTCGAAACGACTGGTGACGGTGAAGGTCTGCGTATAGCAGAAGGGGCTCTTGGAGCCCAGACCCAGCGCACCAATGTAGTCATTGGAGTCGGTCTTGGTGCTGCTGAAGTAGGTCGTGTAGAGTCCGTAGATGTCCTCTTCGGAGAGACCAGGGCCGAAGTCAGAGACCCGGAAAAAGGGCTCGAACTGGTTCGGAAGGTGAATGTCGAACGGCTTTTTCGCAGCCCCTACGGCCACGTGGGCATCATAAGCGTTGCAGGACAATTCGCGGATCACCGCCTTGATCTTATGGGTGTAGAGTCCACTGCTCAAGATCTGGAACGCCTTAGCGTTCGCATTGATCTTGAAGGTGCCGATCTGATTGGTGAGCCCACCAGTGACCAGAGCCGCCGCACCACTTTCTTGAAGCTTCATGTTTTCCCCTCCACAATCAGTATACCGCACTGACTGAGGATATGTATAGGAGAAACTTTAATTTTCTCTGCCCCTCAGTTGCTCCAGGGCCTCCTCATCCCATTTGGGGATCCCACCCTCTACCTCCATGGCATACTTTTCGGCTTCCGGATCTTCCGGATCGAAGCTGACCACGACCTCACGGTATGTTCCGAAGTCATGGTCCTGTGCCTTGATGGTCAAGAAGGCTTTGGTTGGGAGAACCCCAAACACTCGGAGAAGCTGCTCCATGTAGACCCTGCACTCAAGCAAATTCTGCTGAGTGAAGTTGGGGTCCACCGTCTGGGCACAGTCCTCCTCGTAGGGGGCCGAACCGATGAAAAACGTTTCTTGATTCATTTTACCCCTCCTTTAGGGATGTTCAATTCATATTCAAGAATGGCAGTATGTCCACATCAAAGAAAACTTTGATCAGTGCGGCTGCCAAAAACCCAAAAAATACTAGTCCGACGATAGTGTAGACGGCATAGGCGAAGAAGTTGAACACTTTAATGATATCTGCCGGGTTATCCTGCACCATAATCTCACGAGATTCTCCGGTGTCCAAATAGATGGTTCGTGGCACCTTCGGACGATCTGAAAATTGCTCACAGAAATACCAGACTGCATAGACGGTGAACACAGCCAGAAAGTAAATGACCGCAAAGCATACGGCAAAGACGCAGAAAGCTAGAATTGCCCAAATAATCCCGATGAGAGTGATCCCGCCCCAGAATCCTTCTTCTTGAACATGCTCGTTGCTCATCGGAGCCCCCTACCATATTATACTGGATGGGGGTGAGATATGTATACAAAAGATTTTCAGCGACCCGTCGATCCAAACCCCGCATCCTTGCGTTGGCTCTTCTCCTGCCCCTCTAAAAATTCTTCTTCGGATATCTCAGTCAAGGGCATAAGCGTAAGCTGCTCAAGACTAAACTGGCAAATAGCATCACCGGCCTGAAGATGAAGTGGGGGGTAAGCGGAGGCAATGACCTTGAGTTCTCCCGTATACTCATTATCAATTACCCCTCCGTGAATCTTCAATCCCTTCAGGGCTTTACCACTTTTTTCAAGAAACTTGACCCAATATCCAGGAGGAATGAGGAGCTTGATACCTGTTGGGTAGGCATGGGGGGCCTCGGTTACAAGACATTCCTGGTTCACAAACAAATCGTAACCTGTATCTGTAAAATTTGCCTTGGAGGGCAACTTAGCCGTAGGGGCGGATCGAAAAACACGCAATGCTTCATTCATAACTTCTCCTTCGTGGTAATTGATATAAAGAATTTCTGAACAAAAGGATTTAGTTTATGGTTGTGCCCATCATGTGCAGATATTTTGTGACAGTAATGGCACAAAGTTATCAAATTAGACATAAGAATGGCCTTTGTGTTATCTTTACTTAAGGGGATAATGTGATGGACTCTTAAATTATAATGGTCCCCACAAATTTGACATTTAAACCCATCTCGTAGTAAGACTTTACGTTTAACTCCAGAAGATTTTATCACCCCCCTTAGCTGCTCATCAATTGAAGTGAGAAGGGTATTCTCATCTCTGCCAGAAGATTTTCTGTAGTGTCTAAAATAATCTCTTACACAATCCCTCTGTAAGCAACCACACGAAGCAGTGCTAGCTTTTAAATGAGAGGTTGAGACAACGACCTCGTTACCACAGGAGCACATACATTTCCAAAAGGTGTCCCTCCCTCCTACTTTAGATGCTCGTTCCAAGACTGTGAGCCTTCCGAATGTTTTTCCTTCTAAGGGGGCTACTCGTGAGCACCCACAAGAAGATGTCTTTCTCCCAGAGTAAGTAAGCCGCTGGCTCTGAATCTCTACTTGATTACCACAGGAACATTGACATACCCAGTAGCAGCTACCATTTTTACTCCTTCGTGAAGATGGGGATACCACCGTCAGTTTTCCCACTATTAACCCTGTTAGGTCTCTAATCCCACTTTTCATCCTACCCACACTTAGAATCCATAAAATTGCAAGAACTACAGAGTTTAACTAAACACCCACTCTCTCGTTTAAACACTAGCTCCGCCCCACAAAGCGGACACACTTCTCCTTTAGCTAGTTCTTTAGCTATAGCCTCTTCATCAGGAACGTAGTTTTTTAGTACTCGATTTAACACACTGGGGTAATCAAAAAGGGAGTTTGAAGATTTTTGAAGCTGTTCACAAATATCTGAAACCATCACGCCATTCCTAAGAGATAATGAGATAAACCGAGTAAGTGCTAAACCCTCCGGGGAAGGGAAACGAGCGCCAATATTACTAATTTTTACAATATCACTTTCTTCATCCTCGCTAAGCCATACAGTGAGAGAGTAATGGCCTCGTGACTTTTTAACAAGTTCTGCCTTATAGTATTTGTTGGGAAGGGGAGTGTCCTCTTCTACTCCAGCAAATACTTCAATGGGGGTGCCATTAACCAGCCCCACCAGCACGGACCAGGGTTTATCCTTGTATTTGACCTTGTGGATCTTGATATCCGTGGTCTTGGGCCGCTCTCTTCGAACAATCGGGTCTACAACTTCCTTCTTGATGCTATTCAGCACTCCAGTTCGACACTTATCCCGATAGACGGTGATGCCCTTCAGGCCATTATCAAATGCCTCCATGTACAATTGACTCACATCTTCTACCGTAGCATCTTCAGGGAGATTTACTGTGCTGCTAATGCTATGATCAATATGTCGTTGAATTGCGGCTTGCATCTTGATTCGCTTGTGGTAATCAATGGAGTTAGCTTCTACATAGATGGATATGTCAAAATCGGGGTTAATGTTCAACGCATCCTGAATTCCCTGGTGATACACCGTGTATTGAACGGTGTCTCCGGATCCTGGAACTTTCACACTACGAGTCATGGCGGCGAGGAATAGAGGCTCAATTCCAGAGGTGCAATTTCGCATCTCGATACTCAGGGAACCCGCAGGGGACTGAGTGAGTAGCCCAATATTTCGCAGACCCTTGGCTTTAATCATACCCTGAGTTTTTTTACTAAGACGCTGAATAAAGGGGGACTTCTTGTGACGTTCCCAGTCAAAAATCTGAAAACTGCCCTTCTCTTCGGCCAACAGAGCAGAAGTTTGATAAGCGATATTGGCCAAAAAGTCGTAGATGGATTCAGCCATCTGTATTGCCTCATCCGTATCATAACGAAGCCCCATCATGGCCAACGCATCGGCTAATCCAGTGTTGCCCACTGAGATACGACGACCTAGAACTCCGGCAATGCGATTCCCCTCAAGAGGCAGGATCGGAAGATCCCAAGACTTGATGTTATCCTGTGCCCTGACTCCAATGCCAATTACCTCTGCATAGGCATCAAAATCAAAACTAGCTTCTGAGGTATAGGGATGGCGAACAAAAGCGGGTAAAAAGAAGAGACCCAGATTACATGAGTCAAATGCACTCAAGGTTTCTTCGGCACAGTTATGGGATATTAAACCATTAGCATCAAAGGCATGTGGTCCCTCAACGGTGCAATCAAACACTTCTTCCTCACCAGCAGGTTCAATGGACACCACTTTAGTAGTAGTGCAATCTCTATAGGCTGCACGTTTATGGGGTGAGAGAATTAGGGCAAGTTTAGCTGCTTTGCTATCTTGAAGGAAACCCACCCTCTTCTCAAATGTAGCAATACTGCTTCTGGATATCACCAGTTCGTGATTCGCCTTACACCAAAAAAGGCCGTTTTCACCGGTTCCATTATTAAGGGGCATTTCACGAAACTCTGCATTTCGTCGATTTTCGTATATGGAAGAGTTAATTCCAAAACGAGCAAGGAGTCGCTGGACTAGGTGGAGTATTTGAGTGTCAGACTGATTCAATCTAACTGAGCTTCCTTTATTGGGGTTTACCAAAACTGTGCCATCTGCATCAAAAAGACCTGATAGAAATCCACTAATAAAACTTGAGCTTGCACGCTCAATACTATCTAGAGGTCGTTTAGTGGGAAATTCAAGGTATTGGGAACAAAGATTAAAGAGTTGCATGGATCTTACATATATTCTGTCTCCTTCAGGTTCCAAATTAATCTTTGATCCAAAAGGAAAGGGGCTCTTCATGGATAAGGGATCCAGGGTTTTAATAAACTCAACGGCTTTTTGTGCGGTCGCCTTTCCTTCCTCCCAGAAGCCTAAAATTGCTGACTTGGTGGAAGTGTGGTAATGACCATCTCCCAGCAACGAGCCCACTAAATAGCCCTCTTCAAAAGTTTCAGGCCCTCCCCAGCAAACCTGGGGATTTTGGCTGAGAAGAAGTTCAGCTTTAAGTTGAAGATTCTGTAATTCTACCCATTCTGGCACCCCATCAGCCCCTCTGACCAGAAACTTATGATTGGCTGTAGCCTTAATGGAGTGCCCTCGGCTGGTAGATACTTTATAAACTGGTTTGACACCAGTAGACCAAAAACCAGTGGTGGGAAAATGTTCTCCGTTGAGCGTGGTCATGTGAGGAATACCCACTAAATCTTTAACTTGCTTAGCTCCCCCATCAGTTAGAATCCAAGTGTCACCCGTAAGACATGGATTCAGCCCAACGGTCTCAAACGAATAGTTGACCCATTTGGTCTCTCCGGTTGCTGGATCAGTAAACTCAATCTCAGGAAGGACCGTATACTGATCCGCAGGGGATTCACGAATAATATGATCCCAATTTAGAATCCCAGGTTCTGCTGAACTCCACGCATGGTACATCAGCTTGTCCCACAAAACTCTAGCCTTAATCATTCTAGAAATTCGTGGGTAGGCGTTATCCTTGAACTCAAACCAGAGTTCATATTCCCCGTCTTCCTTGACTGCTTTCATAAATTGGTCGTTGATTCGAACTGATACATTGGAGTGAGAGGTGGACTTTAAGCGATCTGCCACCGCTGCCCACTTGTAGTCGTTGATGTTGATGCCGACTCCAGCTAACTCATCAAAGAAGGGCTGTTTCTTCAAGTCAGACTTTTCTTCAATGAAAAGTTCAATGTCCGGATGACTGATTCGCATGGTCTGAAGATTTGCTCCTCTGCGCCCAGCCTGACCAATCATTCCAGTCGTATAAGAGAAAAAGTCCATGAAGCTGGCCGCACCAGTGGAGGAACGTGCTGCGTTGTTCGTAGCGGCCCCACGAGGGCGAAGACCACTGATATCGTGCCCCTCCCCTCCTCTGAATGCAAAGATACGAGCCATGTTTTTGGCTGTATCAAAAATGGATTCCAGGTTGTCTTCTGGTGGGGGTAGGGTGAAACAATTAGAACTGCTGGCCTTCACATAGGGATTCCCCAAAGCAAACAGCCCCGAGCCCTGTGGAGAATATTTCCACCCATCCAACACTCCGTAGAACTTATCCTTCCAATAGGAAAATTCCTTGGTATTCGAAGGGCTTTTCATTTCTTCATTTGCCAAAACTATGGAAATCCGATTCCACATTTCCGCAGGAGTTTGCTCACAGCAGTCTCCTGCTTGAGTATGAAGAGCGTATTTATCCACCCAAATGCGAGATGCTAAAGTTGCATTTTCTGGTAAAACCTTCATTTCCTCAATATACCACTCGTAACATTTGGCGTAAGCGTTAGCTTCACTCTTAAGTGGAGCGGAAGCACTACTTACACTTGAGCCTTTACTTGTGAGATATTCATCATAGAGTTCCTGATAGGTCAAAATTTTGTCGATCACGCACCACTCCTAAATTACAAATACTGGGTTAACCCCCAGTGATGTAGAAATGCAAAAAACATTCTCTGCATCAAAGTTCTTCGGTTGTAGTATTCTCAGGATTCCAACTAGGCTCGTTAAGCTCCTCACTCGGTGCCATCTGGGCTCGTTTAGTGGTTATAATTTTTTCCACCAACAAGGACTCCTCGTCAATGACTTTTTTCGTCATGAGCGTAGGGTCGGGAGGCAGGAATCCAAGGGCGTAGAGCCCCACTACTTTTTTATCGGTCAGGGGGGTTTCTTGTGCTAAGGCCATATCTACAATTCCAGCGAAAGCCTCAGCAGCCTTAACATTGGGAGCGTAGAATTGAGGGCCAATATACCCCCCTTTCTCACTCATTAATTGGCAAAATAGCCAAGCAGAAGAGATCTTTGGGGTTTTTCTGCTGAGGGTAAGATTGGTTGCCTTGAATAGCTGCTCTCCATCTTCAGGGAGGGCCTCTCTGGTTTGCAGCCTAGCTAGCTCGGCAAGGAGAGCATACTCCTCGTGTCCTCGGTGGGTCTGGTTTCGAGGGAGAAAGTCTGCCTCTTCTGCAAGAAGCATATTAAGTTGCTCTTTGGGATCAAACAGAATATGGTAGTCACGCTCCAGTGACAACTCTTTTTTGTTCAGGGTCTGGCCAAATCGGTTACCTTCAAAAAAGAACTTTTGGAGTTTTTGAAGTGTCTCTTTACGCGAGAGCCAAGCGGTAGAAAAGAGCCGACTTCGGAAGATCAAGTCATTCATCTTTGGGAATGCGGCAAGCTCCTGAAAATGAAAAAAGCTATAGTCATCCAGCATCTCCTTATCAATGCGGATGTCTTCGTTACAAATCAGAGTCAAGTCTTGTGGCATACCTAGATAATACTCACTCTACCCCCTGTTGGGAGCCAATTTTTGGTATTTCTTCTAGTGTTACGGTAGTTACTGCGGGTCTTGCGTGGTGTTGAGCGGCCTTTTCATAGCTAGACTGGCCAAGTCCAAGTTGGGATGCGGTGTTACCCCCGGAGGGGGATGCGGTAACACTCGGATTGAGGAACGGGGCTACTTATCCTCATGATAATTTTCTTCTTTTGATTGGAGTTTACATTGTTGACGATAGAACGCTGATCGCACTCTTTGCCAGCTTTTACTACGAAGAAAGGTGGCTCCATGCCACAAGTCCATCTTAGCCAAAGCAGTTTGGATGGCGTGGTTCGCTCGGGTAAGCGGGTTTATAACCTGTCGGCTGTCTCCTCCGATCAGAGTTCCATTTACCTCCCGAACCATCAGGGGCCTTCCAGTTAGTCCCAAGATTAACGAGTAGTCAAACCAGTCCTTGATCAGATTCCTCTGCCACACATGTAAGTGCAGCGGATGATGCTGAGGACGGTCCTTATATCTCGCACCCAAGGAGACCAGCTTAGGTGATCGGAACTCTATGGCACCTTCCGCCTGTAGAGTTCTGAGCTTACGTGTTAGGTAAGTCTTAATGTTGCACAAATTGCTAGGGCAAACTGGATCCAGTGCTACGACCCTGACTTTCCCTATCATTTGGGCTACAAGTTTATTGATATATTGCTTTGTGAGCTTTTCTTTGGGGATGAGACTCCCCCGTCGATCTTCGGTAGGATTCTGAATCTGAACAGCCATTCCATTGGGACTGAAGCAGATGCCCATATCACACAACCTGGGATCACGGCAAGAGTTTATGCTATGACGATCCAGGTTTACTTCATGAATCCGGACCTCTTTATGCGTGTAGGCCAGCCACACTGTCTTTCCTCGTCTGAGGAGGCGCATGGAAATGACATATCGCCAATCCAAATCGAGTGATTTTTTAAGTTCGGCCCGAATTTCTGAGGTGATGGGAATGGAGTTTACCCTAGCCCAGGACTTAAACCTCAGCGGATTAACAGCCTGACAACGGCGATTCACATAATCCCGACGAACCTTTCGCTCATGAGGGTCTCCAGTATTAGCCTTTATGAGGGTTCCTGAGCGATCAAGATGAACAAGCCGGTTCCACACTCCCTGATAAGACTCAAAATATGGAAGCAGGATGCAAGAGGTCTCTGGCGACAGCTTCACCAATTTTCGGAGTCGCAAAGTCTGTTCAGAGTAGTCCGACTCATCAAAGGGAGCTTGAAACACCACAGTCCCCCCCTCATCTCGATAGTCTGTCTCCTGGCGGAGCCCTGGAAGGATGCCACCAGATTGACAGCTTTGAAATCCGCTCCGCCGATCATGCAGCCAATCACCCTCGCACTTGATTCCGCTTGCGGGAGACTGATACCAGAAGAACTTCTCTCCCTTGCGAAAGTAACCAGCAGGATCCGGCAGTGCCGGAAGGGTGTCGGGGGCAATCAAAAGGGTAGTCCTGGAAAGCTGCTTCATCTCATGATGATACTCGAAGTCAGTTCCCTCTGAAGGTTTCTTGAGCAAAACTTCTTCCCCATCCTTGAGAGAACCTTACAAGAAAAGAATAAATAATATGTGTATATATTCTCTTCTTCTTTTTATTGGAGTTATATAGGGAATTTCAGGGTCAGTGAGATGAAGAATCTAGTATCCATGCGGGTTTAGTCATTTTCAGAGTCCCTGAAACACATAAAATTGGAACTTTTCCCGTTTGACTTCTGTACACCCCTTTAGAGGCTTTGATGACCCCCCTTCCTGAAGTTAAGAATGCCCTTGAAATGAAAGTATTGAACCATGTGTTTCATTTCCGTAGACTTAGGTGGGGGGACATGCCTGCGGTAAGTGAATGGGTTGAAAAATACAAGATGGTGGATCGTTTGGCAATCACCGCCCACGCACTTCATAACATATCTGGGAAAGATGTGACTCCGGAGGAGGCCCTGAAAGTTTTGACCTCCATACCTCGGGGTGCCTTGGAGACTGTATATAAATTTTACAAAGGAAGTTTGGACCCCCACCGAATGTTCGAGGTTCTTCCATGGTGGAAGGCCCCTGACGCCGCCACCTATGTCAGAGATTTGGAAGATGAGGAAGGTCAGACTGACGGACAGATGGATGAGGTGGAGGAACTTCTGACTCAGAAGTTTGGGAAGCAGGCCGTGGATGAGGAGAAAGCCTTGGCACATAAAATAGTTGCCAATACAGGTTATGCGGGAGCCATGAGAATTGAAGAAAACTTTATGGACAGGGCCAAGCAAGGCCGTACAGATCAGGAGGAATGGTGAGCGAGATCCCCTCTGGCGTTGATCTGATGAATCAAATCAGTCTTGGCGAACTAAAATATAAACAATCTAATATCGCGCTTGAGGTGAAGGAGAAGGTCTCTACTGCGATGGAAGAGATCATTACCATGGGGGCGAGAGTCCGACCCCTCAAGCTAAACGGTAAGAGGGTGGGGTGGCTCCGTCCGTTGGCCTACTCCGAACGTAAGGTATTGGACCGAATGATAGAGAAGGACGATGAACGGGTTCTTTTGACCCTGACTCACTGCACCACTCTGTCTGAAGAGGACATTAATGACCTGGATATGTATGAGATGAACTCTATCCTCCATCGTCTTTACTCTGCTAATGTGGCTGACATGTCTCTGTTCCCCTACATCTCAGCGTTTTGCACTACTCAAATTAGCCAGAACTTATGGTACTCAAAACATGATGCCCTTTATTCACGCCGGGAACTGATTATGCCTGACGGAAAGATTCTGAAACTTTTGGCTCTTCCGGATCACATAGCTCTTTGGTCCACACTGACCACCATTCGGAACCGCTCTATCACTAAATTAGAGGACAGCTTGAACTTTGGTTCATTGATTAAAGCTCAGATTGGTAAAGATGCAAATAAGTATATAAAAGAGCTAGTCAAGGGTTTGAATGAGTTCCAGATTGATATAATTGAGCCTTGGACAGAAGTTGTGGATTACGTTAAGCTGCAATCCGCCACCCCCCATTTTAGTGATGGTTTTGGCCACTCCCATGAGGATAATACGGTTCAGGGCCTGCTGAGGGAGATGGAGGGGATGATGCATGGAGACAAACATGAACAACTCATGCAGCAGTTCTACGACAAACAGCTTAGAGAGGCTCAGGAACAGGAGCATTTGGTGCAGCTTCGAGTTCAAAAACGGAGACAGGAGCTTGCGCTTCTTGAGGATGATGGGGCTCTGGTGGTGGTAACGGATGCGGAAGTTAAGCGTCGAGAGAGAGAAATTCACGCTAGATCTCAGGGATTGATCCAACAGCAAATCAATGAGTTGTCAAACCAATCCGAAGAGCCCCCTCCAAGTTCGGAGAGAATCACAAAGTATTTTGAAAGAGAGGGGTAGCTGTCCCTCTGATGTAGCTTAGGAGCTTTAATGACTCGGAAATACGCAAAACGCATCCCTGATGTAACCAAACCCACCAAGGCGGAGGCCCCAGCCCCACTACTATCTCTTGAAGAGATTATTTCTGACCTTAAAGGCTTTGGTATTGAAGAAACCTCAGAATTGATTAGCTTTGGGGCCAGTGGCAAGCAGATTCAGCTTCGATTGGCCAACATCCCCACCGAAGAGGAAATTGAAACCCTTCTGGCAGTTGAGGAGTATAAGGGTCATGCCTGGGTCTCTAGGGTTAAAGCAGAGATCTTATCCCGTGCCATTAGTTGGGTGAATGGAATTGATCTTAAAGGTCGTAAGGATGAATTTGTTGTGGATCCTACGACCAATCAGGAAATGACCTTGCGGGTAGTGATTCGCAATCTCATTATGGGGTGGGGCCAAGAGGTGGTGAATGTCCTATGGAAGATTCTCATGGTCCACTGTCAGAAGATTGAAGATCGATTGTTCGAATCGTTGCCCGATAGCCAAATCATGACTGAAGTGGAAAAGCGGTTCATCGGTCAGGCCCTCCAGGAAATTCAGGACGCACAGCAGGAAGTGTATAAGGAAGCAATTAAGGAAATTGCCAACACCGATAGGGATTCTTAATGGCAGCAAGGGCTAGCGCGATCAGTAGGGAGACTCTTGAGACACTCAAGGGTATGAAGACTATTTTGGGTGATAATCTGTCCGTCGCGGCTGACCTCAAGATTGTTCTCGACCAGATGTATAATCCTATTGAGAAGAGTGAAAAAGTTTTAAAAGATTGGGGAGACTCTCTTCATCATGTAGCTGACTTTGTTTCTGACGGAATAGATAAATTCAAACAACTAAATGCCTTGACGATGAGAATCCACCGCTTAGATGCAGAGGATGTCAAAAATAAAGAAAAAAGCATTAAACTTTTGCGCGACCTGAAGGCTGAATACACAGATTTGAAAACTCTTCATACTGGAGATCTGAAGAAACTTCAAGATATTGATAAAGTTTTGAACTCTATCGGGGAGGCTGAAGGGGCAGTAGCCACTGGGGCTGCGGATATCAGCGACAAACTTAAGGCAGCGGCAGAAAATGCACGTGGGGTCAATGAGGCTTTTGATGATATGGATTATTCCAAGCCCATAGCCAGTGCTCATAAGCTCGGAAAATCTCTTGATGACGGAATCAGTGGAGCCCTGAGAGGATTGAAGCTCCTTGATAACTTTGGGTTCAAGGGTTTGTTTGGAAATCTGGCTAATATGCAGATGAAAATCAAGCAGATCAAAGAGGAGACCATAAAAAGTGGTCAAGCTAGAGCGGGACAGTATAATAGGGCCGCTGGAAGTGCCTATAAGGAGTTCACTTCTGGGGATGTGATGAGGCGAGAGGAGGGGTTTTCTCAGCTAGGGGGACTATACAAAAATGCAGAAACCCCAGAGGCCAGGGCTGGGCTGGTTCGACAACTATCTGGAAAGACCGGGGTCACGGGGATGCTGGACAGGGCTCTGGGTAAAAGAGCCTTAGCGGCTGCCGGTGGGGGCAACCTCGGGTTCGCAGGTAAGATGGGGATGGGCCTGATGGAATCAGGTGGCGGCTCTGTCTTGGGTGGTGCGGCGATGCAAATGGCCGGTCCTATGGCGGCTATTTATGGATTGGTTCAATTATTCTCAAAGGGGTTTGAACGTAATAAAGAAATCTACTCTAAACTAGGGGGAGGTGGGATAGTTCAACGGGGTAATATGGGGGCAAACTACAATAAATGGAGTAATGCATTATCCGCTGGAGGGCTGGGCCAAGGTCCAGGGTCTGCTAGATATTTTGACCTCAATTTTGAAAAAATGACAGATCTGATGAAAGAAGTTATTGAGTCCGGTCAAGCAGTCCAGAATAAGTATGGCATGATCAATGGGGGGATGTCCCCCGATCAGGCCCTCACTGGTGGGAGGGCCACAAACGTCTATAGTGGAATTGTTCGAAATGCCGCCATGTTTGGAAAAAACATTGGGCTAGATAGCGGAGAGTCCGCGAAACTAACTATGAAATTGATGCATGATTTCAGTTTATCCATGGGTGAAGTTGAGGACATGTTTATTGGAATTGACAAAGCCGTCCAAGTAACGGGTATCAGCACCATAGCTTACCTCAAACTCATTGACGATGTAACTAGTCAGTTTGATAAACTTAACAAATCTCTGAACTACACTTGCGGACTTATGCTTTTGTTAGGTAACAACGCAAAATACACTGATGATGACATCAAGGGTATGGTTAAGGGTCTCACCGGTAACAAGAAGCCCTATGAGCAAGCTATCTACGGGTATCAGATGGCTGGGCCACAGGGAAGAGAAGAGCTAGCCAAAGCTAGACAAACTCAATATCGTAGAACGGGGGCCGGTCTAGAGAAAGAGTTGGGCTTAGGGGAGGGTGCGTTAGAGGGCATGACTCGGGAGCAGATTCAGAACATGGTTGCTTCAGGCCACCCAGAACAGCAGGCACTGGCCACCCGCTATCTAAATGATCGGAACAGAGGAAGATCAGCTATGGCTAAGCATGGTGCCTTTGATCTAGCCACTCAGGATGAGCTTTATGGTCATGACATTCGAAGTGACACAACGACTCAACTCTCTCTTTTGAATTCCATCTTGCCAAAAGGGACTCATATCTCAGATTTTATCGGTGGGACAAAAGGAGCGGAAAACCGAGTGCAAAATCTGATGTCTAATAAGGAATTTATGGGTAAGGCCAACTACCTTAATATCTCTCCTGAAGGCATCAGTGCAAAACTTGGGGCGGCTGGTCAGCAGATTATAGGTGGAATCAGTGCCGCAGCCACCACAGGGGGTAAAGAGGGGGAAGCTGCTAGAGGTAAGTTTACCAATATTAGTGCAGGGGGGTGGAAAGAAATCAGAGATGCCCTTGCAGAAGGTAAGGGCATCTCTGGTACCAAAGCTGTCCAGGGAGCCCTGAGTGGGTTGGGAGCGGATCAGCTAGGGGATGTCATAGTAGACGCAGAGGAAAAGGCGGCGGCAGAAAAGGCTAAACAGAATCAAAGTTTTATTACTACACCCCTGGATCGGATCAACAAGTCCTTGGACTCTATCGTTGAAAATCTTATAACTTTGCTTCAAAAAGCGGTTAATTTCTTCAATTGGAATATCCTTGGTAAGGATGCGTATCAGGCGGCTAAACAAAATAAGGAGGAAGCTGAAAACTATAGGCAGAATCAAATGCCCATGGATAAAACGGCTTTAGGTGGGGTGTTGAAGACCGTCAGAGGGGGGATGGAGAAGCCATATACCGCAGAAAAGGGGAAACACCTCCACGATGCCCTTGGGGAGATTTATTTGAACTCTAAAGAGCTTCTGGGTCATCTTGGACATGATACGGTCTCGTCTGATGCTCGAAAAGAGGCTAATAACGCACTAGCGTTCCTATTCAGTCCAAAGAGAAACTTCAAGGATATTGGAGATGTGAACGATGCCAAGTCTAGGATCACTAATGCCTTAAAGTCTGTTACGGATAGTGAAGCGGCGGGTGAAAAAGCCAATGCCAATATGTTGTCTACTTCTAAGGAAAAGACTACTGAAACCGGGGCAACTGGGGCTGACGGCACTGGGATGGAACTTCTAGCCGCCCAAAGACAACAGGAGTCAGGGGGAACAGGAGATACCCGCCTACTCTCTGGTGGTTATATGAAAAATGTTAAAGACTCATGGAATGACCCTAAGTCCAACTCCTATAAAGGGCTTCATGCACAGTACAAGACAGTGGAAGAGGCTCTGGCGGATACCCCTATTGGACTCGCTCAAACTAAACCCTCCACGGCGAAGCATATTATGGGAAGAGCCGGTCTTAAATTTGACAAGGATATGTTCATGGGAACAGGTAAGTATGCCAAAGGCCAGGGTCGAGACGAAGAAGTAAAAAATTCCCAGCTTCAGGTTCAGCAACTTGGGATGACTCAGTTAGAGTCAGACTTTAAACAAGAGTATGGCGAGGCCATCAAAGGGGTCAACATCCACGCATTATCACTAGCCGCTTGGGATGGTGGCAAGGGAATGGTAGAAAAGGCCCTAGGTAAGGCAATTAAATCTGGTGATGTCACCCAGTGGAATTCCCCAGCCAATCTCCCAAGTCAAGAAGCGCGAAAATATGTAGGAGAAACTTTAGCTAGAGCCAATCAGAGTATTACCAATAATTACAATGTAGATGCCTCTGCGCTTACGAATGTGGCCTCTGTTTCCGCTGGTAACTCAAGAGAGACCGCCCCAAGTCGTGGTGGCCTCTTAGCTTCTAACCAGAAGCTATCGGGGTTCTAAATGGCCACTCCCACTACTCCTCTTGGTGATCTCGGGTTCACAGCGACAACTGCTCAACCCGTTCAGTCCTCCCTCACCTCGTCTCAGGCTACCGGTCAGATGAGCCAAGCCCTTGACACCTTAGTCAGATACACAGATCTCGCTAACGCCCCATGGTGGCAAATTGGTTTCACCGGTAACCCTACCTTAAAGCGTTTGAAGTCCCCTGTAACTTTTCAGGTGGGACTGGATGCAACCAGACCTTCAGTCATGCTTCCTAAATCTCAATCTAATCAGACTCCACTGACTCTGAAGTTAAATTGCAGTCTGACTCAAGTGTCCCACCAGATGAAGCATATTATTAACAAAGCCAACACCAGATCTGGTGTACACCTCACCTTCTGGGGTATGGAGCCAGACCTGATTACTGGTTCGGGCAGCACCGGCCTTTTCATGAATCGGTATGGTATTACAGAGATTATGTCATTGGAGGACGATACCGATTTTTTGGAGCAGTCCATTGATCAGTCTGCTTACGGCAGTTCCTCACCCAATGCTTATGGTCAGCCTTACACTGGCCCAGACGCCTCTCCAGTGGCCCTGGCTAAACTACGGGGAATGTTCCCGCAGCATAGATTCAGGGTTGCCGCACAGGATGCCTTCATGGAGCTTTTGAGCCTTTTCAAAAATAATGGAATAACCAGATTCGTCTCGGCTGATTCTGACTCTCCTTTTAACAATAGGACTCAGCTATCTCCCACCATTTGGTCTGCCCAATATGGGTCTAATACTTCGCAAAGAAACGCGAGAAATAATGATGTAATGGTTAAGGGGCAGGTTACCATGAACTTTAAGGGGAACACCTACCAGGGTTACTTCAAGTCTTTAACTTGGACAATGGATGCAAACTCCCCTTATCAATGGAAATTTGATTTTATTTTTCAAGTAGAACGAGCCATTAACTATGTATTTTACACACAGAGTTCTGCTGCGGCCCAGGCTGCCTCTAATGCTGCTTTTAATGCCAGGGTAACTGGAGCGGCTAACTCCCTTTCCGCTTCGGGCGTGGCTGGGAGCCAAGAGCTTGTTGGATAACCATGGACGATAACTAAAATGTCAGACTCTTACCTCAACCCTATTTGGAACTCCCCCTACTTTGACCTCACCTCAGTGACCAAGGTAGGGACACTCCCAGTTCGCGGGGAGACTCGTCTGGTGCCAGTGGGTATGTTATCCTCATCAGTGGCCCCTCCTCCACAGCTTCAAACTTCTGGATCAGATGAGTCCTCTCAGGTTCCCTCAGCCTATGAGGCCATCTCATTTGCAAAATCAACCTTCACTGACTACATGAACATCACTATCCCATCTCGTAGATCAGCCTCCACTGACTACTTTGAAGCGGATTACACCTATCGGTTTCTCATTAATCCTCACACTCTGAGTGTTTCCCATCAGACTGCGGATAGCCAAAGCATGACACGTGGGGGTTGGCAATTTGGAGTGTGGGGTGAGGATGTGGTGGAACTTCATATGACTGGTATTACAGCCGGAGATTACTTCCAAAATGGGTTATCGGATCAGTGGGAAGAATATAGTCTGAGCTATCGTAATCTTGCAGAACTCACAAATGTAGTGCTAAATAACGGTTACTGGTTTGAGGGCGAAGAGGTAAACACAGCCTGGAATGCCCCCGATTACACCAGAAAGCGTATTAAGAGCCATGGGGATGTAGTGGTTAGAGTGGGGAATTTCATGTGGAGCGGAATGTTTACAAATATGACTCATACTAAATCCGCAGAAAACCCGTTTTATAACACGTTTGATATTGGATTTATTGCCTGGAAGGAGCGGTTTGCCTCCGGATCTCCCTGGCTCTCCGCCATCAGAAATAACACTTATCGTGGACATTCAAAGGAACTTCTTCTAGCTACCCCCTCCGCTACCCCTCAGTCTCAAGTGCCAGTAGACCAGTCAGTCTCTAATTCTGTAATCACAACGGCCCCCATAGCCCCAAGTTTTCTACATATTGTAGAGTCAGCCTAAATGATCACCCCCTCTTCCCCTAATCCTGTTTCAGCGAATCCACTCACGGCTTCGCCAACCCCAGCATCTAAAATTCGTAATATTGTGCAGTCTGCACAAGAGCGGGAAATTGTCAAAACAGCCCCAGATATGGTGGTTTATATTGATTCTCTACCCTTTATAAACAACCCCTATCTGAGTCAGGGCTCAACAAATATGGTGGCAGTTAATTTTAACGATTACGTCACCTCCATCATTACTTCCTATAGTATAGATTCCTTTATGCCCTCCGGAGCTATCAATCTGTCCGTCCCAAACGGATCTAAGCAGTTATTCATGGCTCCAGGTGGCAACACGATTATTGATATTATGAGTGCGGTTAGAATTTATGCCAAAAGCTATTTTTTTGCTGCTGATGGTAACACCATTTTTCGCCGCATATTCAATGGCTTGATCAAGTCAGTAGGTCTAAACGAAACCCCGACTAGTTTGGAAATCACAATAGGGATTGTAGGGATTTGCCGCCTTCTTGAAATGACCCAAATCGAACTAAGTAAGGCCCTCATTTCAGATTCAAGTTCCCTAGTTACGGTGTTTAGGACCAATCAGGCGTACCTGAACGTCTACGGGGCTCTGTACGACACCTTTCATAGAGATGTGGATTTCAGTGAATTCCTGCAAGAGGCATTCCAGCAAACTTTCATGGAAGATGACAGGGATAAACTGGTCATTCAAAATGAATATGCTTCCAAATGGGCCGCAAGACTCCAAGATCTGTGTAGGGATGTCCGACTATTTGGTTGGTCTTCCAATAATAAATCCATTTCATCTCCCGTCACTACAGGTGCGACCGCTGCTCAACAAAATTCCGTGATCGCCAGCCAGTCTGGAGCCGCCCCTACTCCGCTTATTTCACAAACTGAAATGAGCAAAGAGAATGCCGCCATAATTGGCCTGCTGAATGAATACAGTTTTGACATGGCAATCTCAGGAATCAAGTTATTTGGAAATCAGCTAGTCTCCAGGTTAGAGAGAGTTCGCTATCTTGTGGAGATTATGGGTTTTGAGGGTTATCAGGATGTTGACGGTCTGATTATTATAAAGCCCCCTTTGTACAACCTTGATTGCACAATTATCAGCAATAGCACTACTACTGCTGCTCAAACTGGAAATGTATCTGGGGAAAATTTGAGCCCTGCTACAAATCCTTACGTTATCAATATGGCGGAAATCTTATCTGAAGATTACTTGGAGGATGAATCTGCGATTAGAAAGACCTCCATGTCTATCTCACTCAATTTTGCTGACCCATCAGGGCTTCAGATTGCCGCCCCCACTGATCTGACCAAGGTGACAAGGTTCACTGATGTTAATTTAGTGAGGAAATTCGGAGTTCGTCAGGAGCCAGCTAAGTATTGTGGGTTCCTACATGGAGATCTGAGGGCCACTTATGGATTTTGTGCCGCAGAGCTAGCCAAGGCCAATATGGGCTTCACTACATACTCGGTTTCTATCCCCCTCCGTCCTGAAATTCGACTTGGGTTTACAATCTATATCCCTCATCGAGATATGTACGCTTATATTACTGGCATCGCTATGAGTTATAACGTTGGGGGTCAGGCCACAACCAGTTTAACTTGCAATTTTGCCAGAAAACGCCCACTATTCCTTCAAAATCAAAATATCACACAAATTGTAAATGGGCAACAAGTCCCTCTTACAGTTCAAGTATTTGCGGCCCAGCCTAATCTGGTTCATGCCTTCACCACAGCCTCCGCACAGCCCCCTACTACTTCAAATGGTGGGACGCTTAATGAAGTTGGGTTGATCTCCTCAGTTCCTCTGACACCGAGTGGCACCCCTAGTGCAGACCAACTAACGGTGAATACCTACCTTGCTCAAAAATTGGGGAGCATTTACGAAACCTGGACTGATATGCCAGCTATGTCTAATGTTCCCACTTGGAGGATACAGAATGACGGCACCAGTGGGGCCAATGGAACAGATGGTCCTGCCGCCCCCTTCACTAATGGAGATTCTGCCCCAGATGGGACCAATACTTGGTATAATGGCGGTTTGGACAGCAGCACCGGCACCAAATTCTCAGTTCCCAAAATAGTAGATGGTCATTACCTGGACCGCACAACCATGGTCCAGCCCTATACGAATGAAAAGGGATACGAAGTGGTTTCCCCGCTTCCATGGGGTCGTTATGCCACCCTCACGGATGCCCTAGTTACCTTTACACGGGATGCTTGGCCAGAACCTGCCAGTGCCGCCACCTCTAGTCCAATTTCAAACACCACTGTTTCAGCGTTCCTGACCGCTGGTTTAACCACCCACCTTAACTCTTCAGATGCAGCCACTCAACTAGCTAATATTGCGCCTCCTTCCTCAAATCGTTCAAACTTACCAAAAGGGGATACCCTCATCACCTCCACCTTCCCCTTCCAAAAGTTTGATAAGACCAATGTCCCTTACTTTGAACTGGCATATTCTTCCAGTGATATGGGGGTTACGGAGACTAGTTTTGCCATACCAGATTGGTCTAACCCTAATAATTCTGCCTCTGGGGCCGTTTCTGGATCCTCTGGGGCTATCTCCTCCGTCTCTCAATCGTCATCCACCTCTGGCTTGGACACTTTCTCCTCCTCCGTGGACGCTCTTCAAGTATTTCTACAGGGATATATTGGCCCTACTAATAGCAACAATGTTGGGCCATATGCAGTTTCCACCCTGCCTCAAAATACTGATATTGGCGGGTATGCTCCACCCAATGGCCCATTAAGTGGAGTATTACTTAGTATGGGTGCCACCTTCACTAGATCCCCATACGGAGCAATTCTAGGTCTGAGACCTACCGGCGCAACCCAGAATCCAGCCTATACGACCGGCACAAATGCTACATATACAGGGGATACTTTGGGGCAGACTCTAACAAACATTGGTCAGATAATAAGTGGTGGTGGGTAAAATATGGATATAAAAAGTTTCACTCGAAGGCCCGATACCCCAGTTCTCTCTGAGTCTTCTCGGTTGGATGAGCAATATCAGGTATTCCCCGCTGAAGTGGTTAGAGTGGATTATGAGCGTAAAGTTGTAGCTATTCGTGACAAGCGGCATAACCAAATCTACCAGGATGTAGTGGCGTTCCCAGCGAATTCGTCCTCTGTGGAGGGGACCGATATTGATATGCCGGAAGAGGGCACTGCCTGCTTGGCCGCCACTTTGGAGTGGAACAAAGGCTACTCTCAGCACATCATTATTTGTTATTTGCTATCCGCTACCACAACCTCCCAGGATGCGGTGTCCCAACGTTCACTGTCAGGTGCGAGTAAGCCTCTAGGGGAGTGGACTGATCGAACCCGTGGGGTCTATCGGAAAGCCTATCCGGGGCAGCACACGATTGCTAAGACGGATGGGTATACGGCAAAATTTGCTAATGGCTGGGATCAGGCTGCTATGGATTTGAGTCGAGATCAGCTTGACCCCTTCCGCCGTACCCGCACATCCAGCACAGGTCGGCAGATCATCAGAACCGATACTGCACTAAAATATGAAGGCTTTGTTCATCGTCCCCAGGCCAACTCCTCCGATATCACTCCTCACATTCTCCCAGATGGGTCAAAAGAGTGGGTGCTCTATCTAAACCCGACCGTTACAGATTGGTCAGCCCGTTATTTTGGCCAAAATGACCTCTTGATTCAGGATATGATCCCCTTTGTGGAGCATGTAGAAAAAATTCAAGAATTTGGGCTGGATTACCCCGTCCCTCACGAGATTTATGAAACGGATATGTGGGATAAGATACTGGGAACGGTTCAGCCCTTCCCTGATCCTTCTTCACCCACCGATAGCCAGAATTGGTGGAACCGAACTGCCATGATTGATGAGTCAGAGGGGGCTTCTTCAAATGAAAACATGTATGTTGAGGATCAGGCATGGCCTTTTGCTCAGCCATGGGATCACCCGAACAACCCCGCTGAGAATCCTGGAGTTGGCCCCGCTTTGAGTGATGGTCCTACCCCTCGTCGTCGTGGATGGATTATTGAAAAAGCTGAGGGCACCCTTGTTGGGTCCAACATGTTTGATGCGACAACCTATGGTAAGGTGCTCAAGCCAATGGTGTTTCCACTCACCACAGCAGGCCGCTTCGCTGCTGACACGATGTCTGGTTATTCTGCGGTCACAAAACTTCCCGACCAGTCTGAGGCCCGTCTAGCCGCCTCCGCATGGTCTCTCAGATTCCCCTACGAATACAACACAACTCGTTTTGAAGTTACCAAAGAGGGGATGGCCCTATTTGAGATTGGCTCAACCCTTCCGAAGGAAAACATTGTCTGGGATTCTGGGAAATATGAACATCCTCATGGCGCGGGTCGTTCCCTTGAAGGCAATTTCACTGGTTCGGTCAAGTTGGTGCTGGGTAAGAATCGTGATGAGGAAGAGAGTCTTGATATCCAGACGACTGGCGGGGCTGTATTGCGTCTCGGAGCGGATGATGCCTCCATTCCTAATTTTCGTCGTGTCTCACAGACACAGATTCGCGGAAAGAAGGACATGATTACAGACCGCTCTCTTCAGTATTGGGGCACTCAGTCTAAAAATCAACTTGGTCATTGGGCCAGTGGGGTAAAACTGACTCCAGGAGATGCAGGAAATCTTAGTGCAAAGACCGGAGCAGAAAATGTGAGTCTCAGGGCTGCCCTAGATGGTGGACTGGTGCTTCGGCTGGGTGGTAGGAACAAGGGCTCGAAACGCCGCCACTTTTTCAATGGATATCAAGATGGGCCTGGGAAAACTCCCTACTCCATCACAGATTCAAATCGCCTAGACTCCCGTAGTCCCAATCGCCCCGTGTACCAGCTTGCTTCAACCGCAACCAGAGGCGCAGCCCTAGATACGATCTACCAGTTTCACGATTTGACCAAAGTTGGTCAACCCCTGCTTGGAAATGCCCCACCGATTGGCATCTCTCCCTATGATTCATGGGCCGGGGATGCAACGGGGGGGTTTGTGGACTATCTGGGAAGTTCTGCCGATATCCATGCGGTTCGGGATCTATTCGTTCGAGCCGGAAAGAATGATAATGTGGGCCTCTCTGCCACATTCGATTTAGCTGGGGCTATTCTTGCTGCCATTGGGGCGGATAGCATGGGTCGTTCGCTTATCGCACAGTTGGATGGGGCGATTGAGGCCACGATTGGTTCAAATCAGACAAGCTCTGCTTCAAATTACACCAAGGCGATCCGATTGGAAATTAACGGAGATGTGGACATTGTAATTAAAGGAAATCTCCACCTCAATGTTACGGGGGACATAATTTCTGAAACTAATCATCGACTCGCTCTGACCCACACGGCTGACATTCGAAGAGCAACCGCTATTCTGGATGTTGGCAATTCTATCAACTATCGAGAGTCCGGAACAGGTGGAATTCAGCAATATGAGGGTGGTGTGGATGTGATCAATCAGACAGATGACTCTCTCCCATCGACAAACCCCTCCTCCCCTTCTTTCCTCTCCCCGACTGGTGGTAATTAACCCATGCCTGCCTCTACTTTTCTCCCCATTAACGCTCCGGCTGGTGTAAGCCAGCCTGCAAATGTTCCATGCCTACCCTGGATTGAAAGCCAGTATCATACGGCCATGACTGATGGGAGAATGGTTGAACAGGAAATCGGTCAACTCATCTATGAAGTAAAGAAGATGGAGCAGGAATTGATGCAATGGATTCAATCTGAATTGAATCATATTATCAACGCCATGTTGGCGGCTCTACCACCAACCTCCGCCCCTCCGGCCTGCATTGCCCAAGTCATTGTGTTCATCAAACAGATGGTTACGTTTATCGATAATGTAATCAAGACCGTTCAAGCCATCATTAAGATCATCGCTCTGATCGAAACCATGATTCGTAACATGGTTGCGATGATTCAGTCGATTCTTAACGCCATTGCTTTGCTTTTGAGCCAGATTTGCAATTTTCATCTTCCGAAACTCCCATCTCTCGCATTTTTGCTCGGAAATCTATTTAATTTCCAGGGATTCAATCTTAAGGGGCTGAAACTTGGGCTCCCTTCAATGAATTTACATTTCACATTTCCACAATGCTCGATTCAGTCTCCCAAACCATTTTACTCTCCGGGGATTGCCATATCCCCATACGGAAATACGATTACGAATGCGACTTCACCAATCGCTTCGGCCTCATTCGTTTCCCCAACCCCCGTAACCGCAGGATCAGTGGCCCCCTCGGTTACCCTACCCGTCAACCCAGCCCTAGGCACTCCGGATGCTCCTGGTAGTGGTCCATTCGCTGGCTTTGTTGTCTCTTCGGATCAACAGGCTGACCCTGAATTCCAATCTCTATTCTTAAACCCCCCAACTACCACAACCCCCCTCTACCCATCCTCATTCAACCCCACAACTGACTTCCAAGGCTCCCTGCCAGCCCCAGCATCCATTATAAACAACTATAACCTGCCGTCAGCGGTGTATATTGCAAACATAGCCTCTGCGGCTAACCTGCCGATTGCCCCGACTGTGGATTCAGCCATCTTTAAGACTGATATAGTTTCTGCTATCAACCTCGGACAAGTAAATGCTAACCGAGACTCTAACATTTCTGCCGCATGGATCATCTATCTCTACCTGTGCCGTCAGGGTCGGGCTGGTTCTTGGATTCCAGAATATGAGGCTACTTACCAGCAGTATATTGCCCCCTCCATTGCTTATTTGCAGAACACCCCCACCCCATGGAACGGTCTGGATCCAAATAATATCCTTAGTGGGCCTTCCGACCTCCCTATTCTTGCTGTCCTTAATAGTATGCAAGATCCAGAACTCAGCGTTCTTCTTTGGCAGCTATCCTATGTGGAAGCCTCTCTTCTAGGGTACACGCGCAATACCACATGGGATTCTTCAGCCATTTCTTCATTTTTTGGCTATACGGATGGGGCATTAGACTTTTCGGAAACCACTATTGGCACTCGTAGCCTAGCGATTACGTTAAATTCTGATGGGCTAGCTGCTTATCCCTCAACTATTATGATTGACCCCGCTTGGACTAAGCAAGTTAATGCCGCAATCGCAGTTGGTCAGACCGCTATTCAGAATAATTCACAATTTCAGTCCCAAAATCCAAGCTATCGTTTCATATACGACCAGTTTGCCATTGCAACTGAAGTGGATCGGTACAGTCAATACTGGCGTGAGTGGGCGGCAAGTTTCAACACATTGGTAGCTTCCAGCAATTCAAATTCAGAGAGCCCAGCGGCACTGCCCTACGTGATGAATTATTGGCAGACCATAGATTCGGCTGTCAATCCACTAGGGGACATTGCTCTCTACACTTATCTCTATACGGATGCAATCACACGTTCCTCCGGATGGGTTCCTGGGGTTGATGTGATCAATCTCCCCACAGCAATTGATACAAGTGCCAATGCTCAGGGACTTTGGGTTCCTCCAGACGACCAATCAGCAGGTTGGAATGGAATTTCCCCTAATTTAACGTTTGATGCCCAGACTTTCCTTAGCCGCCCAGACATTCAGTCCCTCCCTGTCACCACTCAACTTACTATGCTGGACCTAAACAGCGCCTGGGCCACTGCGTTGAATAATGGAAACAAATCTATCGCTGTCGCCTCACAAGAGATATCTAATTTGAAGGCCATCGTTGCGAATTCAGTGATTCAGGGTTTCCAGGTTTCCAGTAGTGTTGGGGCCTCCATCAGTCCATCGACCACATCATTACTTCGCTTCGATACCACCCCTTTAGACATCGTTGGGAACGTCACTTCTTCCGGACTATTCACTATTCAAACCGCTGGGAGTTATCTGTTGACCGGAACCTACATTTTTGGAGCATTGACCGTCCCAGCCGTACGCGAGGTTCAAATCTGGATTAACGGAGTCCCTGTCTTCACGCAGGCATCACATAACGTGATTGATCAGGTTACGATTCAATTGAATGAGACGATAATTTTCAATAAAAATGACACAGTGCAGATTTACGCCTCCACAAATGGCCAAAGCCCCGCTACACTTTTACCTAATTTCAACTTCCAGTGCCTAGCCTTCACATTGGACACTTCCTCTTATGGATTTACCGTCTCCGCCGATGGTCAAATCATTCAATCTGGTGGCATCAGCACCATTCCCACCACCTCAGACACCTCTGAGTCCACTGCGGCGGTCTCAGTAGACCAGTTAATATCAAAAATCACTTCTAACCTCAAACTATCTGGGACAGATATGGAACCGGTGTATGGAAAATATACATGGGGTATTCTAGGGAGTGGGGTTAAGCAGCAACCCGCCGCCACTCCATTGGTTTCGTTGACCGCAGTCTACACAAATGCCGATGGAAAGGCCCTTCCGATTACTCCGGAGATAGACCAGCCTGATACCCCTTACTATGATGGGGTGGTCCTGAACAACGCTGCGGCCAATCAGACGGTTTCGACAGCCCTGATGTATGGCCAGGAGTATCAGATCACCACCTCTACGGTCATGCCCATACAGGCCAGTGCTTCTCCTTCCGGGGTGGCAGGTTCCAATACAACTCCGTTGGCCTCCTCTGGGAACCTCCTTCCTGGTCAAATTCTTTATGTTGGCCCTGGTGGTTTACTGACTCATGACTTCAATTACGTTAACACTAATTGCCGATGGATTATTGCGGTAGGTCGTGCAACTGATGTGGATAAATTCATCTACCAGCCAAACATCCCCATGGATACGGGCGGAAATGGGGGGCGTTTGGTTAAATACTTCGAATATATCCAAACAACTCCGGCACTCACTTGGACTTTCCCCAATCCCACAGGTCATTATGTCAATATTTCTGTCATTGACACAAATGGGAATGATGTGGCTCGTGATTTGACGTTTGATGGGGTCGGAACCATCGTGCTAAATTTCCTTCTGCCAACTGCCGGAACTGCTCACGCTTCATAACAAAGGTTTTCTCACTTCTCAACCCTTTGTTGAGGGAGCCGAGTCAGGTGAATAATCCAAATCAATTAAGTGCCCTTCAGGCAAGCGTAAAGCAAATTACCCAAACTGCTCATGGCTTCGCTGTGGGGGACTGGCTTTGGTTTAACGGCACCGCTTACGCTTTGGGGCAGGCAAATAACGCCAGTTCCTCAGTGATTATCGGTATGGTTAGTGCGGTTGCCACGGTTGATGTGTTTGTCTTGACGCTCGAAGGTTATGTGGACTCTTCAGTTGGCCTAACCGGCTTATCCCCCGGAGCCCTCTACTACCTCTCCAACGGTACCCCCGGTGGGATGAGCCCCGTTTCGGGGACAAGTGTTATGCCCCTTTTCGTCGCGGACAGCCCCACTTCTGGGTATGTCAAAATTGGCGGAGGAGGGGGTGGGGGAGGGGGGAATCCTTATCAAACTCCAGCTTTCTCAGGATTTTCTATCGAATCTCAGAGCACTTCTCTGGAAGTTGGGGCCACAAGCTCTGCTAACCCAGTGTTCGCATGGTCCGTTACAAATCTGAGCAATGCGGTGGCCAATACGGTTGCAATTTCAGACACTACCGCCTCTGTCACGTTGGGGACCGGACTCTCACTGACTTCTCCGTTCTCCGCAACATATGCAGGGGTCACTAAGACCTCTGTAAGCTCAGAAAACTTTAGAATAACCGGAATTGATTCAGAAAGTGATACATTTTCCGCTAATTTCACCATTTCTTGGTATGACAGGGTATATTATGGAGAAAGTTCTTCTTCCTTACTAGCTGCTTCTGATATCACGGGACTTCGGGTTAGCGGACTACAATCTGCTTTCCCCGGAATCTACGACTTTATTGCTTCACCAGGAGAGTTTAAGTACCTTTGTTTCCCGGTTTCTATGGGAACCCCAATTGCTTTCAAAGATCAAAGCACTAATTTGAACGTACCATTCAGCATCCCCTACATAATTACAGTAATAAACTCATATGGCATCTCTATAAATTATAATGTTTTTGGGACTTATTACCAAATTGGTGGGGCACTTAACGTGGTGATATCATGAGGAGGCTTGATGCTTATAAGTAAAACAGCCTCAGTGACAATTGTGGGTCGTAATAAGGAATTTTATAAAAAATTGGGGTATGAGATTCCAGAGAGATTCTTAAAATCTGAATGGGCCTATACCACTCCAAGGGGGACTAAGATAGAAGTTAAGGTTTCTGATTTACAGGCTGGTTCAAGGGCTTTAGTCAACGTCAAGTGTGACTTTTGCGGAAAAATAATAGAAAAAAAGTACTATAAATATTTGCAAGGAAAAGACAATGGGGATGCTTGTGAAAAATGTAAGACTAAAAAAGCGGGGCAGGCGCTTCTTAAAAAATATGGAGCAAACAACTCTTTTGCAATTCCTGAAATTCAAGAGAAGGGGGATAGAAAGAAAAGGGTTCCTTTTGAGATTATAGAACAAGAATGTGTATCTAAGGGTTACAATTTGATAGCTTTAAGTTATTCTAAGACCGGGGCAAGGTTAGAGTATATTTGCCAATTCCATCCCCTCATCTCTCAGTCTATTCTTTTGGGTGACTTTAGGAGGGGTCATGGGTGCCGCTGGTGCGGAAGAGAGAGATACAGTGGTGATAGATGTCATACGTGGGCAGGAGGGGTTACTGATATTCAAGCATACCTCAGAAAAAAATTGAAGCCTTTGGTATTAGCTAGGATATGCAGGGCAAATCATATATGTGAACTTACTGGTAAAAAATATAGAATTCTGCAACTTCATCATATTGATGGATTTAATAAGTTGCTTTTAACTACCTTGGGTACACTTAATTTCACTATAAAAACTATAGGAAATTACTCAGAAGAGGAATTAACAGCTATTAAGGATGAGTTTATCCAACAGCATGAACTCTGCGAATCTGTTATTCTTGGAGATAATGTACACAAAAAATTCCACCATATTTATGGATTTAAGCATTTTACTGCAAACGATTATTATGAGTTTGCACTATTAGTTAAAAAAGGAGAGTTAGATGTCTGATTTTCCTGGTGGTGTTCAAGTCACTGGGTATATGAGCCCAAGTAGCCTTACGGATATGTACCCGACTCACGATTCCCAGTTCGGTTTGGGTGGTGGGCATGAAGTAGCGGGTGAGACTGCTCGTAATGCGATTCCCCCTAATCGTAGACGCGAGGGAATGACTTGCTATACGGCCAGTGACCAACAGACATGGCAGTTGCAGGGTGGTATTCTTGATATAAATTGGACCAATATCACTGGGAGTGGATCTTTCGTTGTTAATCAAACGGCCCATGGCTTTCTCGCAGGACAGTGGCTATTTTTTAATGGATCCATATGGGCTCTAGCATCCGCTACTGCTTTCGCCTCTTCCGAAGTTGAGGGGATGGTTACATCAGTTCCCTCGGCAAACCAGTTCATTCTAACAACTCAAGGTCATATTTCAGGTATGAGTGGGTTGGTCCCAGGTAATGTTTACTTTTTATCTGATACCACTCCGGGTCAGATGATGTTGAATCGCCCCGCATTACAAAGCGAAGTATCTAAACCCCTTTTTGTTGCAGATTCAGCTACTTCAGGTCTCATTAAAATTGAGGTGGGGGTCCAGGTAGGGGTGGGGTTTGCGTTGATGCAACCCTTCACCATCGTCTACACCACCGGATCTCTAGGGGTAGGACAGGGAGCCGTCTACACCGTCCCAATGCAGGCTTACCAGTTCCAGATCAGGAATGTCTATTCAAACGTAGCTTGTCGATTCCGAATATACGGGACACAACAATTAGCCACGATGGATTTTTCCCGACCCGCTTCTATAAAAGCCACGGGAAATAACGGTCTTTACCTGGAAATGGTCATGATACCTGGGGTTTTGAGTTGGATCAATTCCCCGATGCCTACTCTGGCTAACCAGGACTCTCCGGTAAACCAAAATATGTATATCTCCATTCAGAATACCGGGACGGTCCCAGCAGTTATAACAATTACAATGCAAACCCTAAAGTTGCAGTGAGGAGTAAGAATGTCAACGTTTCTTGGATTTTTCTCATATCTGATGCCTATTGGCTCCACAGTGGCCGGTGTGCAGTCCATGTTGAAGTCCAATCTCCAAGCGTGTAGCTGGCAGGTTGTGCGCCAATCTGTCATTCCTAACTCCACCTTTGGGACGTTGGCAAACGCAGCCAACGCTTTTGATATGAATAGCACCACGCAAGCGGGTGGGGACAGCACCGGCAATATTGGTTGTGTGGCCCCCACGGCATTTCTCCCAACTGTGATGTACGTGCAGGTAAACAACGATGGGGGCGGCTCTGCTCCATTCAGCTTCGATCTTGAATACAGTATTAACAGCGGGTCCACTTGGCAAACGTTACAGACCTGGACAAATCAGAACGTCTGGACTAATATGGAGCGTAGAAGATACATTGTTTATGGAGCAACGGCTCAGACTTATTGGAGAATGAACGTCAGTGCCTCAAATGGTGCGAATACCTACATTACTGAATGGACTCTTGAAGACCAGAATGGTAATTGGCTGACAAACTCTACCTTCCTAGATATGATCCCTCCGACGACTGAGTTTATCGGGAATAGTGTGGCCAGAGATGTCCTTCGAATCACTGTTAACTCCTCCTCCATCAACATGCTTTCGGTGTCAGAGCTTTTCACCCCCCTTCCCCAGATGTATATGTTCGATACGCCAGCGGCAGGGGCAGTCACTCTTTCAGTCCATATTGCCAACACGGTCTCCTTTGTCGGAACTGCTGGAAATACGGCTGAACAGAACGCCAGAGGGCTATATGAGGCTATAAAAAATAGTGCTGATTCTGATTTCGCCCTTTGGAATTGGGTTTGGCTTACTTCTCTTCAAGGCACCGCAGGGGGTGGGTACATCCAGGCCGCACAGATAACTCCAGCCACCAATGTGGCAATAACCTCCACAAATATTACATCACATCTGAGGGGGAGCTACTGCAATGCCCCAATGGTTCAGGGTTCTCAATTAGCCCCAGTAAATGGAGTTACAATTGACCTTATTAATGGGTTTGTATTCTATCTGCAAGTTTGTAGTCGCGGAATTGCATTAGCAATTAAAACAAATAGCTCATACGTCACTCCTGTCCACGCTTGTTATGGGGATAATCCCTCTGCTCTTGCACAAATACCCATTTCGGATATTTCAAGCATTCCTTGCACCCCCATTGATTTATTTGTTGGGACAGATGAGCCTACGAATCAGACTGGGGCCTACGGCTATACCTCGCACTGGTGGGGAGTTGCCAATGCCTGGAGCAATTCCACTGCCTATTGGGGTATGGCACCTATTGATAATGGCCAGTACAACTCCGCATCCATTTGGTCCCACCATCAAGTTCCTGGGCAGATTCAAGATTTTGGAAATACAAGTTACGCAACTAACGGTATTGCTTCAATCAATATGTCCATGGACGGGGAAGGACTATTTAACGGAGGGGATTCTGGGTTAATTTATTCAGTGCATCGAATGTCTGCCAACCCCACTATTCAATACCCGAACATTGCCACTTCTTATAATGTTACAGCAGCTAGACTTACTGGCCCCGCCTACGCAAATCTAGACTGGTATAAGTTTGTCGGCTCCCTTTCTGACGAGCAAGTCATTTTTTCCCCAAGCACCGATTACACCACAGCCATCACAATTCAAGGGCTCCCCACTGATACGACGATAAACGTATCAGATGCGATTGGCTTCCCCACTACTGGTTTTCTGTTTATTGATGGGGAGATCATTCAATATAACGGGATTACTCCGACCGCATTTACAAGTTGCACGAGAGGGATGTATTTGACCAGCCCCCAAGGTCTCTTCCCTGGTACAACGGTTTTCATTGGGGGCTGGTATGTGAAGATTCAGAACGGTTTGCTCTTCGCCGGGTACCAGTTACCTACCTAACATGAGGTTCTGATGGGTAATTCCCCTGCAAAAAATCTTCTTCCCCCAATCGGTTACCAAACCTTTTGGACGAACGGTCCGTCCTCTACCAACAATTTGATATCCCCTCCCAAAATGTTCGCGGCTTTTTCACCCGTTTTTCTGAACCCTCGAATATTAGTCCCTAGATTTGTATTAGTGACCGCCTTTACCTCTGCTCAGGCCCCCATTTTTCATAGCTATCTGAATGGGGCTGTTCCGGTGGGGGAGGTTGAATCCAGATGTGGGACGATTGGTGTGACCACCTTTCCGGCTGTCTATCAGGCTCAAAATGGGGATATTCCAGCTTTTGGTCAGATTTACCCTAGAGGTTTAGATTAAACGAGGGTGAGGGAACCCAGCTTCCTGTTTCTCCAATGAGGTAGTTTTTGGCATGTCTTCTAACTCGGTCATAGTTCTTCAGCCTGGGGTTCCTGGGGATCTTGGTCCTACAGGTGTGACCGGGGGAACTGGCAATACAGGTAACACCGGCATTGGCTTGACGGGACCGACCGGAGCGGCAGGGCCTCCAGGGGTGGGGTATACGGGTCACACAGGGGCTACAGGGCCTACCGGAGCAACCGCAGGTAACACTGGGGCCACCGGACCAACTAGCACGGTTCCTGGACCCACCGGACCATCAGGTTCGACTGGCCCAGAGGGGCTTCCTGGGGTAACCGGACCGACCGGAACCACTGGCCCCATCGGACCAACGGGAAATACGGCTGGAAATACAGGCGGCACTGGCCCTACAGGTCAAACTGGAAACACCGGCCCAGCAGGAACTTCCGGTTCGACCGGCTCCGCAGGGCTTCCAGGAAGCTCAGGATCGACTGGGAATACTGGGTATACCGGACCTACCGGACCCAGCGGAGCTACAGATGGAAATACCGGCCCCACTGGTCCAACCGGCCCCTCCGGGGGGTTTGGGTTAACTGGAAATACTGGAGTTACGGGCTATCCGGGGTCAACCGGAGGCACTGGAGGCACTGGAGGCACTGGCCAGACCGGACCGACCGGAGCAACTGTTGGAAATACAGGTGGTACCGGACCCACCGGGGCAACTGGACAGACCGGCCCCTACGGTTCAACCGGAGGAACAGGGCAGACGGGTGTGGGGATTACCGGACCGACCGGAACCACCGGTTCTATTGGTCCTTCTGGGGCCACGGATGGAAATACCGGTGTAACTGGGGGTACCGGAGAGACAGGGGCAACGGGAAACACCGGAAATACGGGAAACACAGGGTCTGGAAACACCGGTCCGACCGGAATGACCGGCATGACTGGGGTTACCGGCCCCTCTGGGGCTACGGATGGCAACACTGGGCAGACCGGTTCGACCGGACAAACTGGTTCCACCGGTATTCAAGGGACCACTGGTAAGACAGGGTTTACCGGCTCTACCGGCTCAACTGGCGCGACTGGCTCAAATATTGGTATCACAGGTGTAACCGGCCCGACTGGAATCACTGGAAACATCGGAAATTCAGGAACAACGGGGAATACTGGATCTACCGGCCCTACGGGTGCGACCGGACCGACCGGAACCGTTACCGGAGGCACTGGAAATACTGGAAACACCGGTTCTACAGGATACACTGGCCCTACGGGTGCGACCGGACCGACTGGAACCGTCACCGGAGGCACTGGAAATACCGGTCCGACTGGAAATACCGGCTCCACCGGAGGCACTGGTGCGCTCGGACCGACCGGAACCGTCACCGGAGGCACTGGGAACACTGGAAATACGGGAAATAGTGGCCCAACCGGACCAACCGGACCAACTGGTCCGACCGGAACCGTCACCGGAGGCACTGGGAATACCGGAAACACAGGAAATACGGGTTCAACTGGGTCTACGGGACCGACCGGAGCCTCTGGGCCAACCGGAACGATGACCGGAGGCACCGGAAACACTGGAAACACCGGAGCAACAGGTAACTCTGGACCGACTGGGGCGACCGGACCGACTGGGACAATGACTGGGGGCACCGGAAATACTGGTGCGACCGGACCGACTGGAAAAACAGGCAATACTGGACCGACCGGAGCTACCGGACCGACCGGAACTGTCACCGGAGGCACTGGAAATACCGGCAACACTGGAAATTCTGGTCAAACTGGTCAAACTGGGGCGACTGGGGCGACTGGACCCACCTCAACGGTCACTGGGAATACCGGAAATACGGGAAATACGGGAAATAGTGGCTCAACCGGAACTACCGGAGCCACTGGAAATACCGGACCGACTGGAACCGTCACCGGAGGCACTGGAAACACCGGTCCGACTGGAAATACCGGCTCCACCGGAGGCACTGGGCTTACTGGAAACAGCGGAGCGACCGGAAATGTCGGTTTGACTGGAAATACCGGCCCAACTGGAAATACAGGACCAACCGGCGCTACCGGACCGACTGGAACTGCCACCGGAGGAACTGGAAACACTGGAAACACTGGAAATACCGGTCAAACCGGCTCCACGGGTCAGACCGGACCGACTGGGGCGACCGGACCGACTGGGACAATGACTGGGGGCACCGGAAATACTGGTGCGACCGGTCAGACCGGAGCCACTGGGCTCACCGGTAACCTCGGATCCAATGGAAATCAGGGAAACACTGGGAATAGTGGGACAACTGGAAATACAGGCTCTACGGGGGCAACTGGACCAACGGGTGCGACCGGACCCACCTCAACTGTAACAGGAAACACCGGAAACACTGGCTTAACTGGCCCTACTGGAGCAACTGGGATCAGCGGACCCACCGGAGCAACCGGTCTCACAGGAAATAGTGGGGCGACTGGGGGAACCGGAGGAATCGGCTTGACTGGTAACACTGGTCCTACTGGAGCCACTGGTCCCACCTCTACAGTTACAGGAAATACAGGAAATACTGGGGGCACCGGTCTAACCGGTCTAACCGGTGTGACCGGAGGAACTGGTCTTACTGGTTTGACTGGCAACAGCGGAGCCACAGGGGGTACCGGCCTTACTGGGAACAGCGGAGCCACAGGAGCCCCCGGTCCCACCTCCACTGTCACCGGCCCTACGGGTGTGACGGGACAGACTGGGCAAACCGGACAGACCGGACAGACCGGACAGACCGGACTTACTGGTGCGGCAGGCCAGACCGGCGCAACCGGCCCCACCGGCTTAACTGGTGTGCTGGCCCCAGGAAATACTGGAAATACAGGAAATACTGGTGGGACTGGCAACACCGGAATGACCGGTCAGACTGGCGCTGGAGTCCCCACTGGTGGGTATACGGGTGAAGTGCTGACTAAGAACAGCACCACGGATTATGATGTCAGTTGGCAGCCATCAGCCGGTGGGACTGGTGGCGGGGGAGGAGCAACCGGGCCGACTGGGGCAACTGGACCAACCGGAGCAATCGGCCTAACCGGTATGACCGGTCAAACTGGTCAAACGGGAATTGGCTCTACGGGTGTCACTGGTGTCACTGGTGTCACTGGACCGACCGGAGCTACCGGATATGGAGCTACAGGTCAAACCGGTCAGACTGGGGCCACTGGACCGGCTGGCCCCTCTGGGGCTACCTCTGGTATTGTTGGGCCAACTGGACCCACGGGCTATACGGGCTCTACTCAGACGATATACAGCCCAGATCAGCCCCCCATCACCCCGTCCATTTACGATGATGAGTTCAGCACTCCTGGATTAAACGCAAAGTGGACCACCGTAAACTTCGGAAGTCTTACCACAACAGATGTAGATAACTCTATCCCAGACTGCCTTGCTATGGTAGCCACCAGCAGTATGAGTAATAACCTAGCCTGTGTGCTCCAGGCTCTACCTGCTGGAGATTTTACCGTATTCACGAAAGTGGGTATTGAGCAATCGAATAGCACCGGAAACTCATCTACGGGTATTGTCCTGTCAACAACTAATACTGCTGCAACCGGAAGCCAGTGGTTAACTCGGCTGGCGGTTAATGGTTCCACCTTGACACACGACATATATACCTGGAGCAACTTTAACACAGTAGGGGCTAGCCAGACTGGTACGATAACTGATCCTCAAGGTAGGTACATCAGGCTTAGAAGAGTGGGGTCTACATATTACGAAGCTTGGAGTGCCGATGGAAAAACATGGTCAGAAGTTCAGTTTTCTCCTGGTTTTTCACCTAACTATATCGGACTATCAGTAAATCTTTTTGCAGTTCCTTCCACTGTGTCGTTTGAGTTTTTCCGCTATGTGGCGAATGGTGCGGCCACAAATATTCCTGGATCATGGGTTATCTATGGAGCGGGGTCTCTAACTGGAACTCCAGGTCAGACAGGTGTGACAGGGCCGACTGGAAGCATCGGTTTTCAAGGGATTCAGGGACTGAGTATCACCGGTCAGACTGGAGCTACCGGCCCCGCTGGGCCATCCGGTGCAACCGCAGGTAACACCGGAGCCACTGGTCCGATTGGGCCGACTGGTCAGACCGGGCTTGGGGCCTACGCTCGTTACTCTTTCGCCTTCACCACTGCCCCCCTGCCCCCCAATACCGGATCTACCACCACAGTTGCTGCCGCATACAGCACCTTTGCGGTTCTGTCCATTCAGACCAGTAGTCCTGCTCGGGTCAGATTCTACGGAACCCTAGCTTATGCTACATCTGATTACTCTCGGCCAGTTTCTATCGATCCGACCGGAGCGACCGGTATGTATCTGGAGTGTGTGACCACTCTTACCACGCTCACACTCATTGTGACCCCCTCGGCTTTCTGTGCGAACGCAGACGCAGTAGAGACAATGAACAGTTACATAACGGTTGAGAATTATGGTGTTTCTACTACTCCGATTACCGTTACCATTAATGCATTGAGGATGGAATGACACTCTCACAATTCAACACCACAAATAATTATTCAACGGATGCTGCGTTTCAGACAGATTGCCTCGCAATTCATAACGCAATTCTTGCCGTAGGTCTGGTGCAGACTGCTGATGTGGGGCAGATCAGTTTTCCTTCTCTGACCCGATCAGTGGCCAATAACGCCTCTGGTTATATCATTTACGCTTTTTCGGATGCGTTACAGGCCACCTACCCAGTTTATATTAAAATTGAATATGGGGCGGGGACTGCAAATTATACCCAGCTAGGACTGTGGGTAACAGTTGGGTTTGCTACAAACGGAGCGGGGGTAATAACTGGAAATAGCCAGACCTCTAGAATTGCTCTACCCTCCGCTACGACTAATGTATTGACACCAGGAGGAGTCAGTGGTTCAACCAGTAGGCTTACTGCTTCCATTATGCTGTTCAATGGCAGTCCTAATTACCTATCCATATGGTTCAGTGTGGAGAGGCTCCAGAGCACAGCCGGTGCGGATACGAGCCAAGGCATTGTATTGGCCTATGCACAGCATGGTGCAAGTGCCTCCCCAATCAGCGGGTCTCAAGTCGTCTACTACTCAGGTTACCAGCCCCCTCCCACCACAGCCCTCGGCTCATTGATGCCCAATCAACCAGCGGGGACCACCTGGGTGGTGGGAGCGAATACCGGCACCGGCCCTATACTCCCCCTTGGGTTTGGTGCCCATCCGTGTATTCAAGGTGGGCTACTTTATTTCCAAGGAGACATTTCGGCCCAGTCCATCCCTTCTATTTCTGTTTATGGGACACCACACAACTATCTTGCACTCGGAGCAGCCCCCGCTAGTTTGACCAATTTCAATGCTTCGGCTGGTATTTTGGCGAGGTGGGATTAATGACCCTATCACTCTACACCACAGCAGGAGTTCCTACCAACCCAACTGGGTGGAGAGCCACTTGTCTTCAGGTACACAACGCAATTCTTGCCGTAGGATTGATTCAGACCACAGATACGGGTCAGATCAATTTCGCTACCGTAACTCCCTCTGAATCTGGTAATGCTAAATCAGGGTATGCTATTTACTCATTTAATGATACTTATCAAGCCTCTTACCCTTGTTTTATTCGAATTGATTATGGGGTAGACAACACGGGAATTAGTTTCTTTGGTATTGCCATATGGATGACGGTCGGAACATCCACAAACGGAGCCGGGGTAATCGGATCTATCACATCTCCAACAATTAATGTCAATATCCAGTTGTACAGTGAGGCCAATGCTGTGGGGGCGGCTAGCGGAACGTCCTCCAGATTGACTTTGGTGTCTAGGTATAACCAAACCGGATCAACTGGCATCTCCGCTCTCTCCGTGGAACGTATTCAGAGCACCGCAGGAGCCGACACTACTACAGGACTAGTGTTCACCTGGATAAAATTCAACGCTCTTCAGAACTCCTTCCCCTATCACGGGCAGCAGGTTCTTTATTTTTCTGGAATACAGCCAGCGGCTTTCTATAATAATAGCACATCAGGAGGCATACCCCCCATTATTCTCCCTTTTAACACCACAGCTTGGGCCAATGGTAATTTCTGTTTCACCTCTCCCGTCTACCCGGTTGGTTATACTCTTCACCCCCCTATACAAGGACTCATGGTGGGCTTTCTGGCCGATTTTCCAGCCCCCAACTACCCCCTTCCCGTCTCTATATATGGGACCAGCCATCAATGGGCCGTGTTTGCTCAATCCTGGCTCTATCAGACCGCCTCAGTGGTCAATCTTCTAGTGAGGTGGGACTGATGGCCATAATCACTAATACCTCTGTCTTTAGTGTGGGGATTGTGAGCCCATTTGACAAAATCATCTCAATCAGTGCCTTTCCCCCTATTATTCCTCCCGGTCTCACTAAAATATTATATGAATCTTCAGCTTGTAGCCACCCCGCCCGACCCACTACAGGGGTCGTATGGCCCCGAAAAGCCCCTTAAGGAGTTAGAATGACACTCTCTACATGGACCAGCACTGTAAACGTCACCACTGATGCACTATGGCGCACCGAAATGCAAGCTATCAGCACTGCTATTCTGGCTGTCGGCCTAGTCCAGACAGCCGATACGGGTCAGATCAATTTTGCGACCGCAGTGCGTTCTGGTGTGATTAACACGGCTGTCGGTTACCAGATCTTTACCTTCAATGACACCTATCAAGGCTCCTACCCCTGCTATATCAAGGTGGAATACGGTTCCGGAGGCGTGGCCACCACTTCTTGTTCGTTATGGATCACCGTAGGCACCGGCACTAATGGTGCGGGTGTGATTACTCCCATTAGCACTTCTCGTTATCAGATTCAGTGCAGCGCAGCTACGGCAGGCACCTTTATTTCTGGTGTGAGTGGCTCCACTAGTCGTTTGACACTCGGATGGTGTACGAATGGGGGCACCACCGTTGCCAACTGGTTCACTGTGGAACGAATTCAGAATTCAGCCGGAGCAGATACGACCACTGGATTGGTGTTTATACAGGCTAGTCGTAATCTCGGAATCACCGGCAATTTCGATCAGGTTATTTACTTCACCAATCCACAGCCCTATGCGTCTACGTCAGTCGGGACGATGATGATCAATCAACCTACCGCAACGACCTGGGTGGTGGGAACGAATACCGGCACCGGCCCCATACTTCCTATAGGATTCGGGGTTCACCCAGCCGTACAGGGGGGCCTCACCTATTTCAATGCTGACCTAACGGTTGGAAACCAGTTCACCGTAAGCATCTATGGGAATAATCATAACTTCCTGGCGATTGGGAGTGCAAATATCGGAACGCTCTATAATCTCCAGGCCACAGCCTCAATTCTGACAAGGTGGGATTAAAATGACTTTGACAACATGGAATACTGTGGCGATTGCCTCCAACGTTCTCTTCGAAGCGTGGGCTCTTCAGGTGCATACTGCCATTCTTGCGACTGGACTGGTGCAGACGGCTGATACGGGACAGATTGTTTTTTCTACCGCAGTCTACCCAGGGGTAGCTAACACCAAAGCTGGCTATGCGATGTATGCGTTTAATGATCCCAACCAGGGCTCCTATCCCTGCTTCATCCGAGTAGACTTTGGCACCGCCTCCAGCGCCGGTTACCCATCCTTATGGGTTCAGGTAGGCACCAGCACGAATGGAGCGGGTGTGATTGGAGGGATACAAACTTCTCAGATTCAGACTCAAGAAACTGGAGCAGGTTATATTTCGGGCATCAGTGGGTCTTCATCCCGATTGACCATGGCACTTAGCTATAATTACGGCCTACCTGCTTATGATGATTTTTTATCAATTGAGCGGATTCAAACCGTCTCTGGAACGGACAGCACCACCGGCTTGGTATTCACATGGGTGAAGAGTTATGTGGGATCCAACACTTATATCAGTAATGGTCAACAAGTCCTTTATTTCACCGGAACCCAACCAGTGGCCAACTATTCCAACTCCAGCGGAATTCCTACCATTTTCGCCAATACTTCCAATACGTCTACCACATGGACTAATGGAGGGAACAACTCTTATGTTGGGTTGATCTACCCAGTTGGCCAGATCGTCCACTACCCAATTCAAGGGTTCATGGTGAATTATCCGGGGGATATCAGTCCTTTTTCAGTCGTCACGATCCCCATTTATGGGACAACCCATAGTTGGATTTCCATGCCAGTCGGATGTGCCACCAATCTGGTGACAAATGGAGGGGCCTCGCAAATGTCTCTCTTAGTTAGGTGGGATTAATGGCAGTTATTTCGAGTCAACAGGCTTACAGCGTTGGATTGGGAGGGGTTTACACCAAATCCTTCTCCTATGTGAATGCTGTGATGACTCAAATACCTGTCTATTCGAATAGATTTATTCTTTTTAATCCAGGTTTCCTCCCCGCCGCTTCCCAGGTCTATCCCAAAGCCCTATTTGCTTCAACTGAGGTGGATACGATGACCTCACTCCTTTACAAACCTATTTTGAATGGGGGTACCATCGGGAATCTTTCTTTTGACGCAAAATACATCGCGGCGGGGCCGATTAGTGAACCGATTCGCCCTCTTTACGGAGTCCTCTGGCCGAAGGGCCATAAATAATGGCTCATCCTAACTTTCGAGCAAGATAAAACTTCCTAATTCTTTGATGAGGTAACCGTTGGGATGGGCACTAGCAATCTGAAAATAACTATTTCTGGTGCAACCGGAATGACCGGTCAGACCGGATTCACTGGTGCGACCGGTCAAACTGGTCCCCTAGGGGCCACAGGGGGTAACGATGGTTACACGGGGGCTACAGGAGCCACCGGCCCAACTGGAAGCAATTTTGGCATAACCGGGGCGACCGGGGAAACTGGAAATCAGGGGCCTGAAGGTGATACTGGGGCTACGGGCAACAAAGGAAACAGTGGATCTACTGGGGGCACCGGAGGGACTGGGAACACCGGAGGGACTGGGAACACCGGAAACACCGGTCTGACAGGTGAACAGGGGAATCAGGGGGCTGAAGGGCTAACTGGGTTGTCTGGAAACCAGGGGAATAGTGGCCCAACTGGAAACGTCGGAGAAACTGGCCTGACTGGTAATTCAGGTGGCACCGGCCTCACCGGGTTGACTGGAAGCACCGGCTCAACTGGTGCTATCGGAGAAACTGGCAATAGCGGAGCAACCGGCTCAGTCGGAGGTATAGGACTTACTGGAAATTCAGGGGCAACTGGACAGACCGGTTTGACTGGAAACAGCGGGGCAACCGGATCCACTGGGACAACTGGTCCTACAGGAAACAACGGTTCGGTCGGAGAAACTGGCCTGACTGGTAATTCAGGGGCAACAGGAGGTAATGGACAAACTGGGTTGACTGGTAATTCTGGCGCGACCGGTTTAGTCGGACTGACAGGAAATTCTGGCGCGACCGGTTCAGTTGGGGCAACCGGACAGACTGGCAATTCTGGCTCTACTGGGCTTACTGGAAATTCAGGGGCCACCGGACCGACTGGAAATACAGGCCCCGCCAGCACTGTAACAGGGGGCACCGGACTCACTGGACCAACCGGAACTACCGGTTTGACTGGCAACAGCGGAGCCACAGGTGGCACCGGCCTTACTGGGAACAGCGGAGCCACAGGAGCAACTGGACCGACCAGTACGGTTACGGGTCCAACCGGAGTAACAGGAGGCACCGGCCTAACTGGACTGACTGGAAACTCTGGTTCTACAGGTGTGATAGGTAAAACCGGCAACACTGGGGCTACTGGCCAAACGGGGCCTACCGGAACTGTAACCGGAGGAACCGGTGTCACTGGACCGACTGGAAATACCGGCCTCACCGGAAACAGCGGAGCCACAGGTGGCACCGGTCTGACAGGAAATTCTGGGGCAACAGGACCAACTAGCACGGTGACAGGGAATACCGGTGTGACTGGAAACACCGGAAATGTTGGTTTGACTGGAAACAGCGGGGCTACAGGTGGCACGGGCCTAACTGGAAACAGCGGAGCGACTGGACCAACTTCAACAGTTACTGGTAATACCGGAAACACAGGCGGCACCGGCCTTACCGGTTTGATTGGAAACAGCGGAGCCACTGGCGGCACAGGCCTCACTGGAAACTCAGGAGCCACTGGTGGAGTCGGTCAGACTGGTGGCACAGGTATAACTGGTAATGTTGGAAATTCAGGTGCAACAGGCAATTCAGGCGCAACCGGCATTATTGGACTTACTGGAAACTCAGGTAGCACAGGAAACCAAGGAGCATCTGGTTCAACTGGGGCTATTGGTCTAACAGGCAATTCAGGTACAACTGGCGGAGTTGGTCAGACAGGAAACTCTGGTAATACGGGTGGAATTGGTGGAACTGGAGCTATTGGCTTAACGGGTAATTCAGGCACAACTGGAGCAATAGGACTTACGGGCGGCACCGGCCTTACCGGTTTGATTGGAAACAGCGGAGAAACCGGAGGGGTTGGAAATACCGGTCTGAGCGGAGCGACCGGAGGGATTGGAAATACTGGACTTACCGGAGCGACCGGAGGGGTTGGAAACCAAGGAAACAGCGGAGCCACAGGCGGCACCGGCCTTACTGGAAACAGCGGAGCGACCGGAGGGGTTGGAAATACTGGTCTGACTGGACTGAGTGGAGCGACCGGAGGGGTTGGAAATACTGGACTTACCGGTCTGAGTGGAGCGACCGGAGGGGTTGGAAATCAAGGAAATAGCGGAGCCACAGGCGGCACCGGCCTTACAGGTCTGAGCGGAGCGACCGGAGGGGTTGGAAATACTGGACTTACCGGTCTGAGCGGAGCCACAGGCGGCACCGGCCTTATCGGTTTGACTGGAAACAGCGGAGCGACTGGAGGGGTTGGAAATACTGGCCTGACTGGACTGAGTGGGGCGACCGGAGGGGTTGGGAATACCGGTCTAAGTGGAGCGACCGGTGGAATTGGGGGCACTGGTCAGACAGGTTCTATGGGCAACCAGGGTGCAACTGGTGTAACCGGTCTAACTGGCGTCCTAGCTCCCGGAAATACAGGTAATACTGGAGCCACCGGAGCCACCGGAGAGGGGGTTCCTACTGGTGGAAATACTGGTGATGTTCTAACTAAGAACAGCACCACAGACTATGATGCTAGTTGGCAACCCTCTTCTGGAGGAACTGGTTCTGGTGGGAATGGTGCAACCGGACTCACAGGCATGACTGGTCCCACTGGTGCAACCGGAATGACCGGAGCTACGGGTGGTGGGGCTAGTATAGCATTTGCAGTCGCTATGGCTGTGGCATTGGGGTAAAATATGAAAACACTTATCGGTCATGACATTGGGCAATACGAATTCAACGCTGCGGCACGGACCATTACCTTCAATGGTCTCCCTCCGTTTGCACTAGAGCAAATTCTGCTCATAACCAATGAGAACCCAAATATCATCATATACAATTTTGCAGATCCAACCCCTAATGGTGGAATCCTGGTGGGTAATGTTCTGACTCTAGACTTTAACACAACTTCGATGTTGAACACTGACCCATTGCAGATTTACATCGACCTACCTACGACTGCTCCAAATGATAACGCTGCAATGAACGATGCTTACACCCATCTCCTACTTCAAAAAATTTGTGATTTGCTAGAACCAATGGCCACACAGGATGTGGCACAGAGGCAGAGAGTCACAATTGATGCAATCACTGGAAGTCTCACCCTAGGCACTGTTAGCACAGTTACCGGTGTCACTGCTGTTACCACCCTCAGCACCATTTCAAACCCAGTTCCAGTTGGCAACATTGCAACCCTAGGTGGGGGCAATCCTGAGTGGACTTTTATGGATATAACAAGACAATCCTATGCAATTGCAATTCGTTCCCAGTTACAGTTTGGAAATTGATCATGGCTAGCGGAATCTACAGTATCACCATTAACGGCAAAACCTACATAGGCTCTGCTATAAACTTTAAAAGTCGTTGGACTAACCATAAAAATCAGTTAAATAAAAATATACATAAAAATAAATATCTCCAAAATGCTTGGAATAAATACAAAGAAATGGTATTTGAGATCATTTGCGAATGTCCAATTTCCTGTTTACTTGGTATGGAACAACATTATATCAATAAATATTTTGATAATCAAATAAATTGTTATAATATGAACTCAATAGCTGGCTCAAGTTTAGGTGCTCATATATCTGAGGAAACTAAGCAAAAAATGAGAGAACTTAATAAAGGGAATAAACATAGTTGTGGGCATAAAAATAGTTTAGGATACAAACATTCAGATGAGTTTAAATTAAAAATGTCAGAAAGAAAAAAAGGAAACACTTTTTGGCAAGGTAAAAAACACTCAGAGGAAACTAAGCAAAAAATGAAAGATACTATAAAAAGAAGTAAAGAACTTAAATACAGAAAGGATATATAAATATGGCATCACTTATTAACACTTTACGCAAGCAGGTTGACCTCCCTGTCTGGGAATGGCTTCGCTTCTCTCCAATCGCATCAGCAGTCCCATCTTGCACCTGCTCAGCTAATAATAGCCAGTACAACAAAATACAAGGTAGGTATATCTACTACTTGATTACTGCTGCTAACTTTTGGCGTTATGACACCTATACAGATACGTTTGAACAACTTCAAACCCCACCCATTGCTCCAGCCACATGGGCGGATATAGAATTTGAACAGTGTCAGGGCATAGAAGGGTTTGTCTTGGGGGCTACCTCCAACACTCTGACTATTCCAGCTTATTCTTCTGGCTCTTTTAGAGGTTATGATGTAAAAATTATTGGTGGGACCGGTATGGGGCAACGTAGAATCATTTCATACGTTAATGAGCCCGTGATCGTTGAAACTGGCGTCCCTACGGCTGTGAATAACGTTTTAGGTTCCTTCACCATTACTGATGCTACGAAAGCCTGGACTCCCAACCAATGGGCTGGCTACCAGCTTCGTATTTCGTATGGAACGGGTGTGGGTCAAGTTCGTAGAATTCTATACAATTCGGCTACGGTCCTAACCCTTGGTGACTCCACCATATCCGCTCAAAGCACTTGGTGTAATCCTAACATCACCTCACCAGCCATTGTCGCAACCGCTGGCTCCCAGTCTATTTATGTGATTGAGTCTTCGGTTGTCACAGTTGATTCACCATGGTTGATCACTCCTGATAAAACCTCTCAGTATATGGTTGAGTCAGGGGTCATTTCCTTATATTCTAGTGCAGCGGCCACTCCATTCTATACTCTTCAATACTACGACATTGCTTCGGACCTTTGGTACATCAAAACTGCTAATACTCTAAACGTATCAGCAGTTGGAACTGATGGAAACTGTGACCATGCTGGGTATGCGGCTGTTGTGTGGACCAGAGGAACCGCTACAGTCGCTGGAACCGCCACCACCCTAACTGACACTACTCAAAATTGGGCAGTGAATCAGTTCGCTGGGTACTACATTAACTTCACGGGTGGAACCGGTGAAGGGCAGTTATCAAAAATTGCCTCCAACACCAACACAGTTCTAACTTTTGCCACCGTCACCACCCCACCCGACACTACCACCGATTATGTGATAGAAGGGTATGATTGCGGAACCCTCACCACCGGAGGCACCTCTACCCTAACCGATTCAACTAAAACTTGGCCAGTAAACAGATGGGCCAATTTTATGGTTAAAATTCTCTTCGGGACAGGTAAGGGCCAGTATATGCAGATTGCATCAAATACTGCCACCACTTTAACCCTAGTTAAACCCTTGGCAACCACCACAGATACCACATCTACTTATTCCATCCTCCCAGATGGTAACAAGACCTACCTGATGATTGGTGGGCAGGCCACCACCTTCATGTACAACTACAGTGATGACCTTCTGACAGAAGGAAGATGGCAGGACTCAGGTATAGCTTGTAACGCAGTGGTGACTTATAGCACTATGCGCCCAATTGGCATTGCTTCAGCGGTTCACGCTACCACCAACGCCACCATCACCACTTCATTCCCACACTACCTAAAGGTAGGTATGTCGGTCACGGTAAAGGGGATGACAGATTCCAATTACAACACCACCGCCGTAATCAACAGTGTCCCCTCAACCACTCAGTTCACCTATACGATGGCCGGAACCCCCGCCGTCGATACGGTGGCTGGAGTTCAAAACACCACAGTTCTCACCGATTACACAAAAAATTGGACAGTAAATCAGTGGGCCGGGTACCAGTGCTACATGACTGTTTCAGCCGTGACCGCTGCGACTGGTTTGGCCACCGGACAGGTGCTTCAGGTTTTGGCAAACACAGCCAACGCATTAATTTTTGTAGCGGCGGGTACCGCTCCCATCACCGGCACCACTCGCTACATCCTCACCCCTAGAGCTACACCAGGGTTGATGGATTGTGGTCTTGCCACTGGCACTCAGTCAACCTCTCTATTAACAGACACAACAAAAGCAAGCAATCTAAATGCTTCGATCTCGGCTGGAAGTAATACGCTGACGATCAACCCCGTCACCTTCACCGCTAGCTTCGCCAACAATCAAATGACCCTTACGGTTCCTCCGGTAAATGGGGTTATCCAGGTTGGAAATCTTATCTCTGGTGTGGGCATTCTTCCCAATACCTACATCTCGGCACTGACTTCTGGAACCGCAAATACCCTTGGAGCCGTATATACATTGACTCCCCAAGGAACAATCGCTTCCGCAGGTGGTCAGTGCTCTCTGTCTGGCTCCTCCATGACCATCACTACGGTCCCCACAACTGGTGTATACGCTCCTGGTCAGCTTATTTCAGGAACTGGTATTACTGCTGGAACAACCATAGTGTCCTTAACTTCTGGGACAGCTAATACTATTGGTGCTGTGTATCTCTGTAGCGCAGCAATGACTACAGAATCGGCTGAATCGGTAATCTCTAACTTTGGAGTTGGCACGATAGCGGCTGAAACAGTGACCTGTTACCCACAGGGTCAGATCAACCCAGGAATGTTGGTTACATCTACTGGCTCTACGGGTGGGCAGATGTCATTTGCTACTAACGTAGCTACCATTACAACTGTTCCAACCTCTGGTTCAATTGCTATTGGTCAAACAATCCAGTCCGCTGGAGCAGCAAATGGAGCCGTTATTATTGCTCTTGCATCTGGAACTTTAAACGTTCTCGCATCTACATATACATTATCAACCTCACCAGGAACAATCGCTGCTCAGGCAGTAACAACTTCAAATCTTACCTTTGCAACAGGTGGCTCCGCATCATTCGCCACCAATGTGATGACTTTAACAGTTGCTCCTACTCTTGGGTCAATAGCTGTTGGTCAATATATTACTGGTGCTTCTGCAAGTATCCCAGCGGGGACGTACATTACTGGATTACTCACTGGTAACCTGAATGCTGTTTCATCCACATACTCTTTATCAACCTCACCAGGAACAATTGTTGCCGGAGCTATCACAGCTTCAAATGGAACCGGCTCATTTGGTGGTCAGGCGTCATTCGCAACTAACATAATGACTCTAACTACAATCCCAGCCGTGGGAGCCATCACCATTGGAGCAATCGTAACGGCTGGAGCAGTGCCGGTAGGGACGACTATCACAGGTCTACTCACCGGGACACTTAACGCTGTGTCTTCCACTTATTCACTGTCTACTTACCCCGGCACAGTCGGTGCTGAAGCCATCACCACAAGCGCCATCCCAGTCGGCACGGTCATAACCCAACAGCTAACCTCTACGATGCCAAATGGTGCGAATGGTGGAACTGGGACATACCTCCTCTCCCTCCCCGCAGCCAATACCCTCACCTATGCTGCCCTTGATTATATGTGGGTTGTTAATGCGTTTGCTGGTCGTAAATGTAAGTTGATTGGAGCCACTGGTCAATCTCAGGAGTTCTCAGTAGGCTCTAATACCAATTGCACTATTGCAATGACAGCTATTACAACCGCCCCAGTGACTCTTGCCACCTCATATGCACTACTCCAGCAGCCTGTTCGTGGAACTGGTTTTTGCATAGAAGGTATTTTTGGTTTATCGGATACTAGTAACTCCGGAAAATGGTGGATTGCGGCACGTGCCGGGGCAGCAGTTGGGTTTGATAAACTAGATATTACGACTGATACATTTTACATGATACCAACCTCTCCACAGACGGAAACCCTGTCTACTGGCTCAATGTATGCTTATGACGGTCAGGATAGACTTTACTTCACCAAAGAAGCAACCCAGAGAATGTATTATATGGACTTAAAGACAAACCATATTCATGGAGCGGGCATGTATCCCTATGCTGCCCCCACAGCTCTCCTTGGAAACCGAATGGAAATCTTTCAGACAAACGATGGACTTAATTACCTCTGGATCAATCGGGAAACCAACTTGGAGAATTTTAGACAGCTTCTTTTCTACTAAACAAGGCTAAAAGATGTATGTAAGTATTGTCAACGAATATGGTCGGACGATTCAAATCAATACTCGTCAGATCAATTACGTACAGATTGATGGTAAGACCATGTTCCTCAATTATTTTGGGGGACAGTCTACCGCTACCTCGTCCAATCTGGTGCAAATCCAGACCTTGCTGACTGTTCTTCTCGCCCAGCCCTACTTTCTAGATTTGCGGCAAAACGGGAGTGGCTTCCTTCTCAACCTTTCGGCCATTCGCTATACTGATTTTGCTCCAATTGCTGGTTCGGTATTCGTTTATTTCAACGCAGTCAACATTATTGTAAAGCTTCCCGCTTCGCTCGAACCAGCTCTTTCCACAGCCCTTGCAGCCTATGTGGATACGGGGGGTGGGGGAGCAGGCAATGGCACCTCCCTCAATGATATCATTTCCCAACCCAGTCACGGTTTTCAGATAGGGGATATCCTGGGGTATGACGGAACGGTTTGGTTTCTCGCACAAGCGAACACCGATGCAACTTCTGAAGTTTATGGAATCGTATCAAGCATAACGGATCAAAATACCTTTACTCTCACCACCTCTGGGTATGTGGCCGGTTTGACTGGCCTCACTCCTGGTGGTACCTATTTCCTCAGCGATTCTGTGCCGGGGAGTATGTCTTTGACCGAACCCACTACCCCTGGGCAAATTAGCAAGCCCATTTTCTTAGCTATGAGTCTGACCAGTGGCCTCTTCGTTGAAATGCGAGGAGAGTTGGTTCAGTCTGGAGGGTCCGGTGGGGGAAATGGAGCCGCCCTCCTGGACCCTATCCAGCAGACTGCTCATGGTTTCACCGTTGGGGATATACTTCGTTACGATGGCACCGGATGGGTCTGGTCTCAGGCTAATTTGGATGCCAACTCCGAAGTTTACGGAATGGTTTCGGTTGTAGTTGATCCTGATAACTTCATCATCACCACATCTGGGTACGTTACGGGTCTGGTCGGTCTCACCCCTGGAACCACTTATTTTCTTAGTGCTGTGACCCCAGGTAGGATGACCCCCACGGAGCCAACCGGAGATGGGGAAATCAGCAAGCCTATTTTCCTATCTACCAGCCCTACTAGTGGTCTGTTCACAGATATGCGAGGTGAATTGATTGCATCCGGAGGATTGGGCGCGAATGGGACGGCATTGTCTGATTCCATCATGCAAATTAACCATGGCTTCTCTATTGGAGACGCAGTTCGATTTGATGGGACCGAGTGGGTGTGGTCTCAGGCTGATTCGGATGTTGATTCTGAGGTGTATGGTCTGGTTTCAAACGTTATTGATCTAGATAATTTCACCATCACCACTTCTGGATATATAGTTGGTCTAAGCGGCCTGATTCCCGGTACAACCTATTTTTTGAGTGCCCAGATTCCTGGGGGATTAACGTCCACAGAGCCTTTGGCGGATGGTCAGGTCAGTAAGCCACTGTTTTTGGCTACTAGCTCATCGAGTGGTCTATATATTGACATGCGTGGGGAACTCATTTCCATTGGTGGGAGCCCAGACACCTATACGAACGAAACCCCCACACCAGTTACGGTTGGGGGGATTCCGGCAGGCTCCACATTTGTAGGTTTGACTACGCAACAAATGTGGGATTGGTTACTCTACTCTATTCACCCTTAGCTTCTAAGGCTATTTTAGACCGTTCCTTCTTACAATATTTGTTATAGTGGAAGCACTCAGCCCTAATTGACGGGCTATCGCTTTGTTTGATATACTTCGTGTTTTCCACAATCTTATGGCTTCCGTCTCAATACCCACATGTATTTTGTTTAGGGCTGATTGCTGCTTAAATCTAAGTTTTTGGGCGGTTGACATACGAATCCTGGTTTCTTTGGTAGGAGATGCCCCTTTATTCACAGGAGTTCGGCCTGTCAATGTCTCTGCTATCTTTTTTCTTGTCTCGTCACTAACTTTATGCCCCATTAGAGTTGCCGAGGTTCTCTTTCTTACCCCCTCTGATGGAGGTGGCCTGTGATGCTGAGACTCAGACACCCTCTTTTTTGTTTCCTCAGAGTGGGGGGCTCGGGCTTTTCGTGCAACTGATAATGCTTTTTTATGCTCTTCCGAAAAAGGCACACCTTTCTTAGCTAGGGATAGCTTCTGTTTCGCCTTCTCAGTATGTTTTAGCCCTAAGCAAGATCCCGCCGCAGGGGCAGTATTATAGAGAGATGCCCCCATAAATCTGAGAGAATTCATCCAATACTGCTCAGTTTCAGTTAGAAGATTGTCAGAACACACCTCCAGAATCTCAAAGATAAAGGCGTCTGCACCATATTTATTCCAGGAGTTCTGTAAATAATGGCAAGAGTGACGCTGGTGTTTAAGGTTGCATTTGTGCTGTACCCACCGTCTTTTAGGGTTGCACGATTGGCCTACGTACCCTTTGTTAGAAATTACATTGATTATTAGGTAGATTCCACCCATTTTCCACCTTCCCAAACATTTTTGATTGCTTTTGCCACCACTTCATTTGGGATTCCGGCCATACAAGCGTGACAAGGATGGGCATAATCTTGCCCAGGAGGGTTATCGCACGGCCCTTTAGACATAGAGGAAATAGCTGGATCCTCTTTGTAGCATGGGCGGCATGGCAGTTTTACCCCAATGTTCAGATTGTGATCGTAGCCCGAGCCCTGAGCACTTGTTGACCCCCAGAGAATAACAGCAGGAACCTTATAGGGCTTTCCGTCTCCTTTGCTCCAAATATAATTGGTCACATGGTTTGGGAATGAGTCTACCCCCACGTGCATTTTTGCATTAGCAATCAAATCAATTGCTAGTTTGAGGGTCTTTCCCATATGGGTATGGTCCACTCCAGGGATTTTGGGATCCCCACTTCCGCCAATCTGTATAAAGGGGATGCTGGGGCATTGTTTGACTATCTCTCCCCACCGTTCAGCACTGATTGACTTGTACACTGACCATCCTGCCTTTACTTGTAGGGTTGCATAGTCGGCTGGTAGCTCTAACTTTTCTCGGTCAATAGAGGGAGTAGGGAGGCTCAGCGCCACCATCTCTTCGGGGAGCCCCATTTCTTTTGCAAAATACTTAATTAGATGCTGTCGCATTTCCGTATTAGGGTAATCTTCATGAAGAGGATAACCGATTAAATTGATAACTTTCTCATATTCATGCGCCTTCCCTGCCAGTGTGTTGAAATCAAACCATGCGTCTACCCCAGCATCTTTAAACATCAACTCTAGTTCCGCACCAATTGCTGGATGGCAGTAATAGTGTATTTTGCAATTAGGGTGCTTCTTTTTGAGACTTGGAATCAAATTAAGCGTGATTAAAATGTCTCCGACAGCACCCGGTCGATTAAGGGCAATTTGTTTAACTTTCTTCGTCGTTTTTTTTAGATAGTTCTGGGAGATTAGAGCCTGATTTAGGGCATTGACCCTCTGGTCCCACTCCTTATCCTCGCATCCGATCTGTTTCTTGGCTTCAGCAGCCCATTTGTAAGCTGCCTCCTTGTCCCCAAGGTTCTCATAGCAGAAACTGAGCATCCGAGTCGGCTGGTCAGTGTATTTGTTGGGTTCACGCCAGAGTTCTGTGGGCTCCTGCTTGCGTCCGAATGCCTCAAGGCAGTAACCGATGGTTTTGTTCCAGTCGCCGGTCTGGAAGGCCATGTAGCCCAGTTCCATCCAGAACTCAGACCAATCAGGAGCCTTGGAGAGACCAAATAGGAGGGACTTCTCTGCTTCGGCCAGCATTCCAGCCGCACGTTCGCACCTTCCCTTGTATAGGCAAGAAAAAAGATACTCGTCACGGAACGCATCACCGAAACTGATTCGCATGTCGTAGTATTTAACGGCCTGGACGTAACGTCCCGCATCCTTATGCGTATTGGCCAGATAGAAAGCGGTCCTGGGATTTGGATCTTCTGCGATTTCTGCCTCTAGAATGCGGAGGTTACGCTGATTAGAATTCTCACCCACACCAGGGGCTGCATCATGGTGAATCACGCTGTCCTTGAGGGTGATCCCAGGTCGTCCTCCATGATTTGGATATTCATGGATTCGTCCTGAGAAGTTGACTCCCTCACGAGTCTTCCAGGCACGATGGTGAACCCATTTCATGCCATCAGTCTCAATCATGATGCCAAACACCTTGTATTGAGTCAGATAGAAGGCACGTTTTAAATTCTCAGGAGTCAATAGCTCGTCATCTGCATCAAACCAAATTAGATAGTCGGCAGAGGGAATCCGATCAATCTTATCTACGAATATGTTCCTGGCCTTACTGAAGTCCCACAGCTTCCAATCTCCAGATTCATCCTGCTTTGAGGCCCCCGTATAGGTTTCGAAGGTAAGGGGCTTAGTCCAAGCAGCCTTGGCCACTTCCTCAGTCTTGTCCGTAGAGCCGGTGTCAATGACGACCAAACCATCCACCACATCTTCAATGGATTTTAGAACACGGGGAAGATCACGTTCCTCATTTTTGACAATCATCCCACACCAGACTTCTGGCTTTTTCTGGATGGGGCGCAGCACGATATCTCGTTGCCCTGCTCCATCCATCGGAGAAGTCCAATCTATAGTGAAAAGGTCTTGCCCTTGAACCAGAAGCTCTAAAATACTGGATAAGGAGTGGAAGAACGGATGAATTGTATAGTGCCCCTCATCTAAATCTCGTTCAAATCCGCTCACTCCATGATCTGGAAGGCGTAAGAAAAGGATCCCATCATTAGCTAGCAAACTCTTTATTTTTCCTAGAGCGGCCAGTGGGTTATAGAGATGTTCCATCAAATGAATCATGGTAACAGCCTGGAATTTTTCTGTATGTGTCCACTCCCTAATCTGCTCTTCAGTGAGGGCCTCAAAGTCAGCCATCAACATCGGAACATCAAGCTCCTTGCTGTATTCTGGAACAATTTCAATGTTATCCATTCCAAAGGCTTCACATCCTAGTTCCTTAAAACAATAGCTCAAATATGGAAATTTTGAGCCAATGTCCAACACCTTGCCGGGTTTCCCTCCCATGAAGTTATTGAGGATGCTCTCTGCGAGAGACTGATTGATCCCTTTTTCATAGTCGGACATTAGATGACCTGTAAACCCGCCATTTTGGTCTTTTTCATGAGCAGCCTCATAGACTTTGGGGGGCATAGGGTTCTGGAACCAGCAATCACAAACAGGGCACATCCAATAGGGGGTGTCCTGATACTTATGAACCGTCTGGGTGGAACAAATTGGGCAATTTGCCATTAAACTTCTCCTTTGGGCAGGAATACAAGTATCCCCGTATCTGTTTTAATACTCTGTGCAGTATGCGTGGAAGAAAAAGTTCCAGTAAACTCCTCCCAATTCACATTTATATACTTGACATGATTTTCCTTCACCTGATCCACCGTAAAATTCGGGTTTTGGGGGTTCACCAACATCCTCATGTCATCACAAATGATCACATCCCTCTCTATGTTAGGTTTCAAGGCTCTGATGAGTTCTAACTCCTTGAATAAGGGCCAACGAGTTTCAGAGGTCTCCTCCACATCGTAAAAAGCAGGAAAATGAGCATCCAACCAGAAGAGCGTAGGCCCCGGAAGTCTAGGCAGGAGAGTCTCTAGGAATGTGAGACTATCAGTGTTCATAATGAACGCTTCGGGTAGCAACCGGTAAGTAGAATCTACCGCTTCTTGCCTGATATCGCAGGAAAATAGAAAATGCTCGTCAAACCCACATTTTTTGGCAAAACTCATTCCTTCGCCATCCTGGCAACCTGTTTCCACAAACAGAGATAACCCATACTGCTCTCGATACTGTTTTATTGGGGTAGCGATTAAATGTGTCATAGATTGAAATTGGCCCAGGTTAAAGATGCTTGTAGCTCGGGGAACTGATCAGGTTGGATACAAAATAAATCACATCCGTGCTCATACACGTTGTAGTTGAGGTGTTTAAAATAACGAACTAAGGCTCGTTTATCAGATTTCAGCCACTCTACCCATGCGATAGGCTTGAACTTGGTGAAAGTTTCGACCCCACCCTCCAAAATCTCTTCTTCCATGCCTTCGGCATCAATTTTGATCAGATCTAGACGTTTAAAGTTCCACGCATCAATTGGCGCTACTCGAACTTGTTCATCTGGGTCATCCGGAAGCCTTTCTTGCCCAATATCATTCACTTTTGGTTTAAATTCAAAGCTTCCAAAATTTCCAGCCTTGCTGTAGTCGTATTGAGGAATGGCCATAACCCCCTCCTCCCGACCCATCACAAAATTATGCACATAGACGTTCTGTAGAGAGTTCAGAGAGACAGTTCCAGCCACCATATAGGCTAGAATGCGCTGGCCTTCGTACGAAAATACATCTCCACCCAACGGCTCGACGGCTTTGGCTAGGGCTAAGGTGAATAGGCCAAAGTTAGCTCCGATGTCCACACAAACAGTGTGCTCTCCACATTTTCTAGCCAAATCACAGAGGAACATGATATCCTCATGATCGAACGCTTTGCCAGTTCGCCGCAAGCTCCCTGTTTGATTGATATCGTTTCCATTCACGATTACCGGACCGTAATCGCTTTTTATTACCCCATTGTATATCATGCAACCTTCCTAGCAAGAATATAGAAACTCCAAAACGCATCCGGATAGCAAGAATACTCTTCTACACGTAGATTGGTGTTTTGATTGATCCATTTAGTTAGAGTGAGAGGGGATGGAGCCCATACGTGGTTATCCCCCACCCATAGCCCCCCAGGCTTCCACATTTCCATAGATGGGTGCGGTAGGTAGATTAAACAGGTTCCTCCAACCCTGAGAGAGGCATCCCACAATCTTAACTCTTCTCCCCATTCTTTTATATGTTCTAGGCAGTGAGAAGAGAAGATGTAGTCGAATGGAGCTTGGTTAAACCGGCTCCTCTCGCTTTCATTATGAATGGCGATGGCTCCTGGAAGTGGCCACTGACTGGAACCAACATCAAGCCCCTTTCCTCGGCAGTGCATTAAGGCGATGGGTTTAATTCCCTCCGTTCCATTACCTTCATTCAGGTATACTGGGTATTTCTCCTCTTGTAGGGCGGATTCGATTTCCCACGTTAACTCTGTCTTGTTCATAGCCCTCTGAACCCCTGGATAGGCTCGGGTGGCCGCAGGGTAGAGGGGGCTGTAAAATCCCACAATTTTTCTTACCCCAGTCGCATGAGCGATGTGAAGCCCAGAGCTATCGGGGCCAATGAACATATCAGCTTTGCGGATAGCATCTACAAATTCTTCATTTGGCATTCCAGACCGAAGTAGGGTGATCGGATTTCCAGATTTTCGCATAAGCTCCATGGGGAGGTCTGATGCGGTAAAGTCTCGCCCATCTGCTCTCCCACTTTCTCGTAGTTGGATTACAATCGAGTGATCAGATTCAGGCCCGTAGGAGTTCAAACAGGGGGTTCGGCGCAAGAGTCGAACATTTGCAACCGCAGCAAACGCATCTACTCCATGTAGTCCACAAAGCTGCTCGATCACTCCATTAAAGGAGAAGTGGTTGACGGGAGTTTCCTCATCAAACAGCCCATTCATATCCGTAATGAGGGGTCCGGTTTCCATTTTTCCGTAACGGCTAAAATCGTCGTTCTCTAGGAGAACCCTCCACACGAATGGGCTGCCTGCTAACACCCAGGCATACTGCTTGTGAGTTCTGATGATGATTCGGGCCGGAGCATATTCATAATAGAGGGCTTCGATGGTTGGTTCGATCATCAACCAGTCCCCAATGCCACCACCTCTCGTAATCACGATATAGTTATAACCTTGGTCCACAGAAACTCCTGCTCATTCTCTTACTAATACTCCGTCAGAGACCAAACTATGCGGTATTTTCAAATACCAGCCCCTTTTAGAGAGGTGCTAGTATCATGTTCAAGTTTTCCGCAAAGCTCTTGACCGCAGACGCATGGGATGGGATCGATATTAAGCTCCACAACCGCGAACAGGATTTGTGGGCCAGACAGGTCTGGCGTGGGCTTAATGACCAATATAGCAAACTTAAAGAGCAGTACAAAATCAAGGGTGTGGCCCTCAAAGAGTGGCTCAAGGAATACGGTATCGGTGGGCTCGTGCAGTCTAAGGATCAGGTTGTTGTTGGAGCGATGAGAGAAATTGCCAAACTGTTAGACGAGACGGTGAAATCCAACAAAGAGGGTGGGGCTTATCGTCAGAATGAGGTCCAGGCGTTCAAGAACGAGTATGGCACCAACAGAATTGACTGGCTTTACGCTCTGAACGGTCAGAAACGCAGTAGTAAGAGTCGTAAGGTCAATTCGGGATTGTTGGAGTAACGATGGATATTCAGGCCATTGCTAAGAAATACATCAACATGATGCCTAAGTCCAAATCTGGACTGACTATGCCCACTCCAAAAATTGTGATTGTCAATGCGTTGACAACCAAGTGGAACGGGATTACCGTATGGGACGGCAAGGGTCTGGATACGGTGGTAATCAAGCTCCAGAAGCGAATCACCAAGGATGAAGAGTCATTAAACCGGATTATCGCTCACGAAATCTGCCATGCCTGGGCTTTCTGGATGGTGGGAATCAACGAGGAACGGAGTCCCTGGCACCGTGGTCACTCGGCTACGGGAGGATGGTGGAAGGCGGCTCAGATTATCAACCAGAATGAAGGGAACCCCGAGTTTGTGACTGAAATCTCGGATGAGGCCATTGTGATAAATAATGACAAAGTGTTTTACGTTTACTTGGAAAAGAACTCCAGGGGATTGTTTTGGGCATGGTTCAGCCGAGTTACAGATAATCTAGCCCGACAGCTTCGTTATCGAATCAGTAACGCAGAGCTTTATAACTACCCTATTACGGTAATTAAGACAAGTGATGAGAGGTTTCTCATCCCAGCCGCAAAACTTCCCAGATGTGCTAGATTAGCGGAAATGCCAGAAAATTTAACTAACAAGATCGAAGAGGCACTCATGAGAAACCCAATTGATATTGATACACCTAGGGATATCAAAACAATTATTTCTCAGGCTAAGACAGCCGAATGGAAACAGAAACGGAAAGCTCATTTTCTAGTTTGATTCTTTCTAGTCAAAGCTGCCGTAGGATCCAAATACGAGTATCAAGATAAATGCCCATCTCTGGAATCTACATCATAATAAATCCCGTCTCGGCTACCGCTTATATTGGTCAGGCTTGCGATGTCAGGAGACGATGGAATACGCATAAGTCTATGCTGAATCGCAAGAAGCATCAAAACCCCCATCTTCAGGCGGCTTGGAATAAATATGGATCAGAAAACTTTTTGTTTGAACTTCTAGAGACTTGCGAGGGAAAAGAAGACTTATTAGAGGCGGAGCAATTTTGGGTAGATTACCTTTCGTTTATAGGTGGGAAGCTTTACAACATCTCTTCTCCCACTTTCTCTATGCTAGGTTTTCATCACTCTGAAGAGGTGAAACGCAAGCTATCTGTTTTTCATACTGGAAATACTTGGGCCAAAGGGAATAAACTGTCTCTAGAGACTAGGACGAAAATGTCAGAAAAAGCGTTTTCAGAGGAAACTAGACGAAATATGGCAGAAGGGCAAAGAGGGAGAATTCATTCCGCTGAAACTAAGCAGAAAATAAAATTAGCTACTTTGGGAAGAAAAGTTTCAGAGGAAACAAAAAAGAAGAGAGCCGAAACGTTAAAAAATAGATCCAGGGTTAGCAATGAGGAAACAAATCTCAAGCGTTCCATTTCTTTAAAAAATTATTGGAACAAAAAAAGAGGGGCTGAATAGTGAGCAAAAAGACTTATTCCGACATTGTTTGCTTGGTTCGTAACGAAATTGATTCAATACGAAAACGAGATGGGGAGTTGGCACCCTCTGCATATGTGGTTATGGAGATTGCAACACGCATGAAGAACGTCCAGCCTTGGGACGGATATGATCAGACCGCCACTCTAGCCCTCAACCTCAGAGGAGTGATTGAGGAGATTTTGAAGGGAAAGAAAAACCCCCTCCGTCAGGTCGATCCTAAGAAAACAGAGGATCCCGACATGGAAGTGATCTGGATTAGCCCAAATGAATATGATAATCTTGAGGACTCACTTGGAAGTAAACAATTAGTGGGGCGATCCGTTGACCGGTGCCCCACTTTGACCAAAAAAGAAAAACTGAAGAAGAGGCTCAAGCAAGCCAGTTAGACTGGATGTCCAAAATCTGTAAGATCTGGATCCGACATCCCTCTGAAGAAATGCCATTTGTCATCCACTCCTTCCACTACTTCGGGATCATACCAATGGCATGAATCCTCCTCCCTGAACTGAGTTTCGATCAAATGGTCCACTGAGTGATAGAGGTCTTCCAGCGTTCCACAGTTTACCAGCACACAATCAAACCCCTCATACGAAAGCATGTCGATTTCTGAGGCGTGTTTGGCCACTTCTTCACTCACTTGCTCCTCTGCGGCTCTGGCAGTTTCGGCTCTGATTAATTTGACTAAAAAGAACCCCGCTTTCTTTAGGGCCTCAAACTCGTTATTAAACCTTGCATCCGTTACGACAATATTGACGGATGGCCCCCAATTTGCGGCTTCCTCAATAAGAATATCTACCCAAATGTTAGGGTTTTTAGCCCTGGCCCACTCAGTTCCAATATACTGCAAAAATTGTCTATCCTTTTCCACTGGGAGGTGGCATCGTTGCTGTGCAAACTCCAGAATTTCATAGATGGGGGTGGCAAATTTCATAATGACCCCATTATGGTTCTTGACGATGTAATCTCCGCACGTATCCTTCCCTGAACGCATCTGCCCAGCGAATGCTATCTTGATTTGTTTCATTTGCACACCCCCAACTCAGTCAAAAACCTACTCGGGGCCACCCACTGTGGCTCTTTGTAAGCAAATTCAATCGCCGCAGGCACCCCAAGCACCAGTGTATCCTTAGCCCTGGTGCAGGCTACGTAAAATAGGCGTCTTTCCTCGCTGATTTCTTCATCTGAGGTGCAAAACTTGTGAGGTAGGCTCCCATCATAGAGGCCGACGACATAAACAGTCTTCCACTCCAGCCCCTTGGCCGCATGAATGGTACTGATGATGATCTTGCCCTCCCCACCTATGTCCTTTTGGTCTTGCATCGTTAGCTGGAACACCACATCGTCAATCGTCATCTCTCTTTCAGCCATTAACGCATTGATCATTTCCTTGAGCCGCACGATATTATTCAGCTTTTGTTCAATTTTATCCTTGTGCTTTTCATATTTCTTCTTCAAATATGTCTCATAACCAATGGCTCTGACCAAATAATCAATTGCATCAGAGGGGTCGTGAGAGCGTTTCACCAACTCATCCACAATATTGAGGTAGCCCCCAAGTTTCTGAAGCTGACTTCCTCGTAGACTCTCCACTAAGTTCCCTTCATGCTTCAGATTAGCATTCAGGAGCACCTTATCTAGTGCGGCATCTCCAACACCTCGCTTTGGCACCATACTGGACCGCCGCATGGCTGAGAAATCATGAGGGTTAGACGCGATTTTGAGGTAAGAGAGGATGTCTTTGACCTCCTCAGCCTGCAACAGTCCCATGGCCCCTCTGATGATGTAAGGGATTCGGTTTTTGACCAATTCGGTCTCAATATCACGGACCTGAGACCCTGCACGAACCAGAATGGCGATATCCTTATATTGAACCTTTGCATTTTTGTTAAGAATCTCCACACTAATCGATTCGGCCAGATCTCTGGGGGTGTTGGAGTGTCGGAGAAGAATTTGTCCATGCTCATCCTTACCCCCACGATGGGACTCCATCCGAAGGGGGATCGTATCTGTCATGAAAGTCTGAACTTTGTTCGCCAAGGTGACAATTTCAGGCACCGATCTATGGTTTCGTTCCAATTTGTAGAGCCTAGGCTGCACTCCTCGCCATTCCTTGGTATAATTCAAGAGAATGCCAGGGTTTGCCCCATTGAATCCATAAATGGACTGATTGATATCTCCCACACAGAGCATGTTGAAGTTACCAGGGGGTAGGATAGAGTTTATCATATTCCACTGACAGTTTTTTACTACAACTCCATTAGCCACATAGGTATGATAGTTTTCGACATCCATTGAGTACACAATACCAGAATAAGGAGTCCTTTTGACACTCTTTATAACTATTCTTTTACCAGTCTCTGGAGAGGGTAGAGACATTAATCCGGGGATTAGGTTGGTGGCCCTAGTTTCACACCATCTTTTGTGTATCTTAGTTCCCCCCTCTTCTTTTGAATAGAGGGGGTAGTCAAACATACGTCCATGAGCCCTTAAACATTCCACGCCATTTCCATTTGTCTCACTAAATACTAAATGAATTAAGCTCTCATGTCTTTCTCCATTTGTGGGCTCGAATTGGGTCATAGGAATCCCATAAAGGCATGAAGTTATCTGTTCCCATGCTCGTGAGTCTTGCTTAGTTTCCACTATTTTTAAAATCCATGCCCGATCTGCCTTCTCTTCCTGAATCCTTCTTACAAACCCCCCATAGGGGCCACAGCCAATTCTTCTATAGCCTAGAGAGCACTGCCCAACTCGGAAGCCAAAACCTTCTCTCCACATTAAATAAATAGCATAACTATCACTGTCATTTAGAGCAACATATACTCGATGATCAGGGGTCATTTGAAGGGTTCCGCCCTCATAAGTGATGTCTATCATATCCCCATTGTACACACGCTCTCCGATAGTAATGGGAGATCCATGCATAACTAGCTTGCCGTGTCCCCGCTCCCAAGGAACCACCCTGTCCTTATCTTTGAGAGACTCTATGGGAACCTCCTTATGCACAGTTTTGATACCATCCATTCCTACGAGCTTGCGAATCATTGTTCCTGGAGGGTGACAAGTGTTGGTGTCCTGAGCCTCATCCATCAGCACGAAATCAAACTGCCGTTGAAGGTTGTGCAGCCATTTCTCGTCAGTTTGCCCCCTTCGAACAAATAAATGAATCATATCGTCAAAGTCCACAACAGAGTCATGTGTTTTCTGCTTCTCATAGGCTAACCAGATCTCCAATTCCTGGTTGGACATCGCATGATAACCCGCATGGGCCACCAGAGCCTTCTGATGCACCTCGGAGGTGTAATCGACTCGAAACCCCACCCCTCTGGCCCTATGGTAGGCCAGTTTGTCCTTGAGCAGGTAAGGGTTGAGTATGTCACCCAACTCCCTATCCTCAATCAGCTTCTTCAGCATCTCTTTTTGGTCATATTCATCCAGAGGGGTAACTTTTTCGTTCAGACCGAATCCTTTAGGGGCTCGTCTGATGGCACTCAATGCTAGTGAATGTATGGTCCCAATCCAGGGGTGACTTGGTTCCGCCGCCATGCCGACCCGTTCTAGAATCTCATTTGCGGCTTTGTTGGTAAAGGTCAGGGCGAGGATTCGCTTTGGGCTGACCTCATCATCTATAAGATGTTTAATCCTGGCCGTCAAAACGGTGGTTTTGCCACTCCCCGCCCCCGCACAAATGGCAGCGGGAGTTCCGATAGGGTGTAGCACAGCGAGGCGTTGTTCGTCATTTAGAGCAGAGAAGTCCATACCCAGATATTACTCAAAACTTTCCGTCTACCTATGCCTTTGGTGAGGATTCGTATGATAGCAATTGCATCTGGTCGGCAGCTTGGTCCTGGGGATCTCTCGATCACCATCAGAGATGAAAACGGGGCTCCGTTCAACCCCGCGACCATTACCTTCAGTATTTTTTCAACGGTGAACGGGGTTGAAACCCTCATGAGCCAGCCTAACCTGACCCCCCAACAAAGGTGGACAGGGGTCTATTATGTGCAAATGGCCATTCCCACCATCTGGACCGGACAGTTCAAGCTCGTTTGGTACGTGGCCCAAAACTCAGGAGATCCCACTACCACCATTTACGAAGATTTCGAAGTAATCGAGTTCAACCCACCCACAAATTCTGTCGAAGCGATGAGCGTCTACTTATCTATGCGTCCAGGTGTGACCCCTCAAACAGCAGAGTTGGTGATGAAGGTTCGGGAGCTTCTTTCCGATACAAACCCAGATAGAAACTATCATTTTCGTCCTCCAACTCCTGCCAAGACGGTCGCAGGTTACACCTCAAGGGTCGGCTTTATCTGGGAAGACCATACCATTATTAGAATGCTCAAGTTGGCCATTGCTCAGCTTAATACCTGGAATCCCATGAATTGGTATAACTACTCGCTGGATACCCTCCCTGTTTCCAGAGGTGGGAGTGACTGGGGAGAGGCCGCAGCTTTGGGGGCCGCAGCAAAATGCCTCTCTGCTGAGGGGGCTCGTTGGGCTGCTGAAGAATTTGGCTATAGCCTGAATGGTGTGAGTCTAGACATCAATAAGGCTGCAACTTACCAAAATCTAGCCCAGTCTTACGATGCGGAGTTTCAGATTTGGGCTCCCCTCATTACTGCCAATCGGCCTGCTTCTGTGGGCCTTCGTCAGAGTCGCTGGCTTCTGGGGTAATCTATGGCAGAGCTTCATTTCAATCATCCAGAGAATCACCGACCCGTCATGCACATGCATACAGAGCACCCTTCTATGATTCAGAATCTCATTGTGCTTAACAGCAATTATAATGGCTCTAGGGATATTTGCTGGACCAACTCAGATGACAAGAATGTGGTTGGCTATAATATATACAGAGCGTTTGATTCTCCCACCGCATGGGCGCTCTTAAACCTAGGTAATCCTCTTCCCATCCCGTTCTATAGGGACCAGACCTCCTATCAGACTGTCACCTATACGGTGCAACCCGCTGATTGGGTAAGTTTTGGAGGGGATGGGTCGTATGTGTTTAAAATTCCGACCGCCCCCATCTGGTCCACCCCAGTCCCTAAGAGGCACCCAACTGTGGCAAACAATCCAGGTGATGTCCAACTCACCATTGACGGTGAGTTTGTTCCGGTGGCCAGGGTGGATGGCCAAGAAGCTTTGATTTACCTCCAGCAATATGGACTCAGCGGAGGGGGGTCGGTCACGGTCCTTCCCACTACCGATTTTGTTAAAAATGAGATTACCACCCGAACCGTAACCATCACCTATTACTCCCTGCTAAATTATGTTGATATTTATCTGGCTGGGGCAGCCGGTACGAGGACATTTTATACAGTGGTTCCAGTTATGGCCGGTGGGTATGAAGCACACAAACCAGGATTTTTCGGAACTGAAGTCAAAACCACCTATGAAATTGATAGCATGGATTATATATATGCTGAGATGGTCAGGAGAAACGCCTTTATTTTTGAGCAATCAGGGGAACCAGCTAACCTAATGATCCGGCGTACAAAGGGGGTGCCCTGCGGCTGTCTAGTTGCAAATGGAGAACCTCGAACTGGATGTGAGTCATGCTATGAGACCGGGATTATCGGTGGCTACTATGGCCCTTACGAGATATTGTTCATTGACCCTGATGTTGCTGCAATTCGGACTATAAATGAGGGGGGAGTCAAGGTAGAACGTGCCAGCCGCTCCTATCTTGGTCCCACTCCTATGATTGCAGCCGGAGATTTCATTGTTCGTCGTAATGGTGAGCGATTGGTTATCTCCGATCCTATTTACAAATCCCCTCGTGGTGTTTTGTTGCAACAGGACTTTGACGTAAATCTCCTGAGCCCCAATGACACTCGTTACCTCATTCCTCTGGTCACTCCCCAGCCTCCTAATCTTCCAACCCAGATTTATGATCCTCGTTTTGTTGAAAAGCGTGAGCTTCCGGCTGAGCCGCTCACAGATCCGACTGGCCATCCTGATAAACAATGGGATAATAAGAGACGGCCAGAAGGAAGATCTGTTGTCTTCGGAAATATCATGTTATGAGATTCATTGTATATTGTATCTACAACACATTTAAACATGAGGTCTATGTGGGGTCTTCTGCTCATCATGAAAGAAGATGGAAAGAGCACATTTATTTATTAAATACTAATAAACATCATTGTCCCCACTTACAACATTCTTGGGGTAAATATGGGGAAGATAATTTTAAATTTGAGATATTGGAAGAAACTGAACCTTTAGATGCTGTTCTACGTCACCAAGAACAATCGTGGATGGATATGTTTAAAGACTTAGGTTATACGCTTTATAATGTTTGCCCCACGGCAGGCTCGTGTTTAGGTCAAAAGCGAGGCCCTCGTTCTGAAGAGGACAAGTTAAAAATAAGTAAAGGAAACTTCGGAAAAAAGCGGTCTGATGAGACAAAACAAAAATTAAGAATCCTTTCTACTGGTCAATCACGACACACAACTCCTCATTCAGAAGAGTCAAAACAGAAAATGAAAATAGCACATACTGGAATTATTCAATCCGATGCTACTCTAAAAAAACGGAGTGAGTCTAGTAAGGGACGAATTGATTCTGAGGAAACTCGAAGAAAAAAGAGTGAGCGCATGAAGGGGTCACACCCTTCTAATGAAACAAAACAAAAAATACGAGAAAGTCTGACTGGTCGCTGTGTCCCTGATGAAGAAAAACAAAAAATAAGTGAAAATAGTAAGGGTCGTAAGTGGGTAACCAATGGGATCAAGAACAAATTTGTCTGCTCCGCAGCCATCGACATACTGATAAAAGAAGGTTATTGGTTTGGTATCACCCAAAAACGAAGGATTTAAAGACTACCCGTACCATATCATAGAGGTTACCCATGGACTCAAAACATCTTGCTTCACTAATTGCTGACAACGTTGAAATCTGCGAAGAAGCAGATCCTGCAATGGACGCATCTAGTCAATTCGCACAGACGGCTCCTGGTGTTCAAAATCAAATGCCAAATCCACTCAGCCCCATTATGGAAGATGCCGATTTCTTCACTTATCTGATGCCGGGGGCTGTTTTCGAAGCGCATGACGGCTCTCAATGGCTCATTACTGACTATGAGTGGGACGGTCGTATCGGAATTGAGAATCGCTGGTACCCAAGGCAGATTGCCAACATCACCACCAACGATGTTCGTCGCAGTATTGCGATGTGGGTTGAGCCTGTGAATGTTAAAGTTCCAGCACCAATTCCAGGGGTTGTGTACAATTAAGAGGTTTTGATGCTGGATCTGACTGGCGAGAACTTAGCCACCTATCTTCTACGCGAGTTGAAAGATGTGGTAAATCGAAATCCTCGCTTCAAAAGCCTGGGTGGGGAGACGTTCGTCCAGGCATCCAATTTGATCCAGTGGGGAGACCTTCAAGTTCAGATCAGTAACGTCACAGCCTCTGGAAATCGTCTTAGTCCTGATTACTTCATGTGTACCCAGCATGGCCACAGTGTTCTGGCTAAACTTCAAGGGCATGATGGAGTTTTTGTGGATTGGGTTCAAGAAAATCAAGTTCTAACCACTACTCCCACCACTTCCAGCACTCTCATTTACCCACAACCTGGAGTCTACTACCTAAATGTGGACTCGGTTGATGAGGGGACTCGTGAAGTGGGACTTACGGTTCAGACCTACACATGGTCCACTGGAAAAACCGGATATGGGACGGGCTCTGGGGTGTATTTTTCCTCTCTGATTGACCCCTCCAGCGTGTATACGGTGGACCCGACCATTTCCTTTGTAACTCAAGGTGGGGTTCTCTACGTCACTTCTTATACGACTCAGCAGCCCCTTCAACTTCGAACGACCTCGCGCATTTTGACCCCTAATGTCGATTTTTGGTATATTAGAAAACCTTCCTACGTGATTTGTGAGTCTACGTTCACCGGCACTCAAACTGTCACCCTTCCGATTAGTTCCTACTCTAATTTGGTGATTACCGATCAAGATGGCTATGAATTGCGGAGTGGGATTGATTATCAGTTCACTTCTATTACTTCAATTGTCCTTCAACAATTTACTCCTCCAGGATCTACCCTCACCGGAACCTTCACCATACAAGCTGACCCCAGTGTCACCTCAGTGATTCAGAGTGAGAATATGCTCCCCATTCCTCCCCTGTCCCCTTCGGAACTTATGGCAGCCGGTCAGGTTGTGATTCGTTCAACCTTCGGCCCTGTTTATACGGAGTCAGATTTGGTTGTTGCGGGTGACGGCACTATTTGGCTCAAGAATCTGCTCCGTCTAGGTGAAAAGGTGTTTTGGGAAGTCAGAGTCAACTCTGGACAGAGTAGTATGGTGGCTAAAAAGTTGGCGGCGAATAAAAATATTATTAATGGGCTCACAGTGGGAATTGGGGATATGGTTACAGTTGGAGATCAGTGTGTAATCATGGTCTCTCCCAATCTAACGGAGACTTATGAAGTCTACGGCTCTAAAGAAAACGTCAGTTTTGAAATCCGGGTCAAGGCGAACGACCGTCTGACCGCTTCAGACATCTCCTCTATGATCAGATCTTTTCTCCTCGTCCAGGGGCGAGAAAATATGGAGGCAAACGGCTTAACTATCTTTGAAATCTCACGAGCCTCCATGACTGAGCCAAAAGACATGAGTGGAGTTACCCCTTCGACTACATTTACCCTTACAGTGTCGGCTGCGGCTGATTGGGAGTATTACCTTCCCCTCATCACTCGAATTGGCTACTTTACGATTCAGATTGGTGGCCCCACGGATGGGTTCACCACTGATTTTCCAGGAAAACCTGAAGTTTTACCACGTTTAACCGCATTGGGGTCGGCCTTGTTCGTCCCATATTACGCCTAAAAGGAGATTTATGGCCATCAGAGAATATAAGTGTTCATCCTGCGGGGTTATGATTGAGAAAATCATTCCTACCGCCCAGATTCCAAAAGAATCAATTCCCTGCACAAAATGTGGAGAGAACGCAATTTTTCAGCCTATTCCTTCTAGCGTTGGGCTCCTCACAGAGAATTTCTCGGAACAGAAGATTGATATCACTATTGGTAAGGACGCAAATCGTCGTTGGCAGGATATTTCTGACAGAAATGCCCTCCGAGAGAAAGTTCGCGCACAATCGGGAGAGGTTGGGCTCTCCATGGTTGGACGAAATGAGTTCGCCCCTCTGCCAGAGGCTGAAAAGAAAAATAGGACAGAAGCCCTTGAAGCCATTACAAAAGATGGGTTCAAACACGCTCCTGACACTAAAACTGACCGGAAAATTTTAGGCACTGATTAAAGTGGCGAAAGAAAAGACTTCTCCGACCTAAAATGAAACCACGATATTAAAGGGCTCTTGATCCAAGATCGCAACCATAGGGAGAGATAAACATGGCTCTGTTCGCACAATATACCGCACCGGGTGTCTACACGTTTGAAACGGTGAGCAACCCCGGAGTAATCACCTACGGGAACATCCGCCTTCCCGTGTTCATCGGTGAGGGACAGGAGACCTTCTCTGTAATTAACACCGAAATGCATCGCGGAAGTTCTGCTTACGCAGATGACTTGGTTGTTCAGGAGACCCTTCCGGTTTTGACCGTGGGCCAGTTGAACTTCCAGTTGACCTATACGCCCATTGTTACGGGGAACGGCACCGGAACCCTGACTAATACTCCGACTGACATTACCGTCACACTCTCTGACGGGCAGACCCCAGTTGTGGTTACAGGTCTCAATGGCACGACCGGAGCTTTCTCAATCTTCACCGTTTACCCAGTGGGGACCGAACTTTTGGTCACTTACTACTTTAAGCGCAAGGACACCTATGTGGCAAATGAAAATGAAGCCTCCCAGGTGCCTTCATACGCTACCTGGGCTTCAGATCCTAACCTCCCCCTCACCCTCTCCCTTCCTGGTGAGCTTGGAAACGATGTGGATCTGGGTTTCACCTTCACCGCAGCCTCCCCCGTTTCTGACGCATTGGCTATTAGCGGTGTCGGAACCGATACCATCTCCATCGAATTGAACGAAGCCGCCCTTCCGATCAGCACCACCGGTTCTCTCACTTTCGCGGCTCACACGGTGACACGTGCTTCCGGATCCTGGGCAACTGATGGCGTAGCAGTTGGTACGGCTGTTCGTTTTGCTGGCACGACTGCCAACAACACTGCTTCTGGTTCCTACCAGATTGTTACGGGTATCTCCACCGGATCCAACCCCAACGACACCCTTACTTTCTCCGCCGCATCCTTCACTGTTGAAGTGGACGCTTCCGCCACCGTGACCGCCTACGCAGTCCGCACTTACGGAGATTTGGCTAACCTCCTCACTGTGGGAATCCCCACCTTAGCTGGTAATCTCGCCCTCCAGGCTCCTCTTTCCAGCGGGATTGCCGCTCAGACCGTAACGGCTGCTGTCGCATCCGCTCCGTTCACTGGTGGAGCAGGCCCCAACTCCAACACGGTTTTCACCACTTCCTTCATCCCTGTGGTTGACGGAACCAATGGTGGAGTCGTCACCACCAACCCTCTCAATCTGAAGGTTTTGGTCAACGGTCAGCCTGCCACCGTCTCTTCCCTGAACGGTCTGACCGGCACCTTCGTCATGGCTTCCCCCGTTCTGGCCGGTCAGACTTTCACCGTCTCCTACTACACCAATAAGTATCAGGACACCTACGACATGATTCCTGCCACTAACGTGGTAAGCATTGATGCAGTGGGTTATGGCCCAAGCCGTAGCGATTTTGTCAACGGCGTGGATTTTGTCCTCCAGACCCCTCCGAATGCAGACGCTCGTATCCAGTGGGGTGGCTCTGCTTCAGTTATGGCAGGTAGCTCTACCCCCGGCTACACTGCATTCAACGCCTCAGTCATCACAGATACATTGGTTGATGAGATCATGTTCCTTCGCCCCGTTCAGGGAGCCGTCACTGGTAAGAACTACACTTTTATCCTTCCAGATGTCCCAACTGATGGGTCTGGTCTGGGTGTTGTCACTAACAACCCAGCGTTGGTCCACGTATATGTTGGCACCAACCCAGAGGAAGCCCTTCTGGCTGGTGAAGTAACGGTTACTCAGGTTGTTGGAGCCACCTCCACGGTAGTTCTTTACAACCCACCTCCAATGGGTCAGAACGTCTATGCCACTTACTACCGTAACATTCTGAATGATCACACTTTCACTCTTACGGTGGTCAATCCAGGAATTACCGGTCAGGGCACCTATTCTATTTCTGATGAAAAGGGTAACACTCTTCCAGTCATTGCTTCGGGAGCTTCTTCGGTTGTTGAAGCGGCATTCACAGAGTATGGTGGGGTCGTATGGCCCAATAAGTTCTCTGATTTGAATGGCGTGGGGGGTAAGAGCCCAGATGAAACCGTCACTGTGACCTTCCAGGAAGGGGACGCTTCTTTCGTCATCTCCCCTGGTGTTCAGGCCAGTTTGGTCTCCACTGTAAACGTGGGGTTGAAGTTTGTTGCCACCAACATCGGCACCGGCCCCAACAGCGTTGCAACTATCCAGTTTGTCGGAACTACAGCTAAGGCTGACGCTGCTGCTATCTCGGTAACCAGCAATGCAGTGACCGTCTACACTGAGAAGATAGACACGACCACCCGCACTCTTCAGGACATTCTCAATCTGTTCATCGCCTATCCTCCTTCTACTCCAACGACCGGAGTTATCCTCGCTGAGGCAGTAGGCAGCCCCACCCTCACTAATTCGGCTGCGGCTGGAGTGGCAGAGGACTTCATCAATGGTGCGGCCACTGTTTCCACCCCCCGTTCTCTCCACTACTGCGTGACCTCTAGCCGCACTGCCCTTCAGGCTAACACGGATGGATTTGGCATCACTGGCGGGGCTACAACCCCCTTGGGTTCCAATGTGGGTGGCGGTGCAGTCGGAGCTATCGGCTGGCTGAATCAGACCTTCCTAGACCCCGATACGGGCGTTCAGTTCACCATTCTCAATCCGGATGATGTCTTGGCTGACCCGCTCTATGGCTTCCAGTCTCTCCCCAGCCCCCGCTATCACTTCGAGCCGGGTGACACCCTAACCTTCACTATCAGCAACGAAACTCCTCGTGCTACTGGGGTTATTCCAACTGTGAACGTTTACGGTTTGACTCTTGAAGTCATCTCTACCTACGGGATGAACGCCGGAAACACGGCTATGGTTACCACCTTCAACGCCTCTGGAAATCAGCCCTCTGTTGGGGATTACTACTACATTTCCTACACGACTGAGAAGGAGACTTCCGATTTCGCTCTGAAGATTTTCGATAACGTAGGAGACGCCTACGCTCAATATGGTCAGCCAACCCCTGACAATCGCCTCTCCATGGCAGTCAGCTTGTTCGCTCAGAATGGCGGAAACATCTTCGCTTGCCTTCAGGTTCCTAAACAGGCTGGCCTTAATACCGCCGCTGACCAGACCTACATCAACGCCATCAGCACTCTGGCCGCTCCAGTTCCTGGAAACGAACAGAAGGCAGGTATGATTCAGGTTATGACCACTAGCCCAACGGTTATTCAGTACCTGAGCCGCTTCCTCTTGACTCAAGCCTCCCCACGTAACAGCGGAGAAGCAATGAGTGTTTACGGCTATGGCTTCAACGACACTCCTTCGTCCATGATTAGCCTAGCCACTAGCCTCAAGAGTGAGCGCATGATCGGAATCGCTTCCATTGGAGCTATCCTTCAGCTTGTCAATCCCACCACTGGCTTGGCCACCAACTACACAGTTGATGGCTCCCTCATCGCCGCCGCAATGGCTGGCATGATGGTCTCTCCGGCAATCGATGTAGCCACCACCCTGACCCGCCAGGGAATCGTCGGATTCCAGGGCCTAATCACCCGCTACGACGACCCCTCTATGGACAACATGGCTGCAAGCGGTTTGACTTGCCTCGTGGAAAACCCAGGTGCTCTCATCATCCGTCACTGGGTCACTACTGATAACTCCAGTCCTTTGAAGCGTGAACCAACTTCTCGCTTGGTGATCGATTACGTTCGCCAGACGATGCGCTCAAGCCTGAATCAGTTCATTGGCCGTAAGCTCATCAACAGCACCATCAATACCGTCACTTCGGTGGTTAGCTCCACCCTAGTCTCTCTGGTGGCCGAGCAGGTTATCGAAGGCTACAGCACCATCGTAGTCGCAGTAGACCCTTCTGATCCAACCACTCTGAATGTTAGCTTCACCGTTAAACCAATCTTCAGCCTGCTTTGGATCTCTGTCACTCTCACAGTCACCACTCAACTGTAAAGGGTTTTCAACGATGCCAACTGGGTTTGTCTATCTTGTCCACAATACACTGTCCAATAAAGTGTATTGTGGACAGACAATTCAAAAAAATCCAAATAAGAGGTGGAACCAGCACAAGAACAGAGAACACAACTCTCATTTAAAAAATGCTATGGATAAGTATGGGGTAGAATTTTTTGATTTCTCAATCCTTGAAAAAATAGAAGCAGAAGATGCATATGAACTAAAAATAGCAATTTACGAGGCCGAGGCTTTTTGGATTGACTATTTTAAGTTTTTAGGCTTCCCCCTTTACAACCAAAGGCCAGCCTCTATATCCAATAAAGGGGTGAAACGGGGGCCAGCTTGGAATAAAGGTGTTCCTATGTCCAATGAGAAAAAGGAGTTGCTACTAAAGGCTAATAAAGGCCGTCAAATCTCGAAAGAACACAAGGAAAGCATCTCTAAAGCAAATAAAGGTAGAGTTAGTGAGCGCAAAGGTAAAACATTTGGGCCTTTATCTGAAGAGACAAAGCTGAAACTATCTAAAGCAAATAAAGGTAAACCCTTTTCAGAGGAACATAAGAAGAGTTTATCTAAGGCCCGATTTAAAGTGCTCCAATCTCTTAAAGAGGTTGTCATATGAAAATCCACCCTGTAGTTCAACATCTGAATGGCGCTGTTACAGTGTCGCTACAGGCATCGTTTGTGGGTGACATCACAGATACTACGGATCGTATGCGAATTGCAGCATATGGTGATCCCCTGGTGAATTTAGGGGGGCTATTTATTAGCCCCGCTCTCCCCGCTATCGGAACCCTCACCCTCACCGGAATTCCTAATCCGAATGAGACTTTCACTATCAGCACCCAGTTGTTTACCTGGATTGCCTCTGGTATCCCTACCACTGGGCAGGTTCTTCTGGGTACCGATGCCCCCACCAGTGCGGCAAATATCATTACTGCTATCACTGCTGCTTCTTTGACTCCCATTTCTGCCGCCATTAGTGGCACAAGCATCACCATTACCGCCGTAGCAAATGGGGAAGCTGGAAACCAGATCGCCTTCGAAAATGCTTCCTCCAGTATGACCATGGATGGAAGTGGCACCCTTGGGGGAACCCAATGGGGTCGAGAGGCTCTTACTTTTCAAATGGGCTCGGCAGAAGTGTTTAGAGGTGTGACCACTCAAATGGCTCAAACCCCAGTGAGTTTCATGGCTCAGCTTCCACTAGGCTCTCCTGGTCTCCTACCCACTCAATCTATTGTCTCTGACCCAGTTGATGCTGCGGCTGCTTGGTGTGAGCAAATGGACTCACGTATTTCTTTAGTGATGACAGCCTTGCGAGGAAATGAACCTCCGCAACTTGTTGCGCTTCCTGATTCCACAGTGTAAGAGGTAAAAACATGCGTTCTAACAGACTTAACAACCGATTAAACAAAATGGCCCTTGAACAGACCGATAAAAAGGACTGGCCCAAGGATGAGACCTTGGAAGAGCTTGACGTTCCAGGTAACAAAGCCGTGGCAGTTTCAAAGGGTGCGGGTGCCGCCTGTCAGTGTGGCACCAGTGGCTGCCCTGGTTGTGACAAAGATAAGAAAGCCTCTGGTTGCACTTGTGGTAAACCCGGCTGCCCTGATTGTGGAACAAACAAGAATGCTGACTGGATTGGTGATCTTATCAAGCAAACCGTGCAGTACCTAACACAACACCGGAATGACCCTGATTTGAACCAGAAGGTCCAAGCTCTCCCGATTGCCCGTAAGGTTGGCCCTGCCGCTCTTCAGAATCCCGTTAGCCAGTTCGTGCAGGACGGGAACTCCTCAGCCCTGATTGGGGAACTTGAAACTATTGTCCAAGGCAAACGGACAACTGCATCTAAAAAGAAAGCTGAGGAGTCCTCCGTGGAGATTGATGCCCCCAAGAAAACAGAAACCCCAGGTGAACAGCCGGAGGGCTTTATTGACCCGAAACGTCCCGTTCCTGCTGAAAAGCCAGTCAAACCCTCTGCTGATAATACCCCCAAAGCGGCCAATCCAGAACTTTCTGGCACTCATCGTCGCGTGAAGTTGGATGAGAAGACTGAAGCGGAGCCAGCCCCCTCTGCATGGTCAGTGGACAACACTCGTGAGCTTCAGCACAAAGCTGCGGGTAATTTTGACACGAAGAAGCCCACTGAGGCTAAAACCAACCCAGCCCCCTCTACGTATGCGGTTGATAACACCCGTGAAATGCGTCATGAGACGAAGGAACTCACCACTGAAGAACAGGATCAGATGAAGCGTAAGAATAGTTCTGATTTGGAAGTGTTTACCCCTAAGACTGCTGAAGAAGTTGACATGATCGTTGAGGCTTCTGGCTCATGGGTCGGCCATCGTCTTGCCACTGGCACTTTCCAAAGAGGAATGCCTTCGTTCATCTTGAATGCCTCTGAAGCAGTGGCCGTAATCTCCGCACAGGGTGATGTGTTTGACGCTCAGTCAACTTCTCCCACTAACAAGTACGCATCTATTCTAAACCCCACTGAAGCCACTAAAAAGGCAGCAGCAGGCGGCTCCTCTGAGGAACCCGAATCTGAGGAAGAGACCTCCGTTGATACGGTTGTGGTCTCCTTACTTGAAGCCTGCAAGACTGAGTGGACTAACCTTGGTGATCCAGTCAACCCCGCTACTTGGCCGAAAGAAATTGACCGTGCCCTTTTGAGCCTTAATGATGAGCTTGTAGCCGCCATTAAGAAGGTTGAGGACAAGCTAGTTGAGGGTGAGTTCTACAGCAAGAACGTTGATGAAGGTCTAGAAGGCGGAGGTAGCTCTGTCGGAGTTGGCTCCCTGAACATTGCTCCGGGTGAGGAAGAGGTTCCAGAGTCCCCAGAATCCATGGATATGGGAGAGGAGGGCCTTCCTGAAGAAGACGGGCTCAACACCGCAGCAGATGAAGAAGACGAGGCCCTCCTTCCGGAGGCTCCGAAAACGGGCGGTTTGAAGAGTGCGGCAGCTAAAACAGCCGTAGAATTTCCTGATGTCACCAGTGCAGAGACCCGTAAAGCCCTGAAATTCACGCAGTCATTGAAAGATGATATTGCTGATAAATTCTTCGAATTCAAGAAAATCGTCCAGGAGGCGAATGATTCTTCTCTGATTAAAAACGTGGGAGAAACCTTTGTCGGCCTGAAAACCAAACTAGAAGATGTGGAAAAAATTCTGAGCAAACAGCTTCAGGTTCTGGAGACCGCTGAGTCAGCCATTCAGGACAAGAAAGACTTGAATGGTAAGAAATCCTTCCTTATGGCCGATGGCGGAACTCCTTGCGAAAAATGTGGCGAAATGGTCATGCACTCTCCTTATGGGAAGGCGGAGGGTTCCGTTATTTGCGAGAAGTGCAAGAACGAAAAGAAAGAGCCCAAGACCTCTTCGGATGAGCGTGATAGCGAGTCTGACCATGAAGGCACGATTGAGAAGCAGGCCAATCAGTATATCGTGAACCGTCCTGGTAAGGACTCAGAGGGTAACGAAGCCCCCTGGTGCATCCTTCAGAAGGGCACTGGTAAGATCCTTAGTCGTCACAAGACTGAAAAGCTAGCGGAGGAGTCCTTCTCTGGTATGGAGAGCAGCAAGCATGGCTCTACTACTAAAACAGCAGCCTGCCCAGTTTGTGGGGCTACGGTGATGCAGAATGGTAAGGACACAAACGGTGTGCTCTGCCCTAATTGCGCCAATAAGCCCTCTACGCAGGCTCCTGGAGCCCCTCAGAATACGACTCCAGCCGCACCTAAACTGCCCCAGAACGGACCAGTCAGTCCATCTCCAATCAAGCAGTATGGCTCCAAGTCCAAGTCCAAGTTTAATGGATTGAATCTCGCTGCGGCAGATGGGGTGCATGAGGGAGAAGTTATGGATGCGTTCGACAGCCAAGTGGCCCTAAAATCTCACCAGAGCTAAACAGTAAGTCATAAAGTTGGAATATGCAGTTCTCTGAAGAGACCCTCATGAACAAAGACCTCACAAAACAGACTGGAGTTTACCTCATTCGTAATGTGGTTAATGGAAAGCTGTATGTGGGGTCAACTCAGAATTTTAAATTTAGATGGCAGACACATCAAAGCCTGCTGAAAAGAGGAAAACATCACTCTTGGAAATTGCAAAAAGATTTCAACTTTTATGGCATAGATTCTTTCGAATTTAAGCCCTTACTTATCTGTGAGATAAAAGACTTGGAATTTTTTGAACAAAGGACTATTGAAAAGTTTAATGTTGTGAGTGATGGCTATAATGTTAGTGATTGTGTTGAAGCGCCATTTAGAGGTAGAGAGCACTCAGATGAGACTAAGAGACAGATAGCCGAGGCAGGATTAGGTAATCAGAATGCAAAAGGAAGTAAAAGTCGCATAGGGCAAGTTAATAGTGAAGAGCATCGTCAAAAAATTTCTAAGGCCCAAAAGGGGTGTAAACGAGACCCGGAGTTAGTTAAAAGGTCTGCGGATAAGCTAAGGGGTCGTGTGGGGGAGCAACACCACACTGAGAAAACAAAAACTAAGCTATCTGAAATCCAAAAAGTAATTCAAAGTAAACGAGTGAAGCAACCGGCTGCTGGAATGCACCACTCAGAAGAAACAAGACTTGAAATGTCTCGTAAACGTAAAGGAGTTGGTAAGTCAGAAGAAGCTCGTGCCAACATGATTAAGTCTTGGGAAAAGCGCAAAGCTACCGGACTTCATACTCGTCGCTGGTATTTATTTAGGGGCTTGGAAGTCCCCGTTGAACTTTCCACTGAATTAGATAACCAATAAGGAGTTTATCAAAAATGGCTAACTCACCTTTCACTGATTCCTATCTTTATAGGCAAGGAACAACTGCGCAGACAAAAACAGTAATCTCCAGCCGCTTCAAGATTTTTACCCATGCGGTAGGAGTCGGCAAATTTGTGAAGATGGGTGTCACTTCCAGCTTCAATATCTCAGAATCAAAGAATGTGGAAGCCATTCGCGGTCTGGGTTATGGTGACATCGTTGCCGAGCTTGTGCCCGGTATCACCCAGCCGATGACGCTGACGATTAACCGCACCGCACTCTACCTTGCCAACATCATGCAGATGTTGGGTTACAAGGCCGGTGTGAGCGGCTTGGTCCGTAGCCTCAAACATCACAAATGGCCATTTGATATTAAGACCGAGATTGCGTTCAGTGAACTCGCTTCTATGGCCCAGAACGTAGGTCAGGCAGACTTGGCAGACGTAGCCGCTGAGGGGGGGCTTAACAACACTGGTAACCCCGGCCTCTACGCAGTTGTCACGATCTATGAGGGCTGCTGGATGGAGTCCTATACCAGCAACTTCCAGATTGAGCAGGCAGCCGTTACTGAAGATGCAACTATCATCGTCACTGATGTGTTTGATGTCAACGGATCAGTCTATGGCGACTTCATTGACTCTGGTCTGGCCCCTTCCGATGTGACTGGTGCTTCGCTCCTCTTCTCTGGTGCTACTTCCTAATGAACGAATTACTTAAGAAGCACTCGCCCTCAGCCAATAAAGAGGCGGGTGCTTCTCTGCTTGTTCGTAAAGAAGCTGTGGATGCACTGCTGACTGAGATGGCTAGACCCGGTGTAGGCACTACCTATGACCGTGACTACCAGACTAAGCACCAGAATCCGTATGCTGATTCTCGTTTTGATGAAGTCCCAGTCCAGGGTGATCCCAAGGAAGCGTCTGACCCCAATGCTAGAATGCTTCAAACGGATATGGTGGATGGACATGAGCGTCATTATCCTCAGAAAGATAAGAAAATCATGTCAGAAACTACAAAGGAAGAGCTTGGAGACGAGCAGGGTGAGGACTGGATCCATCATCACAGCAGTCTGACGGCCAAGAACCACTCCTATGACTTTGAGTCAGATCGCAATAAGAAAATTGCGAATAGGGTGGCAGCTAACCGTTATTTTAAGCAGTATGTTTCGGCTGAAAACGTCAAAACTAATAATGACATTTTGATGGTCAATATCCCTCGCGGAAAAGTTGCTCAGGCGGAATTCGGGCCTACAACTATGGTCCGCATGGAGCGGGAACTCTCCACAACTTTAAATGTACGTGCTAAGTATGCACATGTAGTGCTCAACGCTGGCTTCGATGGAGTCTGCTTCGAGTTCATGTTGGTGTAAGATGTTGAAAAAGCAAGCAACTGGCATCATCTCAGACCCTATAATTAGCCTTCAGCAGTGGGATAGCCTGCATGGAGCAAAATTTGGGCATAAGAACGCCTCATTCTCCAAAATCGCTGGCAATACTTCCAAATACTTGCTCTCTCACGTGACTATTATGGCCTCTGTGATGTGTGAAAAAGAGCCGTCAGATTGGCTGATTGTCCCAGAGTGTTCTTATCTGGTCAACAATAATGATGACGGCTGGGAAAATGAAGTCTTGAAACTCAGTTATCGCAGCTTTGTTGGTGCATTCAACTTTCTTGAACATTACCAGAATTCCAAAGCAGCAAAAGGGCACATTCTTGACGCCGTATTGAGAAAAATCAGAATCAGTGGTGAGGTCTGGGTCTACTTCGTAGACCTTTTGGTGGCTACTGATTTGGCTCATGAGGATCTTGTCAGCAAGATTAGAAGTGAGAAAGTCAAATACCTATCCATGGGTTGCGTGACTGATTTGGTCATCTGCTCCTATTGTGGGCAACGAGTTACGGACAATGGTAACTACTGCTCTCACCTTCAATATAATAAAGGCTCTTTTCTCCCTGATGAGGATGGTATTCCTCGTCGCGTTGCAGAGCTTTGTGGACATAGATCTTTACCTAACGGTGGGGTCAAATTCATCGAAGCATCATGGGTAGCGATCCCTGCTTTCCCTGGTGCCTCCCTTCGAACTATCATTTCCACTGAGTGGGAAGGTCCGAAAACTGCCTATACAAAAGACGCTGGGTATGCAAGCAAAGCCGCATCCCAACTCATTCTACCCAAACCTGATGCGGTCTATGCCGAATTGGGTAGGTTGAAGATGTAGTACCTTTACTAAAACTAGAGAGTTTACAAACTTTCTGAATCAAGGAATAGAGAGCCTATTTCACCACCAAAAAGGAGTCAGAACCATGGCCGAAGATCGTAAGTCCCTGAAAGAACGCCTCGCTAGCATCCGAGAAACAAAGCAGTCTACCCATAAGGAAGCTAAGATTCGCGTAGCCTCTGCATGGACGCTTGCCAAGTCGCTGCTTCCGACCGCTCCGAATGAAATCCAGTACAAACTCGCTTCCTCACTCTTGGCGAATAGCACCAAGTCGTTGACCGCAATGTTGCGTCAGACGGCTATCAATGCTCATTATACCAAGGTCGCTGAGAAGTTCGAACAGGTACACAAAGTCGAACTCAATGAATTCCTTGAAGATGAGTCCTTCCTCAAGAAGATGAAGGGTGAAGTCGAGAAGGAATTGAAGAGTGAGCCTAAGTCAGCCAAGTTGAAGAAGGCTGATGAAACTGAAGAGCCCAAGGATGAGGCTCCGAAGGATGAGGCTCCGAAGGATGAGGGAGTGCCCCCAATGGACGAAATGCCCCCAGAGGGTGATGTTCCCCCAGTTGACGAGGCTATGCCCCCAGTTGACGAGACGACTCCTCCAATGGATGAGACGACGCCCCCTGAAGGTGGTGCCCCTGCGGGTGAGCCTATTCCTGACGAAAAGAAGCAGGAACTCCAAGAAAAGATCGATAATCTTGAAGCTGATGTTACTTCCCTTGAGGAAGCGATTGAAGGCGAAGAGGAACTCGATTTCACCAAGATCTTCAATGAAGACGACATGGGCGACAAGACCGATGCGTTGGCGAATGAGGGTGAGGGCGAAGAGTTCGGTGAAGATGGTCTTCCAGTCGAAGCTGATGGTGGTGCAGGATTCTTCGGATCCGAGCCCAATGAGCTTGAAGAGGGTGGAGCAACCGCATCCCCAGAGGATTTCTTCCACCATGCATCTCGTTACGACATCTCTTCCCTTGATGTGTTGCTTGCCGATCAGAAGGTAGCCGCAAAGGTCCAGGGTGTGGATGATCCAATTGTCGAGCGTGGCGATATGGCTGACGACCTTCTGAATGAAGGCGGAGTGCCAGACGCTGAGGAAGATCATGAAGATGTGATTCTTTATGAGGTTCTGAAGACCCTGGGTGTGGATAAGTATGATCCGGGTGCCAAGCGTGAGGGTGAGCCCAAGCTCGAACCCCCAAAGAAGTCTGTCGCCTCCAAGGCCCCTGCCAAGCCAGCCTCCAAGGCCGCTTCAATCCGCAGTCTCGGCAATGTCAAGACCGCCACGGATATGAGTAAAGAACAGGCAATGCTTGCCAATCTTGTCTTCACGGACGACATCTAAACAGTAGGCAAATAGCTCTCTGAACTATCAGCCCCTCTTACGAGGGGCTGATTTTTATGTGGACGAATGAAAGCGAAACTTGGGAGTTGATTTATATTCTTAAAGAAAAGAAGATGATGACTTCCAGGATTTGGAATTCGCTTAAACAGCGAACCTCTACGGCCAAGTTTTACTACTTCACCAGTCGTAATGGTTTTCAATTCTTTCAAAATAGAGTTTATACGGCTCAATATGTTAGAAATTGGATGTGGGTCTACGAACAGTTTAAGAACAAACTTTCTAACCCTAACGCCAATTACATGAATGTAAAATATCAGGTTAGTGTGGAAGACGTAGAGCACCCAGAAGGCTGTAAATGGGCCGAAGTAACTGGCCTAAACCTGGATGATATGGACTCCCTCTCCAGTCAGTGCGACACCTTCGCCTATCAGAGTGATGCGGAGCCGAAGGTGCTCAGGGAGTTCCCGTTGACCACATTTACTCAAAATAAGGCGGAATTGCTGTATTAACTCTATCTAGTTAATGACCAGCCCTCGTTCAAATAGTAATCAATCTGCTGATTTCTCACTCGCTTATACTTCTGTCCCTTATACATTTTTATTGTATTAGCAAACATTTCTTTCATTGATTGTCTCCACTCCTCATTGTTGGCCACATTATTATTCCCGCGCTTCTTTGCAATGGCTGACATTTTTTGTTTAGTTTCTTTCGAGCGTTTCACTCCAAGCTGAGACCCAGCGGTTACACAGGTATTATATAGTTCCACTCCATCAGATTTCAGTTTTTCCAACCAATACTGCTCTCTAAGCAGGAGAGCTTCTCGGGTGGGCTCAGTAACCTCTATAACTGACCATTGGAATGCGTTGACTCCATATCTTTCCCACGCCCGACTTAAATGCTCATTACTGTGGATTTTTTTGTTAAGCTCATTATGGTGCCGCCGCCATCTTCGGTAGAAGTTCAGGGCTGAACCTATATAGCAGACTCCGCTCTCCTTATTATCTATGCGATACACCCCCGCCCTCATGTCGTACGGAAAGGGGTAGGTTCCCAATGGTCTCGCCATTATTTTTTCTCCTCATTAATAGAACGCGAATATCATGTGATAAAAGTAACCTTGTTTTATAAATACCCCTTCCTTCTTTGCACAAGCAACTTCACATTGTAGTGATCTCGCCACCTCGGCTGATCCGTGAAGAAGCGATAAAAATCAACTCATATAGGAGAGATTAATGTATCTCGAACTTAGTGACTTGGGTCTTCACAGTGGAAACGTTGTGAATGTAAGGTTTAAACTTGGAGAACGCTTAACAGATAATGCTGATGCCAATTCCAAACGAAGCCGGTCAATTGGTGCAGGATCGGAACGCTTAGAGGCCATAATAACCCACCTAAATTGAAAGCTAAGCTTTTAATATGGTGAAGGAATGGTCCAGACCACGAACACCCATTTGGGGTGGCGGTGAAAACCGAAGTGGTAGAGAAAAAAGCAAATATGGGGTTAAAACCATAAAAAGCTTAGAATAGTGAGTACTACGGTCAGAATGACGGAACTTGCGTCCCCAATCTGACTCTCACAGGTGATCCTGGGACTGATAATGCTGCATTGACTGCTGCTGGCTACAATTCTGGAGCCATCGTTAGCATTCTTTACAATGGGACAACCACCCCTGGCGTTCTCAACCTGATCATCCACCCTCTGGACGGCGCAAACTCCCTCACCGGAGCCGGTCCAGAAGTGCCCTACGGCTTCCTGCTCTTGGGTGCTGGCCAGTTCTCGTCTTCCATTACCCCTTCGGGCTCTGGCAAGACCCCTGTGGTCCGCGCATTCCCCAAGTTCAAGGTTCCCGCCGCTCAGGTCACGGGCAGCACCCCTCTCAACGGGCAGCGTCTCTACACTGCTAACGTTGGTGGTGGCGTTGGTCCTGGTATGTTTACCGCAACCCCTGGTTCGGCTAACACCGCTGGTTCCATCGTCGTGGGTATCTGCACCCACCCAATCTCCGCCACCGAGCCTTGGCTTGGCGTTGCTTCGTTCTTGTAAAGGGAGACAAATACAATGACTATTCTATCCCGCACCCAAGCACAGACCGCCCAGCTTGGTCAGATTCTGAAGACCGCAGCCGGTCGCCAGAAGCTAGCCGCCGCTCTAGGCCCCTCTCTTCGTCGTCGCCGTGACTACATGTCAATCGCCCGTAAGGCATTGATGGTAGAAACACTTCCCGATGGAGCCCTCCCGATTTACGACAAGGAATTTGACGAAACCGGACGCAGCTTCGTGCAGGCGTTCGTGGTCGGTGAACAGGGTGGAGACGTTGTAAACGTTGCCAACCCAATCCGTGTCACGGTCCCCACGTTTGAAATCGTGTCCAACCCCATGATTCCAATCACCCAGATCAAAGAGCGCAGATTCGATATCGTTTCTCGCGCCCTCAATCTGGCTAAGGCCGAAGTCGGTGCCGCTGAGGACAACTACGTCTTCAACCTCTTCCTGAAGATTGATGCTGCGGCCACTACCGCAACCTCTTCGACCGGATACACTGATTACGTTTACAACAAGAGCCTTGCCTATAACGTCTCTTCATCTTCCGGACCTTACGGCCTCGCCGTTGATCCTTTCGCAGATGCTTTCGGTATGGTGCAGCGTCACGATCTCTCTGTTGCCTACATCTTCATGAACCCTCGTGATTATGTGGACATCCTGAAGTGGACTGATGACAACATCGACCGTGAGACTCAGCGTCACTTGCTGAAAACCGGTATCATGGGCTACCTCTGGGGCGCAACGATCTTGCAGTCCAGAAAAGTCGCTTACGGTGATGTCTGGGTCATGGCTGATGCCGAGTTCCTTGGTGTCATCCCTGAGCGTGTCCCCCTGACCGTTCTAAGTGCTGATCGCCCTGACCTTCGTCAGATTGGCTTCAGTGTTTTCGAGATTCTGGGATTTTTAATTTTCAATCCTTCTGGATTGGAGAGAATCGTAATCACCCGGTCTTAAAAAGTCCTTGATAATTAAGGCAAAGGGCCTCTTCGGAGGCCCTTGTTATTTCTTACAAAAATTAGTAAAAAATCGGCACCGGCCTCCACTCAATCTCAATTACTCTTAACCCAATTCATCCTACGTAAAACTAATCCAACTCAGTAAAATAATCTATCCAATTCCCTAGAATACCGAGTATTATATTGTAGGAGGTCCCATGGACCAGACAATCAAAGATGCTTTTGCGGAAATACCCCATGATCCAGATTGGTTGGATCGCTACTTGAATTTTCTTGAGGAATCCACTATTCCGACTGAGGATGACTACTCCGAGTCTCATCATATTCTTCCCAGGAGTCTGTTTCCTGACTTTCAGTTGTTTACTCAGAACCCTTGGAATCGCATTGACTTGAAGGGGACGGACCATCTGATCGCTCACTACTTCCTACTGAAAGCTTTACCAGAGGTTCATGCACTCAGACATGCGTTCTGCTTCATGGTGGGCATTAGGCAGGATCAGCCGGTTCCTGATATCTCTCCCATCCTTCTTCAAGAGATGGCTGAAGAGTATGTGTTTCAGAAAACTGGGCTCAGATGGGTAACTAAAGATGGTCAGGAGCTGAAGATTTTGCCTCATGAACACACGAAGTATTTAATGGACGGGTGGGCTCTGGGTAGGGCTTATACCCATTCTAATGAAACTCGGCTAAAAATTATTGATGGAAATAGGGAGTGGCACCGACTTGAATCTCTCAAGTCTGACGCTTATGTATATCTGCCCCACGGTGATCAACATCATCGTCGTATATTTGGCTGCCCCCCAGAAGTTAGGGCAAAAATTTCTGCTGGGCTGACCGGATTGGTTCAGTCTGCTGAAACGATTGAAAAGCGGCGGCTGAAAATAGTTGGGACACATTGGGTCTGGAACCCAGACTCCAAGAAACAGTTATCCGTTTCTCGCCAGGGTGAGGGCAACAACCGCTTTGGCCAAGTTGGTTATTGGCGAGACAAACATCATTCTGAAGAGGAAAAGCAAAAAACCTCTGAGTCTCTCAAGCAGTTCAACAGGGAACACCCTGATGTGAATCGGGATAACAAGCCCAGAGGGGAGGATCATTGGACGTTCGGCAGGGAGCGACCAGAGGAGACGAGACAGAAGATATCTGCCTCGCTGACGGGCAAGAAACAGTCCACAGCGACCAAACAGAAACGTGCGGAGTCCCTAGCGATGACTAAACTTCCCTCTTTTACTCCAGAAGAGGAAAGTATTTTTCATCGCATCCTCTCTGCCCCGACTGACAGAGAGCGAGAGTGTCTGGCTAGGTTGATTAGTTCCACCAAGCAAGCACCGGCCAAATCCTTAGCTCTGGGTCTCTGCTTCCTTCTCAACGGAGAGTGGCAGACTCGTGACCGCCGCTACTGGAGGACGGCTGAAACTTGGCTGAAGAAAAATAACATCGTTATTTGACAACAAACAGAGTAATAGTTCAATATCCCCTACGGGGGAACTCTTCCATGGAGAACAAATGAACAAATGCTATAAATTCACCCGAGACGTTAACTTCCCTCAGAAGGGACCGGACGGGAAAACTCCCAACGGTTTCGTCGCTTTGCCTGGGGACACGATTACCCAGATTTCTCACACCACCTATCAGTTTTCAGATGGATATAAGGAACGTGAACTCACATTAACCGACCAGGGTATTGAGACTATGCTGGGTCATGGCTGGATTGAAGAAATTGGTGTTGAGGGTGAGGAGGGAGAGGAACAAGAGGTCTCCACAGATCCCTATGAGATCATCGCTGCGGCTCAGGCACAGATTGCTGCGGCTCAGGCTGCCATCAATCAGGCGACTGCCAGCAAGGCTATCTCTAAGGCAGCGGCTCTGCGTCCTGCAAATCGCCCTAATACCCCCACAGCTAAGCCTGTCCCCACTCCCCAGGCCCCTCGTCCTGTCCCTCCTCCGGCAAGGCCAGTAGTTCCAGCCCCCTCTCCTAAGCCAGCCCCCAAGCCCCTTCCTAAGCCCATTGGAAAGGTCGTGGCTCCCGCCGCCCCCGAGCGGGTATCCCCCATTCTTGAGTCCGCTCTGGGAGAAGACCCCACGCAGGGTCATGGTCAGCTTTCAGAAGCTGAGGCAGTTGATGCCGTTCTATCCAGAGTCAAGAGGGTGAACCGCCCCCGTACCCCAGCAGGAACGGCAAAGGGTTAAAATGCTGCATCAGTATCAGTCAGATCGTGAGTTGAAGTTCCCTGATCAACGGCTTTACACTAAGCCGGGGGATATTTTAATGTATAACGACCTAACCTTTGCACTGACCATTTATCGGAACTCAGTTTTGATGGGAACAGTTCAGTTCTCTCGAAGCGGCCTCCAGGAGTTCTTGAGACTCGGTTGGGTAAAAAAGCCGACTGAAATCAATTCTCTCCCCACTGTTTCCACCCCTCCTTACATCGTTGGGGTGGACCTGGGGTTTGGTGAGGGTAAGTCGGTCGAGGTGACAGCTATTCAGACACCTGAAGGGGATATCAAAATTACAAATATCGCAGAGGTTAAAGGGATCCCAGATTCCATGCTTCCGCTGGTTCCCGGCATCACCTCTGAAGATAGAATGGTCGAAACTATGGCCATCCCCAAACTACGCAAAGCGAAAAAGTCTTAGACTATTGCCCTCTCTTATTGAAGGTGTGGGTCTACAAAATAGACCACTGACACAGAGTGATCAATGTCCGATAGTCCCAAACAGCCAGAAGAAGTGTGGGTGAGCATCCCACTCCCCTATCTGGCTGTATCTCGTTATAAAATTGCTTTGAACATCCGAGAGCTTACCACTCTGACTAATCAGTTCAGTTTGAAATACGTCAAGGGCTGTGTTCCCACGTTGATTCGCTCTCTCCCCAAAGAACTTTCAATGCAATACAGGGTGAAGTGCCAGAAAGAGGACTCTGATCCTGCTGGTCATGAGGTTAGAGTCAAATTCGATATATCTCAGGTAACCAAAGATACTACCCTGAATGACCTTCAGGTTCGTTGTTCCTGCACGTGCCCCGCCTTTTTATACTGGGGGGCTCAGTGGCACCTCCATGAGAAGGACGGCTTAGAGGGCCAGCCAAGGCCCCTCTTACAGGCCCCCCAGGAGCGGCTAGATTTGCGAAATGGATACTTGATTTGCAAGCACGTGAAAGTCGTCGCGGATCGTATCATCCCTTCTATTAGCAAGGTCATCAAAAATATCTCCAGAGATCTTTTAGTTCAAGAGAACAAATCTCGTGAAGAGCAGGAACGCTTGGATCAGGAAGCTGACGATAAGTTGCAACAGGCTCTACCCCATGAAAAGGGCAAGCCAGTCGCCCCAAGGCCCACTAAAGCCCCAAAACCCACTCCTCCCCAGAAAGCTCTCACTCAGATGCAAGGGCCTAGCCCACAGGAAGTTCAGCGCAGACAAGATCTTCTTCAGAAAGAGCAAGACCGTTTGATGGATCTGGTTATGAAGCCTATCGAAGAAACTAAATCGGTAGAGGATATGCAGGGGACTCCAAATAGGCCAGCGAAGCCTAAAAAGCCAGAACGGAGTGGTCTGGACATGAGCCTCAAGCCCGGTCAAAAAGTTCGCACACGCCAGGGAGTTATTTGATGAAAAACGCCGCTCTTCCCGATACTATTAATCTTCCCAAACAACCGATGTCTAAGGAGTTTGATGCGGTTCGCCGCACCTATCAGACTATGGCAGATGAGGGCATTCAAGCCTTGAGTTGGAGAGAGTTCCAACAAAAGTTCCAACAGGCCGTGAAGCAGTATCCTCAATTGTTCACAGAAATTCGCCACAATAAACCCACTGTCCAGCAGTCTGATCTGAAGAGTTGGGTTGATAAGCAGCAGAGCCGTGGAAACTATAATATCACCTATGATAAATATCATAGTCCCGAGCACTCCTACCGAGATGTTGAACAATTGGTTATGCAGTTGAACAGGGGAGCCGATGCAAATAAAATATTGGAAGAGGACTCTCCGTTAGGTCAATTTATTGATATGGTAGGTCAGGCTAGTGGGCCTTCTGGGCACCCCGCCAAACGAGATACAGTAGGGTGGCTGCGGGTTGACTTCGTGGATGAAGACTACCTGTTTGTTGACGAGATTCAGTCTGATTTGGTAAACGGAGTCTCCCAGGCTCAGGCATTTCTTAAGCACCCAAACTATCAGGCATGGTATGAGGCTCAGAATGCTGGGGTCAGAACCCAGATTGACGCGATTCCCGATGCGAGACAGCGGTTCAATGGAGCAAAGGGCCAGTTTCAAATGATGGGTTACACGATTGAGAGTCTAGAAGAAATCAAGGGTAAACTAGTCCAGTTGTTTGAAGATTGGAGCGAGTATGCGTTAGCCACAATCTTGGAAATTGCAAGGTCACACGGGATCAAATATGTGGCCATTAATAGCTCTGACAGTATTGCTACGAGAGACCCCTCGGTAGACCCACAGAAAATCAAGATGTATTACGATAATCTGGCAAAATCCTTTGGATTCAAAAAAGAGAAGGTCGATACGGGCCAGATTTCAGGCATCTTCTGGGTCCGCAAGGCTTCTATTCCCTCCTACCTGACAGCCCGGTAAGGACAAGTCTTCATCACAAATGGACTTCCTAATTCTTAGGATGTAGACTTTTACTAGGAGCCCCTATGACTACAAAAATTGCTGCCGTTGACGCTGAGGCGATGAACAACCTCTTCGCTGAAGAACTCACTAAGACAGGTTCTAAGGTCGCTGCCGGAGAAAAGCTCCAGTGCTTTGACGATCACAAGGATTATGTGTCCACCCTCGAATCCGTCCTGAGTGACGACAAGAACGATGCGTGGGAACCAAATGACATGATTCTCGATTAATCGAGATAAATAATGAAGCTCTCGGCTGGCCTAGTTCTCTCAGGTTTGAGAACACAAGAACAAGGACGGATAAAATCATCCGCCCTTTCCCGTTCTGTGTTTTCAAGTCTGGTGAGAATTATGAGTTTCAACGAGGATTTCAACATCTATGTTCATGAGGCCCTAAAGGCCCATAATCTCCCTATTGACCCAAAAATGGACTGGGCCAAGTGGCTCAATGCAGTGTATCGAACCAAGGTCGCCCCTCATAACGAGGAAATGCGTGATGAGGCGATTCACGAAGTCCTGGTCCACCACTTGTTCGAAGAAAAGTCGGATGTGTTGAGTAAATTTGACCCAGCCCGACTCCCTGAGAAAGTTCAGCAACGCCCTCTTGAAGAACAGGTTTCTTCTTATCTGAAAACCTGCTTTATTTACATGATGGGAGACGCAATTAAGTATCTCCGTAAAATGTATCCCGAACAGGAGACCGCGATGGGTCTGACTACAGAAGATCCTGACGCCCCGAGCATTCTTAACAAAATTCAACATGGAGTGGTCGATCAGGAAGAGGAGGAGCTTGTACAGAATGTTGAAATGCGTAAACTCCGTCATGCTTTTGACGAATGGTGTACACGAAAGCTACGGCCAGCTACGGCCAAGCAGATAAGGCAGTTTTTCGATCTGATTATCATCTTTGATGGGGGTCAGGGAGAGATGCTAGATGAGTTTGCTTCTCGTTCTGGGGTTAGTCGTGCGAGAGCCAACCAGCTTCTGTACCATGAATTACCCCGCTACCTACGTCAATTCTCTAGTTCCCCGGAAGGAAAAGGTTTTAGTCTTGCTAAGCGTATTCGCACCAAGATTGAAAACGAAGGGCGTGAATCCAAACAGCCTGCGGTCGAACCAGAACCAGAACTTGCCCAATCAAACCCCTAATCCTTTGGAGGAACCTCATGCGTGAGAAAAGAGAACTAGAAACCCCGGTTGTTGCTGCTGAACAGCCCGTCAAATTTGCCCGATTCAAGCAGATTGCCAATGAAGATCCTGCCGCTCTGTCGGATGCCCTGTGTGAATTGTCAGAGGCATTTTCCAGTATGGCAGAGGCTTCAGAAGCATTGATCGAGAACCTCGATCTAACCCCAACCCCTAAAGAAGCCTCTATTCGTGAAAAAGTAGCAGCCCGAAAGAAGTTCGCTACTATGTTGAAGAAGTTGGCTGAAGAGGCCCCCGAGAAGGTGGAAGAAGCTCTAAACGAGATTTATAACGCCGTAGATGAAGTGGCTCTCGCAATTGAGAACCTTTCTGGTAATCTTGGCTTTAATCTTGGAGAGACCGCTGAAGAACCAGTTGAGGGACCAGTAGATGAGGTTGAATTGGCTGAAGAGCATCTTGGAGAGCCCCCAGTTGCCCCAGCCGAAGAAAAATGCATGATGTAATGCATCACAAAATTAAGCTAAACTGCGTGATAGGTAAAAATTACCCTCACGCAGTTTAGCTTATACAGTAATATACAGAAGAATCACATCTTAAGGAGCTTGATTTGGGCGCACGAAGAATCTATAAGAAACAACCGTACGAAACTGGTATTTACCACATAAAAAACAGTGTGACTGGTAAATACTACATCGGTTCCTCAATTGAATTATCGAAACGAATGGGGAGGCACCTGTGGGGACTGCGAAAAGGTATTCATCATTCACTCAAGCTCCAGAGGTCTTTCGATAAGCACGGTGAAGTTGCGTTCGAATTCAAGATCCTGCTGGTGTGCGAGGCCAAGGATGTCGAGATGTTCGAGACCAGAGCCATCCATGCCTATGACTCTTACCAGAATGGCTACAACGTAGCCCCAGAGGCCAAGGGAGGGTTCATGCGGGGCCGCAAGTGGCCCGAGAGGACTAAGGAAGCTAGAGTCGAAGCTATGCGAGGGCGCACTCACACAGAAGAGTCAAAAGCACGAATTCGAGAAGGACTAGCCAAACTGACTGAAGAAGAGAAGCAGGCCCATCGAGATTGTATTGGGGCCGCTAATCGTAAACCTAAAAGTGAGAAAGGCAAGAAAGCCATCATCCAGGGATTGAAGAAACGCTATGAGTCCGCTAAGGCGCATGAACAGACGGCAGAGGCCACAAGAAATTCTTGGGCTGCAAGGCGGGAAAAATACGGCCCGACTGGACGAAAACCGAAAAATAGTGCAGTTGTAAGTTGTTCTGAGGAGGTGATTTACGGCTGAGAATTCGCCTTATTTCGAGTCAATTGTAGCATCTAGGGCTATGCTCTTGGACCCCGATGACTACCAGGGAGACCACACCCTTTCCTTGGAAACTCAGGCAGATATGGTCTCTCAAAGTACCATATCCTACATCCAGGACAATTTTGGCAAATTTATGGAATATCTGAAGTTTTTGAGTTTCGAAGACCAAGAACTGCTCCTATCCTACTATTTGCTTAGTAAAACCCAATGGTCTATAGCGCGACTTCACGGTTCCACACAGACAATTTGCAGTTTCAAATTGCGCCTAGCCATGAAACGTCTAGGCACCTATATTCTCATGGGTATCCCTTCAAAGGAAAAGATAAACCAGACGTTAGGGACCATTGATATGGTGAATTTTCAACCGGAAGAGTCTGCCGCCCCCATCCCTTATTCGGATATGATTGACCTCTATGCTAAGACCCGTTCTTTCAAGACTGTGGCGTTGGCTTTTGGGGTAAAGCGTCCCGATGTGAGAAGAGCCCTCTCCTCTCTCTCTAAAACCCTCCTAGCCACCAAGGAATCTCCTACGTTGGCCCTAGGAGCCTATGTATTCGGCTTAATTGACAAGGCATCCGCACAGGGAAGGGGCCTGAGCCAGCGAGAACGTGCCAAGATATGCCCCATTTACCGAAGAGACCCAGACATGCTGGGGAAATTCGAAATCAACGTAGCAGCCCCAGAATTTGATCATTTCCTTCTGTCTCGTGCGAACAATTAAGACCATCGCTAAAAAAGACTATCTGACCCATTAATGAAATGGAGTCGCACACCCATGCAAGCCGATATTAACCAGCAAGTTTACTACCTATCTGGCAAGCCCCAGAAGCTGGCGTCTTCGAAACGAGCGTCAGATAAAGGGTTGAAGAAGGCTGCGTCGATGGGGCTCATCAGGGTCGCTGGAAACTTTTTCGAATGCCCAAGCAGTAAGGATTTATGGAAAGTGGACGGGGATAAAGTGAAACGTGTGTCTTCAGTAGAAGTGGACTTCAACGAAAAACTTTCCGCAGCCGACCCTGAAGATCCCAATGGATATTTGAAAGATATCCTGGCCCAACTCGATTTCTAAAAAGGTAAACCCTAATGGACGACAACAAGCAATTCTCTCTTATCGACTCTTTCCTTCAGGATGTAGAACCCGACTATGGGAATATTGGCCTAAAAAAGCCTCAGAAGATGGATGAGCAATTCACTGATGCCTCGTCCCAGGTGGATAACGCCTTCCTTGACCAAATTGGGGGGAGGTCCGAGCACACTGTTGTTCCTTCTGGCCGAACTGCTGCTGGGGGTCGTGAGACTAAACCCATCAGGGACGCGACTACCGGAGACTCTGCTCTTGCTGATGCGTTCAAAGCCCTTGGAGCCGTAGAGCAGCATAACGAGCTTGATGTGCTCACGGATGCAGAAATCAAAAATCGTGTCAATTACCTACTGAGTTTGGGACACAAACCCAGTCGTGTGGCGGGTATGATGGAGAAGATGGCCGAGTCGGCTCTGAAGGTCTATGACAAGAAGACCACAACTGAGTTTCTTAAAGATCAGGCTGGGCAGGCTGGACTGGCCTATTTGGAGCCTAATTTTTACATGAATTCTTGTGTGGCATCTGCTAAGGAGATCCAGAAGAACGGTCATCTAAACGCTATGTCAGTTAAAAAGATTGCCGCTTGCCCCGGATGCAAGTATAACAATTGCGGTAATTGCACCCTTTATAGCCGCCCCATTGTTGCTTCGGCCAAAGAGCTTGAGACTGTGGTCAAGGCAAATTTGAAGGCCAAGGATATAAAAATTGCCGGAACTTTGAAATCCACATTAGTCAAGATGCACGAAGGTGGGGAAAAAGAGGCCCAGGCCCTCCCATATAGCCGGAATACTGAAAAGTATGTGGTCAGGACTGCTGGTGATAAGCAGTCTATGGTCCACAAAGAGGCCAGTGTTGAAGAGATTGGCACTATGGTCAGTTCAGGCATCCCCCTTAAGGATGTGTATAAGACCGCTGCGGCTCAGTATGGTAAGACTTCTGCAATGGCTGCGATTAAACGCTACATTACGGGCCTTAAGAAGAGTGGTGCAAAAGTGGTGCTGGCTGCGGTTGACTGCACTCTGCTGAAAAACAAGCTAGCAACTGGAAATGCCATTGTTGGTGAGAGTAAGTGTGCCTCCTGCTCCTATCGAAACGGAATGCACTGCGGTTTGACTGGTGGGACGCTCCTGACATTCCCTGGGATGGATCGCGTATCTTCTAAACATATCGCTCACGAAGGCGTGAAAGACGGGCGTGAAGTTCTATTTGAGTTTGACCTTCTTGACACCGGAGAAGATAGCCCCATCGAGTATAAGGAAGTGCCAGAGCAGGCAGATACTGATGTGGAACTGACTCGTTCGTCAGAAATCAACATCGAGGACTAAATGGAAAAAGACGGATTAATCACTTTTACGGTTCAGTCCACAGAGGCGGCTGGGAAGCCCTCTGAGGGGGAACTGTCAAAGCGTATGGTTGAGATTCTGGGGAAAATTAATGACCCCAGCCAGCCCGTATCCGAAATTAATCGACTGATTGCCGGTGAGATTGCCGTGGTCACGGGGGAGATGAGTATGCTCTCTCAGGCCAATATGTACAAGCAGAAGCTCTATACCGAACAGATCAGATCTCTCAGAGATCTCTCTAAGACCCTCAGTGAGTCTGAGCTTCTTTCTAAGAAGGATTTCTTGAACTTTGATGGTCCGAAGTTCCAGTTCGTTTTCCAGGAACTTGCCGGTGCGGTTAGAAAGTCAGCCAAAGACTCCGGATTCAGCGAAGATCAAACCAACACTCTGCTCCGTAATTTCCGAGACACGGTAACTCAGATGGAACCAGAGCTTCGCAAACAAACCGAAAAAATTGATTCCAGTTTTCTTCAGAGGTAATAATGGCACGAGTAGAAAAATCATTCACAACGCTAGGCTTGGAGGGCATCCTTCAGGGTGTCGTCGCTTGCCTCATTGATGCCGAGAAGAAGGCTCAGTCCTCTCGTGAGATTCAGTCTATTGATGTCAGTCGCCGTGGTCTCAGACAAGACCTCTACGTTGGCAAATTGATGGTGATCCCAGCTTCTGTCATGGATGAAATGGATAAGATTCCTGATCCGCTCCTCAAGGGCGCGGTTATCCGTCTCTTCGATGGAGAGGATGCCTCCTACCTGGAGATGCACCGACTCAGCACGAGCGAGTTTGACAATTTGACTCCGAAAGAGATTAATGAATACAAGGATAAGGTGTTCAAGGATGCGGACGGAAAGATGGGGTGCATCGTTATCTTCCAGCCAGCCTGGGGTAACGTTCGTGATCTTCATGCATTCCGTTTCACTAAGGAAGTCCCCAAACTGACTCTGCTGGTTCGTCACCTTGTATTCTCCGCCTACTACAACCCCAGTCTTTCCGCATTGTTTGATACGCTAGCCGAAGACGCAATCAAACTGGATGCGGTGAACATCACCCACGATCACCTTGGCCCAGCTTATGAGTTTCAGTCTAAAGAGAATGTTTACCCTAAACTGGACAAACTGGCAAAGATTGCCGCCATCATGAAGATGAGCCCCGATGAGTTCACTACAGCCTATCTGGAAGCCGCAGTGTGGACCGGAACGGATGAAACGGGTGAACCGCTGGATCGAGAAGGAAAATTCTCTATTGAGGATTTCTCCACCGAAGCTCTTCGAAAAGCTGAAGAAGATTGCACAGCCTTCATGGAGATGGCCGGTCCAGAATTGGACGCCCTGAGTTCCGATCAAGCGGGGCATCTGTTTTGGTTGAATCGTAACGGCCACGGCACCGGTTTCTGGGATGAGGATAAGCTCTCCCCAGAAGCTCAACAGTCCCTGGACAAACTAGCCCATTCATTTGGGGAATGTGATATGTATGTCAGTGATGACGGGGAGTTGGAACTCTCTGGAGGCCAGATTCCCGCACCCACTCCACAGCCTGGAAGTGGGCATATCCTCCCCAAGGAATCTAAGTGGATTCGCCTAAACGCCGCCGCTCTGCCACTGATTTTGGCTGACAAGATCACACCTGAAGAGTCTAGTGTTTTTGACGAATTGACTATACAATTAAAAAAAAAGACCGCTGGTAGCAAGACTGCTGTTGAAGTAGGGCCTTACGAAGGCTACTGCCCAATTTGTGGGACTCCTGGATGCCAGGGAGAGTGCTCCTCAGCCGGAACGGGGAATAAGGAAAATTTTACTGATCGAACCGCCACTGGGGATGCCGGTTCGGTAAGAATTCCCACCTCTCCTAATACCGGAACCCGAGCACAAGAAGATTTTCAGGATCCCGGTTCCCAACCGACTGAAGAGGAGCCGGTGCATTTTGGGTCAGCCAGGATGGCAGCTTTTTTAGAGAAAGTAGCAAGTGGTGAGGTTCTTAATGGGTATACACAGATGCGAGAGACTTTCAAATCTGACTTTGCTTCTAAGAACGAACCCACTAAGGAAACAGATCACGCAGAGGATTTGGTCGCAAACAAGAAGGCAGCCGATCAGGCTGTTAGCTCTGCGGCTAACCGGCTGATAGAGCAGCATGAGGGGGAGTACCTCTCTAAAGAAAACTTGATGCGACTCATATCCCACATGACGAACAATGTCAAAGCAGTGTTCTCCTTCCTAACACAGCAAGGGCTTCTTCAACCATACGGCAAGGATAGTTTCAAAGTTATGACCCGCACTGAGCAGGAGGATACCCATGGAGACGGGGTGTTCTGCCCTAACTGCGCTGGCCCTGGTGTTTCAATGGGGAACCTTGGTGGCCGTGAACACTTCCGTTGTAGGAATTGCGGAACTGATTTCAGTCAAAAAACAGCCGGTGACGTTAAAACTGCGTCTACTCATAAGCTGGCCCTAACCTACATGCATCCAGGTGAAGCCTTGGAGCAATTTTACCCGGAAATCCTGAAGGACACCTCTGACTATCCCATCGGTTACCCAGAGCGCAACTCCACCCCACCACCCCTCTCCTTGGAATTGCAGAATGAGCCGGGTGGCGAGTCTCAAGTAACGGACAAGGACTATAGTGATAATGGAATGAAGCACTCTTTAGGGGAGCCTGGACTGCTCCAAACTGAACAGGACAACTCCTCCGTTCCTCTCAAACCGAATGAACGTTCGATACGTGGTCCTTTCTTTTCTGACCAATTCTACCGAATCCACACAGATATTGAGCCAGCTTTACTGACCATGAAATCCTCTTTGGAGAACAAGACTGCGGCTGCCCCTGCCAAGGCGACTATTATAGCTGAGTTTCTCCGTAAACTAGCTGGTGAGATCGCTTCCTCCTTACTGGCCGCTTTTGTGGTAACAGACCGCCCCCTCTTTACCAACAGCCCCTCTTATTCAGTGGTAAACTTGGCAAATGAGTCTACGATTTGCCCCATGAACCCCCTGCTTACCAGCGGAGGGATGAGCCCCTATGTGGCTCAATTCAAGTCTCTGCTTTCCTCCGTCAATAGCGGAGAACTCACTGAAGCAATCAACAACGCTTGGGCTCAGGGTGGGGTATGGCATGATGGTCCGGATGGCCGTTTCCTATACGAAATTTTCGTGAGAATCGAAAAAGTTGATCTGGAGACGCTGGATATCACGTATAAGTATATTACGGGAACCAAGGAGTAATTGATGTCTGATACGAATATTGTCATCGCTCAACTGAAGAGTATGATGAGTGAGGTTCTGGAACTTCGGGATCAAAAACCTGAAGCACAATCCAAGGCCATTGAACTCTTGAAAAATGTAATCAATGCTCTCCATCTGGGGCGTAAAACAGGGGCAAAGAGGGCTGCCACAGCCCCCAGGAGCTTTGATACCCCAGCCACCGAGTATTTGTACGGTCTGAAACCTGACCTCGAATCTGGCGACCCCAACCATGATAACGGCTGGTGGGGGCTTTATCTGGGTATGCTCTCAGAGGGCAGTCCAGAAGGTTCCGGTGTTTCCAGTGGGGCCGACTCTGATATGCTTAAGCGTAATCATGGTGCTATCATCCACGAAGCAGAAGATGGCTCTGTTACCGGTCAATTCTTTCCTCTTGAAGAAGATGCGGTTGACCAATGGGAAGAGTCTATCAGTGGCGACGAACCCGAACTTTCTCACATTTAATAGAGGTAATACATGAAACTCTCACTCACTGCAAGACTTTTCCTGGCTGATGTCTCTGGGTCTACCAAGGCCACCATCGTACAGATGTACAAAGCCAAGCCCACTTTCCCCAAAGATGACGCTCAGATCGGAGCAGTTCTTGCAGCTTTGGACTCCACTCTCCCCCCAGGTCTTCCTCCCAATCGTCAGAAGGTTTATTTGAAATATTTGGCCAAGCAGCTTTGGGGCATCACCCCTCCAGGATTCGTTTTGAAGATGAGTCCGGAGGGGCAGATCGACTTCGAGGATAAGCCCCGTGTCAGTTCTACGCTGGCTAATTTTGAGCAGGCCGTTAAGGACCAGACTCTAACCGGAGAGGCTACGAATGTGGAAGCCTATGCCACCCTATCAGATATGCAGGAAGCTGCTGCCACGGAGAAGGGACAGAAAGTCAAGGCTAAGTTCACCATTGATAACCTTCCTGAAGAGGCAGAGTCCTCTAAGGGCGGTCAGCCCGGTAATCCCCGGCAGGCCGTAGCTGAGGGCAGCAAGGTGATTGCCCAGGACGGACCCTGGAAGTGCTACAAGATTAATGCCGGTGATCCAAAAGGTAAAGAAGCTGGAAGTTGGCTGGGAATGAACGGCTGGTGGGGCGTGAGTTGGTGTGTGGGCCGCGATTACAGCGGTGATGCCTGGAAGAGCCGCCCTTACATGAACGAAGGGGATTTTTATTTCCTGGTTCGTGATGGCATTAGCCGCTATGCCATTGCTACGGATGGATCCAAGGCGGATGTTTATAACCCTGCGGATGACGTGATTTGGCAGACCGGTGGAGCGAGTGGTGGAAACTTCCCGTCCCTGAAGGCCACAGCCAAGCAATTAGGGGCTGAGTTCAACGCAAGCTCTGTTTCTAGTCTTCCCCAAGAAGCTCTGGGTATCCTTCGTGCTGCTACGGCTGCTGACCCCTATCTGGCTGGTCTGATCCCCCCAGACCAATTGAATGAGACTGACACATCCTCTCTGGACAAGGTTATTGCTTCTTGCCCTGCTGAGGGGTTGGTGAAGGATCTGAACTCCAACTCAGGCTATCGTGGCAAGGGAGTGACGGCTGGCATCATCAATCGTTGCGTGGCCAAGAATAATAAATTTGGCGCAAAGGATTTTTCCACTGTTTGGGATCAGTTCGGGGAGCAGGCTATGATCATGTATATTGAAGCTCTTGCCTCCAATGGTTACAAAGAGCTACCCCCCACATTGGAGGCTTACTTTGTCAAGGAGGCGGAGAACTTCGAGTTCTAAGCTGACTGAGAAAGTAAGGTAATGTGAGTAGCAGACAGAGATTTAGCCAAAAGTCAAGGGAGTCGGTGCTGGGTGGGTTGGTTGATACTCACATCACAGACAGTACAACTCTGCTTAATGCCCTGGAATTCATTGAATCTCCTAGTGGGCTGAATATAACCTTATACCCAGTTCAGCGTGTTTTGATCAAATTGATATTTGGCATTCCGATGGACTGGGACGAACGGGAAGTGCCCGTTTACGACCAATTCTGTGAAAAGCTCCTCTTTACTTTTACAGAACGTGAATATATCCGTTATGTATTCGAGAAGGGTCGGATCAACATCCCCACCTGGGAGGATGCCAACCCGCTGGGATATAATGAGATTGACATGATTGTCGGTCGCCGTGGTGGTAAGAGCGTTGTGGTCGCCGCAGTTGCTGCCTACAAGCTCTACCTCTTGTTAAGCCATCGAGACCCCCAGGAATACTACGGCTTGGTCCCCGGTTCCCCGATTGATCTGACTATGATGGCCCAGGATTCCAAGGGGTCTAGTCGGCTTTATGATCAGCTTAAAGAGGATATCAACCGAGCCCCCTTCTTCGCCCCTTACATTAAATCCATGACAGGTGAGGAGATGACCTTCATCTCTGAATCTGACCGTGGTAAGCGAGAACTCACCCCCTCCATCAAAGCCGCCGCTTACCCCTGCACCACTAATGCCGTGCGTGGACCCAGCAGTTATTTCCTAGCCTTGGACGAGTTTGCTCACTATCGGCAGCAGATCGGTTCCACCTCTGATGAGATGTATTCCGCCGCCGCCCCCGCTACTATGCAATTCAAGGGTGGAGGAACCCGTGACGGTCTGAGGGAAAGTATGATTTTTATCATAACTTCCCCAGTAAATAAAATTGGTAAGTACTATACTTTGTTCAGGGATGCTTTATTGGAAGGCCCTTCTAGTCCTGTCCTAGCCTTCCAATGCTCAACCGCAGAGATGAACCCTCGCTCCGACACTCCGTTCTTGAAGAAGGAGTACAAGGATAATCCTGAAAAGTTCAAGGCTGAGTATGGTGGGGAGTTTCTGGATGCATCTGAGACCTATGTTAAAGGTTTAACGATTGATGAGTGTGTTGACCAAGATCGGGGTAATGTGACTATCCTCACTTCTTCTATGATAGGCCACAATTACTTCTGGGGTCTTGATTTGGGTATGAAACATGACGCTACGGCCCTTGCGGTCTGCCACTGGGAGGGGGGTCAGAACAAGGCATGGCTCGTATATGATTACATTGATAGGTTAATGGTGGGCCTGGGTAAATATAAAGATGTTGCTGAACTTCCACTAGATGATGTGCTGGACTGGCTAAAGGACGCACATGCAATGCTCCCCTGCTTCCAGGGTGTGACTGACCAGTATGGTGGTTCCCTTCTGGTTCAGCTACTGAATGCAAATCAGGTAACTGGGATTGAGTTGCTTCATTTGACCTCTGGTGTTAACTCGCAAATGTACCTCACACTTAAAACTCTCATGGAGAATCGTCAGGTAAAGTTCCCTAATGTGTCTGCATTTGTCTTAGAAATGAAGCTCCTGGAAGCCTCTTTCATTAATAAATATCAGGTTATCGTTAAGGCTCCGACCGAAAAAGATGCTCATGATGATATGGCAGATGCGGCAGCTCTTGCAGCCTATAAAGCTCAGCTATGGGCCATAGGTGACGGTAAGCGTGTCATGTGGGACATCATGCAAGGGGTTCCGCAAAACATGATCCCCGGCACTATCAGGGGTGGGTGGGATATGAATGGCTCCCTTGCCCATCTCAGATCCTACGAACGACAGCTTCAACATCAATTAAATCCCTATGGTGCGGTTCAAAACCCATGGAGAAGACATTAGAAATCAAAACTTTCCTCTGCTATGATAGAGAGGAAAGCGTGTGTCAGACTCTGATGAACTGCTATTCAAAATCCAACAGGATATCGAGCATCTGACTAATAGGGTTGGTCAGATAGAAGAGGATACAGGCTCCTTAGTAATGGTTCAAAGCCGAATCTTGAATTCTTTAAATGATTTGCAGACTTCTGTATTAAAAGTGCGTGAAGCCCTATTGAGAGTGAGAGAGAAACTAGGATGAGCGAAGAACTGTTCGATGACGAAGAGACCACCGAGAGTGGGAAAAAATCTGGCCCTCGGTTCTTACCGAGCAAGACCACTATAAAGGATGATCTTCAAGAAATTTATGACACCGAACGCCAGATCGGCTCTGCGGTATTCAAACTCCACCAACTTATCGGTCAGGTGCAGGAGACATTGGGCAAGAAAGCCGATTCAGAAGAGGTTAGCGAGGGCCTTGAGGATCTCAACCTCTATCTTGAGACCAATAGTAAAGCTGTGCAGGACCGTCTGACAGAGATCAAGGCGGCGGCGGATGTGTTTACCAACCACTTGGCTAAAATCGATAATGATTGGCTTCGGGTGCAAAGGGCAACCAACGAGACCCTCAGATCTCATGGAATTGACCCCCAGACCCTGGCTGAGGAATCAGACAAAATAAAAAAACTTGGGCGATGGATGACGGCAATCCAGATGGTTGGAGTATCAATCATAGTGACCCTCATTTCGGCCTGGATTATGTCCTCGGTCAGCAAAACGATTGTCACCGACCAGAAAGCAGTAAATGATCAATTATTGCAACAGAACCAACAAATTTTGTTGCAAAATCAGCAGCTTGAACGCACAATGGAAGAGCACATACTCTTGGACGAACAGAAGTTCAGGCGTAGTAATGACCATTCTCCGGAACACTCCCACTAGGCAAAAATTTCCGTATAGGTTTTCGCTGGGAAGTGGGTATAATAGGTTGCAGGACCACAGGAGGTTTTCTTGACAGACTCTTTTGTTTTCTCTTCAAAAATGCTAGGACACGGCTCAGATGCTGTGCCTGAGTACGAGGGTGAGCCGTTCACTGGGGACGGAACTCACTTCATCGGTCAGGACGGATTCGTCGTTCCGGCAAACTTCATCGAGTTCTTCGAACGCTACCCCGTGTACGTTCGGAACTGGGTGTCGAAGAAACTCCGCAAGTGCAGCAGCCATCCGGATGTGGAGGACTGGACCCAAACGCTGCTGACCCACTTGTACCAGCTTCATCACGGGCGCACCATCAAAGGGGGTGAAGGTGAGGAGGATCGTGAAATCGGTGGAACTCTCTATAAATTGGGGTTCACGGACGTAATCCATGCCTTCAACCCATGGGCACAGCATGGAGCCTCGGCTCGTCGGTTTTTCAATTTCGTCAACACGTGCCTGAGCAACAAGTACATCAGCCTTCGGTCCAAGTATGGCAAGGATGCGACCAGCCACTCCCTGTTCAGCCTGGATTCTCCCACTCCCATCCAGGGCATGGATGAGTCCAATGGCCCCATCAGCCGTGAATACCTGCTGATGGACCGCTCTAGTCTCTATCGGGATCAGGTGGCTGAGAACCGCCCTCTCACTGCTGATGATGTGTTCGTCCAGCAGTTCAGGGATTTCGTGGAGCGGAAGGATCCGAATCTGCTCCCTCTGGTTAGTGCGATCATGAACAAGGATAAGGTGGATGAGATCCTGGAGGTGCTGGGTTATGACCAGAACCGCTACCTTCGTGACCGGAAGAAGCTGATCCGGCTTTCCAAGTCGTTCCAGGCAGGGGACTAACAACGTCAACATCACTTCAAACCCGGAGGAGTTTAAATGAGTAAGGCCAATAAGATTCAGGGAACCCCGAAACCAGCCGATGTGAAGCGGGTTGACTCACCTGATCTGCACCATCTTAAGGCTCGTCAGCGCAAGGTGTACCCACCACATATGCAAGTGCGAAGATGTGGAAACGGGGACTTCTTCGTCAAGCCGCATGGACTCCCCCACCTTAACCACTGGATCTACTATGACCACTGGGTGGATCGGAAAGACTTGCCGAGCATTATCCACTGGTTTGAGGGGCGCTACCCCGAAACCTGTGGTTTACCAGTTCGATTCATCAATTGTCCCCCCTTCGAGTGCGGACGGGAAGCTATTCCCAATTGAAGTAAAAGTGCGGATGACCTGGGACCACGGCTCCCATGCCTCACGGCGGGTCATCTCCTGGGTAGCGGGTGGGGTTAAACTCCCCGTCTGCGGAAAGGTTCGAATCCTTTCGCACCTACAGTCTTCCCCGCGCAAAACCTTCAGCTACTTCAGAGGGTTTTGCGCGAAGTTCTATGACCCCATTGTTATACCAATAAACCCCTAGAAGGGGACTCTCACCATCCGGTGTGCTAAACACTTTCTTTCGACCTTTCAGTGCTTTTGACTTGGCTTTATTTTGTTTTTCTTTTTCCTCATCAGTCAAGCTAGCCCAGTAGGCTCTCTGTTTAGCTGATGCTATTTCGCTTCGTAGTTCTCGCTGCTCTTCTGTCATTGCAGCTTCGCGTCTAGCTGCTACATCTCTTCCGATTTGAGTGAGACGTTCTTTATCCTCCTCTGTTAGACTAACTCTATAGTTCTTTATACCTTCTCGTTGCGCTTGAACAGTCTTGGTGTAGAGAGCTTCCTGTTCTTCCTGAGTTAACTGTCTCTTCCATGTCTTCAATCGCTCTGCTCCAGCTACCTGTAAAGCAGTCCGCTTCTTTGAATTCTTTTCCCAGAACTCAACTGTTCCTTGCAGTCTTTCCTTTTTCTCCTCATCTGAGCATTCTTTCCAATAATTTACCATCTGGGCCGAATGTAAAGCTCTCGTTTCATCGGTGCAATTCTTCAAGGGGTTCACGGCAATGGGGCAGACGTTATATCCAATCTCTCTGTCGTATGATTTTAACAAATCCAGATACCGCTGCTCTTTTTGATCAAGTTCTTCCACTGAGCATTCACATAAAACCTCAAATGTAAACTTTTCAATTCCATATTTTTTGACAGCCGCCAGCAGATGCCGATTGTGGTGGGTGCCTTTTCTGAGTTTGCTCAGGTGTGACCAGAGCCGCCCTTGAAGATTGATGGATTGACCCACATAGACCTTGCCGTTCACAGTATTAGTTATTAGATAGATACCACTTTTCCGCATGGAGCCCTTTCGTGGAAGAAAATCTTGATTTTGAGTTTGGAGACAAGCTACCCTATCTGGATGATGAGATTCATCCTGACAGGTGGCTTCGGGCCAGAAATGAAATTGATCACGTAGCCCTTTTGGAAGAGTTCATTAAGAAACCCATAATGGGGAATGTCATAAATTGCCCGTTGGGGATTCACCGAGACTCTACCCCTTCCTTTAATATATACAGACAGTCCAATTCTTCACATTGCTTTGGTTGCCCTGGAACCACGAAAGAGCAGTACAATGACAACGTGAACCTCGTCTCCAAATGGTTTGGTATCAATAAAGTAGCTGCCTTGCAATGGCTAGAGAAGCATTTTAAGCTCCCCCCGATTGCAGGACAACCTATCGAACCTGACGAGGAAGAAGAAAGGGACGAGGAGGAATCCGATCCATTCACGGTGAAGGATCTGGTTCCAATGTTCCTTACGATAGCCCCCACTCTGATTGAAACAGTGGATGACGCTAAGTATCTGATAAAGAAATACTTCTTGGCTCTTCATCTTGACGATCCACTATTTTTGGCACGGGTTCTTGGACGAAAGCGGCTTGAGAGTATTAGATTATCAGGACGAGTGTCGAATGAAGGAATTGGAAGAAGCAATAAATGAGCAAGATCCTGTAATAACGGGAAAGAAGCCTCGTAAAAAGAAGGAAAAGGCTGAGAAAAAGCCCAAGGCCCCCAAAGTAATTAAAACCCTCCGTGAGATATTTATGGAGAGGTTGGCCCTCATCGATATCGAAAACTTGAAGAAGCCATGGATGGCTACCAAATCGTTCAGGTTGATTGATACGGCGGAGGAGCTTCAACGCTGGGTTGATATGGTCATGAGCGATCCTGGACGCTCCCAGACCCACTCATGGGCTGCTCACACTGGCCCCGTCATTGCGGTGGACACCGAGACGGATGGCCTGGATATTCGTGTAGTTGAAGGGAAGATGCGAACCAAGCTGGCAGGAGTCTGTCTGTCAGCCGATGGACTGGAAGGTCTCTACATTCCGGTCGGGCATGAGAATGGGAAGAACATTCCCGCCACTGAGTTGGCCCCGATCCTCCAGAAGCTCTTTGACCAGTGCCACCTCGTATTTTTTAACGCCAAATTTGACCGTGAGGTATTGCGACTCAGCCTTGGTCTGACTTTCAGGGATTACCCGTTCTTTGAAGATGTACAGACGCTGACCTACCTGGATGACCCTAAAGCCAAAGTTGATGACAAAGGGGCTGGCAGCCTTCAAGAGGGCCTGAAGAATCTTTCCAAGGTGAAGCTGGGGTTTGAACAGATTGAACTGGAAGATCTGGTCAAGGTCAAGGCCAAGGTATGGAATGTGGAGTTGGAGAAGTACACCCAGCGTATGGTTTACTGCCCATTCACTTGGGTTCCTACAGAAATGGCTCTTTGGTACGCGGCTTCTGATGCAATTACCACTTGGCTGCTCTGGCGATTATTCCACCAGGAGCGAGATTTCTCCCAGATGTTGGGGGTCCATCGACTTGACCATCTATTAGTGGACACCATTACCTGGATTGAGCGGCAGCGTCCTCGTGTGGATGGGGATCGTCTGCAAAATACTATTGACTTTCACGCTAGTCGGGTGAAGCAACTTACTGAAGAATTGGGTAAGATTTCCGGCATCGAAAATTTCAATCCCGGCTCTACTCCTCAGATCACCAAAATTCTTTTTGAGGACAGGGGTATGGAGGTGATTGAACGGTCTGAGAAGACTAACGATCCGTCTACAGCTATTGGGGTGCTGAAAGAGCTTCATAAACGATACCCTACTGATGAATTTCTGATTAAATTGATGGATTTTCGTGAGTACGCGGCTCTGCATCCAGCTAGTATGCGTTATGACCCAGTTGACCACACAATTAGGTTCTACCTCAAACAGAACGTTGTGGCTGGCGGTCGTCTCGCGGCTGCGGGTGGAGAGTTTGAAAAGGATGGCGGGTGCCAACTTAACCCCCAGGCTATCAAGAAGGTGGGTGGAAATTGGTGGGTCAAAGGGTGGCTGTTGGACACGCTTCCAGAAGAGTTCGCCGCTCTGACGATTCTCACGGAGTATCCGGACCCCTCTATGCTAGAACCCTCTTGTGTTAAGGATGGAAAGATCGCCCCCAATATCGACTCCAATAACCACACGGCCACCTATTTTGGCAGACGCTACTGCATGGTCCCCTCCTGTAAGTCTTGTTTACGGGCGCTAAAACCAGAGCGGATAGACGCCAATGAGATTATCAATTTCCGAGGTCTGATTGTTGCGGATCCAGGCTGGACGATGTTCAGTTCTGACTACAGCAATATTGAAATGAGAGTAGCAGCAAACATTTCAAAAGAACCGCTATTCATCAAGGAGTTCATGGAAGGGGCGGGAGACTTCCACTCTCTCACCGCTATGGCCCTTTTCCCTGAGTTTTCTAATCCCAACACCCCCAAGGCCAGAAAAAAAGAGCTTCGTGCATTGGCCAAAATTATTAACTTCGCTTTGTTGTATGGCGGGACTGCCTATACGATCAAAGAGAACATGAATAAGGAGGGGTTCAACATTAGCTTTGAAGAAGCTGAAGAACTGGTCCAAAAATATTGGGATTCAGTGCCCACGTTCGCCGCATGGTGCCAGAATAAGCGTGATGTGGCCAGAGCGAAATTGATCTGCCGTACTCCAACGGGTCGGATCGTTAATTTTGAATCAGCCATGAAGGGATTCCGTATCCATAAGCCAGAGCAGTGGGAGAAGGACAATTTCTGGGAGTGGAAGAAGTTATGTAAGCGTGAGGTAGAGCTTACTCGCTTGGAGCTTAAAGAGGATGCGTTGGCGGTAAAGAGGACTGCGGAGGCAATTTGGGCTAATCCTAAATCTGGAGTGCGTAACGTTCAGGAGTTCAATCGTTTCCTGGGCAAGGCAGAGCGGGTAGCCATCAACATCCCGCTTCAGGGGACCGCAGGAGATCTAATGCGCTCCGCCCTAAATCGGATTCGTATTTGGGCATTGGCCAACCCAGGTCTAGAGAAGGTGTTCCGTCTTCACCTTACTGTGCATGATGAAATTGACTTTTCAGTGAAGAATGAGTTCGTACCCTATGTGCTGCCTAGGGTTAACCGATTGATGAAGCTCCGCAAACTCCATGCATCTAAGGGATGGCCGGTACCTATCGAAACAGACTGTGAGTATGGACAGACCTGGGATGTGAACCAGCACCTTACTGGAGATGATGGTCATAAGGCGGCTGGATGGACGGCCATTGCGGGAATGGAAGCTTACACCCCTCCTGATTTCGCTGAAGATGTGGTAGACCGGATTGTTGACACATGGATGAAGGGCGACCGAGAGCGGGTAACTAAGTGGTTGCAACAGCTTCATCCCAGAGTTCATGGCTATTTGGCAGAGTTTAATGATGACCCTGAGACGGTCCGTCATTACCTCATTGTAATGCTCCAACTCCACGAATTTTGGAAAATCGATGAAGATGAAAGTGACACGTTGACCTTGTTGGAGTATGCGGAGGAGAATGGTTTGAAGATAACTGAAGAGCCCCTGGTGGGTAATCTTTCGGGCTATTTGAACTCCGTCCCCCCGGAGGACATACCTATTGTCACAGAGGTGGTGTTGGAACCAGAGGCTCAGTCTGAGCCAGAGCTAGCGGTAGAGCCGGAAACTGAGAAAATCACTTCCATCGAACAGCTTCATGAAATGGTACAGAATGTCGTAGAGATGGCAGCAGCCGGAGAAGTGGAAGAGGAAGTGTTCTTTCAGGAACCCCCTCGTAAAGAGGTAGCTCAGGTTGTGGGTACAGCCCCAAAAATTCCAGTTGTTCGGAATATGGACCTGGATGAACAAAAGGTGTTCAAGACACTAATAGGAGCAGGTTTGGGTAGAAAGGAGATCGAATTTGTTTACGAATTTGATAGCAAATATTACAAGATACCTAACACTATTACTGATGTGATTCCCAAGGAATACCTGCTATGTTAGTGACATCTAAAAATCCAAAATATCTCAATTTAGGGCGAGATATTGAGAACGCTACGCTTCGAATGGCTCATATGCGGCGATTAATCGATATGATGCAGGGGTGCCTTGGGTCTGGCGTGACAGTCCTGGAGTCCTTCAAGGAATTAGATAATAAGGGAAAGTATGCCAAAGTTGAAGGTGAGAAACTGGAACATCTGGTTCAAGTCAAAATGATTTTGTCAAATATCCAGGAGTGTATTTCTATCGCTGATAGCGAATTTGAGAAATATGCAAATGAGTTTGACAAATTAGATAAGACATTCATTAGACTGAAGAATGCCCCTCAACCCAAAGAGAAGAAAGCGGCAGAACCCCAGCCCCAGCTTCCCGAGGCTACAGCAGCCTCATTCCCCGATGCCTTACCGGCTCCCATAGAACCACCCGAACTGCCCGAATCCCCAGAAGAGTCCAAGGACAACTGATAAAAATGGACTTTTCCTCCCTTTCGTAGGGAGTTTGGTGGTATATGGCAGGAAGACGTAGGCAGACGAGAATCAAAGTAGCAAGTAAGGATATTCCGCAGTTCTCTGTGGGGAAATACTCCAGTTTTGATACCAATGGCACAGTTGTGGACCCCATTAGGAGTGCCTCCTCTGCTGATGCTAAAGTCAGAATGGCCAATAAGATGCGGAAGAGTGCTGATCTATGGGCTGGAGAGAATGGTCCTGCCAACATTTCTGATTCTGAGAATATTGGCTATTATAGCTATGAGTTCCCTGTGGATGCGTTGGAACTCCCGCAATCCAGAGCCCAGGAACTCCGATTTTACCGTCTAGCCTATGATCGTGACCCCATCGTTGGAAGGGGTATTGATCTCCATACTGAAATCCCCATGAACAAGATCAACCTTGATCGTCCTAAGTGCTCATCTGAGGCTTTTGGAGATTACATTTACGACTTCTATCAGGGATTGGTAACCAATTCAAGATTGTTTGAGACCCTTCTTCACGCTAGCCGTGAGTATTGGAACATTGGTGAAGCCTTCCTATTCGTAGAGGACGACCCTGACATCAAGCCATCTGAGGCGGCTGAAGAGTATGTTCAGGCCATGGATGAACAAGACGATCAGAAAATGGCAGAACAGGGTCAGTCCCGTTCTTATTTCGAAACTGACAACACCTCTTGGGGTTCTGAAGCGGTCAGCATGACCACCAAGCACTCCTCCGCCAAGTTGGCAGCCCAATTGGGGTTTGATCCTCTTGCTGAGACTGACAAGGCTATTCGCAAGAAAGTAGCGGCTCTGACTCAGATTATGAGTGACTTGAAGACCTTGGAAAAGACTGCTGAGGCTAAACAAGCTGCCCCCCCAGCAGATGATGGAGGTGGAGCAGCCGTTGGAGAATCAACTGATGCCCCAACCGGTGGAGCGGATCTTCCGGCCCCAGGGGATGAGACGGGTGGGGGTGACGCAGACTTAGGCTTCGAAGACGACACGGCTGGTGGAGGTGGTGGAATTATGCCCTCCAGCGGTGGCGGAGGCGGGGGAGGGGGCTTTGGTGGCGGTGGCATGGATATGGGCCTGGATGATACGGGCACTGGCATGGAGCAGCCTGTTCCTCCTAAAGACTTAGAAACTCGCAGAATGGAAGAAGTGATCAAGCTCTTGAGGAGAAAGAAAGACCTCTTGGAGGAGTTAGAAGATCTTCATGAGATCCGAAAGAACGACTTCGAGCTTTTCTCGCATCTGTGCAACAAGAATTACATGGGATTTGACCGTATTCAGCTTCTTCCGCCTGAAAATGTGGAAATCAAGAAATCTTCAACCTTTGGTTCTGAACCTACGATATTCTATAAGCCCCCAGAAGACGCCAAGGCGTCCTATATTGACAATCCGGATACCCCGGATGCGGTCCGAGATAGCCTTTCGGCGGATGGGGTCATCCCCTTGAATGATAACCCATTCAAGGGCTCTTATGCGATTCATTTCGCTCGTAAAAAAGCCCCATTTGAGGATCATGGACGTAGTATTCTTCAGCGTTGCATGAGAAGTATCATCTACCGTGAGAAGCTCCGTCAGGTCCAGACAACCATCGCTTCCCGCAATATGACCCCTAAAACTTTAGTGGTCGCTCCGGGTGTGGCGAATGGAGAATTGATGGCCCTTAGAGGCCATATTGACGAGGCCAAAGCGGATCCGGATTATACCGTAGTGGTGAACTATGAATGCACCTGGAACGAGATTGGTTCTGAGGGTCGCCTTCTCACCCTGGATGGTGAGTGGAGCCATACCGGCAATGATCTAGCCATCGGTTTGGGCTTCAGTCCTGATATCCTCAACGGCGAAGGGCTCTACAGCAACACCCGTACTCAGTTGGATATCCTTAGCACTACCTACCTCCAGTTCCGCGCAGTCGTTGCTTATATCGTGCAGGAATTGATATTCAAGCCCATCGCAATGAAGAAGGGCTTCTATGAGATCGACCGTTATGGCCGTCCCCGCTGGCTCTACCCAGAAGTAAAATTTGGCCGCATGGCTCTTCGCAATGCCGGAGAGACCTATCAGATGCTGTTTGATCTTTACCAGAAGGGTTCGGTGCCGGTTAGCGTCCTGCTTGAGCTTCTTGATGTAGACCCAGAAGTTTGCCGTAAGAACCTGGAGGCTGACCTCTTTACTGTCAATGACTCTAAGTTTAACGCTTTCTTGGAGAACCTCTATAGCAACGTTGCTGGCTCTGGCTCGTTCACTACAACTGACATTGCAGATAAATTCAAACGTGCGCTTGGTTTGAAGGAAAAGGATATCGATGAATCTGAGATCGAAGGTTCTGGCGAGGGCATCTAATGATTACACAACTTGGAACCCAGTCATGGACCTCTGAAGTCCTTACCGGTAACGGGGAATTTCTGGAAACATCTCCAGGGACTTTTTACGTTGTATCCAATAGCTTATCTAATGGAACGTTCCAAATATTCAAATCAACAGATCATGGTAATACTTTTACCGCAACCGTAACTTACACATTCCCCACCGTAGGGGACATTGCGTTTGACCCAGCCATCAGCTATGATGGGACTTTAGTCCATATCATTGGGGCGGTTACCAACGCCACAAATAGCACTCTTACTGACTTGGTAGTCTTTACCCTCACTCCTGGGTCCACGGACACTCTCTCGGCCCCTTCAATCGTGATTACTGGCACCCGTATTCACTCTGGATACGACATCGTTTCACAGTCTGATGGGACGAGCGTTATCGTCACAGCCGTCACCAATCCTACCGTGCCCACTTTGACGAACGATTATACGCTAGTGGGTATCGTCTTAGCTTCGAATAACACAGTAAGCAGCATCACACCACTACTTGCTCCGGCTTGGGCTGCCTCCACTATGTATGTAGTTGGAAATCGAGTATCCTACGGTGGGGTGGGGTATGTCTGCATCAAAGCCAACACTTCTGGCTCTTCCTTCGTCACTGATAAGGCGGCTGGGGATTGGGCCGTAGAGTCAATTCGAACCGGTGAGACTTATGGAGCCGTCTCCCTCACGACCGATGGAACCACTGTTGAAGCCTACTATACGGCTCACCTTAAAGTATTGACTTTTGGCTCTGCCTTGCAACAAATTAGAGTGCGGACATTCCATAGTGGAGTATGGTCTGCGGAAACAGTTGTGTATTATTACGCCAGCAATTTCATCGACACCAAGCTCACTGTTCTCCCACTGACCGATCCAACCTATGATCGAGTCATGTCTCATTTGTATTACACTCAGGTTGGCAATCAGCTTTCCTCAACTCTTCTAGTCGGAACTAGAGCTTATGGAACTTGGCATTTCATTACCTACACAGGGTCAACCACTCAGACTTACATGGAGCCAACGCTTATATACGACTCAGGGGATAACATTCACCTTAATTACTTATGGGGGAACGTTAATGCGGGTGCGGGAGGGCTTTTGGTCTCCAATTTGCTAGACCCCACAACGCTGAAATACACATTCCAACCGGGTCATTATGACCAATTACTCCTAACATGGCTGAGAGGGACTAAGAGTGTAGTGGATACAGCCTCTGCCTGGGCTGTGATTGGAGAGCAGACCCCCGCCACCCCCACTATTCCTCCCTCTTACACCCCCTTATTCGTCTCCTTTTACAACTCTCCCCCTGTGGTAAGTCTAGTTATTGATGCGGGTAACCACACAACCATCACCCCTCCAATTGAGACAGTAAAAAGAGGGGCTGTAACTATTCTAGATGCAACAGGAACTTTTGATCCGGATTATGATCCGATGCGTTTCATTTGGAGTAGTGATGATGGGACTGGGCTGGTTCAACTCATCCCAGTTGCCGGTAACCCAGCCCTTCTCAATGTTGTCATCCCTAATCAGATAGGCCCTTCCTCATTCACCGTGCATATCACGGTTTCCGTAGTTGACCTCGCTCAGGATGGCCTCACCCCGCTGCACTCTCCCGTGACCGCCACCGCGACCCTCACAGTTGCAACCACAGCCCCTCCGGTCGTCACCTGGGATCCAGCCCTCTTTACTTACAATTCCATGACGAGCCAGTGGGATATCCCACTTCCCCGAAATAGCACGGTTGCCCTGGTTCCAACTATTGTGGGTTCCTACGGGGCGACAGCTAGTTTCGCCACCAATGTGATGACCCTTCAGACCGTTCCATCTGAAGGAGAGATTGCAATAGGACAGACATTACAAGGGGCTGGTGGCGCACCCAATGCCCTATCGGGTCTGACCATTACGGGACTCCTTTCAGGTGTGTTAAATGAGGTAGGATCTATCTACTCGCTTTCCGGAACAGTGGGAACCATCGCAACGGAAGACATCTCTACCGGAAGCTACTACCCCTTAACTTATTCATGGGCTCAGATTTCTGGGACACCCATTCCTATCCTGAATAGCACTAGCCTTTCTTATCTTTGGATACTGCTGAGCGGAACTTACGTGCTGGGCAGCACTGTGGTTTTCCAAGTTACCGTATCAGATGGGATCAACACTCCAGTGGTCTCCACGGTAGCTGTTGCGATCTCAGCTATCAACACTACCGCCCTGGATGGGAATTTCATAAGCAGGGCCGTTTACTCCACTCCAGCCCTATCTTCAATCACCACGCGCAATAATCCAACTGATCAGTCAGCCTGGGGTGCCATTGAGGTAGGGCTTGTCACATCAGATTTTGTCCAGATGAAAATCTCTCGGAACTCTGCTACGGGGGCCAGACGACAGACTTACATCGGAGATTATTCCATTGCGATTATAGGAGAAGAGGGCTCTGGGGACATATATTATAGGAAGGTGTTCCTCCTTGGAAATGATCGTGGGAAGATCGTGGATGCGGTCCTTTTAGAGGATGATGATCTGATGGTTTTGACGGACGATCACCAGCTTCTCCGATACACAGACCTAGGTCTTTACAACATTTCTGACTATTATCAGAACTCTATCGATCTTAGCTCTTATTTTTCTGCTAATACGGAAGTAATGTGGTTTTCTGCCACTCCTTCGTTTAATGGCTCTAGAGTTTTTGCTTTTGCCACCTCAGCAGGGGCTTTCCTCATCCAAGTGGCGGAAACCGGTTTGGTCCTTGGGGATGTTTTGCTCCTATCTACTTCTAGCTTCAATCTGTATGGTGGAGACTACATTGTGTTCATTAGATTCCAGCAGGTTGAAAGTCTTCGTCAGGGCACAATTTTGGTGGGAAGCCTCGCCCCCAAGACTCAAACGTCTGCTCTTCAATACTTTGAAACGGTGTTCGATCTCAGTCTGAGATCGATTGTTAATGTGTGGGATCGCACCAGCCGTATCAATCAGAGCGTGGTTACGGGCGAGTTTCTCAGTAACTTCGAGTCCAACTACACCGGAGTTCTCCAGGCTCCCATTCTTACTCTTACTCAAAATACCAATACAGCCGTGACCCTTACGTGGACTCAGGTTAGACCAGACTTAGTTGAGACCTATCAAGTATTTGGTAGCTCTACACCTGGGGTGTCGGTGGCCCCACTTTCTGATGCGACGAGCTAGGAGTAAAGATGTCCGCACCCTTTAGTCTTTTACAAACGATTGGTAGTGGGGCCATAACCACTGCCTCACTGACTGGACTGGACCCCACCCTAACCTATAAATTCTACGTAAACTCCACAAATAGTGATGGGACGAGCCCTAATTCAAACGTGGTAACCTTCGGAGCCCCTCCGCTCTTCTTTACTTATCTACCAAAATTCTTTAAGACTGTTCCTGGCACCTCTGGAATTCTAACTCAACCGGTCACTATGGTGGATGGCTCAGACCCCACCTCTTACACCTGGACCGCTACGTTGACAATGCTGAGTGTCATCCTTAACTTCCCTCCTAATACCTCTGATGACACCATCTTAAGTATCCCTGCGTCTACCACAGCCCCGACTCAAATCACCAATTATGAGTGGACATGGTTCGACCCCGCTACAGGGACATTTTACCTTTCGAATAATTATACTAGCTGGTTCACCAATGGAGCCCGACTTTCGTTTGATGTTACGGCCACCAGAATTTCAGATGGGTTGATTTTGCAGGGAGCCTATTACTCTTTCCAAGCCCCGCCATCACTTGAGGTTGACCCCCTAACAACTTTTGGTTTTGCAGGATCAGGATTCCAGCCCTTCGGTCAGGGAACGTTCTCTCAGGGAGTTGTAAATGTCCGCAGTTAGTAAACCCGTAATTCAGACTAATCCATTCGCCTACGCAGGGTTGAAAAATGCTATCTCGTATGCATCCAACTCCCCGGCTGCCTCCACACATGATGGGTTCCCTCAGACCACAATGCAGCCCATTGCCTTCGGCGGTCAGCCACCCACCGGTCAAGATTTTAATGGTATTTTCAATTTTATAACCGCTTCTCAGGTTTGGACTAATTGTGGCGGCTACTGGTGGTACGATTCCAACTTTGCCGATACGATTGGTTATCCAATTGGTGCGGTGTTGAAGACTAACGATTTAGGCTATGAATTTGCCTGTATTGAAGACGGAACAGCCGTGGATCCTAATGTGAGCGGTCCAGACGGCACCAACTGGGCCTCTTGGGGTGGTCTGGTCTCCGGGGCTTTGAGACATGTTCAAGATACTGGGCTAATTAATGCTCTAGTTGTTACCACTAAGCCTATTGTTACCAACCTCTATGATGGCATGAGTTTCAGCGTTGTGGTAAAAAACACTATCACAGGTGCTTGCACATTGAATGTGGGAACGGGGGCCATCTCTATTGTTCGCTCTGATGGCTCGACCCCCCATCCTAATGATATGGTAGCCGGGGGTTGCTACGAACTTGTGTATGACAAGACCAAGAACAAGTTCTTTGTTGGCTCCAGTGTGATGGGTGCGACCGGTTCGACTGGTCCGACTGGTGCCCAAGGGCAAACCGGAAAAACTGGGCTGACCGGTGCGACTGGTTTGACGGGCCTCACAGGTCAGAGTGGGTACACCGGGTACACGGGGTCTACTGGGCCAACTGGTGCGGCTGGAATGACCGGAGCGACCGGTTTGACTGGCATTAACGGTAACACCGGCCTGACTGGAATCGTGGGGCCGACCGGACCGCAAGGCAATCAGGGTATCCAAGGTATCCAAGGTATCCAAGGTATCCAGGGTATCCAAGGTAATCAAGGTAATCAAGGTATCCAGGGGGTGGCTGGGGCTGCTGCCTATTCAGGCTACTTTACTGTGATCAACGGAATGGTTACCGCTGGAGTCAACCCAGCCGGTGCATCCATTTCCGGCTCTTCTACCAAGTTGTCAGCCACTTATAATTCAGGTAATACGGTTGAATTCACCGCTAACACTTCCTGCCTTGTAATCATTGGAGGGTGGCTATGGGCTCAAGGTTATGATGATACGGGCTACGGAGGAGGTCACTGTGGTTACATTGGCTCCATATACAATCAACAGACTAGTGTCGGAGGGTCCATTACAATTTGGCTTAGTAATGCAAGCAGCAGTGATGGCCTTCCTATTTCTTACATTTTGAATAATCCTTATTGGAACCAGATGGTGCTCAATAGTTCTGGGAACGCCCCTTGGGCAACGGTTGCGATGGGTCAAATCACTGTTCCCCTGGCCGCAGGACAAGTGCTAGTCCTGACGATGAATAATACGTGGAACACTTCCGCTTGGGTTCAGAGCACTTGGTACTGGTACAACTCTATCGCGGTCGTCTAACCGCTCCCTATGGAGTAATAGGTTAGATGGACTTCAACTCTCAATTCGAATCTGTGCGCTCCGGACTACTCACCGAACAGACCATTCTACAACGAAACCAAGTCAAGATTGATGATCTGGAAGCTCAGAAAATCATGAATACAAAAGCCTTGGGGGTCATAGACAAGGCCATCCAGGTCATCAGTGCAAATGGCATTGGCAAGGTGGAGTCCATCGTTTCAGATGGATTGAAACTAGTTTTTGACCAGGATCTCCAACTTGTGATTGAACGTAAGGAAGGGGCCAGGGGGGACTCCTATCGTCTCATGGTCCAGGAAGGTGATGTGATTGGCCCCCCAATCGACACGATGGGTGGGGGCGTGGTCAATGTCATCTCCTTCCTCCTCAGAGTCATCATGATCCAGCGGTTCAAATTGAATAAACTGATCATCTTGGATGAAGCGTTCAATAACGTATCAGCGGACCGGCTCCCCAAGGTCTCAGAAATGCTCAAATCTCTCTGTGATGACCACGACTACACTATTTTATCAATAACCCAGCAGCCCTTGCTGGCGTGTGCGGCAGACCGAGTATTGAGTGTAGAGACGGGGCCGCTCCTGCGGGAGCTTACCTCTGATGAACTGGATGAATTGAGGGCAAATGGCTCAAATCAAAGTAAAGTCCGATCTGGAGATTCTGGCAAGGCTAAAAGAACTCCTTCAGCGACATCGTAAACGATATGTTAAGGCCAGACTCAAGCCCAAGGGCTCAAACTGTGCTCACAAAGTGTGGGACGATGCGAAAAAGGAGTGGTTCTGTGAGGGCTGTGGGTCCAGAGACCCCGAACTATGCCTCAACCCTATGTGTTTCGAGCCTGAACTAACCAAAGAAGAACTGGCCGTGGCCTTCAGGGAGGATATCTGCAATACGCAGCGGATGCTTCGTGATTACCGGGATATTGCCACGCTTTTGTGGGTTCTGAGTCAGTTTGACGATCCGGCTGAGTATGAGCGGACCAAGGAAGGGTTGATTGGAATGGAGCAGCGACAGATCTCTGACACTCCGGAGAAAAAATGAACAAAGAGCCTATACGGATTGTCGATGTTGTGGGTATAATAGCTGTAGTGGCCATCCTCTTGGTCGCTCATTTTTTTCTGCATTGGATCTGATATGAAACTTCTGGTTAAAACGATCTACGGTTCTAAACTGTTCGGCACCGCCCTCCCCACTTCTGATACGGACCTAAAAGCCGTGTTCGTATGCGACATGGAGGGGTTGGTTTTCAATAAAACCGATGCGGAGAACACGGTGGAGGGAAAGGGAAGCCAGAAGGTCGAGTTCGAAGCACACCACATTTCCAACTTTTGCCGTATGCTCAAGCAGGGGCAGACTCTGGCCTACAGCATGTTGTTCACGCCAAAGGATTTGGTGGTCAGCACCTCTGATGCATGGGAGGAGTTGGTGGAGAACAAGGCTCGGCTGGTGAGCAAGAATCTTCGGCCCTTTGTCGGCTATGCTCGTTCCCAGGCTCAGAAATACAGTCTGAAGGGGGAGCGTCTGGCCACTCTTGATCATTTCATTGAGGACATTAAGATGTTCCTGGATGAAAAAGAAGTCACCCCCAATGGTCGTCTTTATGAATCCGCTTTTTGTGGGCTCATGGAGCATTACAAGGATGCTGAGGGTGCTAGACTTTGGACTGAGCACACAGCCAACATGGACGTTCGGCATATCGAGATCTGTGGCAAGAGTTTCGGTGAGACTACCCCTCTGAAGTTGTGGGTAACACCCCTGATGGAGCTTCGCAGTCGCTACGGGGGCCGCTCCCAACAGGCCAAAGAGGACAAGGGCATTGATTTGAAGGCCATGTATCATGCGGTTCGGATCACAAGTGAGATGAACGAAATCCTCACCACTGGTAGTCTCACATACCCTAGGCCAGAGGCCCCACTGCTCATGGATATTCGCAATGGCAAGTTGACGAATCGTGAGGTTGGTGATATCATCGACCGTCTCATCTGTACGGGTGACGAGTTGTTTGAAACCTCCACTCTTCGGGATAAACCTGATGCTGAGTGGCTGGATGACTGGCAGCTTCGCACTCAAGGTGACGCAGCCTTCTGGGCTTGGAGTAATCGAAATGCCATGGTGAGGCCCAATGCACGTTCCTGATCCCGTAGAACTCTCAGAGGCGCGGATCGACCGGCTCATGGCCTTGTTTGTCGATGAACATACCTGCATGGAGTGTGGAAAGCACGTAGACTACGAGTTGTACTGTATGTCACCACAAGGGGATGGCCCGTGCGTTTGCATGGAATGCGCGGGGGTTAGCGAGTAGTCTATGGGTTTATACTTACAAGACGCATGGTGGAACGACCTTAACGAATTGAGGTCCAGGACAGAGAAGCTGTATGAGAAAATAGGTCGTGATATGTGGCAAGTCACGGCTGAAAAAATGATTGCGCTTCGAGGCTGGAAAATCAAGGAGTCTGAGGTCATTCCAGTTTTGCAGGAATTGGGAGCGTATTATGTCCCCAAGAAAATGATTCCTGGCCCCATGTTCGTGTTCCCCAAGGTGGATGCGGCGGGGCATACCACTAGTGCTCAGACAAAGCCTCTCCACGACTTGTTTGGCCCCGGTAAGTATCATACACTAGGGGTGAGTCAGAAAGTCTTTCTAGGCCCTACCTGGATAGGGAATACAGATGAGACGCTGGAGAAGATCCTACGGCTAAAATCGGTCACACTGGCAGAGGGTCCGTTTGATTTGGTGGCCGCGAAGATCCTGGCCCCCCTCCTCCCTATTATGTCTTCCCTCACCAAGTCTATTGGAGAGAAGCATGTCGCGTATTTGAAGATCCTTGGAGTTCAGCATCTCTACCTGTTGTTTGATCATGATGAGGCTGGTGAAAAATCTAAAATCATTCTGAGTAAAATTCTGGACATTCCGGTAGAGGCGATTGGTGATTGCCCAGGAGACGATCCTTCTGGGGCGTTAAAGACTAAAGGTACAAAAGATGCTCTCCGTCGAGTATTAAAGACCATAGAAGAGGATCATGAACATGATGATTGACTCCATCCCTTTGCTTAGAGGAGCCCTCTATAAGGTCTTCAAACACCGTGACACAGCGGAGATGATGGATGTATTTATCTCCGGAGAGTGTGGTCGCTATTGGATTTATGACCTCACTTTGGAGGATGGAACCGTTACCCCGTTTATCTACTATTCTCTCCAAGATGGAGGAGGCTGGCTCAATACGGGCTGCTCCTATACAGATTTTGTAGCTGCGGTGGACCAAATCATTTCCACTTGGCCTCTGTCTGAGGGTATCAAAACAATTCTTGAAAATGAAAAATCCAGGCTTGCAAAATTGATGCAAGACAGTATCAGTAATAGCAAGCCTGATTCACTGCCCAAGGAGGCAAAATGAACAACGTAGCGAAGTTTTTTTACTCGGTCGGTGGGGTGGCGGTCGTCACTCTCGGCTCCTGGCTCCTCAATTTCGGACTCATCCATGGCCTTATCGCGGGTGTGATCCTCTGCATCGGAGCCCACATCTTTCTTAAGCTGAAGGGGTAAGTCACAATGATGTTTGGTAAAGGAACATGGACCCTGCTGAAACTAGTGCAGGGTGATGGGGGTGTGACCCCATTGGAAGCCTTCAAGACAGCGTTTGAAGCCGCTGGGTCTCGCTATATTCCCCTTGTGGCCATTAGCGAGGCTATCCACGAGAAGTCTTCCACGATTGGCCTCGCTCCCTTTTCTCAGCCCCGCATGGGGGATCTGGAAGAGATCGAGTTCTACGTGGACAAGGCGGCAAAGGACTTCAAATCAGAAGATACGGAGTGTTTTATCAATAACCAGACCAACCTCCGTGAATGGGAGATGGTCGATGGGGAGCTTCTTTCGGGGCAGATTCATGTCCCCCTGGACCCTTTCTGGGAGCCAAGTTTTGATCAGTGGCAGTTCTCCCCTGGTGTTTACGGTATGTGGGTAATGATGTTCGAGTATATCGACGCGATGGATGTGAACAGCAAGAAAGAGCATCTGGCCTACAATTACGGTGCCCCTTTCAAGTTCCAGTCTGCGGATATCAAGAAGCAGATCACCGAACAGGTGGAGGATATCAACACCTTCGTTCGCAAGCACCATCAGGTGGTGATTGACTTCAATATGGGCTACATCTGGATTAGTAGTGGGGCAAAGGCAATTCTTGAACCCGTCATGACCTTGCTGGATGAAATGGGCCTGATTTTTGAAACCCCCACTGATTTGGTGGGAGACATCAACGCAGATGACGTTTCTGAGGCTCTGGAGACGCTGTACAACGCTTCCGTGATCAAGGATGATGTGGTGCGCCGTCTGGAAGAGTTCAAGCTCCACGGAGCCGATGGGGTTGAACCAGACTCCAACGCAGTGATGGAGAAGATCCTGAAGGCTTATTGTGCATTCAGCGAAATTCAGGGGTTCCATGTCGGCATGTCCGCGCCATTGGCCCTTTTTCTGGATCCCCGCTTCGTCTCACCCACAGCAGCCAGGAGCACCTACGAGGTGACAGAGCTTCTCAACTCGCATGAGTCGGCACGGGTAGCAGTCGCAGATTTGACGTTCTGTCATTACACTGATCGGATTGCCAAGAACGGAGAACCCAGGAAGTTTCTGGAGAAGCTGTTCAGCATTCAGGCATCCCCTGTGTTATTCCATAAGGATATTCCAGGGCTTCGAGTCTGTGGTTTGAATATCGATAACTACAGACGGATGATCAAGGTTCATATCAAAGCCACTGGTAATGCCCCAACGATTGCGGAATACTGGAAGATGAGTCACGACTCCATGAAGGAATCGGTGTTCACTTACTACTCCGTGCTGAAGGACATCAAAGAATCCAGGTAATAGATAGTAGGAAGAGGGAGCACTGTTGAATTTCTGGGCACCGGTATCGCTGAATCAAATTGTGGGCAACACTAGATCATTGGAGTTGCTTAGAGCGATCCTGGAGAACCGGGATCGTGCTCCCTCCTGCTATGTGTTAGACGGGCTGAATGGAGTCGGGAAGAACGCCATGGCTAAGCTGTTTCTCCATGAGTTGTTTCCCGATGTCAAACCTAAAGTTGTCCAGCCTGAATTTTTCACACAAACGCTACAACAGGAAGACCTGGACGAGTATACTTGTCTGATTTGGGATCATGCGGAGCGGCTATCCACCGAACAGGCGGATCAACTTTGCGCTTATTTGGATCGATCAGATGTGAAATCGGTTTCGGTGTTCCTCTGTGTTAATTACAACAAGGTGCATAAAGGGCTCAGGGCCAGGGCCTTACGAATTCCTTGCTTGAAGCCAAGTCGAGCGGATCTGGTTGGTCTGCTTGGCTCCATTTGCGCGAGTCACCATCTTAACTTTGAGCTAGAGGCGCTTAACCTCATAGCTGCCCGAAGTTCAGATACCCCTTCACGAGCTATTCTAGACCTTCAGGCTATTTCAGTGATGGGAGGGGTAACAACTAAGACGGTGTGTAAATTGCAAGTAAATATTGAGGAGCAAGCCATCCAGCTTCTAACTAATATTGATCATCCGGATATCATGAAAATGGCTAGTTTGATTAAGGATATGCACCCCATGGAGGAGCTTATCGATGCTTTATTTGAAGTATATTCGACAGCTTTTTATGATAGTACAAAATCTCTTGGGGTTATTGCCGAAAAACTGAGTAATAATAAAAGGGTGGGAGACATTTTCATTAAATGGAAATCTGTTGTGGCTCCTCCCTCCTCAGCGTTGTTTATTCTCATAAAAGAACTAGTAGATTCAAGAAAAGCAGTGGAAATGCCAGTTTTCATCTCCTCCCCTTCTCCAAAAAAGGAGGTCCAACGGGCTCCCATTGCCACGGAGGAAAGTTGGAACAAAATTATTTCTGAAGCGAGTAATATCGGTGATTCTTCAATACGGTGATATCAAAAAGCTCAAAGGACTCAAGTGGTATATCCTTGAAGTCAGATCAGAGCGAACAGTAGAGAACGTAATTCGTCGTGTTGGTAAGACCATGCCTACTATATTTAAGGACGGAGGGTCTTGTGAGGTGTTTGTTCCGATAGAGGACCGAGATCTCAATTTGTTTAGCCTATCCACCTCCTCCTATGTGTTTCTCCGTTCTGATCGAAAGAAAGAATTACAGAAGTTCAAAGGGGTCACAGGTGTGGTAGGGATCCTCTGTGAGGGGGAGCAGCAGCGGATTGATAAGGCCCTGATGGTGGAGGATGACTACGTTCAGGAATTAATCAAGATGACAGAGGAGAAGTTTATGAAGAGCCCAGAGTCCATACAGGTCGGCTCCTTTGTTCGTATTCTGGATGGTTTGGATAAAGGGTTCTGTGGGCATGTATCTCGCATAGATCGAGGCTACGCCCTGATCCGGGTTGAGCTTAAAACTAGACAGATGTTCATTGATACTCCTCTGCACAATCTCAAAGATTTGAGTTTTGTGCCACCCAACTCAAGAGTGTTTTACTACTCTGACTTAGTGGACGAGTATGTGAAGGATTACAGTGATGAGGCCATCATGACCCTAGCTAAGGATTTGGAGTTTGTGATGGAGGTGACTGAACCCCTCCCCTCTGATGAACCAGATGAAAAGAAAGTCAAGTATGGTCGGCAGAAGACCGTTACGGCCATGACAAAGAAATTGATATTCAGCGGCATCAAAGACCCAAAGGTCATAATTAAAGAAGCATTGGCAGCCATTGAATCAAGTGACATCAAAAAACCGAAGAGTGCGTTTATCTTCTATTCAATCCTTAAACAGGCCATCATGGAGACCCTGTTCAAAGATGATAGTAGGATCAAAACTTATAAAGATGTGGTCAAGTATTACGGGGATTCTTACCGTTTTTCTCCAAAAATGATCGCTGAATTGGATGAACATTCGATCCTATCTCCAAAAAGCGAGACCTCGGATAAATCGAATCAGCACTCTACAGTAATAAAAATCAAACTGACCAAGGAGTCAAAATGTCAAACACCACCGGAATAGGATTAGATATTGGTACCGCTTACATCGTCTCTGCCAAATCTGACATCGACAATAAAGTCAAAATTAGCTCGGTAAGGGACTGCTTTCTTGCTCTCCCTCTGGATCAATCTCCCGCATTGGAGATTGCGGGAGTGGAGTTCATTGAGGGTGCAGAGGAGGTCTATGTGGTCGGTAACGATGCGATCAATTTGATTGGTGTCCTCGGAGGGGAGCTACGCCGTCCTCTCAGCAAGGGCTTTATCAGTCCCAAGGAAGAAGATGGGAAGGAGATACTTCAACTCATCCTTCAGCAGATCCTTGGAAAGCCCCAGGTTCCGGGGGAGCTTGTGGCTTTCTCAGTACCTGGGCCTATTTTTGACGTTGAATCCACGGTCGCCCCTAAACCCAGCCATGATTCCTCTCTGACCTTCCATACCAGCTTCTTCAAGAATCTGATCACCGATCTGGGTTATACGGCCCGTCCGGTCAACGAAGCGGTAGCAGTCTGCTTCAATGAAACCGTGGTCCCCAAGAACCCATCTGAAACCCCCCTAACCGGACTCTCAATTTCGTTTGGTGCTGGCACTACAAATTTGGCCTTAACATTCAAATCTATTCCTGTTAAGTGCTTTGCTCTTCCCTTCGGCGGAGATTATGTAGACCAGATGGCAGCCAAGGCCACTGATTCCACACTTTCTCATGTAACTTTGTTGAAAGAACGTGGTGTTGATTTGATGACTGGACTCGTAACAACCAAGGGTGAGTTTGACGATACCCAGACTGAACGTCAGGCCGAAGCAATTGCAGTCGCCTATGCAGACCTAATCACTAAATTGGTCAACGCCACCAATAAATTCTTCAGCTTCAATGAGAATCGTGTGGAAATCCCTGATACTATTCCGGTCATCCTGGCGGGTGGGACTACTAAGGCCCCCAATTTCATGAAACTTTTCAATAAAATTTTCATGGAGAATCTTGATGTGAGATTCAAAGTTTCAGAGGCAAGGCTGTCCGCAACTCCTTTGGATGCTACGGCCAGTGGCTGCTTGAACTTCGTCCGGATCCTTCAGAAAAGAGGCTAATCGGAGTAGTGGGCTACCCGTTTCTCTGTTTGTAGCGGAACAGGTAACTCTCATGAATGACGATAAAGCTCTCCTTAATTCAGTCCCAGCATTGGTCCCAGCCCCAGCGGTTACCCCGCTCCCCGTGGCCCCCCCGAGACTTCAAATGCCCACCATTAATTTCAGTGGTGGGCATTTTATCATAATGCTCATAGCCATTGGAATCACATGGTGGGTGACTAAACGCAATCTCCCTACTCAAGCCATCGCTCAGACTCAGATGGCTCAATTCCAAGCCCTTTCTGATAAAGTTGACCAACTAGCCGGTCACGTAGTCACACAATCTGACCTTGAAGACAAGGTTAAGGCTCAGATGGGATCAGCCTTCTCCGCAGCGGTAGCCAAACAGGATGGAACCCTCACTAATCTTGCCACAGCAGTTGGGCAAATCCAGGGGCAATTATCAGCTATGGGTCAGACCACGGTACAGAAAACACCTACCGGAGGCTTCAGCACCACTCTGAATCAGGATAGAGGGGCAGCCCCCCCGCTTACCAGTGTAAATCTCACATATGATCCGACCTCCTCTGGGCTTAAAAGTCAGTGGGATAATCATACTGAAAAATTTACAGCAAGTTATGGAGAGTGGAGAACTAGCGGGGATGGCGCGAGAGCGGCACTTACACTGTCTAGGGATGTGTATAACGGCTCAGTGAAAGTTGGAACTGAACAGATCCCCCTAGTCAACGGAGACGCCTATTTCAGTCAATCTGATATTGCTCGAACTGCTCCAACACCAAAGTATACGTTTATGATTGGATCCAGTTATGATATGCAAACAGGGAAACCCCACCTGAGTGGTCTGATCGGAAAGCAGTTCTCCCCAGTATCTGGGATTGCTACCGGCTATGTGAATAACGGATGGACAGTCCTTTATACCTATAGGTTTGGCACGAAATAGTGTATTTTTAACACTGAGTCAGAATCGTAGTTTTATGCGAGTTCCTCAACAACATAAAAGTAAATTTTGGCCTTAATAAACTGAATATTCAGTACCTAGAATAGGTGAGGAACTTCCCCCTTTTTGATATCATAGGAGACGCAACATGGCAGCACCCATCAATGCAACTGGAGTGACTGGAGCAACCGGAGCAACTGCTCCTCCCCTCCCCCCCATCACTATTGTAATCAACAAGGCACAGTTTGAGGCGGCGGTCCAGCAGTATCTCAACTTATCCCCCGCAAAGGCAGAGTTGGATGTCATCAAGTCGTTGAGTTGGCCGTCCTGCTGCACCCCCCCAGCCCTTTGGACTACTATGGCAGATGTGGAGACCCTGATTGCCTTGGTCGCCTCAGCTTGTGAGTTGGCAAAGACGGCTATCCTGAAACAGTATGACCCTGCGGGAACCTTGGGAAACAAGATTGACAACGAGATCGTACTCGCTGTGGCAGTGCAGATTGTGGGTCAGGCCATTTCCTTTGGTGGCATTTTCGGGGTACTGGCCGAGCATCTGAAAGAGGGGCTCCTCTCTATGCTGGTAAGCGTCTGGGTAGACCAGCAGCCCACAAACTGGGTTTCGCTGGCAGAAAAAATTCTCGGCCTCAGTCTCTAATCGAGGTCAATGTGTGCCTTCTTGCTAAAATCGGAGATCATGAATACCTGGCCTTTTTTAAGCCAGTGCATGGCAGCACCGACTACAGCGGGAGAATAGAACTCCGAGACTCCACCTTTCAAACTATCCCTCTTGATTCTCTACTCGGCCCCATTGGTAGTATCCTGGTTAAGGATCCCGCTGAGGCCGATTGGCATGAAATGTCTATAGAAGATTTAAAACAACTGGCCAAGGATTCTATGGCGAAATCTCTCGTCGGCCTGCAAAGTCTTTCGAAGCAGTCATGACAAAACGCAGTATTAGTAGAGCAGGTAGAAGGAGTTTGGGTGGGTGTCTTGAGCCTTAGTAAGTTAGACCGTATTGAACCGAAGGGCGGGACACGCTCCACATATGAGAAGAGGGCACCGGCAGGTTCCAAGGCAATTCCGTGCTGTCTCCAATGTAGGGCACCCTTTGACTTGGCAGAATTGTCTATGGTAGATCAGATGGACGCCCTGGACGGTGTTTTGATTTGTGAAGATTGCAAGAAAGAGAACAAACTTTCTGAGCAAAAGCATCACCATTTCGAGTAATACATAACATACCAGCGGAATCCTCCGCACCCCGTTAACTCAAAGGAGAGTCCTATGACCACCAAGCCCGATGTAACCTCAGTCATCAGAGGAGAGTTCGCCAAGACCGACACGCTCACCGTCAAGCAGATCAGAGCCATCAGTCCCGAACTCGACAACGCCAATCTCGTTCGCAAGGGGTTCAAGGCCCTGATTGCCGAGAATCTCTGCACTCTGGAGGGCAGCAAGCGCGGATCCAAATACGTCCGCAAGCAGTCCTAACCAGACCCCAAGAGCACAGCAAGTTGATGAGTAGACCGAGGCTTAAATGAGCCTCGGTTTTTTATTGCTGGACTTTTTGTCCCTCCTGTAGAGGGGGTAGCCATGCGACCCATATGTTTTGCCCTAGTGATGGGGTTGGTATTAATGGTAAATTGCGGGAGGACACCTCCCCCCATAAAGACGGTGGCCCCCGTTCCGGCTGAAACAACCATTCGGACTAAGGTAGAGGAACAGGCCGTTTCTAAATCAGTGGCGAAAGCTGTCCAGCAGTCTCATCTTAAGATAGCAGCCACTCCTAAACCACCTCCTAAACCCCCTGAGAAGGAAGCAATGGATACTTTGGAAGTGGAAACTGACACCTCTGTTTGGACAGTGGGGAAGACGGGGATCATTACAGTGGTGATCGCTGAGCCGGAACTAGTAGCGGACGCCTCTCATTCGAATGAGATTGGCATCGGGTCCACTTTGGTGCCTATCTCCGCATACTATCTCGTAGCCCTCGAAGGAGCCCTTCCAGGGCAGTTTGATATCGCTCCCGCCCCAGGACAGCAGGAAAAGCAACACAGGGCTCCAAAGGGCTATCCGGCCACTTGGCGATACGAAATCACACCGCTTCGCAAGGGGAAGGTGGACCTTCTCTTCACCCTGAAAATTTTTGCGGAGAATGATACGGCTGGGACAGCCATCGCTACCCGTCCCCTTCATCTGGATGTTACCTCAAAATTTCCCTCTTCATTTTTATTCAGTCTGAACCACACTATTACCAACGGCCCCGGCTGGGGAGCAGTATTAGGAGTTGTGGCCGCCCTCATCACAGCGTTGGCATATTCAACGTGGTGGAGAAGTAGGCGCAAAAGTCGTAAAAAGCAAATCGTTTCGAAGGACTGAAACCAGCTAGTTTACCACTACCAGCTTCTCTTGAAAGGGGACACAATGGACACCGTGAAACAGTCTTGTCAGGTGTTGGATCGCATCCTACGTCAGGGTGGGGTGATCGATGAATCTGCGTTACCCTATGATAACGACTTGCTTATGTACAGACTAACCCAGAGAAAGTTCATTCAGCCTACCGCTACGTATGACAGCGGGGAACGCATTTTTGCCATAACCGACAAGGGCATTGCAGAATTGGAGCGTCACCCCAGTCATGCCGGGAACTGATATGTTTCCCGTTGACTACCGCATCCACCAGTTGGAATTGCGTGTCAACGGCTGGTTGTTCCCCCATGTATGGCTGGCTATTTATTCATTTGATAAAGTCGTGAAGTATGCTCTGATGGTTGAAGACCCCACCTTTGGCAGATTCGAATTATCAAGTAATATGGTAGTAGAATGGAAGACCAAAGGACGATGGTATCAGACTAAGCCGCAGTTTGTGATTAATCACCTACTCGCTAAAGGAGCGTACGATGACGCAGAGGCCCAAGAAGGTTGAAGATATTGAAGACCAGATGGACGCAGCGATTGATCAAAAAGATCATAAGGAAATGAGAAAGTGCCGCCATGGGATCAGCAAACATATCGAATCCAGCGTTAAGCTCAGGATTTCTGATGAGGTGGAAGATCCCCCATCCTGGAAATACGAGTAATACGTAAGGTGAGGGTCGGCGTGGACGAACAGTGCCCACTGGTTACACCATATACGGATAATGAAGGCATCCCAGTAAAGATGCTGGAGTTGCTGTATCGGATCCGAAAGCATGATCCGGAGGACGGGCCTATTCCGGTCCCAGTCCCCTCATGCTTTCGAGAATTTTCCCTCACGGCGCATAAACCAGTAAAACTTAAAAACTTCCAGACCCAAATGACGGCCCATCTGATCAAGATGCATCGGTTTATCAATGGGGAGGGGACGGGCCTGGGTAAGACCCTGGAGAGCATCGCTGCGGCTGCCTATCTGCATGAGAAGCACGGCTGCAAAATCTTGGTCTTGGGCACTAAATCAACTACATATCAGTGGAAGACAGAGGGATTTGACGAGTTCACCACACTCAGGACTCATGTGGCCACCGACACTTACAAGGGGCTGAAGGGGTCGCAAGCCAGACTCGCTCAGATCACAGATTTTCTTAAAAATGATATGTGTGATGTGATGATATGCAAATATTCCTCTCTCATCGGCAGAACCAAATCTCTAGAAGGTGAATTTGACGAACAGGGCTACCCAATTGAAAAAGGTCAACGAGAAGAGTTAAGCCAGGAAGTGAAGGATCTGATTCAGATTGTCGAACCTTACGGGGAGAAACTGATTCTGATTTGCGATGAGGCTCAGAAATTTAAATCCACCACTACCCAGGTTCGCAAAATGATTTTGGAGTTGCAGAGCCGAGTGGGCCGAGTGTGGGCCATGACTGCTACGGTTATCCAGAATAGTTTGGAAGAATTCTATAGTATCGCTAGCGCGATTGGGATCCGCCCCTTTGGGGGGATGGCTAAGTTCAGAGATCGCTTCTGCAAGTATCAGATGTCATATATCGGCAACGGGAGGCAGAAGCCTTCGTTAGTGGGTTACCGGAATGTCAAAGAATTCAAGATTGGGATGCGCCCCTTTTACTTGGGTCGGTCCTGTGCTCAGGTAAAAGAGCCTCTACCTAAGCTCACCACTCTCTATCACCCGATTGATCTGGACGCCAAACAGGTCAAAATGTTGGAAGACATCCGAAGTAAAAAGCTGGTGCTCCCGCCCTCTATTCACAAAATAGCCGGGGAAATCGTAGAGAAAGAGCGGGATGCGGATAACCGGATGACTATGTTGTCGGTTATGCAGTTAATTTCAAATCATCCCTGCCTTATTGACCCCACTGACAAAAAAGCCTTCTTCTCTAAGTCCCTTAGCCCGAAGGAGGAGGCCCTGCTTGAGCTTCTAGACGGAGAGCTTGCGGGGGAGAAGGTCTTAGTCTTCACAAAATCCAGAAAGTGGATTGACCGATTTGAGCAGCTTTGTAAGGATGGCCATTTTACTAATCGTAAGTTCCTCCGGATCACTGGGGCTGAAGACGAAAAGCAACGGGACACCAACAAACGTCTGTTCCAAACTGACCCCGACTATAATCTGTTGTTCATCAACACTGCAATTATGGAGGGGGCAAACCTTCAACAATCTGCCCATATGATTCTCTTGGATGCTCCGTGGGGTTGGGGGGCACTGATTCAATTGGTGGGCCGGATGGTCCGGATGTCAAGTCCTCACTCGGTTTGTACCTTGCATGTGGTATGTGCTAAAGGCACGATTGATGAATATGTGATCGATACGCTGCGAGGCAAGAAAGGGGTGTTTGACATCATTCTTGGAGAGTCCCATGCGGCGGGACTGCTGGACACCGGGAATGACCTCGATCTTTCTAGCGGTATGGAAACCCTGAATGATGACAAGGAGTTTAGGGAACTTTTGACCGCTCATGTCAAAACTACAAAAATGGGCGACTATTTGAAAGGCAAAATCCTCGCAGAAGCAATAGGGGAGGGGGAAGATTATGTAATGAGCTTCGAGAAGGAGCCCAAAGAGAGTAATAAGAACAAGAAGAAATCATTCGAGTTTTCTGAGAAATGGTGATAAATGGACCCAAATGAAGTTTCGGAATGCCCTCGTTGCAAAGGCTCCGGATTCATAAGACTTGCTAACGGGATGCTGGACTTCTGCACTTGTTTTTTCACGAGGCAGCTAGCATTACAACTAGGCACTCTGACTACCTTCCCTGAGATCAATGTGCCATCCAAGCTCTCTCCGTTCCTGCTCAAACGAAGAGGGAACGGGCTTATAGAAGTAGACTCCTTGGATGGGAGCATGGAGGCACTCTCGGTCCATTTGCGAAAGGCTCTCACAGACGAATTTTATGACGCGATCAATAAGGGTCGTAAGCCTATTACGTGGAGAGAGACTACAATGGTGGAGGTGACAGATATCAGATTTGGTAATATGCCGTACGCGGAGAAATTCGCCCTCTTGACTGCTCCTCAGCTTCTCATTATCAGAGCCGCCATGTGGCCCCCTTATGTTCAGCACTATGACAATGTTAGGATGTTGATCGGGGACCGAATGGGGAAGAAGAATCTAACATGGCTGGTCAACCCTAACTTTTCAAAAATGAAGGATGATAAGGCTATCCCCTTGTCATTTAAAGATTTTATTAAGGATATTATGGGGTTGAACAGGTTTGTTCATATAACCAGGGAAGAATCAAAAGGGGAGAGCGGAGCAAAAGTGAAAAAAACAACTGAAATGGGTATTCACCAGGGGATCGGGGTAGCGGGTATTAATCAAAAGATGCTGACCGATGCAAACGATCCGGTTCAGACCAGAATAGCCAAGATGGAGAAGACCGTTGACCAATATGACCGTAACAGCAGTGATGGTTAGCCTTAAAGTTGGGGATGTGGACTACGGACGAGGATCTGAACGATTCGTCTCGCTACGTGGGGAGATCCCTGAAGGCCAGGAAGGTATCCCTATCAATGACTACGATGAGATCTTGAAAAGGGTTTTAGATCTTCAATTAGAGGCATGGGAAGCAGTGCAGGGCAGCCGGTATGTGGGAGGGGTCGTGAAGGCTCCGTTGTTCAAGGATTTGATCGCCATAGGCCGAAAGCGCACCGAACGAGTGAAACAATTTTTGACTGAAAGAGGCGAAGTAGATGTTACCGATATTGAATCAACTGAAAGCTGAGACAGTCCTGGAGGGAACGGGGCTACTTGAGAAGGTGGAAAAACTCCGCTCAACCTTCACTTATAAGTCGTCTGAAGAGGCTTACTCTTTTGATGACTATTACTTGAGGCTGCTGAAAGAGGCAGATGGGGTTGAACAGATCACCCTCCTGTCCTCCGTAGCTCCTGGCACGGCTCAGTCTTATTTGGTGCAGCTTACCCAATCTCTGCAATTGGTCACTGATAAAATTGAATCTATCCACAGTCGAGCTTTATTTTTCCTGGGGAAGGTCCGTGCGGCTATCCACAATAAGGATGGGCTGGAAGCTGCATTCACCGTATGGTACCAGATTGCCATCACCGATGTGCTAAAGGCACATGACCTCAAGTTCACAGCCTCTGTCTGTAAGGCTTTGGCCGAGTCTGAGTTCACTCGTCTGATTGGTGAAGAGGTGGTCCTGGAAGGCATGGAGGATGCGATCAGTATGCTGATCGAACATCTGAAAAGTGCTAAGAAATTGGCCATGGAAAAGTATAAACTCGGCACCGAACAGGCCAATGCCTCTCTCCTACGTATGCCACCCAGTCAGGGCTTAACGGAGAATGAAGACCCATACCCTCTGCTAAAGCAACGATACGGCTCCCTCACAGAGGAGCCCCAGAAGCCTAAATACGATGATGACGATGAGTCCGAAAACGGACTCCCTGCTGAAGAGGGTGACCCTAACTACGTGGAAAGACGCGAGTTTGCTGGACACCCTTTGAGTGACAAGGTAATCAAATTCATTCAGGGCACCGTCGAACAACCGGAAGTCGGTGTGGTGCTGGGCGGAGAACTTGAAGAAGTGGCGAAGAAGTGGCGTGAAGAGCAGTTGGACGCAGCCCAAGAAGCTGAGGACAAAGCACTCCTTCAGATGCTAGTTTCTAAGGAACTCACTCCCTTGGTGGAGATGCTGGCTCAGCTTCCAGATACCGGCTTCACTCATAGCGAAGATTCAAATGCGGATGCAGAATATGTAGCTGCTCATCCAGAGACCCGGACACCATTGGTGGTGAAGCGGCGTGATTTTGATGAGGCTCTAGAAGTTCAAATAGAGCCCTCTCCAAACTTGGCCCCCGGCCCCGCCTTTGATGTTGATAAATTTGATGAGGTGCCCTCGGCTCTACCCGCAGATAAAATCATTCACGATCCCTTTGTTGGAGACGTAAAGGTGGTTCAGGGTGAGGATGGCCCCGCGCTCGTAAAAGAAAAGGGAGAGAAGGCTATTCAGCCCCAGCCTAAGCCAAAAACCAAGCCCAAATACGATGATGAAGATGATGAAGATGGTATCTCTGTGCCCTCTTCTACCCCGGAGTCCCTAGCCCCGGAACTAGTAAGTCCAGTAGCACCAGCGGAAGTTCAACCGGTCAAAAAAGATCGAAGAAAGATCACTTTTGACGACTCATTCTGAGTATCAATTAGAGAGCAAGGAGCACACATATGGCGAACAAGCCAAAGTTTGACGAAGACGAAGAGCTAGACCTTAAGGCCGGATCGAAGGCCGGTGCGGGTCAAAAAGGAACCGCTGCTGCGGGAAAGAAGACCCTGGAGAATGAGGAAGAACTCGACTGCGACTGGGGTGACACCGAACTGATGAAGAAGAAGGATCCGATGCCACGGGTCAAGCCAGAGAAGGGCAAGGCCGTTCGCTTCGCCATTCTTCCCTTCATCAAGCCGAAGAAGGCGTTTAACCACTATATCGACAAGAAAGGCACTTTCCGTTGCCTCTCCACTGAAGAGAACGAGGGGGTCTGCTGCACCTCTGGTCTGGCTGGCAATGCCAATCTGGCCATTGTTGCTCTGGTGGTCAAATACACCAACTGCGATCCCAAGACCGGCAAATACGGCCTGGATAAGGACGGTCGAAAGATCGTGGAAACTGACTGGGAGGTGGGCCATGTCAATCTCAGCCGCACCAACTACACGGCCATCAACCGCATGATGGAGGATGAAGACGCCGCCAACGGGAATCCGGAGACCGTCTATGACTTCGATATCATCATGACTCACAATGAGACCACTGGTATCGGTTATACCCTCACCCGTGCATCTCGTACGCCACGCTACCGCAAGGATCCAGAAATGGTCGCGGCCATCGAAGAAGCCGTTCAGCCTCTCATGGACGGCAAGCTCCTCACCGCAAGGCTGGGTCGCAAAATCAACGCCATCGAGTGGAAGGCCCTGCTCTCCGGCATCTCCGGAGCGAACGATGATGACGCTTCGGATAACGGCGATCTGTAAGTAGCCCAAGAGTTTGACTCGGGGAGCCTCGGGGCTCCCCGTTTTATTTTGGAGAAGCAGTGGCACCACGTAAACCGAAGAAAACGTTCGCTGAAAAGATTACTTTTCCAGCTACATCCACTATCAAAAAATGGCTAGTCATCGGACTTGACCCTTCTCTGAGCCGCACCGGTTTTGCCTTTGCTAAGATGGTCAGCCTCTCCTCCCAATGGTTGAGTATTGGCTCTCTTAAACCTGATGATACCTCTCTTCCCATATGGCTCAGATCTCAACAGATAGCCAGTGCGATTGGAGAGATGATGCTACACTGGCAAAATACTGCTGTGACCGGTAGCCTGGAACCAACTGGTTTGATTGTCTGTATGGAAGTCCCAACCCCCAGAAACGACTATCTCAATATTCTTTCCAAGACTATTCATGCCCACCTTCTCCCTCTCACGGGTAAACTGTTCTCTGAAGTGCATGTGCTTCAGGTAAACGCAGCTACGATGAGATCCAACATGGGTCTGACTGCTACGGGAGACAACAAATGGGAGAACGTGCGGAAAAGTCAGGAGTTCGCTGATCCGGCAACCTATCCAGGCATTGATTCAGACTCATGCGATGCAATTCTCTTTGCTGAATATGGTAAGATGGTGGCGGAATTGTTGACTCCCGAAACCAATTTGGTTGGTGAATCCCCAATACTGCTGAGCCTCTGTGACAACACTCCCGTAGTGAAAGGCAAGGGCAAGAGAGCAAAAATTGTGACCAAAGGTATCCTTCACAATCCGGCATATTGGTACACCTACACCCCCACCGAATACAGTATTAGCTTAAAAGACGCTACCGTCCCGCCCAAGAAGCGGTTGCAAAAAATTACCATAACCATCTAAGGAGAACCATGGCTGTAAAGCGCGTTAAACACACTAAGGAAGCAGGAGAAGTTCCTGATTCCAAAGCAGCATTCCTGGAGGCCCTAGACGGCTTCGGGGAAGACCCCACAATTCAGAAGATGGAGGTCCAGGAGACGTTCGTTCCTATGGGGTCTATTATCCTTGACCACGTGCTGCAACTGAAGGGCATCCCCGGTGGGGGCCGAGTCATTCAGATTCACGGTAAGGAGCATGGGGGCAAGTCCACCCTCTGTTACAACATCGTCAAGTCTTATCAGCGGCTGACCGGCAAGGCTGCGGCCATCTTCGATTTTGAGGGCACCAGCACCCCCGAATACTTCAAATCTAACGGGGTTAATACCGACCGTGATGCTCTAGTGGTATTCAAGAACAACTCCATTGAGGCCGCAATCCAGAAGTCCATCGTCCTGATGAAGGCCGGAGTGAAAGTGTTCATTTACGACTCTGTACCTCGTATGAAGTCCATGGTGGATGAGAAAGAAATCATGAATGGCAAGGCTTTCAAGAACACCGTTGGTGCTCACGCCAAAACCATGAACATGTTCTTTGACATTCTCCTCCCCTACGCCCAGCACTATGACTGCGTTTTGATCATGGTCAATCAGATCAGAGCTAGGATTGATGGATCACGCGAGGGCCAATCGGCTGCGAAATACAGCACCATCACCAATCTCAACTACGTCCTACCCGGAGGATTCGCCATGCGATTCATCCCCTCTCTGACCATTGAAGTCAACGTGGCCAAGGCCCTTCGTGCGGGTGGTGGTGAGTCTGATTGGGACATCGAGCCAGGAGAGAACAAGGGGAACAACTATGTGGCGACCCGCATCAACGTTCGTGTCTTGAAGAACAAGGTCACGATGGGTGGGTATCGGGCTGGGGTGCTCTACCTCCGTTCCGGCTTGGGGCTGGATGACAATATCAGCATCCGTGAATTGGCCCATCACTATAAGCTCATCTCCTATGTGGGGCGCAAGTATGTGATCGGATTAGAGTCTGACCCGATCATCATCTATGACTCTAAGGATGCGGCAATTCGAGATCTGGTGATTGAGCAGAACCCTATAGTTCTTAGTAAACTGCGCGAACTAGTGGTTGCGGCGGTTGAAAATGACCAACACGGGTTCTCCATCCAGCCCTCTGAGGAAGATTTGGCCTCCTCTGACGAGGACTTCTATCAGAAGATCTCTGCTAAGGTGGCATTTGATGATGAGGACCAGGATCTATCATGATTATCGACTCCAACAACCTCCTCCTCAAGACCTTTTGGTTCCTGGCTCTTTTGGGTTCCACCCTCTTCATGGCTTCAAATCTCGCTTACAGCCCTGCCGCCTCTCAGTACTGGATGTGGGCCGGAGGGGTTATCCTGGGGGCCTATTTGACTGGGTTCCTCGGTGTGCTAACCTATACTGTGGCCCATTCCGGAGGGGTCGATCAAGCTCTTCGAAAGATGGGCACACTGGAGAAGTTCGTAGACGCTCTAGCTGAGCCATTCCCATGGGCCAATAAGGCGTTCTGGTTCACCATTTTCTACTACGCCTCCCTCCTTATTGGCTGGCCCTTATTGCACGGAGCCTTGCTTTGCATCTCAGTCTCTCTCCTTGCTACCACCGTCCTATGCGTCCTTCGCAATCTTCACCTCATCAGAGCCTTCCTTCGTCTCTCGATCAAGGGGGTAATGATTGAGAGTGCGGTCAAGGATTTAATCTCTCACATTATGGCCTCTGAAGCAGAGAAAGAATGTGATAAAGAAGGCTGCTCCTGCAAGACCCCACCTGAAGAGGAATCATGAAATTTCGGCTTGTAGGCAGGGATTTCCAGTCTTGGAAACACTTCGATTTGAATGTCAACGGATTCACCATCATCGTTGGCAGTTCAAATCGAGGGAAGTCCGCGATTGTCAGATCCCTGCGTGGTATTCTGAGGAACCAAGTACAAGATGCTTTCATCCGACATGGCCAGAAAGCTGTTGAGCTTAAGCTCGAAGTAGAAAATGGCCCCACGGCTGTCCTGACCAGAGGGAAGACTACCACCTACAAAGTCAATGGGGAGGACTTCGCTAAGCTGAATGGAGATGTGCCCCAACTGATCAAAGAACTAAAGCTGGGCGAAATCACCATTGGTTCTGCTAAGTTGGACCCCACATTCGCAGGGCAGTTTGACAGCCAGTTCATGATGAACCTCTCCCCCAGTGAGTTAAACTCTGTGTTCGGTCTGTTCAGCAATACGGAGCAATTGAACCAAGGTAAAAAGGCCATCAATCTAAATAACGCAGAGATCAACTCTCAGGCTAAGATGCTGGCTCTGGAGGTTCAAGCCGGTCATACGAAAATTGCTGAGATTAGCTCCGTGCTAGGGGCATTTGAATCCCTAAAGCCCAGGCACGATGACACGCGACAGAAAATTACCACGGCTCAAACCGTACAAACTTTGTTGAATCAAAGAATTGTGCAATGGAGCCGGGTTGTAACTCTGGAAAGCATAAATCGTATCTCTCCCCCGTCTACCCAAAAAGTGACGAAGGCCCACAAAGTCCACACGCTCCTATCTCACAAGATGCAGACTTCAAGTCGTGTCAGAGTCCTTCGCCAATCCTCCCAGGTAGCCCCACCTTCAACCGAACTGGTTTCCCGCTACCTCCGCCTAGGGAAAAGCCTCAGACATGTCCAGAGGCTCCAGGAGCATGTTGCAATCGGCTCTGAGGTGATGGTTGCGGCCAGACCGATCAAATGGGGGCTGCTGGTTCGACAATGGAGTCTGTGGAAGGAATATTTTCCTCTTCGAAAGCGGCTCGAAGCAGCCCCATCCGTAGAGCGGATGGATGTTAGTAAACCGGAGCATGATCTTATGGTTCTCAGGCTTCTAGCTGCATGGCCTAAGATGCGCACTCTCTTGGCTTCGCGCAAGGAGGACGTATCCGTAGTTAATCGTCAACTAGCCGACCTCCACAATCAGCTTCATGAACTTACCAAAGACACCATCTCGTGCCCGAAATGCGGGTATCAATTCATCAAGGAGTAATCGTGGCCATAGCCGAAGAAATCCAGGATCTGAACAAACGTATCTCTGGTTTGGAGAAGAAGCAGGAAGAGGTCAAGCGGACCCTAGCCGTTGAAGAGCACAAACTATCAGAACTCCAGGCACAACTCAAGGACGAGGGGTATGACGTTTCCAAAATGTCTGATGCAGAGATTGAAGCTCTGATGGATAAACTAGCAGAGAGCATCGAAACTGAGATGGAAAGACTCAAGGGAATCATCGAAGAGGCCGAAAAGCAATATGAGAAGTTCCAAGAGCTTCGATAAGGTAGTCTATGTGGCCCGAACCCCTCCTCCCGGCTTCCTCTTATTACCCCACCCCTCCAATGCGAAGGGTGGAGCCGGTGGTGCGGATTCAACCGCAAAACTTGGGTAAACGGATTCCTGTTGGAAACAATCAAGTTGGCACCCTCATTGATGTCTACATCTAACCGAATTGGCTAGCTGTTCCATAATGAGGAGAGTCCGATGGAGTTTAAACTTGAGCCCCAAGCCCTGATCCCTTGGAAGCTAGTGAATAGTAGTCAGTTGCACCAGGATATGGTTCTGGTAGACACAGATTACATGGCCTTGATGTACGATGAAGGGTTTGATTGGTGCGATGTCTCACTGCCCAACGATAAAGCACTTAAAGTAGTGCGGCTGTTAGAGACCCCGAACCTCGGTCAGAGGTTAGCATTTTTGTTCAATTGGATCCAGTCGGAGACCCTTAAATCCGAGTGTCTCCGAAATCATATCGGGGCAGTCGTTACGGATGAGGATTTACGTATCCTCGGATCTGGCTTTAACCGCAAACCCTCATATTTTACCCATTGTGATACGATGGGGTGCGATCCGGAAAGGATTTGTCGTGCCACCTTTCAGCCAGAATTGATGGCACTGAGCCAGCTAGAGATGGGTGTCAAACCCTTTGCCATGTTTTCTAGTGTGGCACCAAATTTAAGTAGCATTAATCTGTGTGAGCTACATGGAGTATCAATTATTGTATACTTGGCTTCCCGAAAATTTTCTAAACTAGACACACCAGTTATCAGTTTTAAGACGGTGAAGTCCGGTATTATTTTTCTGAAAGCCACCATGGGAGCAGCAGAATGAAACTTCTTATCGACCTACGCAGGAAACGAGTCAAAATTGAGTTTGAAGCCACTCAAGATGAGATGGGTCAGCCTGAGTCTCAGGTCAATGTCGAGGTCAAGACCAATAAGCGGCAGAACAAGCAGATTCTGGACCAGATCCCCGATATCACAGGTAAGCTGCTGTATTATCTGACTATGACTAATGTTGTCCTTCTTGACTCGACGTATGAGCAGATGGAACGGATGATTGCCAAGGCTTTAGAAAGCGAAAAGTGCAATGACAAAAGACCCGTTTGAGCAAGCGCACACCCACATACTAGAACTCTTGGATCATCTTCACGTAGGAGCCAACTCTCCGGTTCTTTTAGGTGAGTTAATTGACCATTTGAGTAATCATTTCATTGACGAGGAACGTTTGATGAAGGTCTGCAACTACCCTGAACGGGAAAGGCACATCAACGAGCACCTTCTCATCCAGGATTTCATTCTTCCGCTTCTTCCTCGTCTCGTGTCGGGTAATAACTTACAGGAGGAACTTGATCTGATACGGGAGAGAATGGCTCTTCATATCTCTGCCGATGACGCTAAGCTCATCCAATACGCCAACACCTACACCCCGGAGATCCTCGAAGCCCTATGAAATTGAAAAGGATAGATGATGAAGTAAATATTGTGTGGATGACAGATATCCATCTTTCAGATCGCGCTCCAGGGAGGCGTTCAGACGCTTATAGGGAGCAGATTTTTGATAAGATCCGTCAGGTCCGTAAGATATGTGAGGATAACCACGCGATTTGCTTGGTTGGGGGGGATGTATTCCACATCAAGACTCCCAAATCCCCGGCCAACAGCCTATCCCTGATCCGAGAGGCCATCGAGATATTCAGCGAATTCCCAGGTGGTTGCGTGTACGGCTGCGTGGGTAATCATGACATCCAGTTTGACCGCATGGACACACTCCCACACCAACCCTTGGGTATTCTGATGGAGGCAGGGGTATACCGGTCCTTGAACGAGGAATCTCTGATCATCGAGACACGGGAGGAAGCGTTGTTAGACCCCTCTTTCACCATCCAGGTGGATGCGTGGGACTATGCGGAGCCGGGTGACACTTATGAGGCTCTGAAACGGTCTGGGGCTCGTCCAGAGGGTATTGACTATCGCCTTGGAGTCGTCCATGCATCTGGGTGCAGCGGGGACACGAAGGTATTTGGGGATCAAGTTAGCCTCATTGGCTACAATCAACTTCGAAAGTTGGATTATGACATCCTGCTTTGGGGGCATGATCACACCAGGACTGAGACGGAACGCTGCGGCAATATCACCCACATCAACCTGGGGAGTATCGCCCGTGCGGCCCTTTCCCAGGATGAAGCAGATCGACCCGTAAGTGCGGCGCTGCTCAGATTCACCTCTGAAGGGGCTAAGATAAAAGAAATCCCACTCAACGTGGTGCCGCTTGAACAAGCATTTCGAACAGAGGACAAGCGAGTAATAGATGTGAAGGATAGCACTAGCATGAAGGCGTTTTTCTCAGAATTATCAGAGTCGGTGGATGAGATTGAATCGTCAGACCCCATCACTGTGATTGAAGCCCTGTGCAAGAACGACCCCACGTTATGTGCTCATGTAAAGGAGAAGTGCAACCTATGAAATCAATTGAAGAAATCTGGCAATCCGAAGAGTCCATGGGGGAAGCCTACAAGGACATTCTTCATCTCTCAAAGTTCGACCGCACGACTGACGCAAGCAAGCTGGTCAACAGACTAGTGGACAATGAGGTTATGATGGTCCAGAATGGCACCCCCCTCTACTATGACAAGCGGATTTGGATCCTTCAGCACATTCAGGATTTCAACATCGCCACCCAGCTTCTATTGAATTGTCAAGAAGGCTCTGTGCGGTTTGACATTGCGAAGCTAGACAATGATACCCAGCAGTGGCAAAGGGATGGTAATTTCGAAGCTTCCCCCTTCGATAAAAAAGCTAAGTTCATGGAGGGTGAGGATGAGAAGTCTAAGAAGTTTAACACTATTCTTGCTGGAATTCGTAATCTTAAGATTCTATCGGCGGGGCTGATTGGGTTAAACAGTTTTCGAATCAGCCCCATCGGCTCGACCCCAGCATTTGCTGACATGAACAACTTGTCCAACCTTTCTATCATGGGGTTGAGTAACTACGCTGGTTCTGATGTAAGAATCTGGATGTTGAATCATAAGGCCATCCAAGAGTTTATCCATGTTCGTCAACAGGATGACGGCGGAACCATTGCTGACGGGCTGGTCTACCCGATCTACTCCAAGAGTGGGGGGGACATCCTCCTTCGTGCGTTGACTAGTCGCTGGGTGGCCTATCAGGCGCTGAGTGAGCGGTTTCGTATTTATGTGGTTCCCAAGTACGACTCCATCCTCACGGTCGGAGAGGATCTTCCGGAAGGTTTGAAGGAGTTTGTGAGTGAGTTTAAGGGCTGATGTCAAAGATAAGCTCCGTGCGCCAGCCAAGGGTGGGTGGAAAGAAACGATTCAGGGGAAGCCTGATGTCCAGCAATGCGTAATTGAAATCATAGGTGATACCCTAGGACAAGGCATCGTGGATGCGAAAGGTAAACCCCCTGACAATTTGGTGATCTTCTTGGACCGAATCCTCCAGAAGAAACAACATATAAACGATCTGGATTTGCTTTTGATTTTGAATGAGGTGGAATAATGAAAATAGTGCAGCCAAGTGTAACCCTCTTACACCATACTCCCGAAGCGGAGAAAGTCATTGAACGTGCGGGGAGGGTCTGCTGGAAGTCGGAGGAGAAGATTACTGAAGATTCTCACGTGGCCTTTATCAAAATGATTATGGACCCAAGTCGGAAGCATGAATCTGTATTGGAACACGCTTCCGCTGGATTTAGCATCGTATGTGACCGTGGGATCAGTCATGAGATCGTTAGGCACCGCATCGCTTCATATTCTCAGGCTTCGACTCGTTACTGCTGCTATGCGAAAGACAAATTCGGTGGGGAGATTTCCGTCATCTGTCCAAGTGGCATAGAAGAATGCACGAGTGAGCATATTGCGTGGTACGAGGGCTGTTATGAGGCTGAAAAAGCCTATCTAAAGCTCATTGAACTGAAGGTTTCCCCTCAGAATGCGCGTTCGGTCCTCCCCACATGCCTCGCAACAGAAATCGTCTGGACGGCAAATCTTCGAGAGTGGATGCATATCCTCTCCCTCAGATCGGCAAAAGCTGCCCATCCCGATATCCGAATTATCATGGAAATGATTAAACCACACCTAGTAAGTATCGCTCCGACAATATTTGCAGATTACGTCTAGGAAAGTCTGAAATAACGGTTCCTCTTCTGTATAGAGAGGAACCCCAATGGATTCACATAATACCTATTTCATTGTAGAGGCGTCACATTTATTTAGAGCCGGTGAGATTCACTCTTCCCAGCTTTACGTCATAGACGTAGTTAGTTATATCGCACGAGAAATTCTGGATGCTCCGATTACCGACACTTGGGTTCTATTCGGTTCGACAAAAGAGCAACAGGCTGATAAATATGTTCAGGCCGTAGAGCGAACTGGCGTAAAAGTTGTCCGAATGGTCCCGATTGATTCGAGAATCATTCCAGGGAACAAGTTTTATAAGCCCTCTACTTACTTACACGACATTTTTGCCACCTTGCCAATTGGATCCCAGGTCTGCTTGGTGGGGTTTCATAATACTCGGTTTGAAGACCTGCTTCGTAAATATCAGGAGTCATTCAAGATCAGCATTTGTGCGTTCACTACGAAGTCAAAGACGAATAACGATATGCGGATTCCAGAGAATTTCACGCCGCTAGTAGAACGAGCCGTTAGTCTGGATGATCATATCTCAGGCATCAAAAACGAGTATAAGCGGTCTAAGCAGGTTGAAGTCCAGTAATAATTAAGTAAGGATCAAACTTTTTGACACTATGTAGAGGATCCGATGAAGTATAGCACTGTAACAGAGGAACAATTAGACGTACTCCAGCAGGGATTAGACTTACTGGCACACGTTAATCACGACCTCGTGCCCACCACGCTGTATTTATACGGCCTGTTAAAACCGGGGAGTCCAGTTCTGGCAAATGTGGCGGAAGCCGCATGGGAAGATAGCTATGCGGGGGAAGCCAAAGAAAACGATATCCGTATTGAGACTGCTGCGGTGGGAATCCGGCTAAGCAGTGATATTTTGCAGCATATCCTAGGTTCAGGGTATCGTTCTGATGATGACGACTTTCAGTATATGCTGAACGGGGAGATTCATGAGAGCAGTTTTTCTTATACAAGCACCAAGCCAATGCTTTCGTTTTCGCAATTCGCAAAGGTGGCCCTGGCTGATGATTCCTACTGGCTCAAAGATTTCCTACAGGCCGAAGGGGCGGTTTCTGAGCAGCAAAACCCCAGTGTAGTGACTCGAACCACCCCAGCGACCAAGGAACCTCATGGCGGGGCGGAGGAAGCCCTTCACCAGCAACACCCCCATCAGTCCTCTCTGAAGCCCATCGTGGGCAACTTGAGTCCTGAGATGATCGAGCAACTGATCTGGAAGAATCGTCTAAAATAAAGGAGTTCCGATGAGAGTCATGGATGCCCCACCCGCCACCCAGTCGCCAGTTGAGATCCAATTGGTCGTATCATCGGAGTATGAGCAGGCTGTTAGAAAGCCCAACTATATCAAGGTACTGTTATGGTTCAGCACCGAACAACCCCGAACCCTCGCCTCTCGGATCCTTAAGACCTCTCCTTTTGATGTGCCGGGGCCAGTTCTTGAATACGTGGCTATTCTAAAGCCAGCCGATAAGACATTTGACCTCCTCTGGGCTTTCCTTGAGGATTTCGAAACCCTCAAGGATAGAGGGGTCGTCCCCCCAGATGCCAAGTTGGGCAATTTTGACTTCATCGAAGAAGATCAACGTTTTCTCGCTTTCGTAATGTAAATCCTATACAGAACCCCCTCCCACCGAGTATAATATGGTAGGAGGCTCTGATGAGCAATAGTTCTGCAAATACGGGTGGGGGATGTGTCACAGTTGGATCGGTGGTCGCGGTGATCCTCAGCGCAGCCCTGAACCACTCCTTCTGGTGGGGTGTGCTTCATTTCTTCTTCGGGTGGCTCTATGTCATTTATGTGGTCCTGTGCCGCTCCCATGAGATCATGCCTGCGCTGAAGGCAATGTTTTCATGACTTTTGATGAAGTCATTCACGATCTGACCAACTGCATGGTCCTACAAGTCACTGAGCTTCAGCGGGGCATCAAAGAGGCAAAGAATTTGGTGCATGTGCTTGAAACCTGCCCCATTTCTACCAACGAAGCAGAACAGAAAAAGGTGGATGACTTCATTAATCTGTATTCCAGCTATGCCATGGCACTAGAAGCGGCTGTGGATATCGTAAATCAAAGCAAGTAATCGAGGAAAGCATGGCAGAAGATAAAAGGACATTCGAGGAGGCGGGTAAGGGCCTGATCCTCGATACGAACAACGAACTGATTAATGCCCGTCACGCATACTACGCGCTGGCCCAACCCATTATGACCGATGCAGAATATGATCGGCTGGAGCGACAGCTATATGACATGGTGAAAGGGTTGCCCCAATTCAAGTCGCTGGCCACAGTCCTGACGACTGTTGGATCTGACTTGGTAAACACGGGGGGTCGGATCAAACATCAGACTCCTATGTTGAGTCTGGAGAATAATTACGCGTTCGATGAGTTACTCGAATGGCTTAACCAGTTCCCCGGTCAGCAATTCGTGATTGAGCCAAAAGTAGACGGAGCCTCATGCTCACTACTCTACATCAATCGTAAACTCGTCAAGGCTGTGACCCGTGGTGACGGGCAGTATGGCGAGGATGTGACAAAACAGATGGCTGCGAGTGGGGCTGTCCCACTCAGTCTACTTGAAGAATTCTATCCTGAGTCCCCAGTAGAAATCAGGGGAGAGGTGTTCATCACTCTCGCTCAGTTTGACAAGCTGAATAAGGAATTGGAAGCTGAGGGAGAGAAGCCTTATGCCTCCCCTCGTAACCTCGCCGCTGGTTCGATGAAGCTGCTGGATCTGGAAGCGGTCAAACGCAGGGGTCTCCGCATGTTCGTCTGGGAAGCTAGCGGCATCCCTCAAGATTACTTGAGCAAGCGATCTGCTTCAAAGGACTATGCTCACCAATCAATTCAATATGTGACCCGAACCAACGTTTGCTTTCCTCAGTCTATTCTGAGTGTTTGCACCTGTCCGAAAGAGGTGGTGGACGCTATTGACAATCAGATTCGCAAAGAGCGCGAGATTGTTTGGTTGGGTGGTTTGGGTATGCAGACCGATGGGGTAGTGATCAAACTAGTCAACCCTTCGGCCCGTAAGGAAGCAGGGGTTGGGTCTAAATACGTGAATTGGGGAGTCGCATGGAAATACCCCTCCGAGAAAAAGGGGACGATTCTCAAAGATGTGATCTGGCAGACCGGGCGTACCGGCAATATGACCCCGGTCGGCATCCTCGAACCCATCAATGTGAGTGGGGCGATGATCGGACGAGTCAATCTCAACAATTATAGCTTCATCAAGGATCTGGGAGTTGAGATTGGTGATGAGGTGTTGATTCATCGGGGCGGGGAGGTCATCCCCGTATGCACCGGCATCTCGCATAAGGCGCAGAACCCCCAGCCTATTCCGGAACCCACGCAGTGCATCTGTGGAGCCCCTCTGACCAGTCAAACTAATCCCAAGTCGGGGGTGCAGTCCCACTGGTGCGAGAGTCCCACCTGTACCGAACAGTTGAAGGCCAAGCTCTGTTATATCGCTGATCGCTCCGTCCTGGAGATTGATGAGTTGGGTCCAGAACTTGCTACCTTCATGGTGGATGAGGGCTACGTCACTGTTCTCTCTGACTTGATATTGTTCTCCAATGGGATCGTGACCAAACTGGCAGAGAAACCTGAAGCTGTCAGTGTCAAACTGGCAGGATTAGGATTTGGTGCGGCCCAGACGATTAAAATGTGTAAATCCCTAGAAGGGGCGAAGACCCGAGACTGGGACCGGTGGCTAGCCTGCCTGGAAATCCCTGGAATTGGTCGCACCATCAGTAAGGTGCTGGCGACTCAGTGTCGCCTCCAGCCAGAGGATCTCCCTGACTTACGGACCATTCTGCTAAAGGCCCTGACGGATGAGAAGATTGATGGGGTCGGGGACATCAAAAAAACCGATGCGGTCAACTATTTGACTCACTTTGCTACCTTCTTTGACGAGGAGATGCAAAATCTTCATGATGCAGGGGTCCGACCCACCGCACTGATGAAACCCGCCGTAGCGGGTGAACAGCCCCTGGCCGGTTACGTCATCTGCATTACCGGTGAGTTCACTGAAGAACGTGACCCTCTGTCGAAGAAGTTGGCCAGTTTAGGTGCAGTAATGAAGACAGGGGTGTCCAAGAAGCTGACTCATCTGCTCACCGGAGAGGCCCCTGGCCGCTCCAAATTGGCTAAGGCTGCGGAACTCAACATCCCCCGGCTCAATCTCGTATGGCTATTGGATGTGCTGGATAAAAACGGCATGAAAATGGATAAAGAAATCGGCGGAATGGGTGCCGAATGGGACGACTTCGCATAGTGCGGAAAATGAACACAAACATCAAGGAGATCTAATGATCATCACACAAGAAGCCGCTGACCGGCTCAAGAACAATCTCATGTTCGACAAGACCAACATCATGGGTGCCCAGGGGGCGATTCAAATTCTGTTCCGCAATGAGGACCAGCAATCAGTTGAAACCCTCTACTCTCTCCTCCGCAGTATCTCTGAGGGTGCGGATCGGTTGGTTGGGTTGGAAGTTCCCGATACAGAATTTTCTGGATCGATGGACTACAAAGACCAAAACTGAGTAATACGTAGTAGGCACACGCCTTGCCGGTGTGGTGGTTCCCCTCCCTCCCACCCCCGGTAGTTTGAAGGACTTAAGTTGGTCCTTGCCCCGCCCCCGCAGAAATTGCGGGGGTTTTTGTATACGAACTCTCGTAATTTGTGGTATCATAGAATAGAGGAGTCTCAAATGTCAGACCCAGATCTGGTCGCCCTGCCCCCTGAAGAGAAGCTGAAGGCCATCGCTGAGCGCCTTCGTGATAAGGTTGCGGATTGGCGGGACTACAACGATGGTGGGTGGTATTACTCTGACGAGGAAGCTGCCGCCGCAGACGGTAAGAAATACGCCTATGATCAGGCTGCGGATGATCTCGAATGGGTGCTCCGCGCCTTTGGATTGGAGAAAGCATGAACGTCAACCGAGATACAATGCTGTTCGAGAATCTGACCGATTGGGAGGCGTCCCGCCTCCGCAAAGCCATAGAGGAACTGGTGCAGACCGGCCACATCATGCCAGACGCCCGTTACTTCTTCGAAGTCTGGCGGGTCAGTCTGGATTACGACGAACGACAGGGAATGATGCTGATGAGCACAGCCTTCCCCCAACGAGCCCTGCTCTCGCTTTTGAGGAGAAGTGATGAACGCGATTGAAACAATGACCGCTCGAACGGATGAGCGGATTCTCGCCTTGGCAGTGGAGTCAGCAGAATTCTATCGGATCGGAACGTCTCCGGAAGACTCACTGATGCGACAGTTCCTGATTGAGACGAATCTGGACAATACGGCCTGCGGGTTGCTGTTTCTGTCTCACATGGTTTTCCATGAGTGCTATATTCGAGGTATCAATGGGGGTAACAATGCGACTCACGATTGAAGAAACTCTTCTCATTCGAGAACTCCGCTATGTCTCATTCAAGCACCTTATCAGCCTCTTCTGTGCGAGGACGGGAGACGACTACATGGAGGTCGTCAAACATCTGGTGAATTGGCAGGGAGGCTTCGGTAAGACCGGGCAGACCCTGGTCTTGCTCCCAGACCATGTATTTCTCCATTATATGGAGACGCTGGGTAGCCAGTGGATGCTGGATAAGAAGATTCCTGGATTCATGAACGATGCGTTGGGGCACCCCCAGACCTACGCTACTCTGATGGTGAATCTAGATCTCGTGGATCTCCAGATTCCAACCGATTCGGTTGAGAGGGCTCAGAGTAATATGTAACATGAGCCAATCTCTTATTTTCCAGACCATCGCCAAATACTCTGAGCCCTGGCGCAAGTTCCATACGATGCAGCATCTTGCTTATCTGTGGAAATCCTACGAAGCGGCTTGTGCAGAAAACCCAGGCTACCGAAGCTACCAAGACATAATGCCCTACCTGATTCCTTTTCATGATTGGGTGTATGTCCCTGGTTACAACAAGAATGAAGAGGACTCAGCAGATTTCGCTGAATACTATTTCACTAAGGTGATGGGAATGGATCTGGTCTCCCCCTTAGCCACCTACGTGAGTAACCCTCTGTCCGACGACCCCAACTACATCCATCCGGACGCCTACTTGAATTCTTTGTGCCGCCGTGTGCCTGACATTATCCGAGGCACCAAGCACCATCTGAACCCCAAGGATCAGCTTGAGGCCCTGTTCTTCGATATGGATTTGTGTGGCATGGGTTCTGAGTGGAATACGTACCTCTACACTTCCAAGCAAATTTCAGAGGAATACAGTCAGGTGGTCGGGCCGCATGGGTTCTACCAAGGGCGGAAGGCATTCGCGGAATCTATTCTTTCCAGAGAAAAGATTTATAATCTCCCCGAGTTCCAGAAGTTTGATGCTCCGACTCGAAGGAATCTACTGAAGGAACTGGAGGAAGCGGAACGAGTGGCCAGAATTTTCTTCCCAAGTTCTCAATAAAAACTATACAAGCCCCATCATTCTGAGGTATACTAATGGTGGGGGATACGACATGGCTCTTAACGCTTACCAGCAGGCTGTTGTGGATTGGGCGGTCAGTGGCACCGGTCACGCGAACGTGAACGCTCTGGCTGGCACGGAGTTCTTTTCCTACCATCTGTTTCCTCAAGTGGTGCAGGCGCTGGATGCCCTTTCAGGGCTAACGGGGCGTTTAACTACCCCACTTACTGTGGACCCCACGAAGTGTGCCGAGGTAGATGCGGTGGCACAAACAATGAATGCCCTAGCAAACAAGATTAAAGCTAAACGTCTAGCTTTGAATCTCAAACAGGAGCAGATCGCAGAGGCATGTGAAATAAATATTAGGACATACAGACGCCTTGAACAGGGAAGCGGTGCTAATCTCACCACCCTTCTCAAAGTTTTTAAGGCTTTGGATATGATAGACACTATTGAAGCTACCCCTCTTAACGCTGGGGTTAAACAACGAGCAAGCTAGGTGACAATGGGAGTAAGTGCCTCCACTCTAACTCACCCATAAATCAATAAAACATAATGGCAGCAAGAGTTTCCACCTTCATCTCATTGGTCATAAAGAAGGTTTTCTTTCCTTTATAGCCAATAGGTTGCCCCTACCCCACTTGAAACCCTCGTAAGGGATCACCAATTACCCTTAAGATGCCAGTCAGCTATTTGGAGTATTAATCAGAGGAGGGGAAAATCCGATGAACGAAGCTCAGAAAAAAATTGGTGGAGTGGTTCAGCCGCTACCACATTTCACTTAAAGAAGGAGAGAAATTGGGTTCTCAGGAAGTAAAACATGTCTATCGAATTGATGACGACACACCAGCCGAAGTGTGGTATAATGATACTACGGTCCTAGAACCGTGGAACCCATCCGAAGCAGATGTAGAAATGCTTCACACATGTGGGTTTGACTGGCTCTAGCCTAACTCAAAGGAGCTTCACATGGTCCCCATTCTTACCACCAACACTCTCGTGTTCCTGTTCCTCGCCGTCATTTGGAATCGGAGCAGTGGGTTCAACATGTTCATGAAGTTCCTGTTCTGGGGGCTAACCGTGGTCAATGGTGTGACTCTGTTCCATGCGCTGGGTTTCGTGGTGAGGGGGTAGGTATGCCACTTCACCCCTCTAGTGAGGTGATCCTTGCCGCCTTCGAATTCGGTGGGGAGCCCTATGCTACGATGATGAGGGAGATCAGGGCTGGTGAACATGGGGAATGGGATGACACCCCTTCTCAGGCCACCCAGGATGCCTTTGAAAAGGCTTTCCGTGAAGCGGAGTTGACCCCGCACAGTCTTGCCACTTGCCCTAAATGCCGGATGTTTTATCTTCTCAAAGCGGGAAAATTGGCCCAAGAAGCCAAAAGGAGTAAGTAGACATGCTTATCTCATACTCACACCGACAGAACCCAGAGCAACGCTTCTGTCAAGATGACACTGACCCCATTCCTGGGTGGGCGGTCGAAGTCCGTCCTGAGCTAGTAGCTGAGGAGCGTCCGATCATCACTGTGGATACGGAGACCTGGAACATCCTCCTGGAGGAGCGTGACGCTTGCTATCAGGCTCTCAAGGACATCATCCGGCATCAGGAATTGGTCGCTGGGACGATGGGCGTGAATAGCTCCGTTCTGGCCATAGCCCGTCCGGTCGTCCAGAAGATCCAGCAGAGGGCTATTCTGTCATGATGCTCCGGGTCGTCAATCCCCATGATAGTCAGCACTTCCGAGAGCGGCTGTATCAGCGGTTTGGCATTCTTCTGACCGCTTCTGACATGTGGCCGCTCCGAGATCAACTCCGGACCCTCAAGCCAATTAAGGTGGAAGCCGATGGGGTTTCCACCTACCTGATGAGGCTTCAGGGCCGAGTCCTGTACGTGCTCTATAGCAGCAAACAGCAGCGATTCATTACGGCTACCCAACTGAATCACACCGAAACCATGGAGGCAGCGAGACTCAAATGAAAGCCAAATCCTACGAAGATTGGAAACTCCTGGGCTACCATGTCCGGAGGGGTGAGAAAGCCACCGGAGTAGACAAGCAGGGTAAGCCGACCTTCACCATCGATCAGACTGACATGACGAGCGATGAGCAGGACTATAGGGACTGGCACGGTCTGGATTAATTCTACACAAATCGCTTCAAAATCGGGTATAATAGGGTAGGAGGGTCGTATGACCAAGACTGAAACCCTGGCCAAGTTGCTCGTTGAGTTTGGCCTCAAAGAAGTGACCGATCAGCACCGGACCAAGAAATACCGAGTCTTCACTTCCATGCAGGGGGGGCAGTTCTATTTCATTGGCACCCATGGGGCTCTGCGAAAGGGTGAGAAATCCTCCGACACCATCTCCCTGGATGCTGACGCTTACATCGACAAAATCACCCGCATTCTCAAGAAACGAAAGGAAGATCCCGAATGACTGTCATTCTCAACCCTGATCTGATCAAGCAGCAGAAGCTCACCAAGAAAGAAATCAAGAAGCTCCAGGAACTCCATGCCTACCGTGAACGAGTGTTTGCGGACATGGAACTGGAGACCGATCCTGCGGCCCTGCGAGGCTTCGCGGAACGAATGGAGAACATCGAGTTCATGCTCCAGGAGGCTTGGCGGTTCCCCCAGGATGCTCAGAAACATTCGTGGTGGTTCCAGGTGCCTCATTGCCAGTGTCCCAAGATGGACAACTGGGAGCGGGTCGGCACCGGCCAGCGGATCATCAACGGAGATTGCCCGATCCATGGGTTCGAAGAAGAAGTTTCACGCTTGCCGGAGAAGCCGCTATGCTGAAACTGTAAAATGTGGTGTAATAAGGGAGAGGGGATTCCAATGGAATTGAATGCACAGAAATTACTTCGCTCTGGTTGGACGCTGGAGAAGTTGAAGGAGGAGTTGGCCATCCAGGCTCGTGTGTGTGAGCACCTGGGGGTCGTCTGCCTCAACTACAACCAGATTTTCTCACCGATGGGTAACCCTGCGGTGCAGGAGTGCCGTGCGCTCGTGCTGGATGCGGAGACCTGGGAAGTGAAGTCCTGGCCGTTCAAGAAGTTCTTCAACTTCGGTGAGGGGCACATCCCCAAGGACTTCGATTGGGACCACTTCCAGACGCTGGAGAAGCTGGATGGATCGCTGATTCACTTCTGGTTCCATGACAAGCTGGGCTGGCAGTGTGGAACTCGTTCGGTTCCGGATGCAGACACCGGCATGGATGATACGGGCCTGACCTTCAAACAGTTGGTCATCCAGACGATCAGCGAGATGGGCTCCAACTGGGCTCACTGGACCGATAGCCTCATCCCCGGCTACACCTTCACCTTCGAACTGACTGCTCCTGAGAATCAGGTCGTGTGCGATTATCGGGGCCAGCGTAAGCTCACCCTGATCGGCATTCGTAACCTGGGGGATCTCCGAGAGATTGATGTTCATCAAGGGCATCAGCCAGGATACATTGCTCCTTGGCCGGTCGTGAAGAAGTATCCAGGCTTCACTTTGGATGCGGTTCAGGAAGCCGTACAGAAGCGGGATCCCCATGACTTTGAGGGCTACGTGCTGGTCGATCCTCACTTCCATCGGGTCAAGATCAAGTCCCAGGCTTACGTGTTCATGTCGAGCCGCCGTGACTCCCTTGGGAAGTCGAACAAGGCACGGATCGAACTGATCCAGAATGATGCGGTGGATGATGTGCTGTCCTCGCTGCCTGAGTTCGTTCAGGGCAAGATCCTGGGTCTCCAGCAGAAGCTCAAGGCTCTGGTTCAGTCCTGTGATGCCCTCTACCAGACTGTGAAGGACGAGGATACCGACAAGGACTTCGCTCTGAAAGTTCAGCATGGAGGCTACAGCAGTGTCATGTTCGCCCTGCGGCGTGGCAAGGCTTCGGATTCGTGGGATCACTTCAAGCGGATGAGCCCCAAGCGAGTATTAGAATATCTGAACGAAGAAGACGACGAGGGAGTTGAATGTTGATTGGTGGGGAAGCACTCCCAAACGGGACGAAAGTCAAATTCTCCGCTGGTTTTTTCAGCGGTAAGGGGGTCATCAGAGGCATTCATATGAGCCCCCAAGTTGTGCTGGGCTACGGCTACATTGTGGAATGGGAGACCTTATCCACAAACTGGTCCTATCCCTGCGTCTCCGTCTTCGAGTGCTACCTTGAGGTGATCGAATGATCGAAGACGGAGAGCGGAGACCCGGTGTATTTTACAAAGATGGTAAACTACATCACTATGAATGCCAGGACTGCAAGAAGCAGAGCCCCATGCATTTCATGGCCAAGGACCACATCTGGGAAGCGGCTGGTATGGATAAAGGGATCATCTGTCCCGAATGCTTCGAGGTTAGACTTGGGCGGAAACTTGGAATTGAAGATTTCAAAGCCGTCCCCTCCAATGACGAGATATTCTACGGGTATGGGTTGGCCCAGGCCCTGTATGTAAAAAAGCACCTGAATCTGCTGAGACGCATTATGGATAGTGATGTTGGCAAACGCCTAGCGGTGAAAATTGCCAATGACCCCAGTCGAGATGAATGGAGAGAGAAAATGGAGTCTTCGGGCCATCCATTCGTCGTTATTTCTCGTACACAAACGGATCATATAGGGGAAGAGGTCTTGGAAAGAGGGCTAACCTTCCCTGACTACCCCCCATGCGAGTTCATTGAAGAGCACTTTACCATCCTCGATCCAGAGGGCAAAAAGGAGAAAGAATGAAGTATCTGTTTGTTTGCCTCGCTCTCGTCGGTCTGACTGCCTGTACGGATGCCCAGAGGGCCAAGTACACTTCCATCGGATCCGCTCATCATATCCAGCTTTACTCAGGTGGTAAGCTGATTGGTGAGTGGGACAGCACCGGAGCCGTCACCAATGAAGAGCAAGAATGGGTTCGTTTTCGTGGATGCGAAGACCCACGTGAACATGGAAGTCGCCGGTCAGGTCATCATTACCCAGGAGTAAACCAGGACTATCTGTTTCTCAACTGAGGATTCAGATGGACCTTAAATACGAAATCGACCTAATTCTTAAGTATGTGCGAACAAATCTTAGCAGCATCCGGAGTCTGTTGACCAGACCGGATGCTGCTAAAGCTATTTACGACAAACTTAAGGGGGAGTGCCCTAGAGGTGAGCTAGCTAATTTGCTAGCTCCACTGGTTATGGAACGGGCTCAGGGGTCTATCCAAGAATCTGGGCTCAAGCAGGGGTTAGAGACCATCATCAAGTCCCAACCAGGGGTGGGTCAGGAACTAGAATACAAGCGTGAATTAGAGGATGAAAAGGGTGAGGTTACGAATGTCCTTAAGACTGGTGCGGGATGGGGTACAAAAGATTGGGACGGCGGCTGGTTTCTTCCAAGCGGAGAAGTAATTCGGCTAAGTGACAAGGATTATGCTCACGCCCCCCTAGCTACCAACTATTTGAGGGCACATCCAGATATAGCAGATCAGGTTGGGACCAATCATGTGTATGATGGGGAGTATGAACGTTTGTTTAATGCCGGATGGATAAGGTTTTGGGTTGCCACTGATTTGTTCTTGGAGACCTCCGCTTCCAATTGGAACCAACACAATCTTCATAAAGTCCAGACATTCATGATGGGACTGGATTATAACCTAAACAGGGTTTATATAGATTATGAACCAAATCATATTGTAGTTCGCTACGATGAGTTTCTTCAGGCTAATAAGCCCTCCGATCTGGTGAGGCTGAACCAAGCCAAATCTGCAAAACTGAAGACAGCGGTTCTGATCCCCCATACCCTATCTGGCTTCCAGGATGACCAGACAAACCAGAGAGCGGCAGAGTTGTTTGCCTCCTATTCGGCCAAATTTGACACGGGAAAGGCCATCGCTCTAACTCGTAGGGATCTGATGCGAGATAACTTCAACATGCTCCCAGCGGCCCCCAGACCCTCTAGGGTGCCCTTCGCCCTTCCTTCCTCCACCCCACCGAAGCGACAAAAGCCCGAACCTGGGACACAGTTGTTTGATGAAGAGGAACTAAGGTTCCCGACCGGTATGATTCAGCAGGCTGCCCCCTCACCCCTGCGGGTAAAGGTGACGAATCCCCAGGTTGACGCTAAATTCTTTCGGCATTGGATGGAGAACTTATACAACTCAGGAGCCTATCGGCCTCTTACTAGTGGTTCGGTTCAGCAAGGCATCAGGGCCTCAGATGTGCTGGAACTCCCCTTCTACAATGTTAAGATCAAGGATGTGGCACAGATTGGCTCCAATCTTCAGGATTATGATTTCCTTATTCAACGAGTGGGAAACACCGGCAAGGTGCTGACTAAGATTGCCATGCAACTTTATCTTGACAAAGGCACTTACAATGATTTCTCTATCTACACCCCTAAGTCGATAGACGATCTGATGCGAATCTGCCAAGGCACCGCTTGGCTCTGTAAGAAGGGTGAAACTGAAGTGTTGAGGGACAATGCCGAATATTACTTTGGTAAAGTCCGATTTGTAATGGAAGAGGGGAAGCCAGTCGCTGCGGTAGATTACAACGAAGGGGCCGTATGGAACCCCCAGCTTACTCGGCTGATGAGCGGCCCCATCGTGGACTTTGCCAAGAATGAGTTAAAGGATTTCAAGCAGGCCCCAGCACCGGAGCACCCTAACTGGCCCGTTCAGGCGCATGGGAAAATCGCGGCCCTGTTTCATGACCGTGGGTGGATCAACGCCAAGGGGGAGTGGATTCCGGTTAATGGTGCAGTGGACCTGGATGGTGAGCCCGGAGAGCATGAAGAACATCATGACATCGTAGCCGAAAAATACTTTAAAGGCGGGATTGACTCAGCTTACAATGCAGGGTGGATTCGAGTTGGCATGTATGGAAAAGAGGGCTATGCGGATATGGGGGGCTGCAATGCCATGCAGTTCGACACGCTCTGGAAACATTTTGCTGAGACTCAACCCAAATACATAATTTTCGGGTATTTGGTTGAGGGGAGGCTCGATCTTGAAGACTTCCTGATGTGTAAGAACCTTGCTGATTTGAAAAAGGCCATCAAGCGGACCTACATGATTGCATCCGGACAGCCCACCATGGGGTTCAACGTCAACGACTCTGCGGCTCCATTCACTGATTGGATCCTCCGGGGTGAAAAAGAGATCGAAACCAGGAACTCAGATTCTCTGAGGTCTCACATAGGTGAGCGAGTTGGTATCATTCGCACTGGAGTTGGTCCCGCTACCCTCGTTGGCTACTGCACGTTGGGTGAGCCTATCATCTATCGGGACAACCGAGACTTCCGTCAGGATCAGTCACAGCACATGGTTCCAGAAGGTCCGATGTGGGATGTGTTTCCTGGTATGATCAAGTATGGCTACCCCATCCTGGACGTAGAGCCGTGTCAACCCAAAGCAATTACCTCTCAAGGCCGAGTGTGGAGACGACTAGCAAGAATTGAAAATTGATCTTGACGGGCCGGTGCCGATTGAGTATTATAGATAAGAAGGTTCCGTTGTTTTTACAGAAACGGAACCTTTGACTGAGCAGCCGTGCTGCTTCTGTCCATCTGGAGGAACCATGACCAGCAAGGAAATGCTCAAAGCCACGTTGCCCAAGGACTGCATCTGGGAGAACATCGCGCCGCTTGGCCGTATTCCAAATTGGAGGATCATCCCGAAGCCGAAAGGGTGGGGTGAGTGATGCCTGCCTTCGACGATTCCTACCACATAACCTGGACCAAGGCGGATCGCCGCCGGATCAAGCGGGACCGCGCCAAGTCCCCCTTCGCATGGGAGCGGGCACTCCCGCTGCCCTGGGAACGGTGAGCCATGAACAGAGACGAGCTTGAGGCAAGTATTGCAGCGAGAAATCCGGAAGCATGGCGTCCATCTCAAATATCATCCAAAGTGTCTCAGGAAATGGACGAGTTAATCCGGTGCCGCGCCATTCAGGGAATGAACGAGTTGATGTACTGCCGAGCCATCTTGGACCACGCAGGGGACTTCTCCTCCAGCATCCACGGCGGCATTGAAGCCCTAGTGGCAGAGCGGGATTCCCTCCGTGCCAAAGTGCAGAGCCAGCGTGACCGGATCAATGACCTTGAATCTTGGCGTCCACCCCCCCACCCCACCGGGACGCCCTTGAAGCCGATGCCTGATCCAAAGCGCAGCGAGTGGCAAGCCGCCCCCCTCAAATGGATGTTCGCCATGTCGGAATGGGGCGAATCTGCCAGCGCCAGGATTGCAGATATGGAAGCGATCTTGGCAACCAGCGTAATGTGCCCTAAGTGCGCCGAAGTCATCCTGCCCCACCAACAGATCCGTTGATCCTGTCCAGGATCCCCCTGGACTTAACCACTCCCGAATCATCAGTTCGAAAAAAAGAAAAAATAAAGCTATACAGAATTCCCAACTTCCGAGTATCATCATTGTAGGGCAGGAATGAAAAACAACCTTCCGGCCCTAATCATGGGGTCAGCCTTCAATGTTCAATCTATTCGCCATTGCCAATCATACCCCACAGGGGTGGGCAAAGGTTTATAGTTTTTCCGCTGATCGCCTCCCCATGACTTAACACTCACGCAAATCCGAATCGGAACCCCCGTGAGTCCTTCCAAGAACCACGGGGGTTCGGCTTTATGGAGCCAACCCGAAAATCCTTGACAATTTCATAAAGCAAATTTAGTAACCCACCCTCCGCTTTAGGGCGAGGGGTGAAGGGTTCGGGGAGGGCTCCAGAAACTCCTCACTTGAAAAAATGGGCTACACACCTCTTAATTGAGGTGTGTATGTTCAAGTCATGTATTCATTGTTCGAAAGAGTTCCAGGCCAAGGACAACAGAAAGAAGTTCTGCTCTCAGTCCTGTTCAGCTTCTCACGCGCAATTAGGGAAGCCGAGCCACAACCAAAAGAAGCCACGAAACCTGTGCTACTGTGGTAGCCCAATCGAAAACCCAGTCAGCGTGTTCTGTAGTGACCAGTGCCGCCAATCCCAAAAGATGGGAGGTATCACCGAATGGGTACAGGGCGGTCCAGCCCCGCTAGGGCCAGAATCAATCACCCGCTGGGTTAAGAAGTTGCGAGGAAGTGCCTGTGAAGAATGCGGGTGGGACCAACAAAACCCGGTATCAGGTAGGAGCCAGACCCAGGTGGACCACATAGATGGGGACAGCACCAACCTGATGTACACCAACCTCAAAGTGCTCTGCCCCAACTGTCACTCCATGACCCCCACATTCGGGAGCTTAAACCGAGGAAAAGGGACAAGGACTAAACGGTTCTCCAACCTCGTGCTACTTCCACGCATCTGCCCCACTTGTGGTGACTCGTTCACTCCAATCAGCAAAAGGCACACAAGCTGTTCTCGTAAGTGCCGGGGTAAGGCAACGTATCAAAAACAAATATCTCGGAGTAGTTAAACGGTAGAACCCAGTCCTGACATGGCTGTGACGGCAGTTCAACTCTGCCCTCTGAGACCATCAAAAATTTTAGACACTAACAGCAACCCAAAATTTCACCTTTGGCTGTGAAAAGCAAAATGTGTCGTGTCTACGCTCTCGTAGCTGAAAGGATCAGCACCGGTCTACGAAACCGGGTACGTAACAGTCATACGCAGGTTCGAATCCTGTCGGGAGTACCATTCGCTGAAGGCCATTGGTGAATTAGGAGAATCCCCTCCTAGCTGATGGTGTTGTTGTGAGACTTGGGAAAGTCCAGGGGTGTCGATACACTCTCTTCAGTGAACCTATCTCACTCGTAGCTCAGTTGGTAGAGCTTCAGTTTGTCGGGAGTTCGAGTCTCTCCGAGTGCGTTCCAAGAGTCAAGTCGTGAGACTTCGCGGTGTCTGTGAGCAGGATAAGGTCGCAGCGGGACAATGGAAGGGACGGATCGATATGCCGTCACCGGAACCTAACCGGTAACTTTTTCGTAAACATGCAACAGCAACAAAGTTGGAGAGTTGTGGCAGGCCGTAACCCTGTTGGATTAATCCTGAGAGAGTTCGAATCTCTCCTGTTGCACCAAATGTCGGTCGCGCCTCACTGGACGGGGCACCAGTCTGTAAAACTGGCGGGAGCAATCCCTACTGGGTTCGATTCCCAGGGTCGGCACCATGGCCCCATAGCTTAAACGGATAGAGCTTAGCCCTGCGAAGGCTACGGTTCCGGTTCAATTCCGGATGGGACTACCAAGTCTTGGTTGACAAAAAAGGTCATGATAAACATCGAACTTCTTCTTCCTCCTTTGTAGGAGAGAGCATGAAAGTTCTGTTTATTCTGAAGCACAGGGACACTTACTGGGGGGACTACTCCTCAACTACCACTTTGTCGTCTGGGCTATCTAATTCGGCCCAGTTCGTCTGCGATGCGTTGAATCTTTCAGGTGAGATCACCGCTAAGCTGGTGCAAGTAGAGGACAACAATCAAATTGACAAGGAAGTCACCCTATTCCGGCCTGATGTCTGCATTATCGAGGCTTACTGGGTTGTTCCGGAGAAGTTTGGGGTTCTGATTCCCCTTCACCCCCAGGTCAAATGGGTTGTTCGCAACCATAGCGAGATTCCTTTCCTGGCCCAAGAGGGCATTGCAATTGATTGGAGCATTCGTTATCTTCAATACCCGAATGTCTTCGTCAGTGGCAACTCCCCACGGTCCTACCAGGACATGATTAATTTCCTGGTTCCAGTATATGGATTTGATGCCATCAAACGGGTTCTGTTCCTGCCCAACATCTACCCATCTGTCCATCGTCGTCACTGCATCCCAAAGAAGCGGAACCACACCTTGGATATCAGTTGCTTCGGGGCCATCCGGCCCTTGAAGAACCACCTTCTCCAGGCTATGACTGCTATCGACTATGCGAACCAACGGCATTACAACTTGCGTTTCCACATTAATGGGAGTAGAATTGAGGGGGGCTCAGCCTCAAACTCAATTCTCAAGAATCTGCAACTGTTGTTCCAGCACACACCCAACTGCGAATTAGTTGAACATCCTTGGTATCCACATGACGAGTTTCTGGGTATTATGGAACAGATGGATGTTTCGATGCAAGTCAGCTTCAGCGAGACGTTTAACATCATCTCAGCGGATGCGGCGACTGTCGGAGTCCCTATCGTCACTTCTTCTGAAGTGCTTTGGGCACCATGGTTCACCAGAGCCACCCCTACCTCCGCTCGTAGCATCCGGAAACGGCTGGACTTCATGCTGAAGTATGGCCCTCTCCCCGCAGTCGAGTGGTTGGTCCAGAACAGTCTGAATACTTACAGCAAAGAATCGCTGGAACAGTGGCTGTTTGACTTGAAGAAACTGTAATACAAGCTGGTGCCTGCGTGACCGTCCCAGTCATAAGAGCAAAGGTCGTTAAAATTGCCACCAGTTTCCTTGGAAGATCGGCAAAGTTGGAGAGTTGCACTAGTTTGCTAAACTAGAGGCGTTCGCGTCTAGAGGGTTCGATTCCCTTATCTTCCGCCATAAGACCCTAACAGCAATTAAAATTCCCTGTTAAGGAGGTGGTAGCAGGTCCGACTCCTGCCGAACTGACATATCAGTTCGTAGCTCATCGGTCAGAGCACCTAGAAATTGGGTCTTGATTTATCTGGGTTCAGCAATGTGCTGTGGGGCCACCCCCACGGTTCCGGAGACGTTAGCTGACGAAAGCTGAGGGACGCTTCCCTTGGGCCAACCCCTTCGTGATCAATCGGCTGGTACTACGTGAGAGTCGTAGCTTGCCACCCCCGATGGTGGGCTGTAGCAGATCACGATTCACGCTCCTATGGCGCAATTGGCGAGACGCCTATGACTCAGACTCATAGTTCTGTCGGTTCGACTCCGACTAGGAGCACCAAAAGACCCTAACAGCAATTAACCCTTTTGCCTTGTACAGCAAACGAAGCGTGGTTCGACTCCACGGATGGCGTGGGCCTAGTTAAACGGGTCTTGACTTTTTGCATCACCATAGTCTCATCGTCTAGTGGCCAAGGACGCTTGCCTCTCACGCAAGAAATCACGGGTTCGACTCCCGTTGGGACTACCAAAGACTCTAACAGCAATCCAAAATTCCCTGTTAAGGACGAGGTAGTGGGTCCGACTCCCACTGAGGCAGCACATAGCCTCATAGCTCATCGGTAGAGCGCGTATAAACGAGTCTTGACCATGGTCCCATGGTGTAATGGAAACATACCTGCCTGTCACGTAGGAGAAGCGAGGTCAGTACTCGTTGGGACCGCCAAAATTCAACTATTGAATCCTGATGAGGAGCCAGATGAACCGGATGAACCAGAAGATTAAAAACCATGCGACTGTACCCGAATTGGTATAGGGGTCAGCTTGAGGTGCTGGTGGTGCAAGCCATTGTGGGTTCGAGTCCCACCAGTCGTACCATTCTGGCACTAACCAGTAGGGCCTGTTCGATGGGTTCGAAACCGGAGATCAGTGGCTCAGCTTACTACCCTTTGATGTTTGCTGAGTGAAACCTACTGGGAGTATAAAGCCTTTGCCGCCAACGTAGCGGATAATACCGAAAGTATTTTGTGCTCTTTCGGGCCAGATAATCAAAGCCCACGGAAGATGATGGGGTTAAAGTCTCCTTCCACTACCAACATGTGGATGCTCATGACGAGCGCCGTGGTGCCAATCGTTACCCCTAGAGTTTTGGAGATTTAGGGGTAACTCAGCCTGTGGCTATAGTTCAATGGTAGAACGGAAGATTGTGATTCTTCTCATGAGGGTTCGATTCTCTCTAGTCACCCCATTCACTAGACCAGGACAAGGTTGTCCCTTCTCGCCGGAGAGGTCTGAGGTTCGATTCCTCTTAAAGACGGTCAAGTGGTTCGATTCCACAGTCTAGTGATTCATTCAATGCCCGTAGCGCCACACGGTCGAGGCAGACGCCTGATAAGCGTCCTACGTAACAGTTCAAGCAGGTTCGACTCCTGCTGCGGGTACCAATCTTAGGGCGGCGTGGAAGCTAAAAGACACGCGAGGGATGCCCAGACTAGTAGAGATACGCCCCATTCTGATTGGGATACGCTGCTAGGTCAAACTGGATGTTGAGAAGTGAGCAACTCAACCCCTAAGAGTTTATCTCAGGGCGGCATGGAAAGTAGACATGCCTCCTAGCCGCAAGCGAAGGTGTGGCCCTTACAGGTTCGGGGCGCGGTTGATGACCACGTTGGCTGTGAGTAGGGAAGCCTAGACCACAAGTTGGAGTAACGACCAACCCCTGAGAATTTTCAAAACCCAGTAATAGATAGTGCAGGTAGCAAGATCACCTGGGTTCGCCCGATCCAACAGTGCCGAACGATCAGTAACATTTCAACGAACAGTCGGCCATCGGGCGAATTTTTAAACAGCAGTAAAGCCATAGCGGGGAGGTGTAGACCGGATGCACACTCGGCTCATAACCCAGAGGTCGCAGGTTCAAGTCCTGCCCCCGCCTCAATGCCAGCAAAGCCAACTCGGAGGAGGCGCATCTCTCATAAAGATGATACGGTCGGTTCAAAACCGACTGCTGGTACCACTCTAACTAACACTTAGAGGGCAGTAATTCTCCCAGGACTTGTGCGATGGATCGGGAGTCCCCATGGATAGGCTAAGAGATGGCCATGGGATGAAGAGGTATCGCTCCGAAGGGAATCCTCGGATGAACTGCACTCTGACTGATGCCTAGAAGTCGGAACAACGTTCTTAGGTGGCTAAAGTTCCCCATGCTGGGTGATCATCGTCAAGCCCAGCAAATTTTCAACCATGCGTCTGAAGCAGAATCTGGTTGCTGCACCAGCCTCTTAAGCTGGCTCCGAAAGGACATGCGGGTTCAACTCCCGTCAGACGCACCATTCGCAACGTAAATTACGGCGATCAGGAAGGGTGAAACGGGTTCAAATCCCGGCCAGCAATGCTGAGCAAGCCTACCCTAATGTTGCGAACAATAAAGCGGTAGCGGTGTTCGGCGGGTTCTAGAAACCAAAGAAGAATACGGGGATAAATGCCTCTCCGTCTACTGCCTGCCAGGGTTCTAGATCCCTGGTTTTTATGGAAGGTGAGCTAGTGTGGTCATTCAGCGGAGGACTGAAAATCCTCAGAATCGAGTTCGATCCTCGGACCTTCCACCATTAAAACAATGCGAGTGTGGCGAAACTTGGTAGACGCCCTGGTCTTAGAAGCCAGTGGGAGAAATCCCGTGTCGGTTCGATCCCGATCACTCGCACCATGGGCCAGCATGTACTAAGGGAGCGAGATGCACTCGCAATGCGTCTGTTGTCGGTTCGATTCCGATCTGGTCCACCAATCTGACTATTCGAATCCTAAATGAGGGATTCGATGTACGCCAGTCAAGCCACCAGGATGCTCTTTAGATTAAAGAATCTACACCTTCTGCCAAAAGAGCTAGCCACCAAAGCTTCTAACCAATGGTTGAAGCATGGAGGGGACATCTGGGAGGGTTGCGGGTATGAAGAAGGCCCTGGTGTTTCAGCTTGGTTGTGCAACTCGCAACAATCTAGTGAGGCTAACGAAGAGCTTTATTTCGGTCGGCAGGCTCTGATGGATGGTAAAACACTATATCGTTTCGAGCTTAACCAGCGGGATTTGGACTGGACAAAGTTTACCTTCCTTAGATATGATGGGGGTCGTTATGTTGGCCCTATCGACAGATCCAAATGGACTCAAGTCACACCAGATCAGTATGAATATGAGTATGAAATCTGTCCCAAGTGCTTGAAGGATACCCAAGGTGATGAAGAGGATGAAGAGGATGGATGCAAATGCAATCCGCCGTTTGAGCCTGATTACTAGTTGACCACGTGAGCCCTACCGTGGCTAAATAAAGGGTGGGTGATCGGGACTCCGGCGTCAACCGGGGCCGTCCATACATGACGGAAATTTCGATCTCACCGCAGTCCCTAAAGCTGCTAATTTCGAGTATTACATATAAGAGGTAAAAAATGAAAATTGGTGATACCGTACAACTTAAATCTGGTGGCCCCTTGATGACCATCGACTCGCTCTACAACGCAGAGCCCGTGAATCGTTGGACTTGCGTGTGGTTCAAGGAGGGAGTTGGCCTGCTGAAGCCGGTGTATACGGAGGCAGAACTAATCCTGTCTGGCGCAGAAGCCAAGTTGGAGGTCGTGGAAAAAGAAATTGAGGCAGCGGCTGAGATCGTAGAGACCAAAGTCGAGGCTGAAGTGGTGGTCGTAGAGACCAAGGTGGAAGAGGCCGTTAAGGTTGCAGAGCCCAAGGTTGAGCCTGAAGTGGTGGCTGTTGAGGCCAAAGTCGAGGCTGAAGTCACCAAAGTTGAAGCTGGAGTCAAAGCAGTTGAAACTAAAGTCGAAACTAAGGTTGAAGCAGTTAAGGCTGCGGTTGAGGCTGAAGTCACCAAGGTAGTAAAAGGTGCCTCCAAGCCTGCTGAAACCAAGTAATAGTAAGTAACTGTTGGACACCCTGGTTGAGAATATAGGGCGAATGAGATAGGACTGAATCTAGAAAACGTGTCCTGTCCAACACCTATCAGATGCGGAGTAGCTCAGCGAAAGAGCATCAAAGGTGTCGTAGGACGCTTTTGAAGGTCGGTGGTTCAAGTCCATCCTCCGCAACCAATTAACAAATAGTGGGATAGCTCAGTGTTCAGAGCACCTCCGTTGAGGAGAAGGTCGGTGGTTCAAATCCATCTCCCACTGCCAATCATAGGGAAGAAGCTCAGGAGGTAGAGCAAGGGACTCCAAATCCCAAGGCTGCGGGTTCGACGCCCGTCTTCCCTGCCAATACCCAACGGGTCTGTAGCTCATCTGGGAGAGCGATTCCATGGCATGGAATAGGCAGTCGGTTCGACCCCGATCAGATCCACCAAAAGACACACACAGCAATCCCATGGATGATGCCTTCGGGCTAATTTGGTTCAAACCCAAAAAATGTGTCTTGATTTTTACGACTATTCGCGTGAGCTTACAAAATAAGCTAATGACACACACCAAAGGAACCACAATGCTAAAACTGCTGGCTGCCCTGCTACTCTGCACAGCCCTCAATGCCGCTGGGCTGAAGGTCATCTGTTTGGGTGATTCCCACTCTACCGTGGAGGCAGGCATGGGTCAGGCCCTATCCAAGGCCGCTCATCAACCAGTCAGTTATGAATCGATTGGGGTGAATGGGGCTAAAGTCCAAGATCTGCTGAAGAGCCTAACAACCCACCAGCCCCCCTTCTGGCCAAGGATTCAACATATCACCCACCCAGACATTGTGCTCCTGGCCTTCGGAACTAATGATGCGATGAGCAGACCTACCAACGCTTACAAGCTTACGTGGGAGGCGTTGATCGAATCAGTCAAGAATGCTTATCCCAAGGCTAAGATCATCGTCCTCGGTCCCCCATCTTCCCTACCCACCAAAGTTCCCTATCTCCAAGAAGTTGCTCAGTTTCAACTCAGTATTACGCAACTGATGGGAGTTCAATGGATTGACAGATTTGGGTCGGAGGAGTTACAATTAGATGGGGTGCATCTGACCCACCGGGCTTATGCAAAGCTGGCGGAGAAGGTTGCCTCGCAAGTAACTTTCTAATCCAAGAGTGTAAGGAGGAAATCGAATGAGATTTCTAGCTCTGATCGCTCTTTTGTTCTGCCTCGTTCTTCCGATGAGGGCACAGTCTGATCCGGATTGGCTCAGCATTTATGGATTGGGCAACTCCACCTCCACCCTGTCCTCTACGGCCTCACCCTCTGGTTCAATCCAAACCCATGGTGCGGGTTGGGAGGTTCAGATACAGTGGAAACAAGGCTGGACTCAGGATAAAGCCGTTCAATGGCCCTTCTTTGAGTTTCGCTCCTACGGTCAGGGGGTAAACTCCACCACCACCGCAAACTGGGAAAGCTGGGCCATCGGGGACCGCTGGTACCCAAACGTTAAAGCTCTCAAATACGAGGAAGTCCGGTTGGGGTTCGTCGTTGCAGCCGGTAGGGTGGTCGGCACCAACACTGTTCAGCAAACCACCTCATCTGCAAACGGAGTCACTACCGTTACAACCGCTTCTTCATCCAATCCAATTTATGGGGGGAAGGGCAGAGTAGGAATGAGGATGGACCGGATAGATTCAAAAGACCCGACGAGTGGAAGTTGGGCAGAGTTCGGAGTTTTATGGGATCCAACGATTGGTGAAGATAACCTCTACCTCACAGGTCACTACGTTTGCTTTGGACGAAAGAACATTCAGATGTTCCTAGAGCCCTCTACAAACTTCCATGTGGGGCATACTCAGAAAGACCAATTTAGTTTGTTTTACGGAGTGAAGATCAGCTTAGGATCCTTATTCGAATAACTCTTAGAGTCGGGAACCAAACGGTTTAGGTAGCAGGCTGTTAACCTGCCGCGACGAAAGTCCACCACAGGGTTCGACTCCCTGCCGACCCGCCATAATTCTCCATTAGCTCAGTGGCAGAGCGCCTGACTGTATCGTTATTCATGATGTTGGTGGATTGCGGATAACTCAACCTAATCAGGATGTCGCCTGTTCAATCCAGGCATGGAGAGCCAAGTTTGATAACTAGAAAAGTTAATCAACTACGCACTTCTTCAATGGAGATGTAGAAATGAGAACTTGTAAAAAGTGTGGGGCTAATATCCCTCAAAGAATACATACTGAAAAGGGATGGGGCATAGTTTCAAATCATAGGCTATACTGCTTTGACTGTTCCCCCAAAGGAGGGCACAATACAAGGAAGCTCCATGATCCTTCCCTAAGAAGTCAATTTTGTAAACGATGTGGCGCAGCTTCAAAAAGAAGAAACCTCTGTTCTAGTTGTCAAGTAACTGTATGGCGACAAAGAATGAAATTGAAAGCTGTGGCTTACAAAGGCGGAAAATGCATTTCTTGCGGTTTTAATAAATATATTGCCGCTATGGAGTTCCATCATCTGGACTCTAAGCAAAAAGATTTTTCTCTCTCGGGGATGACAATTTCGTGGGTACGAATGCAAAAAGAGTTAGATAAATGTGCCCTTCTATGTGCAAATTGTCATCGAGCGGCCCATAGTGGAGAGTTAGTGTTTCAATCAGAGTAAAAGTGAGCCTGGTACACGGCCTGTTTTGGAGACAGGAGATCGGGGGTTCAAATCCCCCTACTCTGACCATAGACCCCATGTGAGCTTCCACCATGGTTAAATAAGGAAGATGACGGACTTAGCAGAATCAACGTTTGACCAGCTTGCAATGGTGATTCTGCTGAGCGGCCCCTAGTCTCGTTCAATGCGAGACACCAATCGGGCACCGAGCATACCGGTAGGTGGTTTCGACCACCTCCAGTCATGTAAGACTGGCCCACCATGCCGCTTTAGTATATTGGTATTACTCATCTTTGGTAAGGATGTGAAACCGGTTCAATTCCGGTAAGCGGCTCCAGTTTATCTAATAACTCAACAGAATAGAGTGCCCGGTGGTAACCAAGAGGGGTTCAATTCCCCAGCTATGCAGGAATGAGCCTTGGTGAGGTGTGGGTAGATGCGGACTCGATCCCCGCTTAGATAGACCCTACGGAGTGTAAGTGAGCGGTTTACGGCAGTCCTCGGACGACTGAGACGGGAGTTCGACTCTCCCCACTCCGACCAATCGAGTAATATGTAGGCAGAGGAGCCTCAATGCAAAAATATGAACCTAGCGATATGAAGAAGTATCAGGATGCAACTCCTGAATGGAGGGCCTGGGATCAGTGGCGAAGGGCATTTTGCTCCTCTCGGATCGGAGATATGACGGTTCGTCAACTTCTGATGGGAATGGACAAGTTGAAACAAGAACCTCAGAGGGATACGAATCCCACCGATTCAGAGTAATAGAATACAAGACCCTTCTGTGGAGAGCAACAATGCTTTGGGATTGACCTGACACACCTTTTGATTACGATATGCGGCGGCGTACCGTATCACAAGGAGAACCTATGTCAAAACCACGCACAAGACTCTTCAATCACACCGTTCCTCTCGTAACGGTTCAAGGCACAGACGTTAGTCTGAAGCCTGATCTCCTCCTCGTAATCGAGGGTGGTCGGATCCGAACCGCTCGAAGAAACCCGGTTGCCCCAATCAACCGCATCATCAGTCTGCTAGGAGATCTTCTGGAAGAACTGAAGGATGACAGGTACGCGGAAGAAATAAGAAAGAGTGGCAAGACTCTGAAGAAAAAATAAGTTCAGGGTGGAAGCGAGTAAGTGTTGGCCCGAGCAAACTTTAACCAAAGTCGGGCCTCATACGGTGCGTAGCGCAGTCTGGGAGCGCACATCCTTGGGGTGGATGAGGTCGGAGGTTCAAATCCTCTCGCACCGACCAACTTCTGAACTCTAACATAGAGGTCAGGATGAGAGGTTTTCTGAAAATACTCAGGACTCTGAAGAAGCATGAGATGGGTAAGGAAGCAATTCGCTCCTTATCTCCGAAGCCCTGAATGAGCCCTGGCCGTTGGGTGAGAAGCTGATGTGTGGACTGGACATCACGAAGAAAGAGTTCCCTTACATCAGACGGAACATCAAAGGATACCTGGATTACATTTATCCGAGTGGTAATTACCCTGAGATATTCAATCGAATCTTCAGACCATGCAGCGTATGTGGGAAAGAAGATATATGTTTCATAGATCGGAACGAGTTATTCTGCTCTGAGAAGTGTGAGAATCAGGCTGAATATTTCAAAATTGCTGAAATGATTGAAACGTATGCTCCAGCGATGTCAGAGAAGCGAAAGAAGTGGGTTCAGGGCCTACTGTTTCGAAACGCGATGCTGGAGAATTGGACGGATGAACAATACAAAGAGTTCATCCAGGAATATGAACACAAATAATAATTGGGATGTCGCATAACGGTATTGCAGCAGATTCTGATTCTGCCATCGAAAGACACTCTAGGTTCGAATCCTAGCATCCCATCCAATCAGAATTGAGTATCATACATATGGAAGGTCGCCGGAGTCGGAGAGCCGGAACAGCCTGGAAAGCTGTGGGCGTTATGCGTCCAGAGGGTTTGATTCCCTTACCTTCCGCCATTTTAAGGAGGCCCCATGGCCACGAAGTTAAAAACAATTGATGACTTGAAAGCCGACAGGGCAGTCGTTAAGGCAGAGCTAGACAAGATTGATGAGCAAATCACTGAGCGTCTGAAGAAGACGCTGGTTCAGTGTACTGACAATAATCATGGCAAAGGTTGCGGCATGGGAATGGAGATCGGTCAACTCGAATACATCCAGACCCACTGGTACACCCGACCTTCGGGTTGTATGGATGGGGACTACTGGACTCCGGGGGATGGTGAGTTTATTTGTCCTCATTGCACTCATCGGAATCGGCTGTATGACCGGCCTGAAATCGAGAAGCTGAGGTGCTTATTTAAAAGTGTGAAGGATGAGTATGACAAGCAAACGTTTTGACTCTCAGAGAGCTTTCCGGGTCGGTTTCAAAGGGGACTACCCTATGTGGACCGTAGAGGCTGCATCAGCAGAGGATGCGATCCAACAGATTGTCAAGCTGAGCAATTCAGATGGTTCGAACAATTTGAAAGAGGAAGACTTGGAAGCTAAGTAATACTCATATAGGAGGTGTCCTGTGGACATCATGGTAGAAATAAGGGCCGCTGAGGGAGGGGAAGATGCCGTCCTCCTCGTGCGGGATCAACTGAAGGCATATCTTCGCCGTGTGGAGCGGAGGGGACTTTGAGTCAGAACTATTAGAAGTGACTCCTGGATTCGCATCCTTCCTCGTTAGAGGTGAAGGAGCGGAGGAGTTCTTCAGTGAAACCGGTGGTCATCGGTGGCAGAGGGTGCCCCCTACGGAGCATAAGGGTAGGGTTCACACTTCTACCGTAACCGTAGCGGCCCTGGCGGTTCGAGCTACCTCAGTCTACATGAATCCCAATGATGTGGAAATACAGACTACCAGAGGCTCAGGCCCCGGTGGGCAGCATCGAAATACCACGGATTCTTGTGTGCTGGCGATCCATCGACCAACCGGCCTCTCCGTGCGGATTGATGGTAGATCCCAGATCCAGAACCGCAAGGTGGCGTTGCAAATCCTCGCTACTAAGTTGGAGGGCCAACACTCCGAGCAGGCACAAGAACGGACCAACCGAGACCGTAAAGATCAGGTTGGCACCGGCCAGCGTGGTGATAAGATTCGAACCTATAGGGTTCGTGATAACATCGTCATCGACCATCGGACTGGCCAAAAATATCAGCTTTCTCGCTGGTTAGATGGAGTGAGAGACTAAGTAGTAAGCGGGATTAACTCAGTGGTAGAGTGCAACTTTCCCAAAGTTGAGGTCGCCAGTTCAAGTCTGGTATCCCGCTCCACGATTTAAATATGGAGTTGCTTCTGCTTCTCTACAAAGGCTTCAAGCCTCTTCAGAATCTGGTCCTTCTGTTCTGGTGTCAACTGAGAGGCTACACCATACAGCATCTGATCCGTCACATCCGTATCTCCGCCAGATTTGGCCAGATACAGCCAGAAGAACGCATCCGGAGCACTCCGCTCTATACCCGTTCCGGTCGCGTACATCACCCCTAGGCAACCCATGGAGTAAACATCCCCCTGGTCGGCTGCGGCACTAAACCACTTCAGCGATTGCGGGAGGTCTATGGGGCCTCCCAGTCCTAGGAACAACATCGCACCCAACTTAGCCTGAGCATCTTTCTGGCCCTTCTGAGCGGCTCTGGTGAGCCACTTACGAGCCTCTGGCAGATTCTTCTCAACCTCCGAACCCAACAACAACATGATGCCTAATCGGGTCTCTGCGTCTGCATCACCAGTCTTGGCTTGCTTCAACGCTTCTGCCAATTTGGCGGCAGCTATATCTTTCTCAATCGGAACCTGCTGGAGTTCTTCTGGTTGTGCGGGGGCCTGAGTCGGATAAGTAATCTCACTTGCAAATAGCAAGGAAGAGGCCAAACAGGGGATGAGCCATTTGAGGTTCACGTTGATCTCCTTGAGAACGTTTCTCAAGAAAGCCTTAGTCGAAATTCTCTAAGGTAACAATTGGTGTAATGAAATGCAAAAGAACTTCTGATTCCTGAGTATTATGCTTATAGGAGTTACGACAATGGCCAAAGCCGATACAATTAAAATGCTCAACCTGTTTGGAAAGCGTGGTTGATCATGCAGTTTCTTTACCCTAGTGACCCATTAAACAAACGTAATGTCCCTGTAGCTGAGAGGACTAGCACCAGTTTCCTAAACTGGATAAACATCGGTTCGAATCCGATCAGGGATACCATTTAAAGGATTAGTATGGCCATTCTTTTGTCTCTCGGCTTCCTCTGTGTGATAGTCTACCTGTGTGCCATATGGGTCGAGTCCCTTCATTGGCACGGTGGGACTTGCCGTTGTGGAACCCCCTGGTCCCGAACTCATCTGGACGCCTCAAATAGGGGCCGACATTACTTCTGCACCAAATGTCATACATCAATTTCAATCATCCATCCGGTGGACAAGAAGTTCAAGGCCAAATATGTGAACTGGCATCAGGTTATGGTGGACGATTTGAAGCAAGAAGCCTAACCCCACTGTGGGGTATTTACTCAAAGGAGACGCTAGTGAGTAGCGACAAAGACGATATCAGTGAGGTCATCGGTACAGATATGCATTCGACTGGCCTGAAGAAGCGAAACAGAGCGGACGAGATATCCCCCTCTCCGGATGAAGAGAAGAAGGATAAGCCGGTAGACGTATCGAGTTGGGCCAATAGTGGTATCACTTTCTTTGGTGTGGCAAAGACCTTTGCCACCCTACCCCCCAACTGCTATGAACCCAATATGAGTCAGCAAGGCCCCTACCTGGAAGAGATTCCGCTCAAGACGGACAACCTGCTGGTGCTGCCGGATGATGCATCGAACGAGATCATCTCGGACTTTGCTGAGTTCTGGACGCTGAAGCCGCAATTCCAGGCCCGTGGGTTCCTCCACAAGCGGGGCATTCTGATGTGGGGGCCTCCCGGTTCCGGCAAGACCAGCACTGTCCAGCAGATCATTCAGAAGGTCATCCATGACCTGGGTGGTATCGTGCTGATGGTCCAGAATCCCAGTGTGGCCGTGGAGTGCCTGAAGATGGTTCGAAAGATCGAACCTGATCGTCCTATCATCACCGTCATGGAGGATCTGGACAGCCTGATCTCCAAGTACGATGAATCTGGGTTCCTCTCTATGCTGGACGGCGAAGCTCAGGTGGACAACATTCTCAGCCTCGCCACCACCAACTATCCGGAGCGGCTAGACCCTCGCTTCATCGACCGGCCCAGCCGCTTCGATGTGGTCCGGAAGATCGACTACCCGTCCGATGAGGCCAGGGAGTTCTACCTGCGCCACAAGGAGCCCAGCCTGACCGAAGAGGAATTGGCTGCCTGGGTCGGTATGTCAAAGGGCCTGACCATTCCCCATCTGAAGGAAATGATCATCAGTGCCAAATGCTACAACCGTGATCTGGATGAAACGGTCAAGCGTCTGAAGAAGATGCACACGAAGAAGTTCAAGGACGGCCAGGGTCTGGGCTTTGCTAGTGCGGAAGACAAGACAGCATCACGTTAGGGTAGTATGCGAGAGATCATCAAATATACACCAGAAATGGCAGCAGAAGTGCGTCAGAGTCTACAGGAGTGCATTGCCCAATTCGTGGGCTCCAGGATAACTCCAATGACTCTGACGACTCTTGAAGCTATGATCAAACAAAATGTTGAGAGGGTGTGGGATCCAGTCAAGCACTATGGCCAGCACGTAAATCTCAAGATCGAATGTGATCCGGACGACCCATCAAAGGTGCTCATATCCCCGAAGGATATGTACACGACAGTGATTCTTACCGGACAGTTTGATCGGTCGTATGATGAGATTCTGTTCCTCACCAAAGTGGTTGAGGACTATGAACATCACACCACATACGAATATGAGAACCCTGCTGGGCGCTACCTGTTCACGGTGTACCATCTCAAGATCATGGATCGTCTGACCGGAGAGGTGTATATCCTACATGAACCTGAGTCTTGGTTCTTCCCCGTGGAGATCAAATGACCTTACCGTGGCGAAACAAACACCCCGAACCCCCACCTGAGCGTAAGCTATCCCTCTACTCCTCACGTGCAGTCTGTGAATGTGGAAGTGTAATTAATGGTGGGGGTTATGGCTTCTGCCCTAGCTGCGGGGCTGTGCTCAAACCTGAGTGTGGACGATGGGAATATGATGTGGTTAGGGGGCTTGAGGAACGGGTGTGGCATGAGTCTCATCCCTGGTCTGGCCCTAATGCAGTATGGGTTCCTAAGAGTTCGGAGGAGAAATGATAAACACAGGTTTAAGGCGAACCCTACCGGGGGACGGGAAGAGCGAATATCCGACTCATGGGAGTTATTCCGAAACAAATGGCTCCCACTCGTAAGCTGGCCCCATTTCGAGATTCATTACCCCATCTGCACATGCAGCTACTGTAAGACCTGGAGCCACGACGACAAAACACACTGGCAGGATAAACGGTTTGGACTGAAACTCCCAGAAAACAAGGGAAGGAACTCTTGGCGGATTCTCTACCTCCGCACCAAAAAGCGTAGATTTTATCTGAGGTGGTGCCTGAAGTGAGTGAAAATGAAGAGTTACGTTATCGATCTGGCTCGGTTAACTCTACTGAGCCTCTTGTGTCATTTCTCTATATTCTTATGCGGGATCACCTACCAGCCGGAGTGGTAGAGGGGATTTATCAGGAGCATGTGGCCGGAACTTTCAGTTACTCAAAGTTCACAAATGGTTATCTGGCTTCCTATGCGAAGGATCTGGCTGAGCGAATCCAAGCAACTCCCGAATAGGTGAGTATTATAAGGTAGGAGTTGATATGACGAAAACCATTTGTAGCAATTGTCAGACTACTGAACAAAAGTGCCGGTTGACAATGAAGGTTAGGGAAGAACTGTTGAGGTTTATGCATCAACGTAAGTTGGCTATGGACGTAGACCGCCTACTCTATGAGTATCTGGATGCATACCCATTCGGTTCTGTTGAAGGGTTCGGCCAGTTTGTCAGAGGGGAAAAATTAGTCGTTCTTCCCAGAAGGCCGGTGCCGACTCGTGTCAAACTCACCCCAGGCCCAAGCCTAGCCGATGTGCTGGATGAATTGAGAGGAAATCATGAGCGAGAATAAGGATTACAACATCAAGATCCCCCTCACGTTGAGGAAGAGCACCAAGGGCACCTATGTGTTTGCCAATGAGGAGTTCGGTTTCAGTGGCATCTACGTACCAAAGGGGCTGTTTCCTGAAGGTGCGGTTCCAAACTCAATCACCATGACTCTCACTCCCAATGAATGAACGCTGCCCCATCTGTGGTGAGCACACCGTCGAACCTCACATCAAAGCGTGGGAAGGTGGGTTTGCCGCAGAAGTGGCGTATATCTGCACTACGTGTGGGATTGTTGGATGGTGGGCCTATGGTTCTTATGGTCCGAATATGCCTTTTGGGAATGTCTGATGAGCGAATTTGGCGATCTGCTAGACCATCTGGAAGGGGCCGATGATGAGTCCTTTGCAGAGTGCTGGTCTGTGTCGATGTCTGATGAACGGGTTGCTGAAAGCTTCGCCCAGCACACACCGGAAGAGCAGGAAGAAATTCGAACCTACATCCATCAATGGTGGGTGGATCACAATAAAGCTCAATTCGCCATCCTTATTGTGGATGAGGCTACCAGGGAAGTGATTGAGAAATACCGGTCCATGTTTGAAGACATTCCAGGGTGGTCAGAATGAACGAGTGGGATGAACTGCTGGAGCATATCGAAGAGCATAAGGATGATCCGGTCCCCGAGAGCGAACCTGAACCTGTGCCCCAGGATGATATGTATTGGGCTGAACTGAGTAAAGACCCACATGCCTATGCGATTCGCTTAATGCAGACCGCTTGGGATCTTCGATTACCTAGAGAAGTGCAGAGTAGGGCAAAGGTGCGGTTGTTCCATCTTTGTTGGGGGGAGCATGAGCGGATGGGATGATCTGTTTGAGCATCTGGAAGAAAACCCAAGTTGCCCTGATGTGGTAGTCAGCAGGGGCGATGTCGAGAATGTGGTCGTCCAGTTGATCGTGGAGAACGAAGAGCGTCAGGACACCTACATCTCCGTGGACGATCTGGTTCATCGACGGCTGGGATTCCAGAACGTAGTGACCCAGCAGGCTACATGGTTTGGCATCTGCACAATCCGAGAGATGCGACCATGTTTCATATCAAATCTCATGTGTACCCAACGGGGCCGACAAAAGATAGCCGCATGGATCTCAGCCGGTCGGGTTCCGAATATGAATGAAGAGGACCGCAATCAAATCATTGATCGAATTGGAGAGCCGTTCAGTGCGTTGTTTGAGCCCGATCCTGAGTAATAATTTAACATAGGAGTGTGTATGCCGCATGATGTGAATGGAGAACTAATCTCTGACAACGATATCGTCTGGGTGAAATGTAAGGTGAGTGGAGTATCAACTTCCGAAGAGGCTTGCAATGTCACAGTGCAGCCTGTCCTTCCGCCCTGTGGGTCCACCTACAACCCCATCATTGTCCTCAACACCCAGCAGGTAATGAAAAATCCTGGCTGGATTGATCCATGGGACGAAGAGCACTAAGATGGAAGTTTGGGAATGCCCCGCTGTGATTGCAGCGGGTAAGATAGCGGCGGAGCATTTGAAGTTTCACAGAAAGATGATGAGCGGTGGTATGGCAAAATACAAGGTCGAATGCTTCAGCAGAGGAGCCTGCATTTTTACCGAGACCGTAGAAGCGACCGACGAACATGAAGCCAAGCACATGGTGAACAAGATGGCCCTGGACCAGGGGCTCTTCCCAGTGCATTTTGAAGCGGTAGAGGAAAAATGACCAGTATCATCAATGAGGATGCACTCACCTATCTGCCCTCTATGCCTGCTCAGAGTGTAGATGTGGTTATCACCTCCCCCCGTTATAATTTTGGGAAGAATTACCCTGGAGTTTCAGATAAAACTTCAATGGATGACTATTTTCAAGAGATGAGAGAATTGGGTAAAGGGCTTTTGCATGTAATCAAAGAGGAGGGGGTGGTTTTTCTTAATGTAGGTTGTAGAGCGGCTAATCCATTACATGATGTGAATGTAGCTCAGTGTTTCTTGGATGTTGGGTGGGTTCTTCAAGAACGTATCATATGGCAGAAAGCTGATGAAGAGGGGAATGGCCACTTTACTCCTATAAACTCTAATGTTTATCTTAATAATTTGTGGGAGAGTATCTTCCTCTTCTCTAAGAAGGGAAGAGTGGGGCTTGACAGACTGGCTATAGGAGTGCCCTATAAGGATCAAACCAACATAACTCGATGGAAAAGTGGGAAAACAGTCCATTGTCGTGGGGATATCTGGAAGATCCATTATGAGACGATCCAAAGCAGAGATAAGGATAGAGCGGGGCATGAGGCGACTTTCCCTAGGGAATTAGTTATTCGTTGCCTTCGTCTAATGGAGAAAGGCAGGACAGGTCTTACAATTCTGGATCCTTGTTGTGGGATTGGAACAGTCCCTTGTGTTGCTGAAGAACAAGGGCACATCGGAATTGGCATAGAACTAAGCCCGTGTATTGCACTAGCCGCTAGGACTAACTTACAGATTAGCCAATCATGCCCATAATTTACGACCCTAATCCAAGTTACCACTACCCTTTCTACTGTTACATCCACATGCTTCCGGATTGGACACCTTTCTATATTGGCAAAGGGAGCTATCGACGGGCTACCTGTGTTTCACCATCTTCTAGGAATTCTCACTATAGTGAGGTAGTTAAAGAGATAGGGGTAGAGAATGTCCTTATCTTCTTGTTCCCCACACAAACTGAAGAAGATGCATACTTGTTAGAGGTGATGGGAATATCCTGCTACACTACTGCTTTTGAACTCTGCAATAAATCTGCTGGGGGGTATGGTGGATCACGTGGATCGAAACGTAAGCCCATTTCTGAAGAAACTCGTAGAAGGATGTCCATTGCTCAGAAGGGAAATAAAAACTCAGTTGGAAATCAAAACTGGTTAGGGAAAAAACATCAACCAGAGACTTTAGCAAAGATGGTTCACACACAATTAGGGCATGAAAACTACTTTACTGGAGAGCATACGGTAGAAGCCAGAATTAAGATGTCTGAAGCCAATAAAGGAGTGGCTAAGTCTGAGGACCACAAGAGAAAATTGGCTGAGGCTAATATAGGAAAAAGGGCATCTGAAGTTACCAAGGAGAAGATGTCAAAATCCCGTAAGGGAGTCCCCAAATCAGAAGAGACTCGAAAAAAGATGTCTGAAGCCCGTAAACGAAGAGTATCAAATAACAAAGGAGAAACAAGATGAGCAAGAACGTTATCTGGCCAATCGGCCTCAAGAAGCCCTCGAAGGGGGCGCACTCAGAGCGCCAGACATCCCATCGTGAAGGCTGGTTCCAACTGATGGTGCAGACCGCCAATGGTTGGGTCGGTGGGCCGAAGTTCCAAACCCCATGGGTGCCTACCTGCATCCCCGCTGACAAGGTGTTCAACCAAGCGGAAATGATGAAGCGTAGTTAAAATTGTATTTCTAAGGGGAATTCCCTTATTTGCTTAAAGGAGCAAAACAAATGAACAAACTTCTCAAGAATGCCCTGGTCGCTGCTTCAATCCTACTGCTAGGGACTGGTGCGGCTCAGGCTCAGACGACTCAATTCGGAGTCCAGGGAACCATCTCCTTCCCTCAGTCTGATCTTGGCACTCTGGTCAATAACAATGCAGGGGCCGGGGTGGGAATCAATGCTCGTGTGGATCTGGGCAAGGGGAACTCCATCGTTCCTCGCTTGGACTACACCAGATATTCGAACACCACGGATGGTGTTGATGTCACTGCGGATGTGACCTATGTGGGAGTGGACTACAACTATTATTTCTCCCAGAAGTGTGGAGTAGGCCCTTACGTGGGACTCGGTGCGGGTTTCGCTAGCGTTCACATTGACGCCTCTGACGCCTGGGACTCCTTGTCGGTCAATGGGTCAGCCCCCTACTATGACTTCAATGCTGGCTATGCGTTCACCCGGCACTCCTCTGTTGAAGTTCGATTGATCAAGGCTACGATTAGCAACTTCACTGGGAACTTTGATGGCTACAGTGCCTATTCGACTGAGAACTTCTCTGGTCAGACTCTGGATGTGTCCTATATCTACCGTTTCTAAGCCTTAGCTCAGGCTCTGACCCCAGCATGAAAGTGCCGGGGTTTTTGTTTCGATGAGGTAAAAATTATTCTCGGTTTTTTCTTCTCGATTCGAATCAACCCTGAGTATTATGTAAACTAACATAACATAGGTTGGTCCGATACCTTCGAATCAGACGCTCCATGGACATCCTGTCCAATAGATCTAACGATCAACTCAAGGGAGATTAAATGAACAAACTTAACGCACTTCTCGTCGCCATCGTGGCAACCGCATCCATGGCTTTCGCCAAAAACCCATGGGAAATGACAGTCACTGCCGGTCAGAGCGGCCAGGGCGGGGCCTACGAGCAGAAGAACGACAACAACTGGACTGGCGCAGGTTTCACTCAGACCAGCACGGTCACGGCCACTGGCGATGGTTATGGCCAGATCACTGCTTTCACCAGCGACAAAACCACCGTCGAGGGCTCCACTTATGTGGGTTCCAAGGATGCCTCTTCTCTGGCCACTGGCTGCATGTTCACCGATTTCAACACTGGTGGCGGGGTCAATGGGAGGAATGATGTCACCTTCAGTGCCAGCGGAAGCATGAATCTTGGTGCCGCATCCTACTTGAACAAGGGTGCGAATTTCGTCGGTGCGGAGGCTCTCACTTCCGGTTCCTTCGATATCAACTCAGGCAAGTGCGGCAACTTCCCTCTGGGAGTTTCGGGCAACGGTCAATTGGTACAGTCAGCCTTCACTTGTGTCAACTTGGGGGCCACCTCCTTCAATGCCACTTCGGTCACAAGCTCTTTCGCTTCTGCTTGCCCTGTCAAGTAAGCTGAGTCCTCGCACTACCTAGGGAGGGGCCAGTCCCCTCCCTCCTTTCCCAGGAGACCCATCAAATGAAACGATTCCTTTCTCTGGCTCTGGCAATGTGCATGGCTCCCCTGGCGTTTGCCCAGGATCCCACTCACACTCCGCCAGTGCCCATCAGCACAAATGGTGCTACCGCCACCTCCACCAACACTGTGGGTGCGGCAATCAACCAGACCTTCGCAGCCGGTGATCCCACTACGGGTCGCCTCTTCGTCAACCCCGTGCAGCCCTATCAGGCTCCTGTCGCTACCTATCTGGGACCATGGGCCACCGGCTCCAACATCCTGGATGACCTCCGGACCCTTCCGGAGACCATCACCGTCGAGCAGGCCAGACTCATGTATAACGGGGGGGTGAGCGCACGGATCAATAAAATGGCCGATGGCTCATACCAATTTCGTTCCGTGCGGCTGCTCCGTCAACTCCCGCTTCGTCCCGTTCTGAACGATGGGAAGCCTGTCCTCTCGCAGGATGGCCGCTCCTACCTGATGGAGCCGGATGAGTCCCGCTACAAGCGCATGGGCTACATCTTCCTTCAGGGCAACGCCAAGGCTACAACCTTGGATGTGATCAGCAAGGCTGTGTTGGTCGGCCTGGACAACGGAGCCAACGAACTCTTCCTCATCAAGAAGGTCTCGAACACCCAGACCAGCAGCACCGGTTGGGGTATCGGCATCGGCTACGTCAGCGGTGGACTCAACGGCAACGAGATGAATCAGTCTCAGGCCGCTTCGGGTGGGACGGGGTTCAACCATGCGACCGCCAAGCCCCAGTATACGGAAGGACTGATCGTCCTGGCCCTTCAGGAAACTGATGCGCCTCCTGCTGTTATTCCCCCCCTGCCGGTTATCGAGCAGCCCAAACCCATCGTGGTCCCGGCTCCCGTAGTTCTGGCTCCGGTTCCCGCTCCTGTCGTAGTCCCCAAGCTGACCAAGCTGACCCTGGATGAGAAGATGGTCCACTTTGCCAATGGCAAGGCCACACTGACTCATGAGGGACAGGTCGTGATCGACAAGTTGGCTGCGGATCTGAACGGCAAGTCTGGCTACACCCTCTTGGTGGATGGCTACACCAGTTCGGTCGGCTCTCCGGCTCTCAATGAGAAGCTGAGCAAAGAACGTGCTGCGGTTGTGAGTGAGGCCCTGGTCAAGGCCGGTGTGCCCCGTGAATCGATCCAGATGAACGGCAAGACCAGCAAGGATCATGCGGCCAACCGCCGAGTGGAGATCACGGTCGCCACGGCTACGATTCAGTAAAAGATTCCTTCATCCGATACCGGTGTCCTTAATTGGATGCCGGTATTAGTTTTGAAAGGAGAAGAATTGTGAGAGTCAAGAGCATGAATCTCCCCGTTCCCCGCCGTATTCATCCGATGATTCGCAAGCATATGAAGCGGGTCTCTGATTGGCTCCGCAAGGTAGGCTACCGGGCCTACCATTTTGAAAAGCGGGTCAACCGATATTCCTGAATAGAAGTTTTCGAAAGTTTCTGTCTACAGATTCCCCAAGCAGAGAGTATTACATCATATGGATAAGTTCACGTAGATTTTCTTATCAGGACCAAGCAGCCGTAATTCATCGGTAGAATGGTTTGCTCTAACCAGACTTAGGCGGGTTCGACTCCTGTCGGCTGCACCATTGTATCAAAATTCCAAGGAGGACTCGATGTCTTAGACTCGCCCACCCTAACCTGTGGTATGCCCCACTGAACCAAATCGCATCAAGCCATTTCGTCATAAGGAGACATATCATGGCAACCATCATCGACATCAACGAAACCAAACAGCCTCATGCCCCCCGGTTCACTGAAGAACAGAAAGAAGCGTGGCAGAAGGCGAAAGCCCTTCTCAAGAGCGGAATGACCAACACCCGTGCGCTTCACATCGCCATGTCCGAACTCCGCAAAGAGAACGGTCGGAAGCACAAGGGTCCAATCGAGACTGAGCCCAAGCGTGACGGCAAGCTGACCGAATATAAGGCTAAGCTGGTGAGCAGCCAGATGGCCGCACGGGTCGCCCAGTGGAAGGCTTATCTCCGTGATCCTGGGAGCCAGAAGCTCTTCATCATCGTCCGGAACGACCTCGAAACTTCCCAGAAGGCAGTGCAGGCCAGCCATGCGGCTGCGGAATTTTCCAAGCGCCACCCCCTCGCCCCTTGGGTCAACGGAACGATGGTCCTGCTGATCCCCGATCAGACCAGTCAGACCTTCCAGCGTTACCTGGAGGCCCCACACAGGCCAGTCAGCCCCACTTACCAGCATGATCCTTTCGAGGCATTTTGCCATGACCGCTTCTGGCCGTTCGAGTTCCAGACCGAATGGAGGGAGCCGGATCAGGGTAACCGCATCACCGCTGTGGCCGTCCTCTCCTGCTTCAACAATGAACTTTGCAGCAAGCAGCATGGAGTGAAGCTCCTCTAATCTGCGTGAATCAACTGAGCCCCGCTTCGGCGGGGCCTTTTTGTGGGTATTAGTTAGGGTGAGGTATGAAGATGCAGAAGCTACGCAGAATGGATGCACGGTTGGAAGTAGATGTGACGGATGGTCAGCCTGACATAGAGGTTCTAAGAGAAATGGCCCAACGGCTGGCGATTAACCTACTCTGTGAGGATGACACAACATGCGCGGGTGTAGGGAGTGACAAATACTGCATAACCTATAACATCCGACATTACGATGTCCCAGATGGGACTCCTATATTCAATGTGGATGAGGCAGCAGACCATCTTGAACTTACAACTCCTCCAATCATTCAGCGAGTAGAAGTTCCAACTCCAGTCCCATCCCTTTCTTTTTGGGACTTCCTAGCAGGTAGGAGATAAAATGATGATAACAGCTTACAAAAATTCAGGACACGCTCTAGTCGAAGATGCCTTAGCAATCATTTTGATAACTCTTATTCTTGCGTGGACTTGGGGGCTATGAGTATGCGAATCGTCAGTGCGGCTGTGTGTTATCAAGGTGTGATCTTCAGTCTTCCGGCCCCGAATCGGCACCATCATATCCTTCATGCAATGCATCAGATGGGGCTGCCTAACAGTAGCCATAGGGAGCAGGGATTCCTTACGGATGAGGGGCACTACATTGATCGACTCGGAGCATTGGAGGTCGCTCAGGCTGCTGACCAGATCATTTCAAATGAGACGACCTGGGTTCCTGCCATAGGTTTGTTTACGGAGGATTTATGGTAACAGCCCCACCCTGCCCACTCTGCCAGCAGCCTCTAAAGCGAGTCACTCAAGGCCCATATTCCCCTCTGAACAGCGATCAATTTGATGCGGTGAAGGCGGGGGATTGGTTCTGCGAGTGTAGCAGTAACAGTAGGGGTCATGCCCCCTACGCCTACTTTTGGAGCAGGGAAGTAATTGTCATAGCTCCCGACTATCAGATTTAAGTTAAGGGAGGGTTTATGGACAACCCACATTTCACCTCAGATGATGTTCGTCGCCGCTTAGCTACGATCCGAGAAGACTTGGATCATGCTTACAAGATTGGAGCCAGGATTGCATCCCACGAACTTAGAGGGTATGAGCAAGCCCTCCAATGGGTATTAAGCTGCATGGAGAGTAAAGATGTTCCTACAGATCCCGAGGCGAATGGTAGGTAACTACTACGTTTGGCAAACCAGCACTTACGGCCAGGAGTTTCTGGACGGGTCGGCTCCGGCTGACATATACAAGATGAGACCGATGCCCTGCACCCCTGCGGGTGACTTGCAGGCCAGCTTCGGCACAGCCCTGGAAGCTGACCTGATGCTTTCCGCCCTGGAGAAGCTAAGTGATGAGGACAGGGAGATTGCATTCCAAATTTCCCGTACGGGTAGATAAATTATTCAAGACTGCAAATAAAGGAGTTACAAATTTGCTCTGAAAAATCTTCCCGATCAGTATCTTTGCAAAAAGTTCTATACAAAACACCTCGAAACAGGGTATACTAGATACATGGGGGAAGAGAACATGACCAAGACGAAGAAAGAAGCGATGGATCAGGTCGAAGCGAACGCCCTGATGTCGTGGAAGATCGCTGCTCAGAACGCCATCCGCGATCTCGCGGGGAACAACAAGGAATTCGTCGCTGATGATGTGTGGGGCCTGCTCCAGCGGCGTGGTGTCCCTGCTCCTCGTGAGCCTCGTGCGCTCGGCCCGATGATGAAGCTGGCGGCGGTCGCTGGAGTCATCGAGTGGACGGGTGTTCACAAGCAGTCCCGTCAGTCCCTGAACCATCAGCGTCCGGTGGTGATCTGGAAGTCCCACATCTACCGTGCCAAGCCGGTTCCGAAGGCCACCGTCACGGTCAAGCGGGGCGGGTTCCTCTCCTGGGTGAAGGCCATCTTCACCGGCAGGGATCGGGTGATCGCATGAGCGAGACTCCTTACAAGGATATGGAGTTCAAGGATCTCGTGACCGAACAGACCGGCAGAGCCCCCATGCAGTTGGGTGCGGGTTGCACCCTCAAGTCCATCATGTGGGAGGCCATGTCTACCTCTCTGATGTGGAAGCAGGAGCGTGACAAGGCTCTGAAAGAATAGGATAAAGTATGAACATCACCTTCGAAGAGAAGTTCAACGGCGGAAACCCCTGGACCCTCGTTTACCTGGGTGGTCGTCAGGTCGGCGTGATCAAGCCAGAAGCCGGGGGTTTCAAGTACTACCCTCATGGGGCCAAGAAGTATGGCCAAGGGGCAGTCTTCCCCACTCTGGCGGAGTGCAAGCGAAGTCTCAGCGAATAACCCATACCCGGTTCGTCTAAATGGTTAGGACACTCGCATTTAGGTAGTATGTTTGTGTAGGATTGCCTTGAGTAAGCAGTGTAAAGCAAACCTACCCGATACCGCATCAGCTAGTCGGGGCTACTCACCTCAGAGGATCTGATGAGGAACGAGTTATATGGGTTCGAGTCCTGTACCGGGTTACCAATCAGCATCCAGATTATAATTCGGTCTGGGTGCTTTCTTTTTGTTAAGAGTGAGTAATAGGTAAGGAGATCAAGGAGTAAGAAGATGCCCTACATGCCTGTGCTGACCGCCTATGGAAGTGCTACGACTTCACTGACCGGAGGGATCCAAACTCTTGTCTGGCAGGACACCACTCCTACGGAAAATAGCTACGAGGATAATGATTCTGAAGAGGGCTATGCCAAGACGCAAAGCTCTGATATGAAGATGACGATGAAGTCCAATGCGGAATACATATCGAGTCGAACTCCCTACAGTGTGGACCTGATCTTCAGCTTCGTCAAATCGAAATTTTCCAAGCTAGAACAGCGCGAGATCGAACAGCGACTCCGGAACCTACGGTTGGTCATCCAGTCGTGCAGCGAGACCGGACAGATCGCCCTGGCCGACCAGATGCTCATCGAACAGGCGACTGCAATCCGTCAACAGGAAGTCGCGGCAGCCGGTTACGATACGTTCGTCACGCTCAAAGACGTAACGAAGTTTAAAGACAAGACCAAGACCCAGATCGACTGGGCTCCGTTGGAGAAATTCCCTCGGCCAATCCCACAAGGAATCCGAAACAAGATCGCCACCGTCAAGAAGAAGAACTTGTTTGATGAACTGATGGTCCTGTTTCACAACCCCACCAAAGAGCAGCTTAGCTCTACCAAGGAGAAGATTATCTCCAAGGATCCAATTCTGTTCGGACGGTTCGCCTATGCGCCTGAAGCCCTTTACTTCATCTGTGACTGGGAGGATGAAGTGTGCCATCTGACGATGAAAGAATTCGTCAAGCAGCTTTCTCAGGCCGACCCTGAGTTTGAAACCCAGACGGTGAAGCCGATCAGCCGCAAGGAAGCGGAAGCGATCAAGGAACGGGCGATGGAGAAGGCTACGGTTCTCAACCGCACCAATCGTTCCTCTTACAAGGAACTTGCGGCCCTGGACGATTTGAGCAATCAAAAGTTCAGTTGGAAGCTCGTGAAGACAGTATTAAAGACTTTGTGGAAGACCAGAAAGAACGGGGCAGACTGATGGCAGAAGAACCCAATAATCAGTGTAGCAAAGAAGTAGTTCTTGCTCCAATGCTTAGGTACCGTGACCCGGAGGGGGAGCAAACCTGTGCGTGTAATTTCCAGGGAGACTCCTGCCTCTACTTCGAACTTTGCAATCCCGGCACGATGTTCGCAAGGTGTGCGCTTTTGGGAGGCCCCAGACTCACACAGAGACCTTCCGGCTGTCACAGTTTCGTTCCAAGAACGGCTTGCCCACTCAAAAACCTTCCAACTCAGCCTGAATCGGTCCGGAACAACCAGATTGCGGATGACACGGATATGAATATTTACTAACCAGCCCACTAATAGGAGAAATGGAATGGCTTTGGATTTTGCACTGCTAGCTAAAAGGCGGCAGGACTTGCAGGACATGAAAACTCAGCTTAAATCTGAGTTTTTCGGCATGGATGATATCATTGATCGGGTTACGGCCTCGATTTACACATGGTACATCTTCCCAGAACTCATCACCCGACCTGTCATCGTCAATCTGTGGGGCATGACCGGAGTGGGCAAGACTTGCCTAGTCAGACGTATCAGTCAGATCCTCCACTTCTTTGATCGCTATGTGGAAATCCAGATGGACAGCACCAGCAGCGGCAGCGGATTCTATTCGAGCAGTATTGCTACGATCCTCCGCAATTCCAGCATCGAAGAGAGCACCCCTGGCATCCTTCTGCTGGATGAGATTCAGCGATTCAAAACGGTGGGTGGTCACGGTGAGGATGCACCGGTAGAGCGGTTCCAGGATGTCTGGATGCTACTCTCCGATGGTAAGTTTGCCGCTGACAGCAGCTTGTTCCGTGAGGTTGAGGAGATGCTCAACTATCAAATGTGGAATGGCAATGGGGGAAAGTCGGACGATGAGGACGATGAACCTGAAGAGGGGAAACCCGCTAAGAAGAAAAGAGCCAAGGCTGTGGTGGTGAAGAAGTTCTTCATCAATCCGTGGGAAGCCCAGAACTTGAAGAAGATTCTGAAGCTCACTCAGCCCGTTCAGGAGATCATGACCTGGAACCTCGCCAGGGTGCAGTCCGAACTGATCAACATCCGCACCCGAACCAATACGTGGGAGACGGATTATTCGAAATTGCTGATCTTCGTCTCCGGAAACCTGGACGAAGCGTTTAGCGGGGCCGAGGCGACTGAGGATTGTGATACGGATGCGGACATCTATCATAAACGTACCCGGAAGATCAGTCAGTCCGATATCAAGGAAGCATTGCGGAGGCGGTTCAAGCCTGAGCAGATTGCTCGTCTGGGCAACAACCACATCATTTACCCCAGCCTATCTAAGTCCTCCTATGAGGCTCTGATTCTTCGCACTTGCAACAACTACGTGTCGGAGATGGAGCAGTTGAGCGAGTTGAAGTTTGAGTTGGACCCTGGCATCTACAAAGAAATCTACGAGAACTCTGTCTATCCGACTCAGGGAACCCGGCCTGTCTTCAGTTCGGTTCATAAGATCTTCAGCGGAGCCCTCAGTAACATTGCCCTATGGGGTCTGGAGAACCAGTTCCAGAGCATTCGCATCATCATGATGCCAGTGGAACAGAAGCTGGTTGGCATCTGTGGGGACCAGCGGATTGAGATTCCGATTGACCTGGATATGCGATCTACCCGTAAGCTCAACACCCTGGATTTCAATACGATGGTTGCGGTTCATGAAGCCGGTCACGCCTTGGTCTACGCATTCTTGAACCGGCAGGCCCCGGCTGAAGTGAAGATCAATCTGGCCAGCTACCAAGGAGGCTATAACACCTTGGAGCGGGGGAGCGGGTTCCCAATGAAGATTCAGGTTAAACATAGCCTCGCTACCTATTTTGGTGGGGCGGCTGCGGAAGAGATTGTTTTTGGTTCGAATCGTCGGAGCACTGGTTGCTCTCACGACATCAAGATGGCTACGTCCGTGGCGGCTCAGTATGTCCGTCAACACGGTTTCGATGGAACGATCAGTCTCATCACCGGAGAAAACGGCCTGGACACGGACTACAACACCGCTGTGGATGCTACGAATGATGCGATTGAGAACCTCTGTCAGGAAGGACTCAAGCAGGCCAATTCGGTCATCGTTGAGCACCAGGAGGCTTTCAAACTGATCGTTAACGCTCTGCTGGACAGCAAGTGCTTGACCCCCCAGGATTTCAAACAGCTTGTGGGCCATCTGCTCGAAATCAACCTCACCGAACCCAGCAGCAACCATAACACCGCTTGGCTCAGCTACAGCCAGAAAGCCTAGGAGACCATATGCTAACCTTGCTCCTCTTCCTGCTCTGCTTCATCGGCTGGGAGATGAACATTTTCAAGCTGGTAGGGGATGATGTCTCCATAGGCATCAGAGTGCTCCGCATCATCGGGATCTTCGTCTTCCCCCTGGGGGCTCTGATGGGCTACCTGTTCTAAGGAGAGACCGATGGCGATCTACGTTAGAGCCGTTCGACACGGCATCTTCTGGGACAAAGTTCAGTTCGTGGCCACCAAACACCACGAAGCCTACTTTGAAACCCTCATCGGAGAGAAGGTCTTCTGGGTGAACAAAGGTGATTGCGTGACCCTGCGGATGTCAAAAGACGATTTCTGGGAAGTGGGGGATAGGGCCAGATCCCTCTCTGCTTTGATCACTTGCCATAATCAGACCAAGTTCCCCTGGGATTGGGCCTAAAGTGATCTTGGCATCCGCTGGAGACACTTCTTGCATGTGACGATCCCATTGAACGCATTCGTTAGAATGAACCAACGGTGATCCATCTCCTGACCGCATAACGTATGGCCCGAATCCATTGAACCGTGGATCGGGCCATAAGTCGTATCGTCCTTCCGACAGCGGGAGGCTGTGTAGACGCAGTTGCTGTAGGCTAGACTTTGATCTTCATGCATCGGAGCATTCTCTCGTCGTAGTCGGTGAACTGGATCTTGGGAGCGGCGTTCAGTTCGGCCACCAGACCATTCAGATCTGCTTCCGCATACCCATGAGCCTTCATGAAGCCGTCAAGAGCGGCTTCCGTATCGATAACGGTGACTTTCCTTCGTTTGGGTTCCATAACCCCTCCATAACCTATGATACCGCATTTCGAGCAAATTTGTACATAAAAAAGGGGCCGAAGCCCCAGATTTATTTAGCACTTTCCAAGTGCTGTCGAGTCGTCCGACTCTTTGGCTTAGCCTTGAGCTTATTCGGAACCCGACGAGTCCCCAGAGCCAAGCCCTTGGTCAGACTCCGACCATGCTTCTTGAGGGCTTTGACTTGGGAACACATCTCATCTCCTTTAGATATTTTCAAACTTCTGACGAAGCCGTTCATATTCGCGCAGTTCGGCCCCCGCCTTAGCTTCAACTGCGGCTCTCGCTTTTATGAGCACCTCAGCCGCATGGACATCTTTTGCCGTCTGTATTGGATCTTCAGCATCAAAGACGGATTGCGGAATGGTCACCATCCCCTCCATCCGCTCATGCCAGCCGTCCTCCCAGGAGTAGGAAACTTCAACTACATCATTAGAGAACTCCACGGTGTCCACTGTGAACCCACTGATGACCCCGTATGCTTTCATGATGGGGTCCACTACAGCATCTCGGTGCTGCTTCTCGTGATCGAGAATTGCTTCAGCCCTTTCGACCCTGGCTTGAAGCTGTCTGAGGTTAAGACTCATCTCATCTCCTACATGTAGCCGAGAACACAGCCCAGCGGCACGACGAGAATGCCGACGACCCGCAGCACGGCGATCCCGGTGATGGGCTCGAACGAGGTGTGGGCCAGCTTGATGATGTTGTTGACCCAGCCGAACACACAGGCCGGTCCAACGACCAGCAGGGCCAGGGCGAAGATCAGTTCCACCAGAGTGAAACCTGCCTGCGAGATCTTATTCTTCATACGGTTCATCGGAACCCTCCATACACATAGTATACCCAGGCTTGGAGAGTTTTGTATAGTATTATTCGTGGAAAAGCTCGTAGGCCAGGATAAGTCCTAGACCTAGCAGTAATATAGCGCCGGGGCTGTGCAGCGCACCCGCCAGCACCACCCCCACCACTGCTCCGAAACAGAAGGGCTTAATTGCTGCTTGATTCTTGAGCATTTAAGTAAGTCTTTCTGGCATTCCACCACCAATACAGGCACCACACACTCACCGCACCGTTGAAACCAGCCAGTCCCCAGGTGTGCTGGCAGATAGAGTTGATCGCGCAGGCCGCATTCAGGGCTGACATCACCAAATCCAAATACATTACGAATTTCATCTGATCCTCCGATACATAATACCCAACTTCCCCTATACATCTGAAGTGAAATCTGGGTATATTATTAGTAGAGGTGAACGATGACCCAGACATTTGTTGAAGCGATGGAAGTGGCAAAGGCGGAGGTTGCACAGCATCTGCCTCAGTGCTGCGAGGAGATTCTGCATTGGCATGACACCGGCATCCTCATCGACGGCTATGTGAGAAGCATCGCGGCCAAACTGCTGCCCTTTGAAACCTCCCATCACCTGGGAATCATCGAAGCAATGATCAACTCTCAGGCAATGCACCAAGTCGTGGCCCAGGATAAGATTGGACAGGAGGGGTCGGATGGACTTTAAGGTGGAGGAGCGACTTCACAAGAACTGCCCTGCCTGTGAGAGGGCCGCATACGCTGCTTCGTGGGCCGCGATGATCATGGGCTGGCCGACCGCCACCTATGAGGAGGTCAAATGTGGGAAAAGGGGTGTGCGAATCGTGGGGCATTCGGCTCGGGTGGGGGTGCGGAATGACGATTCCTTGGCTCGGGGGTAAGCCCATCTATCAAAATGGCCTTCAGGTATGCGAGGTTCTTCGGAGTCAGGGGTTTGTGATCCGCAACCTCCGACCCAATGGGACGGTTGGGGTCTGCTACACCACCAAAGTGGCGGAGGACATTCACTCATGGTTGGATGAAAATTACCCTGGCTGGACTCAGTGATTGAGTAATAAGTTGTAGCGTTTAGACGCTTTTGGAGGACAGATGATTTATTCGAAATTGCAAATCGCGGATGCGATTCATACGTATGTGAATATGCGAAAATCCTACATCGCATGGAAGCGACAGGTGGAGCATGATAAGGTGCTCCGTAGTGAACCTGCGTTCATGGAGTGCAAGACGGAACTTAAGAACAAGGAAGCAGAGCTTCAACAGATGGCCATGAATCTGGGAATGGATGAGTGGGATGCAACTCAAGGGGCCGCAGCTTTAGGATTTCTGGATGGATTTTTGGCTGGTCTGGGCTGTCTTCCGGCTTACCGGGCTCAACGGACTCTCGGGGAAACACCTCAATCGATCAATCCGATGGGCGATGATTATTATGAAGAGGATTATGTATAACAAATACCAACGACTCCAAATGGAACTGGAACAGACCGGCACGGGCCGGATGAAATGCTTCGGATCTAGTATGACACCGATCTTACCTTCCGGGGGAGTGATGACTACCTATCGGAAGCAGGATGATTACGAGGTAGGGGATATCGTGTTTTGTCGAGTCCATGGAAGATTTATAGATGCTCATTTGATTACCAAGAAGGCCGAGTGCGGCTTTCTGATCAGCAACAACCACGGTCACGACAATGGCTGGACGAAACAGGTCTTCGGCAAGGTGGTTCAGGTTGAGTGGAACGGTGGGGGCAGGACTTTTTGAGGTGGGTATGGCCAAAATAAATATCAATGATACGGTTCGGTTCAGGCTGACTCCGCACGGTGAAGCCATCTGGCAAGCCTATCGGAGTCAGCGTGGAATCCCGTTCACCCCATTCAACGCAGCAGATTCTTGTGGCAGAACAGAGATGCAATTATGGGAAATGATGCACATCTTCGGTCCTGCCCTCTACATGGGGTCAGAGCAGATCATCGTAGACAATGAGGTTATCGTATGAAAATCAGAATCAACGTCGAAGAAATCAGGGCCATGAACAAACGGAGGGCTGAGATCAATGCCCTGGAGTTCAAGGATATCGAATGGTTAGAAGATGGGAAGCCCATCCAGATCGACCCATCCGTTACGGAGGACTGGGATTTTACCGGCATGGGAAACTATAGCTTCGTGGAGTATGTGATCGATTCCGATCCTGAACATCCACGAATGTCTGTGATGTACCTCTGGAAAGAGGAAGAAGATGAGAAGAAATAGAAAAGATTTCCTATCTATTTGAGGTGGATTTGGGGTATCATACTTAAAGCCCCTTAGTGGCTGAGGAGAGACACACATGACCATCAATCAGATCAGCACCTCTCGTGGACCTCTGGAAGAGGTTCGGAATGAGAAAGGGCGGTCTATCACCGCGATCAGCATCACCAATTTGCTCGGCCTCACCCTCGCTGTCTTTCAGACCCGCTTGGGCCTGCATCTCAAGACCGAAGAGAAGCAGAAGGTCGTGCCGCTGAGCAACCTGCGTGAACTGATGTTCAAGGTGTACGAGAGCGATGTCCCGTATGAGAAGCGGCCCATCCTGCGGTTCCTTCAGCAGGAAGCTCAGGATGAGATCCAGTTCATGCCTCAGCCGGATCGTCCCCCTTCGGCGGAATACAAGCCTGCGGCTGAGCGAATGCCCAACCCCATGCCGGTGATCTCGCTGGCCCCTATTGGCCCCGATGAGATCAATACGGTGAACGGACGAGACCTTCATCTCTCCCTTCAGGAGTCCCAGCCCTATGAATCGTGGATCACCGAAGCCATCACTCTCAGTCGGATGAAGGGGCGGAGCGGGTGGGTGGAGAACGAAGACTACGCCGTCTTCGAATCCAAGATGTTCCCCAGCAACAAGAAGATCAGGGAGTATGCGCTCTCCTTGGATATGGCCAAGGAACTGGCCATGATGAGCACGGGTATGAGGGGTGAGCAGGTTCGCCGCTACTTCATCGCTCAGGAGAAGAAGCTCAACCAAATCGGTGGAGTCATGCAGACTCTCAAGGGAATGGGGGCCACGATCATCGAAGCGGTCAGCAACATCTTCGGATCCCGCATGGACCAGAGCGACAAGATGCAGCAACTGATGTACAGCCAGCAGGTTGAGCACAGCAATCAGATGAACCTGCTGCTCCAGGGTCAGCGGGATCTGAGCAATCTGATCTGCGAACTGATCCCCCTCATCCCCGACAAGCCTTCCGAAGACGAGGCTCCCGCTCCTGAACCGGTGCGGCCCAGGATCAAGCCCGACACCTACGTTCAGACCTATCTGGGGCAGGATGTCTCCAGGCTTCTGAATCTCCCGGTCAAGAACTCCTCTCTGGGCCGAAGTGCGCTCGGACTGGCGGGTGATATGGGGTGGATGGAACCTTACGGGGAGCATTACTGGAAGACGACCCCAATGGGTCGGGCCAATAGTTATGTCTCCCATGGTACGCCTAACGCTCACTTCACTCAGAAGGGTCTGGACACCCTGCGGGAAGTGGTGGAGAAGAAGAACATCAAGGTCTAGCTCTTATCAGGACACCTAGTTGCTACCCATGGAAACAAATCTTCCATGGGTATTTTGTATACCATCTCACCATAATACCATGTGTAATTCCAATCCTTGAAGATTGCTTCCTCGCCTTCAGGCCAAGGCCGATGCAGCACATCTCTCGCATAAGCCAACGCAGGCCCCGCACCCTTGGCGATTGCCTCCTCACCCTCTGGCCAACGGTGATGTAACACCTTCTGAGCATACCAAAAAGCTGTGGTGGGATTACGGCTGATAGCTTCTAGTAGCCTTTTGCTAACTAGGTTATTTTTGCCTAGTGCTTGAATCACATTGGATCGTAAGGATTTGGTCTGGCTCATACGAAAGAGTCAGAAAGCTTGAATTTTGCTATACGAATCAGTTCGGATGTGGGTATAATAAATAGAGGAGGTCCGCATGGACATGGATGGAGTTGACGCAATCCATCAAGGAGATGGTCTGAAGCCACGAACCGTGGATAAGATTCTGGCGTGGGCGGATTTTGTGAGGACTGACTTCACTTGTCAACTACTCCCGAGTGAAATGGCACACCGGGATATTTTTGTGCTGACTGATGAAGTCAAAATCCTACGGAGCAGGGTTGCAGAATTGGAAGTTGATATTCGCCGCACCAAATCGGCATACGATTACGTTTGCTGGCTCACAAAGCAAGATAGTAATGCAATTTACGACAAAATCGTCAACGGAGAGGGTTAGAAATGAAGCAAATCTACCCCATCTACCTGGACGAACGGATCGCACGAGATCTGTGTGACCAGCATTGCCGTGCGGAATTCGATAGGGAGACCCGTTTCCACCCCAGAACTTGCCGGGTACGCTACGATTTCACGGCTCGTCTGCTCCGAACCGGAGAAGTGGAACTGTGGGTCACTTATGACTATGACGATGGGTTCCGCATGGCTGCGGGTAATGTCCTGCGACAAACTCTTCAACCTTTCACTAAGGAGCAAATCGCTCAGATCGTGGGTGGGGAGAAATTCCGACTGGCAAAGGCCGCTTACGACGAACGTAAGCGTAAGCAAGAAGAACGTGCAATTCGTAAACTCATGGGGAAGATGTTCCCTACCAAAAGGAGAGCCCGTGAAATACATCCGCTACGACAGTCTTGACATCATCATGTTCGGGGATCACGTGCCCCACAGCACCATTCATCAATGCCTGAGTTGCCGTTCTGACCTCATTAGCGCAGGGTTTGTCAACCCTCAGACCTGGGAATGCTACGGTGAGTCCGTCAGCCTGAAACGCGCCTCGCTCAAGGAGGACACGGACATCTTGCGAATCCAGAACCATATTCATGACATCCCCCACCCCAAAGCTGACTATCAGCGAGGGTATGATGCGGGATTCGACGCTGCGACCGGAGCGGATGACCCCAATCCGATGTGCTGAGATGGGGCTAGCGGATAAGTGGATGCCCTTGATAGAGCATATTGTCTCTCACTATAAATTCGGAACGTTGAATAAGGTTTCGGTGAGACCAGTGTTTCGGCCTGATCAAACTCGTGTTCTTCTTTTCCGTATCTGCATGGAAGTGGTCCCGAATAATGGAAAAATGTTCCAGATCGTGTCCACTCCAGCCGTGATTCCGATGGAACAGGACTGCTTCACCAAGGCTAAAGTCATTTGTACGGCGAAGGCCGCATGTCGGAGGGTCAAGGATCACTATGACATTAAACGACTTTTTGATTCACCATCTTCATCCATGCATATCAACCAAATCAGAATCTCCCCAACCGGAAGGGTGCCCTATGAGTATGAGTAAGAAAAGCTATCCTATCCGTTGGTATGACTGGAGGAGAGGGCGAATCAGTCTCAGTTGGCTGGTCTGGCGACAGAGACCTTATGGTTGGAGTGGCACGGAGCAGAGCTTTCTGGAGTTCGAGGATAACGATTACCGTAGCCTATGGGTGCATGTCATCCTGGGGGTTTGGTGGAGAAGGTGTAGGACTCAAGAGTCACATTGCTAAGGAGCGAAAATGTTCTGGGTCGTTCAGGATAACATATTCAGCGAAGCAGGCCACGAAGCCCTATTGCAGGCCCTGGAGACGGGCCACATCGATTATGTGCTGTGCCGGTTCCTTCCCCATACCCACAAGCTCGTCCCACACGACCCTGACCTTTCTCAGTATGAAAATACTGATCAGATGCCAGAAATACAAGTTCCGCAGAACCGTCTCATCATGGTTTGCGGAGCTACGTTGATGAACGTAGTGGCGAAGGAACGGGGCTGGGTGCCGGGGATGCGGAATCCATAGAAACCATATGGTTCATAGATTTCCTTTCCTTTCGGCTGCCCCTTATCGACAGGGAAATAAGCAGCCTTGTCTTTGATCTTATGTTTTAGCTCTCCGGTCCCGCCCCACGTAGCCGCATGCTCAACCGCTGGACTCAAAAGACCCAATCGTTTCAAGGTTGCGATTATAGGGTATAGCTTCATGATTTACTCCGATGCTGCAAGACCCAGCCGTTGACGAATACGTTATCCATATCTAGCCGCATCCTAACCTCATAGAAGAGTGCGGAAGTTGCGGAATCCAGTAATATGTATGAGGAGTCAGAATGAAAGAGCGTATGACCAAAGAAAAGCTTATCCGTTTGCTCCATGACCCTCGGATTCCCGATGACACACTCGTATGGATAGTTTCGGGTTCGGATGAGGAATGGCCAGCCTATGCGTTACGACTCGAACACCCTTCCACCTATTTCGCCAATCGGTTGGTTCTATCGGATCAGGATGAGCAGGGATTGGGTGATGAGGGGTATGCAGACTAGCCGGATGGTGGACAGTGAGTAAGCGGCCAGAACGAATCGAGCAAATTATCATATATGGGACTCCAGTCGTATATGATGGAGAATGTTGGTGTGGGCACAGACGGTTAGTCAGATTCAAAGGTGCGTTGTTCTGCGAGAAATGTCATAAACTCAATATGGTCATCTGTTCGGAGTGGCTCTGATGCTCCGATTCCAAATCGTTAAGGCCAACAGTCAAGCAGAACTTGACAGCTTAGTCGGCAGAGCCGAGTCGGAAGGGTGGAGTCGGGTTGGAGGCCAGAGCGGGATCCTCAGCTACAAAGGCTCGAAGCTGACCGCGAAGAACTTCATCGGTGAGGAAAAGCATCAATTGATGCGGCGAGAAGAACCAGAGGAACGTAAGTATGACCAATGAGTGGGATGAATTGTTTGACCATCTGGAGCAGAACCCCGTAGAGAAGGAAGAGACGGAGGATCCGATAGAAGATTGCGATTCAGAATGCTTCGAGGGGACAGAGGTCGCAACCCCCAGTCCCATCCGCCCACGACCCAGAGGCTATGGGGGAGAAACAATTGAGGATTATTGGGGAGAACGAGCCGAACAGTTCAGAAGAGAGTATCAGAACGGAGCATCCGCAGGAGGATTTGGTGTGTGAGGAAACGATTCAAGTTCGTATTTCAGATCTCTCCCCTGTCCAAATAGGGTTGAGCCCTCTGCCTTCAGATCTGAGTCATGCGGAGAAGAAGGAGTTGGTCTGGGCTCTGCTACGTATCGGTAGGGGGTTGGAGCAGCTACCAGATCTGAACGGTTAGTCTGTCATTCGGAGCAATGACCAAGCCGCCTCTTCCTGAAGCCGCCGGACTTCTTCTCGATGACTCCGCATCCATTTCACTCTGGTCAGCGGAGTCGCTGGGTGGGACTCATTCCAAGCCTGAGCTTTTGCAGAGACCGAAGCCACCCAAGCCTTATGAGCGGCCCTGCTGGCTTCGTAGGCTTTCCTATGAGCCTCTCGCTGAGCCCTGCTGGCATTAGGATGGGAACTGAACCATAGGCGGTTCTCTTCCTCTGAACGACAATCTTCGCACCGCTTGAACAGGGGCCACGAAGGATTCTCCTTCTCGAACTGACTCTCATCCTTCAGGATTCCGCAACTGATACACTTTCGCATCTTAGCCTCCTAGTTGGCCTTGCCAACTCTTGACTGATTATACCATAGGTTGAGGGCGGATGATATAAAAAAAGGCCGGTGCCGATTTGAATCGCACTGGCCTTAATCATGCCCTTAAAGATGCTATGTATGTTATCAGCTTGGTTTGCAAGCTCACACAGTTAGGGCTTCTTGGAAGACTTGTCGTTCTACCCTAGTGTCGTTAGCTTCGGTTAGAAGCTCACACTAATGTCATTAGCTTCGGTTAGAAGCTCACACAGTTAGGGGGCATTCTGGGGGCATCCATACAAACTCTTGGCTCGTGTCATTAGCTTCGGTTAGAAGCTCACACAGTTAGGTGGTTATTCGAACATGGTTACTGCCGGTTTCAGGTGTGTCATTAGCTTCGGTTAGAAGCTCACACAGTTAGTTGATCCGGTCATCGTGGGGGACCAACCCAAGCAGCCCTGTGTCATTAGCTTCGGTTAGAAGCTCACACAGTTAGGGGGCATTCTGACGCCCTTCAAGGTCCGGCAGATATCGTGTCATTAGCTTCGGTTAGAAGCTCACACAGTTAGCGTCCTCAACAGGTTCGACGGGGGCGGACGTGTCGCGTGTCATTAGCTTCGGTTAGAAGCTCACACAGTTAGCAGACCCCGCCATTCGGCCTCGCCGCACCCACCGACGTGTCATTAGCTTCGGTTAGAAGCTCACACAGTTAGTTTCCATTAGCAGATGTCTCCCATTGACCAGTGTCATTAGCTTCGGTTAGAAGCTCACACAGTTAGACCTTCTCGTCATCCCCTGCCGGACCGGTGACGCCGAGTGTCATTAGCTTCGGTTAGAAGCTCACACAGTTAGGCCAAACCGGAATTCCAAGCCTGCCATTCTGCTGCGCGTGTCATTAGCTTCGGTTAGAAGCTCACACAGTTAGGGGTTGACTCACAAATAGCGGCAATCATGGAGTTTATGATAGCGATTTCGAGCAGTCTAGTCATTTCTTTGGAAACTTCTGGAATGGCCCTCATTCGCACAGCCTAAATAGCTGATACGTATGATTCGAGCGACTCCCAGGCCCCCCTCACCTAACCTCTCGCCAAATTGTCAAAGATCCTCACCCTACATAATACTCAGAACGGCATCTTCTCGATCTCGACCCGTTGCTTGAGCAGATCTCGCCGCAGATTACGCTCCGTCTTGTCAATCCACTCCACCCCATCCAGATACCATGTGGGTCCGGTTCCGGTCAGATGTGTCCTGGCCGCTTCGAGCGATCCGAATTGATAGAGGAGGCAGCCCTTCATTCGCTTCGCTCCCTCGTCCGAACCCTTCAGATAGACCTGATGCAGATCCGTATGTCGGGAAAAGAATCGGTGGCCGATGTTCTTCGCTGCGTTGATGTCAGACGGCACCGATTCGATTTGGCCATCCGGCGTGAGGAAGAACAAATCCCGACCCTTCCGGTACCCAATCCGACCACTCTCATGATGCACCTGAGAGGTCTGAGCCTCAGAGACGGTTACGACTCCGATCCCATACCACTGAGCCGCATTAATGATCGCATCCTTAACTCGTTTTGGAGACCAGAAAGCAGTGAGGAAGTTCTCATCCCGCTGATTCAGAGTCTTGCCATACCCCTCAAGGTCTTCTAGCACGATCAGGCAGCAATCATTCTGATGAGCGATACGGACGATCTTCGAAGCAAGTTGCTTGAGGAAGTTATCCTTGCAGCCATTGTAATCCAGCTTCTGCTGTTCCAAACAGATGGGAATGCGAGAGTTATCCGTACCCAGATAGCTGAGGGATCGGGTGACCCGTTTCCGCTGTTCAAGGATGTTGAGCCACTTGAAATCCTGATCGAACTTCTGATCAGCCATTTGGTTCTGGGACAGATACGACCGCCTCCGATTCCGCAACGCTCCGAACTGGAGTGTCACATACTTGAACAGAATATTGATGAGGAAGCTGAAATCCTTCTTGACAGACTCCAAGTTGTTTTCGTACCGCTTCATCATCTGATCCATCTGATACAAAGGATCCGGATCCTTGCTGAACTGTTCGAAGATCTGACTCCTTCGCTGACCCGCCACCTTGTAGTCAGCGAAGAACCGCTGAACCGTATGAATCATATCAACCAGATGAGAGTCAGCCTTCAGACCTTTGCCCTTCGAACTGGATTTGACCTGACCGATCAGATGACCCAGGTTCTTATATGCGTAGAACAATTCCGTGTAATCCGGGTCATCAGCAATCTCCATCTCTCCACTGTTCAGAATTTGAGACGGATTCGCCACACCTGTGATGGTTGATTCGGTGACGGCCCAGGCGAAAGGACTGCGGATACCCAGGTCCACTGACATCACCTTATAGGTCTTACCCTGAATCAGATTGAACCGTTCAACCGTCTTCTCCGTATCCTTCGACAGATCTGAACCCGTAGCCGCTGCGGAAAGGTAATACTGCAAGGCAATGTGTTCCTCAGAGGCTCTCATCCCCTCTACGGACATACTGAGCCGCAGGAAGAACGCTCCGTTCCGATAAACCAGAACCGGTTCCTTGCAAATAGCCGAACGCTCCGTTCCCTTGCGAACAAAGTTCAGGTAGGTGGATTCACCTTCTGGATTAGACCAGATTTGGAGATCCTGAAGATAAGAAGTGGGCTTCAGAGTTGAACGATGCCCTCGGAGTCCCTTGGTGTTCATCGCTATGGTATAAACTTCAAAGTTGAAGTTCTCTTTCCGGTCCCCAACCTTGACATACAGCCGCTCCACCTTTCGACCGTTCCGCATCAACACATCCTTGTCGTTATCCCAAATCACTCGATCAGGAAGCTCAGAGCCCGTAGCACTGATCAGATGCTTGGTGTAATTCCCACCCAGCAGGTAATAGAACCGATGGTAGTCAGCCTCACCGACAAACGCATAAGCGGCAGTCTTCCGATGAGCCCGATGGGACATGATGGCTTCGAGCAGATGGAGATGTTTGAGGATCAGGGGCTTGGGGATCAGATCATCCTCAGAGGTCTCCAACGTGTTCCACAGTTCCGGCATTTCAGCTAGCAATTCGTAGAACTTAATATCCAGGCTAAAGTCAATATGCTTCTGCCCCACATCCTTTCGATTCGATTTCAGATAGAAATGCTCGGTCGGAATCGTGCGTTGCTGAAGAGCCGGGATGATACAATCCCTCAGATAGTGATGAACCCGCTCATCGAAATGACCGATCAGGTTCAGACCGATACAGGTATCAAAGAACCGCAACAGGCTCTGCCGAATCCGAACCGGAACCTCAGCTTTCATCTGCTGGATTTGAACCTCTTCCGCCGCATAGGACTCTTCGGTCATCCGCTTCATTTCGATCCAACCCTTCAGATCAGACATCACATCCTTAGTGATGGCTTTCCGTTCTGGGGCGAACAGCGTAGCGGTGAAAGGAGGGCGGGAGAAGAAGCCGATATGCTTCAACGTATTGGAGACCCGAAACAAGAATTGACTGTTGTGGCTCTTCGGATCCGCCACATATTCGGTCAGAACGGCCCAATCCTCGGCGGTCATCTGATCCGTCTGGATTGCCCCTTCGAACAACTTCGTATACATATGATTGCCTTGCTGACAGTTCAGCAGGCCCAACCACAAAGCCTTCAGGCAATTGCTGAATTGCTCGTAACTGATGGTCCGGTCGGTCCGCTCGTAGAGAGCCTTACGCTGAGCCGTCAGATCCACCCTTTCACATCCGAGTTCTCGGCTGGTCTGATTCTGGGTCTTCTGCTCCACCCAATCCAGCCCCCAGCAGGGGACTTCATTGTAAAGTGCATGATATGTCTTGAAGCACCGCTCATACCGATCCCAGAACTGGTCCTTCCGCAGATCGGTCTTCAGTTCGATCACTCTTACTCCACTCAACTCCTTTGTCATGTCTGGCTCTCCTTTGAGCGTGTGCTGCGATGAGCATCTATAGGGATGATACCACATCTTGCGAGAGTTTGGATACAAAAATTTCTGAGACATTTCAAGAAAGTAAAAGTCTAACAATAGTTTATTAAAAGGCCGGTGCCGACTCTACGGAGAAGACACCGGCCTTTTAATATGAACCTTCGCAGGCCGGTGCCGATTTGGGGTCGGGAAGAATTCCTCATCAGGTGGACCAGAGTGGGTCAGAATGGCCAAAAGTGGAAAAATCCCAGGCTCGTAGTCTGCACCGGCACATTTTACCCACTCCTAATTGCCCGGCATTTTCTATCTACTCATTCCGTTTATGAGGAGACCGGCAAAAATGGCAGCGTTTGGAGTCTGTGGACAATGTGGGCAAATTTTACTGTGCAAGACCTGTGCGGCGAAGAAAGGCACCTGTCTGGACTGTGGGAAACCTGTGACTCGACCGGGCACCCGATGTCACCGATGTCAAGGAAAGATTAATTATGCGAAGTACCTGAAACCCGCACCGGCCCTGGATATCATCTGGCCCTCCGTGGATGAGCTTGAGCAGCGTATCTGCGTGGCCGGTCAGACTGAGACGGCTCGGTATCTGGGGATCAGCCGCACCGCTCTGCTGGCGAACTTCAAACGACTCAAGGCTGCGGAACTTGACGCTTGGCTTGACGGAAAGCTCGTAGGGGCCGGTGCCGATTTACAATCTGTCAAGGATTCTGATTCTGGCTCTGAGACGGAATGACAAAGTGTAAAATCCGCACCGGCCCTGATGAGTGAGGCCGGTGCGGATTGGGGTATTGCCACAAGTTTCCAAATAGAGTTGTGGCATCAGCGAATCAGAGTCCTGCCAGATACCTGGGGTTTGCCTCTTTCTTCGCCTTAGCTCTCAGATTCCCCAATGTGTATTTGTTCATCCCCCATCTGACAGCCAGATATCTGAGGCATCTCCATGAAGGAGGAAGAGCAAGCAGAAGTTCTAGCTGATGAGGCTTGATCTTCGTGAGGGCTTCCGCACTCCAGTTCCCCAGTTGTTCTCTGGCTAATCGGATGTTCTGAGCGTGAGTCACGAGTCTGAGATTAGTAATGAGGTTGTTGGCTTTGTTCATATCCATATGGTCTATCTCCAAACCAATCGGCACCGGCCCATTGTGGGTCTCCCATACGACATTGTGGAGGCGTAGGAACCGCCGCTTACCATCCGGCAGCTTCCAATTCATCATGATATACCCTGCGTCATCAGGCACACCTTCGGGCTGGATCCAATCCATGTGCTTCAGGTTGAACCATTCGATGAAGTCCCCACAGATACGGAACGGCCATTCATTTCCGGCTGGGGTTTCCTTCGGTCTGTAGAGCAAGCGATGCGGCATCATCAGAGCCTCCATCTATATGATACCCTGTTTCGGCTGAATCGATAACATGAATCTCGTAACTTTCGATTACGCATATTATGTTACATTGTTTATAACAGCTAAGTGTTGATCAGATAGCAGTTAAGATAATTCTTATTAATAGATTAACAGGCAGAAATTGCCTTTATGAATCAGCAGATCGGCACCGGCCCCTGCCTACTCCCTTTACTCTCAGCGCCACACCTCTTGCTCGGGGCAGCCATGCGAACATCGCCAATCAACTACTTTATCTAGGATGAGGTCACTGGGTAGAGTTAGAGATATGAGCCCTTGCTCCTGCATATACTCTACGGTGGAGTCCCAACTATACACCCGCTCCAGCGCAGTCCGTAGCTGGGGGCTGCACAGCTTGGTGCGGGTGAGCGTGACGGCAGAGAACGGTGTGAGCATATCAGAGGATCGAAAAGTTGCGAAGGCCGGTGCCGATTATTTCTTGCCCAGGAAAAATTCGCAGCATATTTTTTGCACCGTGCAGATATGGCCGATGGGTAAATTTAGCACCCCCAAACGTAAACTAGGCATAAAATGCCGGGAGGGGCCTATGGGTCGGACCATTTTCCTAAAATTTTTCGAGTTTTTGGTTCGGCAAAATAGGCCATCAAAAAAAATCGCGCATATTTTTTCTCAATTTTCGATTCGGCGTTTTACAAAACTCGGCACCGGCCTCAGTATTATGTTAGCGGAGGTTCATATGTCCACCCATAGCTTTGAAGAAGATGAAGAGATACGGCGTTGCATGAGTCCTGAAGAGTGGAAAGAGTGCAAAGAGTGCAAGCTGATGATGCCGAAAGAATCGGAGAACTGCCCTTACTGTAGCGGTCGGTGGGACAAACCTTGTGATGTCCGGTGGAGTCGGTAAGCCTTACTCCCCCACCCCCTCCACATCTCTCGGCAGCTTCGGATCAAGCTCCCAACCGCACTCTCCACACATATCCATATCTGGGTCATCCTCGCTGATATACCTTGTTCGGTTCAGGTTGGACCAACAGCCAGGGCACAACTCCGTCCAGGATAGCGATTGCATTGCTCTGACAAGTTCAGGATTATACGCATAGACCAACGCTACGGTATGGCCATCCCAATCCTCCATCTCCACCCTCCGAGGATCAAGCAGGGCAGCTACCTGTTTATTGATCTTGGACCCGAAGATATGATTCGGGGGATCGAAGTTGCCGTCCAGATCCCCCAGAAGGAAGTATTGGGTGTCCCATGCGCACACCACTTCCACATCAGTCTGACCCATCTGTTCGGGTTCGCAGAAGATCCATACCTTCACCCCCTGGCCGCACATCGGCTCCGTCCATTCGGCTATGCGCTGTTTGATACGGGGGCTCATCAGGCCGGTGCGTTTCAATACTCTGATTATATGAATGAAGCTGTCCATTACTAGTCCTCTTGGATTTGTTGCTTGGTGATGCCCTGCTGCATTCGCCATCGGTTGACGATCTTTTCATCCGTGCCCGTATCTATGCCAATCCGAACCCCCATCAGTTGCATCATATAGTAATAGGAGACGTTATACTTCTTCGCAATCAACGGCTCCGCGATGGGCCATACGTCCCGCAGAACGAACTTCGCATAGTAGAACGCCTCATATGGATTCCGCAGGGCTCTGGCTTCCGTCAACTTGCGAACCTGATCGGAGTATAGTTTCTTCTCAGATAAGACCCTCAGAACTCTGAACCATACGTCCCCGTGCCTCACCGCTCCATTCATATTAGGGTTTGGAAGCCGAATGAACAAAATTTCTTGTTCCCACAGGGTAGATAAGAAGTTCCGACCGGCCCGAGTATTATCTTATGATGAGGAGTAAGGATGACCGAGTTTGACGTTGAGGGTTTCAAGTTTTGTGCAGCTATGGCTGAACAGTCCAGAGAGACGTTACAAATCGCACGGGATCATGGGTGGGAAGACCCGAATCAGAACGATGGGGAATTGATTTGTCTGATGCATTCCGAACTGTCCGAGGCGTTGGAAGCGTTGCGGCATGGTAATCCTCCGTCCGAGCATATTCCTGAGTTCAGCGGAGTAGAGGAAGAGTTGGCCGATGCGGTGATCCGAATCATGAATTATGCGGCGAACAAAGGGCATCGGTTGCCCGAAGCCATCCTGGCGAAGAAGGAGTTCAACCGTAACCGGCCTTATAGGCATGGTGGAAAGGCTTTTTGATGATGTGGCTGTTGGGTTGGTTTTGTTTGATTTGTGGTGGCGGAGCGGGACCGACTGAAGGAGTGGCATCCGGAGGAAAGTTGGGATTATGGGATGTTGGTAGAGTTCCTCCGCAGGGCTGAGTCGGATATTCAGATGGACGAGCAGAATCAGACGGATCCGGAGTTTGACCCACAAGAGGAGCATGTGTGGTTTGAAGAAATAACCAAACAGAGTTCTGAAACCAGCACGATTGGTTATTTTGATCCAGACCAGCCGTGGAAGGAAGCCAAAGCCTACTGGTCGAAATGGTGGGCGATGCCAGCCAGCCAAACCATACATTTTGTGGAGTGAGAATGGCAAAGGTGTATGGAGCAAGCAAAGTTAAACATGCTCCCATGTGGCAAAGCCTAAGAGCATCTGGAATCAATATCATATCCACCTGGATTGATGAGGCCGAAAAGGGGGTCACATTAGATTTTGCGGATCTGACAAATCGATGCTTTCGGGAAGTAGCCGAAGCGGATGTCATTCTACTCTACTGCCTGCCAGGGGAGATCCTCAAAGGAGCCCTGATGGAAGTCGGGGCCGCTCTAGCTCTAGGGAAGCCCATCTACTGCGTAGGGGATTGTGAATCGCTGAGTCCTGTGTTCCGCCATCATCCCCTTTGGCACACTTATGATTCTATCGAGGCTGCCTTAGCTGAAGTGAAAAATCTGAGTATTTGATCAATGGAGTGAGAAATGGAAAATAAGGAATCGGTTTACGACAAGCGGCTCAGCCCTCTGATGACCGAAATCATCCGTATCTGTAAGGAAGAGGAGATTCCATTCTTCGCATCCTTCGAGTTCGCGGATGGGGCATTCTGTACGTCAGCGATTGATACGGGCCATCCGATCATCGAACATTACCGTGCGCTGTCCCAGTGTGCGGCGGGTGGCGGGGTCAACGTGGACAAATACATGTTCTGGGTGGCAAAGACAGCCCGTAAGGAGGGGCACTCTAGTTTAGTGTTGCACCAGATGGGGGTTCCAGAAACACCCGAGGAGAGCTAATGGATCAGATAGAGAAGTTGGAAAAGATTTCTGTTGAGGAGGGCCTGCCCCTAGTTTGTGCGAGACGTAAGGAGCAGAGTTGGATCATCTGATCAGCCCTCATGCGAAGGATCGAATGGGTCTCCTGCTGAATGCCGCATTAGAAATTGCAAAGACAGAGGCGGAGTGATGGAGTTTCCAATCTTTGGTTCGGACCCCAAAACTAATGTGAAAATTAACGAGGTGACGTTGACGGTTCGGCAGTATATAAACTCCGAAAGAGAGTCCCTGCCCAATCAATATCAGATCATTGCAAATCGGCCAGGAGAACATCCGGTCGATTTCACCACCTCTGATCTGCATCTAGCTCTTCAGGGCTTACTGAATCGAATCATCAGATGAGTGAAGAGAGTGAGTTCCAGAAAGAACTAGCCAGCTTTTATGAAGAGCTTCAGGCCAGACAAAAGCAGATGGACCCGGTAGCCGCCAAGGCGTTATACGAAAATCTAGCTTATCTGTATAGCTATTCGGATGAACGGCAGGGTGGGAGGACTAGTTTACAGATGTGTATGGCCCCAGCGTGTGCGGTATACATCTGGTGCAACTTCCACCTCTACTACCCTAGGAAGTTGGCTGAGCATTTGAACCGAAAGGACTTACAAATCGTAGACCCCCATTGGCTTGAGGGAATGGATTGGCGGGGTCGGTGGTTCAGTGGGGTGGTTGTGGACCATGCGGCCCATCTGACTGAGCCGCAGGGGATGTGGTTTGAGGCGGTGTTGGCCCGAATAGAAAAATAAAAAGTTTTGTACCCAATTACCAATTTTCGCGGTATCATATCCTATCGGAGGTGTACCATTTCTCATTTTACTGTACTCGTGATCGGTAATGATCCGGAAACTCAACTCGCCCCCTATCAGGAAAACAACATGGGGGATTGTCCGAAGGAATATCTGGCCTTCAACGACTCGGAAGAAGAGATGCTGAAGCAGTATCAGACTGAGACCTCCGAGCGAGTTGTCATGCCGGATGGTCGGCTCCTCAGTCTCTACGACGACTGCTTCAAGGTGCCAGATACGAGGCCCGGTTCCTTCAGTTTCTCCACCACCTTCGAGGTGCCGGAAGACCTGGAGCAGAAGGAGATGCCATTCACCGAGATTTACCCCACCTTCGAAGATTTTGCCACGGACTGGCATGGTTCCAGTGAGCGGGATCCAGAGATGAACCGGTATGGCTACTGGGAAAACCTGGACCGAAACAAAGTAACTGTATGTTTAGGACTTTCCAATCCCATGAATGAAGGGATTGGTTATGCCAAAAGGTCATCCAGTGAATCGTCAGAATACCCCGGTGGGGATGAAACTGTGCCCCAGGTGTGGAGTGACAAAGAAATTAGAGAATTTCTCGCTGGCGAAGAAAAGCGCGGACGGAAGATTCACCTACTGTCGCCAGTGTATGACGGAGAAGAATTTGGAGAGGACTCCGGAACTCCGACAAAAATGGCATCACTTTGCGAAGTACAAGATAACTCCGGAACAGTATCAGAGACTGCTAGAGGCTCAAAGTGGGAAGTGTGCGATATGCAAGAGAGGGGAAGGGGGGAAGGAACTCTGCAAGAACGGGAAGTGGAGATACCTTGCGGTGGACCACTCTCACCAGACAGGGCAAGTTCGGGGGCTTTTATGCTCAAATTGCAACACGCTTTTGGGGCTGGTGGAGGGGAACTTCGAATTGCTTCTTGTAATGAAGTCTTACCTCATGGACCCCACATCTTCAAGAATGAAGTGATTGGTGGGGCCAAGTGGGACTGGTTCCAGATGGGTGGTCGGTGGACTGGCTTCTTCAAGCTGAAGGAAGCGGTCGCTCATATCGGTGGGGTGCTGGGCACTCCTGGCCTGATGACTCCTGAAGCTGAAGCTGGACATGCGGATCAACTGATAGCCGGGGATGTGGATTTCGAAGGAATGCGAACCCAGGCTGCGGTCAAGGCGTTCCAGCAGTATGAGGATGTGGCCCATGCGTTCGGCGGAGAGATCCCCAAGATCGAACGCCTCTGGAAAGAAGTGGTCGAGGACCAGACCATCGGTGATATCCAAGCCCGAAGGGACTTCTACCATGCTCAGCCTGCCCTGGTAAGGCTGAGCATGGTAGAAGTCCAGGATGCCAAGGCCATGCCGGAGTCGGTGGATCGTTTCTTCTTCGATCTGGAAGAGTTCCAGTGCGACGAAGAAGCTTACGTCGAACGGGCCAAGAACTCTGCCTGTGTGCCCTTCGCCTTCGTGAAAGAGGGGCAGTGGTATGAGAGGGGCCGGATGGGCTGGTGGGCCTGTGTGAGCAACGAGAAGGACCGTGACGAGTGGAACCGTCAGTTCAACAAGATGATGGACGAACTTCCGGCCAACACGCTCCTGACCCTGGTTGATTGCCACATCTGATGGGAACCTACTACGTCAGAGATCGGCATAACGACACGCTGGTGGACATCGAGGTCTCTCAGAAGGATGGGATCGTCCTGGATGTCTCCAGCGATGTGGACCTTCGAATGTATACGCAGATTCTCCTAACCGAACCATGGGGGAACCTGACCGACCAGATTCGCTACATTGAACAAATGTGCGGCTGGAGCGAGTTCCGAGGCTACTGGTGGGAGTCGTTCGTCATGCCCAAGGGTAAAGACTTCGTGCCTACGGCTGATGATATGGATCAAATGATCCGTTTGCTCGTAGCCGAACTGGCTGATCTGATCCCCAGCCGAGGCTTCTGCATCGTCACCGACTGAGTAATAACCCTATAAGGAGAAAGAATGCTTTTTTATCTAATTATCGTCGCCTACATCGTTTGGATCTGCGTGGCTTTCTACAAAGCTCACACTGGGGAGTGGGATGATGGATCTGGGGTAATGACCCTTTTGTTTGGAGGAATGCTGACCGGTTTGCTAACCCTCATGGTTGCGGCAATCTTCAGCAGCAGCACGACTAAAGAGGTGACTCGGCATAACGTCTGTCCCATCGTATCCTTACGAGGCGCTTCTGAGGTAAGCGGGATCTTCGTTTTGGGCTGTGGCCACATCGGAACGGATGAGAAATACTATTTCATGTATGATCTGGGCAACCAAACCTACCGGAGGGGTCAGATCAATACGTGGGAGACGCTGGTCAGGGAGACGGCTGCGGAGAAGCCTAACTTTTCCTACGATGAGACGCTGGAGACCAATCGGAAGTGCTACAAGTGGTGGCCCCAATGGTATGTTCAGGAGACCGCTCGAAACGAGAATTTCTTCCTCAACGTCCCTCCCGGCACGATTATTCAAAAGTTCGAGGTGCAATAATGGCTGAATCTAGATCCACTGATAAGCTGAAGCTCGTCACCGAGATGATAGATCGGATGCCCAAAGATAAGCTGGCCAAGCTGAAAGCTTTCACCATAGACTGGCAGCAGGTAGGGATCATCGACCCCATCTACGCCCCCATTGTAAAAATCGAGTTTTTCCCATAAGGAGAAGTGATGCAAGAAACCAGATACGAAGGTAATTTGGAGCAGAAGGTCTATTCGGGTAAGGATCAGGATGAGGTCAGGGAGAAGATGATCGCTGCCCTCCGACCCGGTGAGGAAGTGATTCGTCGTCGTGAACTCTCCTTGGCTGAAGTCCACGCATGGCATAAGCGTAACACTGACAATAATAAGGCCAAACGGAAGAAGAAATGAACATCTTTCAGTTACTCTTCGGAGGACATCCGAGAGGGCGGGTCACAATCCAACTGAGACGGGATACCAATGCTCGTTGGGTAGATGCAGACCCGATCTTGCTCGAAGGGGAGCCCAGCTATGTGACGGATACCAAGCGGGTGAAGGTGGGGGATGGAACCACACCTTGGAGCAAATTACCCTTCGTTGGCCTGATCGCACCGGAGGGGATAGTTCAGGGGGACTGGCAAGGACCGTGTAGCCGGATCATCGGATTCAAGGGAACAACTGAGTAGTATACTTTAAAGGAGCAATATCATGAATCCAGAAGCAGTGAAGCAAATTCTTGACACTATCCAGCAGGGCGGAACAGTCGCACTGAACGGCATCGCAGCCAATGCGGTGATGCAATCGTGGGGCAACATTGGTATGATGCTCTTCTTGGTTTTGGTCACTATTGGGGTCGGCTGGCTGGCCAAGTGGTTTATTCAGAAGACCATGGCCTGCCACTCCTGTGACAACGAGGGCTGGATCGTCGGATCAGTGGTCGCTTCTGTTGCGACCATCATCCTATTCGTCTGCTCGTTGGTGCAGATCAGCAACCTCCCCTCCGAGATCGCAACCATCCAGAACCCCCAGGCGGCGGCAATTCGAATCCTCATTGGGCGGTAAGATGAAAGTCGCCACTACTGAAGACTATGAGGATATGCCTGCGGGTTCATGTCTTCAAGAAGCCAAGCTCATAAACAAGGGAAGATTTTTTGTCGGGCTGTGGTGTAGTTATGGGGGAAGTTATAGGGTGAAAGTTCCGGCTGAGATATGTAAGGAGTGGAAGGATCCGTTCGAAGAGCTATTTGAATATCTAGAACAGAATCCTCCTGAACCTGAGCCCACGGAAGAGCCAGAGGGATTGACTGGTGATGAACGCAATTGCCTCCTTGAAGAGATATTTAAAGCCTTGGAGATACAAGGAGTTGCCTATCCTGATGTGACGATTACCACATTTCCTGATGATAAGGGGCCTACCATTGAGTTTGAAATAACGGTATGGCACTATGGTCAAGCGCACTCAATGACACTTAAAATAATGAAACGACAACTTGTTGAAAGACGTTACGATATCCTCAAGCGTATGGCTCAAATCGCCGTAATGGACATGTTTCCGAAGATGCCACAGAAGGAATCCACACTTGACAGATATTTCGAAGAACGGGAAAAGAAAGAGAGGAGAGAAAATGGATAAATCAATTCTAGGGACTCATTACCATCGAATCCCAGAGCAGATCAACTGGGTCATCAGCCCTCTGCCCCTCTATACGGCAGAGTGGGGCAGGCAACTGAGCATGACTCAGGGGGGACCGATGTGTATTCTTGGGTTTCACAAGTCCTCCATGGAACTGAAACACACCTACGGCCCATTCCCCACCCCAGAGGATATGGTGCGCTTTGCTAGAGAACATCACATTACCCTACCGGGTATGAACTAAAGGAGGGACAATGACACAGATCGATCCATTTGCTGAATGGGTGGAAGCCTATATCAACTCGTTGCATTGAAGTTTCGGGACTTCTGACTACGAAAAAACTCTTGTAGCTGGTAATCTTCGGGGCATGGCCTCCTGGATCAACGCTAACCTCCTTAAGCCTGCGATGGAGCCCCGCCTCGTTTATGTAGTAGGGGACATGCTGCCGGGTGGCACATGGGGCTGTGCGGGAGTGTTTAGCACTGAAGAACAAGCCTGCCTGTGTTGCATCTATCACGACAACTACTTCGTTGGTCCGATCATGGGGGACACGTTCCTTGAGACTGACGACGATTGGCCAGAGGCGTTCTACCCCGCAGAGGGGAAGCTCTACGACTAAAGCGGACCACCCCTATCAAGCTCTTCGAAGGGGTCTCCCGGTTCTGTTTTGTAATAGGCTCGACGGAGGAATTGGTCATACACATTTGAGCAGTACATCTCAGATCTGATGGCCGGTTCCCCTTCGGGCCATGGCCCTTTTATAACAAAAAGTGCGTAGTCTACCGCAGAATAAGGTTCTGTAGCGATAGTCGGCTCGGCCTCTGGCCATCTTCCCTTAATCACTTCATTTGCGTAAACCACCGAGTCATACGGATCTTTCATGATTGTAGGCTCACCCTTTGGCCATCTTCCCTTAACTACTCGTCTGGCGTATAGAAGGCTACCCCAGGGGCTACCCAGAACCTTGTTCATGAAGCTCTGAGGCAGCATATCATTCTGCGCTAGACAGATGATCATCTTCCAAGTAAAATGGGACCGGAGCCATGTAGTTGCCATTTAATCTTTGCCTCACCAAAGAATCCGGAAGTTCCAGTATTATGTATCAGGAGAAAATCATGACCGAAGCGGAAGCAATCACCCTAGCTGATTCTAAGTTCTGGGAGACAATGACCATGCGGGAAAGGGCTGTTTTTCAGATATTCGAGAGTCGTCTATGTATGCCATTTAGTGTGTTCCACGAAGCTATGGAGGCCACTTTGGGCCGTCCGGTGTGGACGCATGAGTTTGGGTTGAATGCGGACGGCCTGAAGAAAGAGCTTCTTGGCACCGGCCCCGCTCCCACGTTCGAGGAGATCATGGACCTGATCCCTGCGGAGAAGCGCATCGTTGTCACCTTCGGTGATGATGTATGACCCGCAGAGAGGGTGCAAAGCTCATAATCGAGCAGACCGAGCCAACCACATGCTTCTACTGCCACAAAGTGGCTGAACTCAGGCCCTATGGCCCTCAAGGGCAGTCCATTTGTTTTGATTGTGGGATGCACAATCCAGAAGAAACAGAGCGGCAATTTCTCAAATTACTGGAGGGCTGTAATGGGTTTTCTGACCCGACTGTTCGGGAGTGAAGGGGTGGTCCGTTATGAGGGGGAGTGCATGAATGGGCAAACCTTTAGGGGGAAGTGCTCCATCGAAGTCATCGGTATGGATTGGCCGGAGATTGAAGAGAGTATCAAGAACATGCTCTATGTAGAAAAAGGGCTTAGAATCCGATCCCTTCGGGTTACAGGTTTCTACGAAACTTGAGTAATAACCACTGAGGAGTATCTCATGACCCGACTGGCAACCGAAATTTCTAACAGCACGATGAGCGAGGATGGTATCCTTAGCTCCTCCATTGATATCGATGGGGTGACGTTGGAGATCAGAATCAAGGGCACTGAAGTGTCCTATCGGCACACCGAACTCTCCAACTGGAGTTCCTGGGAGCGAATTGATGAAGCTCTGAAGGGAATGCGAACCTGGGTCAGTTACCAGAAGGAAGCGGCTCAACAGACCCGTGAAACCTACGACTCCTTACTGAAGTTGATCTCCCAGTGAGCTTACAGACTATCAGCAACCCCCTCTGCCTATTCACTTTTTGCACCCTCGTGGCCGCTGTTCCTTTGAGTATTTTCTGGGGAGTTACGGCCACACTTCATTATTTTAAAAGAAAGCACTAATGTCCGGACCCATACTTAAACTTGAACATTTTGTTCCGACTGAGGATGGGGGGCTTCAGATATGGATGTTTCGAAGTAAAAATCTGGAGCGATTGGCTAAGGAAGCTGGGCATCTATGTAGTAATGACCCTACTTTACCAACCGGAGAGAGGATGTTATTTCAGTTCGCCGCAGATGTGAGGCTAGGAGATTTCTTGGCCTTTTGCACAGCTTTTGACACCACTTACTGGAGTCAACATGGTCCAAGGAGGTCCAATGCGAATCCCAATCGCACTACTTGAAGCAGTTCTGAGAAGTAACGAAAACGCTGAAGGTGAATATTTTTCGTTGAGGGGCAACAGATTCGTCTGGGCTAAATCAGTCTGGGTGGATGTGGAGGGACGGGTTCATCGGGTCGTTGATGTAGAACTCAACCCAGAAGAGCCCCCTAGATAAAACAAAAGTATACCCAAACTGCCCTGACTTAGGGTATAATAAGATATGGGGGATCGCATGACCGACTACAACGTCTACGAAACCGATGCACTGAAGGCCCTGCTGGATGGAAAGCAGGCGAAACGTAACGACCTGGACTACGAGATCAAGCAGATCAGCACGATCCTCAACACCCGTCTGGCTCAGACCTACCGGTTCATCCGGTTCACGGCGATGAAGCAGGGGCAGTTGGACTGCATCAAGACGCTGCGTAACGCTTCCTGTGCCCCAGGCGGGTGCTACATGGGGCTGAAGGAGGCCAAAGAATTGACCGATCAGCTTAAGGGCCAGTTCATCCGCCCGTTCACCGTGGAGTTCAGGCACCTCAGCGATATGCCGGAGGTCATCCAGGCCCTGCACGAATGCTTCGAGTGTGTGCCGGTTGAGGGCGGGGAGTAATGTCCAACCCTGTGTTCTGCTTCGGATCCAATCTGGCAGGAAGGCACGGGGCTGGAGCAGCCCTGTACGCTGTCCGAACCCAAGGGGCTGTGTGGGGCTGTGGAATCGGCCACCATGGGGATAGCTATGCGATTCCGACCAAGGGCTGTCATCTGGAAGTGTTGGGTCTGGAGGAGATTGGGGATTACATCACCAACTTCCTCTCTTATGCGGCTCGTCATCCAGAACTGACATTCAATGTCACCCGGATTGGATGTGGTCTCGCAGGCTATGCGGATGACCAGATGGCCCCGCTGTTCTCACCCGTGGAAAACTGTTTCTACCCTACCGAATGGAAACCTTGGCTGGGAGAGGCGGCTCACTATCACGATCTTCACTAAAGGCCATCTTATGTTCCCAAAAATTGTAGTAATCTGTGGCAGCAGTAGATTTGTCGATGTAATGTCGGTGATTAGCTGGTGGATCGAGCGAGACGAGGAAAGAATCACATCTGGAATGTTTGACTAGCCAATTCAGCCCAATCCTGGGTATCATAGGGTAAGGAGACAAGAATGCAACCAATTCAAATCAACGATTCTCGTCTGGGGTTCAAGACCCCATCCATGAGTGAACTGCTCCCGCCATATGCGGAGATCCCGAAGGAATTCAAGGATTTCAACGGTCGCAACAAATGGCTTCAGACGACTACCGACTGGTTCTTCTGTGGCCTGAAGGGGGCTCAATTTGACCCCTCCTCTTTTCTGGCCATATAGCCTTCGCTGTAGCCAATATTCCGTGCATACTGACCTATGCGATTTTGGATCGAGAGCGGCACCTTCTGGAGCACATTATCGAACTCCATCGTATTGGAGATCAGGTGCGAGAGCAGTTTGATAAGTTCATTAAGTGTGAGGAAAGGGCCAAACAGATGGAGGCGGAGGCCAGAAACACTCCGTTGGTCTTTGATTTCAAATCCAAAGAATAGCGATAGCAAAATTTCAGGCATATGGAGCCCTTAAGTAGACGGAGCCCATATGCCTGAAATTTTTCAATTAACTCTGAACCTGACCACCGCAGGGACCGATCAGGCTCTAGCCCCCCAGGATATCGCTACGGTGCTGCAAAATGCCGCCAATTTGCTTCTGCAATACGGGTATCAGAATAACATCTTAGTGTATCAGAATATGGGAATGGTGGGTGATTATAAATTCAAGCCCTCTCCACCTCAAGGTAGCTCAGCACTAAACTAAGCTACCAAATTCTCAGATAGGAGACCACTCATGTATACCAATTTCCAATTAAATATTTCACTCACGAACGCTGCCGGTTCAGATCTAACCACCACACAGGTGGCTGCAATTCTGACTGCCGCCGCCTCTACGGTCAGCACCAACCTCTATACGAATGAGCCATTGATCTATTCCGGCCAGTTAGTAGGCCATTACTGCTGGCAGCCCACTGGATCGGCTGGGACTCCTGGAAATGGGGATTAAGGCCGTCTAATGCGACTCAACGCCAAGTTGCTGTGTAAAACAGCCGATGAAGACACAAAAGAAAAACTTATCGAAAAAGATAAAAATGAAGATTATGGAATGGAGGCCATTTTTGACTTGCATAATATCCGTAGCGAGCTTATAACAGTTGAGAGAATTAGAAGGTTTGCTTCTGACCTGTGTGATAAAATATCTATGGAAAAAGGACCAGCGTTTACATGGGGGACAGACTCTAATAAAGACGAAATGAAGAACCCTAAAGCTATGGGGATATCCCACTTGCAGTTTGTACATAGTTCCTCTATTACCATGCACTGTTTAGATAAAATAGGTAAAGTTTTTATAAATATTTTTAGTTGTAAATCTTTTGACGACAAAATTGCCCGAGATTTTGTAATTAAAACTTGGGGTGGTGATATTGTCTCTGAACATGTGATCACCAGAAAATGAGTAAAGACCTACCTCATCCCACTTCTGGTGTTTATAGAATAACTAACATTATAGATGGAAAGTTTTATATTGGGTCTTCTCAGAGTATACGAGTTAGATGGAATAGGCATAAACTTTACTTGGGAAGGGGGATTCACCCCAACCGCTATTTACAGAATGCCTGGAATCTTTATGGGGGGAGTTCATTTGAATTCTGTGTTATTACTTATTGCGAAGTTTCTTTATTAAAAGACAAAGAACAGGAACTTTTAGACAAATATTGGGATAACTGTGAAAGTTGTTATAATATATCAAAAGATGCCACATGTCCAATGCGTGGGAGGCATTTAACTGAAGAACAACTATATAGAATGCCATTAAGGTTAAAAGGGAGAAAACAGAGTGAGGAATGGGTAGCAAATAGTGCAAAATCTCGTAATGGTTTGAAGCGGTCTGCGGCTTTTTGTGAAGCTAACTCATTACGTCAAAAGGGAATGAAGCGGCCTACAAACCATTGCAATAGTATATCTAAAGCAACAACGGGCGAGAAAAACCCTAATGCAAAAGTTACAGAAGAAATTGTAACAAGTATAAGAACTGATTATAGATTGGGAATGACATATAATCAGTTAAAAAACAAATATGACACTACTTATACTATTGCTAGAAATATCTGTTTAAATATAACCTGGAGGGGGTCTGCACATGAATAAACTAGTTGGTGCCGCTATTTTTCCAACTGGCATTGGACTGTCCATTGGAGGAGATGCTTCGGCTGGTGCAGTTATCCCATTACTTGCTTCTTGTTCGAAAAAGTTAATAGTCAATCCAAATGGAGTGAATGCGAGTGACTTAGTAGCCTGGGCTGACAACGTTCTCTATGTGGAAGGATCTACGATTGATCGCTTCCTTGAGGGCTCTATTAACCTTAAAGAATGCAGAACTTACAATAAGATTCTCTGTGTGGTAAATAAGCCGATGTCCATCGCATCTCAAAATGCTGTCAATGCGGCTCGTTGGACGTTGGGTGCGGATATCGAATTGCTGGAGCTTGACACTCCACTGCGGATGACAGCATTTATCAATCCAGACGGAACGGCTGGGGGTAAACTCTCTGGCCATCACGAGTTAGTTAAGCAGATTAAGGATGCAAATATTGATTATGATATCCTTACGGTGCATACTCCAATTGACTGTCCGGATGAAATCGCCAATGCTTACTGGCGACAAGAGATTCTGGTCAATCCCTGGGGTCGAGTCGAAGCCTTATTAAGTAAATTTCTTTCCTTCGCACTAGACAAACAGGCTGTCCACTCTCCAGTGGAGTTCTTGGCTGACCCACTCTTTAACAGAATTGCGGTGAAACCGTCCGAGGCCGCTGAAGTAATTTCGAATACGTTTGCTTGGTGTATGTTCAAGGGAACCCACCGAGCCCCGATGATAGACCCGGATCGTAATCCTCGTAACCTATCCAATCAGGACATGGATTTTCTCATTTCTCCCTCAGACTGTTGGGGCCGACCCCATGATGCCTGCCTTCAGAACCACATTCCCATTCTAATCGTCAAAGAAAACACCACATGTTTCAAAGATTTCAAGTATCCGATGGTGGCTCTTGAAAGTTCCAGGGTAATCTTTGTTGAAAATTACCTTGAAGCGGCTGGGATGCTGATGGCTTGGAACGCTGGAATCGACCCACGGATCATCAGGGCTTGAAACTACCTGTAGACAAAGCTCCCTGATCTGGGTATTATAAATCATGGAGGGACCGATGCGTTTCAAAGCTGAGATGGACACCACCACCAACCGCATGGTGTATCGTCGGGCACGGAAGCATGAATTGGAGAACAGGGGCTTGATCCACTGCTCTTATTGCCGCTACCACAAGGGCGAGAACTCTGGCCCCTACAAGAAGCATGTCGCCAAGCCGAAGGGTCGTGACCATCGTGATTAAGAATCGTCCCATCAAACACGCTGTAGTTCATGGTATGATTAGCCAGAATCCCGATTATAGTCCAGCGTTCATGAACGGGGTAGCGGCTGGAATCTTGACCTACCATCGAGAAGTGATCAAGCCTCTGGAAGAGCGCATCAAAGAGTTGGAGAGGCGGCTCAATGATAAGGACTAAGACCTACCATTCCCCTCGTGGAGAGGAGGTCACTCGAACCGACTATACAGAAGAGGGGCGGCTCCACCGTGAGGATGGCCCTGCCATTATCTGTTCAGATGGTTTGGTCGCTTGGTACCGGGAGGGGCGGCTCCACCGTGAGGATGGCCCTGCCATCTGTTGTGAGGGCTACCAGGGCTGGTTCCTGAATGGCATCTGCCAACGAGCAGAATTTGCTTCAGGAACAATTTTCTCTATACAAAAAGACTGAATATCGGGTATACTAGTGTAGGGGGATTTATGAAGCTCACTGCGTCCGAACTCAAAACTGCCTTCGCCAAGATGAGCCGTGTCGATCTCCAGGACGAAATTACCCATCTGGAACACATGAAGGCTGATACGCTCAGCAGGGTGGCTGGTGCGGATGTTTCCGAACTGGACTGCTGCATCAATCTCCGCAAGGAGGCTCTGAAGTAATGGAATACGAGGTCGGAGATCGCATCATCAAAGAGTTGAAGAAAAATCCGGCCCTCCGGAAGCCCTTCGAAGCAGTATGTGAAAAAATCAAAACCATGACGGAGGAACAGATTCGAGTCTCACCAGGACTCGATCCCCATCCGATTGATGTAAAACCCCCCTATTGGTCTCTCAAGATGAGCCGAGGGCAACGAGTAGTATTCGCCTTCACCGGGGGGAAAGTTTACCTTTACGACATCCCTGAATCTCACGAGAAAGCCTACCGTCAGGGCAGTGAAGCCGCTCAATTGACTGAAATGGTTCTGGCCGAACTGGAGCGCCAGTCGGTAACCTAAATCCCCACAATCAAACAACTTGCTTAAAGGAGAAGAAATGCATCAGCCGAATCTGTTTGCCTGCATCTGTGACGCGACCGAAGAGGTTCCGGTCGGCACTGAGGGATCCCAGAATGTGGAGTTCTTCGGAGTCCGCACCGACCGAACCAAGGTCACTGCCGAAGAGGTGCGTGGCCTGATCCAGAACCACATCGGTGAGTTCGATCAGTGCAACCCCTTCGACGGAGAGGAGCACTCCTACATCGAACTCGGGGGTTTCGTGGGCGACCAGGAAGGTGCGCTGCGCCTCATGGCCATGGGGGCTGAACTGGGTCTCTGGACCCTTCTGACCCCCACCAGCCTCATGCCGTTCCTGCCGGAAGAGCTTCGTATGCAGATGGCCGGTGCCGGTTTCGTCTGCATCAAGGCGGGGGTCTGAGATGTGGAAAGGTCTGCAACAGTTCGTCTTCACCCCCTTCGCCAGCGTCTACACGATCCTTGTGGCGAGTGTGGTCCTCTGTGCTCTTCATGACCACTGCTATCTTGCGGCTGCACTGATCCTGGTTGTCGGAGGGGTCGTTGGAGCCCTCCTTGAGCCCAAGCATGAATAATTTGGATCTCATCGCTAGGCTCAGGGCCGAGCTAAGCTGGGCCGTTGCTCGTAAGGCTGACAATCCAGCCGTGCAGGCCATGCTAGAAATGCGGAAGGCTGAGGATCCCACTTTCGTCAACCCTCTCGTTACCGATCAGAACATCAGGGAACTTCTTTTCGATCTAAGGAGCGTCAGATGATCAACCTTGCAAGGCATTTTGACCGTGAACACCCCGTGGCTGACCCAGAGGTTCAGGAGACCGTCAGGGCTGAACTGACGGAGGCGGGAGTCAAGATAGAGGAGCACGAGTTCCTGCTCGATAGTTGCGGGGAAGTCCCCACCTCTATTATGGGAGTGGCGTGTCACTGGAGTTTCAGACGGGCGTGGTACTACTGGGTCGCCAAGGGGCCTGGAATCCCCGTGGAGTGGGCCGAGGATTTCAACAAGCGATGGGGGAAGGAAGTAAGGGCAGAGGGAGATTGTGGATGCCGTGGGCCACTGTTCTGGAACGAGGGCTTTGGGACGGGAAATTACCACATCGATTCCCAAGCCGGTCTGAGTGCTTTTGTAGAACTTTTGAAGCTGATTCACGTTCCCAGGAAAAAAGAAGACTGAGGATTCGAAATATCGAGTATCATCTATACAGAGCACTGCGGGTATGATGTAATGGTCAGCCTGAAACCTTGCCATGGTTTACGAAGGAGTTCGATTCTCCTTACCCGCTCCAGTTCCAGATCTTTCTCATTTAGACTCTAACAGCACCACCTATCTCAAACTGCGATTTGTGGGTTCGATTCCCACCTCTGCGCCTTGCGCGGAGTGGCCAAACTGGAAAAGGCAGCAGTCCCGAAATACGAGTCTAGTTTTATATATCCGGATGCCTGGAGTGGTATCAGGTCTCTGTCACATGGAGAAACACGTGGGTTCAAATCCCACTCCGGATACCATGCACCCGTAACTCAGCGGACAGAGTGGTTGGCTTCGAACCAACTGGTCGGGGGTTCGATCCCCTCCGGGTGTACCAAATGCCCAAGTAGTGATAACGGTAGCACGAAGGTTTCGTACTCCTTCAGAGACGGTTCGATTCCGTTCTTGGGCTCCATTTAAAGGATCAACGCATGAGTCAAGAGGATAAGCATCAGCACATCATCCAGCGTCTCACCTGTCTTAAGGACTCTTCATTGATCCAGACGGGAATGACGCTGGATTTGTATCAGCGAGAGGGGACGGATCGAAGTGTCTTCTTTGTCAAGATCCCGGCTCTGGCTGATCAACTTTTCGAGGTGTTCGACAACCATCATGGTTTTTCCTTTGAAGAATGTCGAGCATACATTCGAATTGTGCTAGGTATTAAGGAGCAGCCCTTTGACTAAACAAATGATTGTAATGCGAAAAGATCTCAATATGCGTAAGGGCAAGATGGTGGCTCAGGGGGCTCATGCCTCTGTGGCTGTTTTGCTAAACGCCGGAGAGTTCGGTGGCGATGGTCCCGTTGATTTTACCCTTCATTTCGAAACTGAAGATGATCCACTTTACTGTTGGATAAGGGGGTTATTCACCAAAATTTGTGTTTCCGTAGACTCCGAGGAAGAGCTTATGGAAGTATACGGCAAAGCTAAAGAAGCAGGCTTGCTCTGCACTCTCATAACCGACTGTGGTCTGACCGAGTTCAACGGAGTGCCAACCAAAACTTGCTGTGCGATAGGACCGGCCACTGATGAACAACTTCAGCCAATCACCGGACACCTCAAACTTCTGTAATAAATGACTATCTGATTCCTCTTCAGAGGAACCACGATGTCCACACAAGCCTATATCTTCAATGAGTATATCTACGTTGGTGGTGAGCAGGCAGATAACAGCCAGCCTGCCGCCATTTTTATGTCTACTGGGGACTATGGGAGCTACGACAACTCTTCTCTCAAGTTTTCCCTCTACCCGTCCGCTGGGGCCTATGGGGTCATCCTGTACGTGCCGTTGCCGGTTGTCGCCTCCATGGTCAGCACTGGAGTCATCGGCACCACTGCGGGGCTCACAGGCAGCCTACCGACCCCTCATTAAGGCTAGTTCAGATGAAACGGATCAGAGCACACTTCTCAGCTAGGCTCCTGGCTGCCCCAATTGAAGGGGATTTGCCAATTGAGGATGAAGAGGATAAGCAGGAGTTCAGTGGCAAGGATACGAGCCTAACTCCGGCTCAAATGAAGAATAGTGTTCCGGCTTTATTCAACAAAATCCCTTGGCAATCTAGGATCCGAGTGTTTGACATCGGAGCAGGTAAACCATTGATGGCTGACGCACTTAAGCAGTGGTTCGAACTCAAGGACATCACCTACCTCCCCTATGACAAGTTCAATGGTGAGTCGTACAACTTTGAAACTGTAAATCAGATTCGAAGGGGTAAGGCAGATGTGGCGACTGCTTCTAATCTACTCAATGTCATTGCTGAACCCAAGAGCCGTTTAACTGTCTACAAACAGATGTATAATGCACTTAAGGCTGGTGGAAAATTCTACATCTCTGTCTACTATGATCCAAATAGACGTCCAGGGCAATCCGGCAAGGACAAATGGCAGAACCACATTCCCGCCAAAGCGTATCTCGAAGAGGTTCAGACCGTCTTCCCTGATGCTAGAATCCAGAACGGCCTGATCACCGGGACCAAGATCTGAGTAATAATCCTTGAGGGGTCTCAGGGAGCAACATGGTATCAGAGAAGTATATAAGTATCCAGGAGGCCAAATACCTTCTGGCTAAACATGTTCCTACGGTGATGGGAGCGTTGATGCTTGAGCGGTTCGAACTGCACCCGCAGAGCCTATATGGAATGGCGGAAATGGTGATCAGCTACTACTCAATCCTGACCCACAAGCTCTACGGATTCAGCCAGCCGGTAGAATATGAGATGATCAAAAACAGACCGGATCTGGTGAAATACTACCTGGACCGAGTGTTTGAACACATCTTCCACGATCTATATCAGAAGGAGATGGAGGACCAGGAAGATCTCCTTCTAAAACGAGTGGAGAACGAGGTTGCGAGGGAACTTGAGGAGAGGATGGGGGCACCGCTTGAATCTGGACAGTGACTTCGACGTTTTGCATTATGAGATTGATCTTGGCTACGGCCCCGTGAATTGGGCTGATAAGAATGCCATCATTGAGGTGCATAAGTGCCAGAACGGCTATCTAAAGCACCTCCCGTCCTTGCTTTGCAGTCTGTGCTCTCATGCCGTAACATTTCGAGTCACGATCCATGAATATGAAGCGAGGAATGAAGCAATCTGTAAATGGAGGAGATCAGAGAACATGCTATCTAAGTTCTCCTTCTCTGAGGACGAGCGCAATTTTGAAAGTCAAATGGACCTGGGTAGAAGTTAATCTAAAGGAGCAAGAATGTTACAAGACCCAAAGGAGCGGCTAGTCCAGCTTTTCATGAAACCCGTCTCTCGTGAGAAGGCTGAAGCACTTGCCCAGGCTCTGCTCGTAGACGTTGCAGAGCTTAAATTAGACGGTCTAGAATCTATGGAGCGAGTCGAACGGGCCTATGAGGCGGGGTTCTACGATGGCAGGCATGGGACTCCGTGTGAGCAGATTGAGGCTCAAAATGAGGCAGAGAACGCTAAGTTTGAGTTGAACTACCTGAAGGTTGCCCTAGAAAAAAGAGGGATTCCTCTCCCCGAATCCTTCTAGCCGGTAGGCTGAAAAATAACTTCGCTTCTCTCTAGTGGAGAAGCCATGAAATCACCCCTTTTTGAAAAGAGTAAAACTGCCATTCAAGTCGAATATGAATTTAGCACGACCCAAGCCATCTATGATGGAGCCACTACCAGAGATTTACTAGATTTTATACACAACACAATTCAGGATGAAGATGTGTATGTGGATGAAACGGATGGAATCAAAGGCAAGGAACGTAAGCCTCATATTACTCTGCTTTACGGAATCAGAGAACGCAAACCAGATATTCCGAAGTTAGAGCAGCTAATTCAGAACCACCCGGCTCTCAATCATGTAAATTGGATTGGGTTGAGTAAATTCGAATCTGTAAAGCATGATGTGTTAGTAATCCTAATCGAATCAGAAGAAGCTCAAGAACTTTTCACAGACCTAATGGCTATGTATCCGGATAATGCAAACAGTTTTCCAGATTATCAGCCTCACACCACCCTGGCTTACTTGAAGAAGGGAATGGCGGATAAGTATATTGAGAAGTTCTTTGACTCCTTTGTGGACTCTCCGGTTCCGATCAAGCACCTAGAATTTGAGAATAATGGGGATATTGTGGTCTTCGACCCCAATTCAGCCCAGATGAAAAAGGTCATTACCGCTGCCGAGCTACTCACCAAGAAAAGAGCGGAACTGGAGCCCAAAACAGCTTACGAACGCTGGGTATCAGGTGATTAATAAAAAGGCCCCCGAAGGGGCCTTTACTTTACTTTGCCTAGCAGCCTATTAGGGCTTCACGACCTTGGGGACGATGGGCTTGACTTCCTTCTTCTGAGGAGCAGCCTTGACAGCAGCCTTGGGGGCTACCTTCTTTGCCTTCTTGACGGGCTTCTTTGCCTTGGGGGCTACTTTGACCACTGGGGCCTTGGAGGCGGCGGGAGCAGGGGCCTGCGCGAATGCGATGGATCCGAGGGCGAGAGCTAGAACTACGAGTGAGAGTCTCTTCATATTATCTCCTTAAAAGAAATGAAGTTGAGACATAGAATATGCAGGTTCCATGCCAGTCTAGTAACTTAGTAATTGCAAGGGTTACATAGCTGGGTCTTTAATTAGGTGTTGCAGGATGCCTCACATGAGGCAATCCGCATGTTCTCGACTTTTTGGTATATTTGTAAGGAGAAGGACATGGATAAACCCTCAGATGTAGAAGTAATTCAAGAAAGTGTAGTAAAGTTAGGGGCCATTCTCTGTAGCAAACTGAACCTCCTGAAGGGGGTGAATGATGAGGTTATGGAGCAGATTGAAGACATTCGAACAGCCCTTGAAGCCTCCCTTGAATCTCATTCCGAGATCAGACAGAACCAGACCCAAATCCAAATGACCCAAGCGAAGTATATGACAGAGCATGAGCGAATGAATGAAAGTGTAGTAGCCATATTGGCTGGGCTAAGGGGCTCTATCAACGGGCTAGGTGTTCAGATGAGGGAAATCAAGGGACTCCTGGAGAAAGACAGGTCAGTTTAAAAATCGTAATACCCCGTCCCTTAGTAGAATCTCGGGAGGGATTATGCACACTCCACGCTACGGCTGGCACCCAGACTTACCTGATTTCCGTGACTTCCGTTTAACTGCGGCAGCCGCACACACGACCACCCCAGATGTGCTGGATCTCCGTCCAAAGATGCCCGTGGTTTACGACCAGGGTGATTTAGGAAGCTGCACTGGTAACTCTAGTGCCGCTGCATTCGAGTACGATTTGATTAGGCAAGGATTGCCTAGCTGGACTCCAAGTCGTCTGGGCATCTACTATGATGAACGAGTCCTTGAAGGGACTGTCAGCACAGATGCGGGGGCACAAATTCGTGATGCTGTCAAAGTCCTAGCCACGAATGGGGCCGCACCTGAGACTTTGTGGCCTTATGTCCCAGCAAATTTCGCTATGGCCCCTCCGGCTGTCTATGTGAAGACGGCTGCTCAGGACTTAGCCCTCCAGTATGCCCGTGTCGATCAATCTCAGCTTGGAATTGAAGGATGCCTGTCTAAGGGCTATCCGGTTATTTTCGGGTTTACCGTATACTCTTCATTTGAATCAGAGGCCGTAGCACGGACAGGGGTCATGCCGATGCCCTCCTCCAAGGAAAAATGCTTAGGGGGCCACGCAGTGCTTTGTGTCGGCTACGAGCGTTCCAAGCGGATGTTCATTATCCGTAACTCATGGGGAGTGGGGTGGGGGGATAAGGGATACTTCTATATGCCTTATAACTACCTACTCAACGCTAACCTAGCTGATGACCTTTGGGCTCTCTACACGGTCGAAGAGGCAGGTAAGCAAGCCTAGGATCTAGACCAGACACAGGGTGGGAAAGTGACTATTCACTTCTAGAAGTGGAGGCTGTTATGAAACAAGCCAAAGTCAATCTCGATGGAGCAGCCCTTTCTCTACTCCACCCACTAGTGAGCGGGGCCACCACCCTGGCTCTACGCTGCCGTGAGGCACACTGGAATGTCAAGGGACCAAATTTCGGTCCTCTCCATGAACTGTTTGGTGACTTTTACGACTTCATGAACGATTGGGCTGACACCCTTGCCGAACGAGTCGTTCAGCAAGGAGGAGCCGCTTGGGCTCTGGATAGCTATACGGGGCCTGGGCTCATCGGGGACGAGAAGTTTCTACTGGAAAATATCGCTATCGCAGGGAATTCCCTGGCTACAATTGTGCATACTACTATCCCTAAGCTAGGGGACGATGAGACTAGCAAGGATGTGCTGATTGAATTTGGCCGAGAGCTTGAGAAATGGGTTTGGAAGATTGAGGCGCATCTGATGGAGTTTAAACGGTTAGGTGAGGCTAAACCTGAAACAGAAGTAGCGGAAGAGACCATCGCAGGCCCTGTTAAAGGCACTGGGCGATTCCTCACGGAGGGGGAAATCAGGGCAGCCGCACAGACCCCCACTAAAGACTTCAGCGCCATCGTAACAGCTAGATCTATTCTGGTTAAATCTGCATCAGGGCACATTTATGCATTTGATGAGAACGTGATGCCGATTTCCAAGGCAAAAGATCCTTCCGAACAGGATGAGGCTCAGCGGTGGTTACAGGAAAACTTCAATGAGGTTCTTGGCGATTGACCAGAACGCAGTAACATCCCTAAGAGGCCGTAATGGAAATCTCCAAGAAATCTGAATTGCTCAACCATGATTTGGTCAACATGCTCCAGACAAACGTCGAAGGGCAATTGAGTTTCAAGAATATGAACAAAATCGAGTGGAACAACCTTAGCCCAGAGTCCAAGGCCGAGTTCTTTATGAGAAATGTGTTTCACGATGGTGTGGACCCCCGCATAAAAGATCAGATTAACGGGGAAATTGACAAACGGGTAGACGTTGCAAAGAACGACCTACTCCAAAAGGTGGATAACGAAGTCCGCAACGGTGCGATGTCTGAAGTGATCAAACAACTCGTTTCAGAAATCAATTTTACGGAGATTTGAAATAGTTTTGTATAATAATTGTATTCAAAACTGAACAAATCAAGGTATAATACTAGAGCAGGGGTCGCATCCTTGCTCTTTTCCAACTAAGGAGAAACATGAGCGAAGAACCAACGATTCACCAAGTAGTCCCCATTTCCATCCTCAAGACCTCCCACATTCCCAGCAGCATCATCTCTGCTCTGGTGAGCGCCCTGGTCGTCCTTGCTGGGTTGTTTGGTGTCTACACCATGATTCGGAATGCCCAGAAGGACCACATGGAACTGGTCGCGGCACTGAGTCAGAACAATCAGGAAGCAGTATTGCTTAAAGTTGTCGATGAAAAACTGTCTCTTCCAATGGAGACCAAAGTCCTCATCGCTAGAACTCTGAAGAACATGGTCACAGTCAAACAAATCCCCCTTTCCCTGGCCTGTGGCCTAATTCACGTAGAGACAGGGGGCACCTGGAGGACCGATCTGATCAGTCCAGCGGGTGCGACTGGCCTCCTACAGGTCATGCCAGCTACCGGGAAACCCTACCTGCGATCAGAGCGGATCGATCCGACTAAGAAGGCTCTGATGGATCCGATCAATAGCATCATCGCTGGCATTGGAGCCCTGGCAGACTTTCATGATATGGCCGTGGACCTTGGGTTGGAGAAGTCGGACCAGTATGGTGTAAGTCTGGCCATGTATAACCAGGGTCCAAAAGTAAATCGGCCCACTCAATACTCCAAAGAAGTGCTGGAAGCCTCAAAGTTGTATAAGGCCATGGGGCTGTAAACGAGTAATAAGTAAAAGGAGTTTTACCTATGCATATTGTCACTCTTCCGAATAAAGAACACTACGAGTATCTAATGTTTGTTTTTCACAAACACGCAGGATCTGGTCTCGATCCGGAAGAGTTGGCGATTGCGGGGCAAGTATGGAGCTTCCTGAAAAATTCCAGAGAAATTCTGCCCCCTGCCCAAGAAAAAGGTGAGCCGGAGACCATTCAGATTCCTGGGCCACTACAGATCGTCCACGAAGGGGACGTAAGTATGCCGTCCAATGAGGTGGGTCGTTCCGAGAGAGGGCAGTAACCCGCTAGCTTTTCCCCAGTTTTGCTAGAATCTCAGCCTTGTACTGATGAATTCGTTTAACGTAATCAATGGTTTGCTGAGCATTTTTGTGTGTGATATTCGGTAAGGCTTGCTGCCAAGTCGTATTTCCACCAAGTTGCTCAGCTAACCATACAGCTTTATCATAATTTCCAGGTCCAGCATTGTAGCTGGCCAAAGCTCCATCCCAAGTATTCGTTGGATCTATCCTGACAGCACCTTCTTCAAGATATACCATGTAACGAGAGTTGGCACTGATGGACGCCTCGGGGTTCTTAGGGTCGGCCCCTTTTGGCTTCCCCCAGATTTTCCATGTGTCCATGGTGAATTGGGATAAGCCGAAGGCACAGGGGACTTTCTCCCCTTTCTTGTTGATGATAAAGGACTGGGCATTGGGGTTGAAATTAGACTCCGCCTTAATTTGGCTGGCCCTATCCACCCATCTGGCTCCGTCATACTGCACAAGCAAGCTCTGGTAAGGGACCACCAGAACCACACTGAAGCATAGATTGCGGAACCACATAAGGCCCCCTTATTTGAGCAAAGCCTGAATGAGGGAGTTCAAAATTGCACCAACCAGAGCGGCGAGGAGTATGCCTCCGTTGGAGATCTTTCGACTCTTTACCTCTTCAGAATCTTCTTCAATTGGCTCTAAATACTGCTTACCCAGGCGGGAGTTTTCTGCTATATTAAATAGCGTAGCGGCAGAGAGAAACCCCAGAGCGATAACCGGAAGTGCCATCAGCAACCTCACTAAAGTGAGACGAGCACTAACTACTGCTTGCCACCATGCAGAGTCTGAAGTGACAGGAGTATGGGAAGCATAGGCAGCCAATGCGACAAAAAATGCTAGAAGACCGCAGGCTACCCAAATCAATATTTTGTTGATATGAGATCTACGCTGGGGATCGATTTTTGAACTGTCGGAGAACAGATCTTTGATTAAACTTTTTGCCCACTTATTCATTTGAGACTCCTCACCCTGGTATCAGAAAGTTTAAGTTGTTGCTGTATCTATAAAAATGAAGTCCTTAACAAAATCTACGTTCAAAACTACTAAGGCCGTGGACCCTGTTCCGGGGGCGGGAGAAAATGTTACTGATAGAACACCTGAGCTAAAGTCCACACTACTAGGGATAAAAGCAGCCCCAGAGATACCAAACGTATCCGAGTAGGCACTACTCACTCCTTTTTTAAATATCATCCACATACTCATGTTGTCCACCTGATCCAAGATAGCAATAGACTGGTCGGTCACAAGGATCAAGGCGTTTGTAGGGAACCCTTGTGTGTCCCCTCTAGTGGTCTTATCACCCCCTCCGGTAGCCTCCGAGAACCATGGAGCAATCAGGGTTGGATTTTGAACTCCAGAAGTGTAGTAAAACCCGTCTGCCGCATAACCAGTCAACCCACCGGCAAACGTTGGGTTATAAAATAAATCTGTGCTTTGTGCAGGGACCAGACAAGAGCAATATACATTATTTCCGTATAGTTGGATATCCCCCAGGAGATCCTGAGAAAAACTGGAAATAAGGGGGGGATAAGATGAAACGGGGAGATTCAGAATGGTGCTAACATAAACATTATCAATATTAAATGTAATGCCTTGATTAAAGAATAGCTGAGTAGAAGTGAAAATCAGCGTAATAGTTTGTCCAGCAAACATTGATAAATCATACACACCCTGTTGCACCCAGCCCTTACCTACAAGTGGACTTCCGATGTTGTAAGTCGCCACAGTAGTGTAGTTACTGAAATGGTCTTCCACTTCGACGGTTAAGCTACAAGAGGGGTTGAGCAGGCTATCAGGGTGGGTTAGGCTATCGTCTATCTGTAAAACATAGGAGAGGGAGGCCGTGGAGAGGGGGGGGATGGTGAGGGACTGATAAATTATATCTATCTGGTTGTCTGAAATATTATGTCCACATAAAGAGGCGCACCATTGCCCTGAGTAGGCTTCAGTATGGTTCATTAAAATATAAGGGGACTCAACGGTCCAGGCGGAGGGGTTGGACCCATCTGGATTATTCTGAATCTCGAATCCTGGGTTTACAATGAGTTGTTGGGTAATCATGTGCGCTCCACATAAAAGGAATACAGAGTTCTTTCTTGAAGCTGATTTTTAAGGTGGCGTTCATGTCCCAAAAGATTTACCCATTAGGATCTACCAGCAGAACCTTGGACCCCAGCGGACGAAGTTTTACAACGGTAGTCGGCAAGCATGACAAACGCATCACCGATGCGGATATCAATCTAATCCAGGACTTGCAGGATCTGAAAAGATACCTGCTCACGGAGAATATGGTCTTTTCTGGAGCACTCCAGGCTAACCCCTATATTTTCAACGAAGCGCAGGAACAGGTGTTCCTCATTCCTGCTTTCGATGTGATGTTTAATGGTGAGACTGTGACACTGGGTGGGTGCCGCTCCACAGACTTAGCTATGAACAAAGTAGTCTTACCGGCCCCTAATCCCTGGTCTTATGGAGAGGGCTCAGACTCGGCAGCTATTTATGTGGTCTTTGCAGAGCTTTGGTATCAGGCCCTAAACCCCTCTAATGGACAAGGTTACTTCGTTGATGTGACTGGGGCCAGATGGATATATGCGTTAGGCTGCATCGACTGTGACCCCTCTAATTTGATTGCTGATGATGTGTTGGATCCGTTCCAAGGCTTGAACACAACTTCTCGGGCGCAAGTTCAATGGAATATTCGTATCGTCCGAGTACCTCTCAGCTACGATTTCACTCAACGCAGATTTGGACTCGACTCTTTGGGGACCACAGAGGATGCGGTCTTCGGACAGGCGATGCTGGCATCCCCTCCGGCGCAGATTATCCCTGACCAAGACGCTGGTTATCCGTTTGTAAACATGGGTCAGGTCAACGGCGATTTTGGCCTCTGGCAGGCTGGAACAGGGATCCCGACATCCGGAGCCCCTCCCATCCCCACTCTGGACGGCTACAGCTACGCTATGCCCCTTGCAGTGGTGTTCCAGCGCAATCTTGGGGTATTTGACCCCTCAGTGAACCCTAATGGCTGTGCTAGCTCTCAGATCTCCAATAGCGGTCTTCTGGCCTCTGGTGTGTCGGGGCGCTATGATTACAAATATGCAGATGCAGTTTATCCAGAAGATGTGGTAGACACCCGACTGTCAGTCAGCCTCAACGGCTACGATTGGGATAAACTTCTACAAAGCGGGTTTGTGGATATCGTTAACGGGAACATCGCTCAGAAAATTGGAAGAGGTGAAATCCCAGGAGCCTCCCCTTCTGTTATGGGGTCGGTCCTTCCATATACAGTGACACTTGGCCCCCAGGATACCTCTAATACAGACTATCTCGGGCCATTTGACGGCTATATGAATGGCTTTGGTGCAGATATTCGAACCTTCTATTCAATTCAGGCCATCTCAATCAACGAGAAAGTAACGGGAACCAATGGGGTCAGATGGAGCAAAGGTGATAGTATCACCATTAATCTGGACAGCACGAACACTCGACTCGGTGCCACCATCTCTTACTTAATGGTGCAGGCTCAGGTTACTCAAACAAACGGCTCAATTAACCCAGTCCTCCTTCTGAGTGGTCAAATAACCACCACCGGAGTGGGGGGCCGCACTGCCACCGCAACCTTTAACAGTAACCTATCTGGCACCGCTTTTGATCCGGGTGTAAATGATCTTTATGTGACAATTGGAGTCCTCTACCCCGCAGGGTCTAATTATTCATTACGCCAGATCCCCACCAGCATCATGGGGGGCTCACTCTATGACGGTCAGATTAACAAAACCTTCCCAATCTTTGGCGTCTCAGAGTACGAGACATTCCAGCCGATTACTAATCAAAATAACCCATTGAGTGCTTACAACCCCTTGTACTCTAACAAAATATTTGGCACCAGGGCGAGTATTCCTGTGCCTGCCTCTAGCGGAGTCCCCACTACCTACGATAGCCTAAGTGTCTTGGAATTCACCATCCCTAGAACAAACATTAATGGCTATGTAAACTTCAATGGGATTTTCATTGTAAGCGCCACTGACTTAGCCTCTGGGGCAAATTATTCCATCTATTACACAGCAGTGGACGCGACTAATTTATATGTGATGACCCAACAGGTTCCATCCACTATAAACCTTGTGTTCACTGTACTGCTGAATCAAACAGCCCAACTCAGTTACAACCCAGCCGTCAAAGCTGTGTCTTCTATCAGTGAAACTGTGTTGTTTGGAAACTACCAGAACTCCTCTAGCAGTCTGTTCCCCCTGGACCCCAGAATTAGCCTTCTCAGTTCCACTCAGATTGGCACCGGCTCCACGGCCACCACTTCGCTGATCTTCGGAACCACCGATGGGACACTTACGGGCGTGGGTGGCAGCCCTCTCAACAAATACATTTTTGTTGCGGATGACCCATCATTCCCTCAAAAATTCAAGGCTTACCCATTATTGAGTGTTCAATTTTTCAACGGAATCACTACTGTAACTGTTCCAGCCACGGCAAATGTCGCAGTCTACCCCTACTTTATGGTGGGCTCTGTTAACCCCTCCTTTAGCATAAACTCTTCTTTGGCCATAGCCATGGAGTACCTACCCTACCAAGGTGAAGGGGACGCTACCCATACTTACACACTTCTTCATTCAGAAGATACAGCCATGGTGACGACCAATGGAACGGGAGCCGCCCCCATCGTCGGGCTAAAGGATGTGTATCCTTATAATAGAGAGCTTCCAATTATCACCACTTTGCCCTCCCAACCTACTTGGAATGACTCGGACCTCACCAATCAGGCCATCGGAAATTATTTTGGCAATAACTACGAGGCGAAACGCTTTAATAACGTGGAACATACTTTCTTCACCCCCCTTCACACCAACGATTTCATCGAGCCGGTTGGTGGCTGGAAGCGTAAATTAATTCAATTATCGTACCCAGCGGGTCGTGGTTTTGCGAAAATCGCCCCCCATGTAGGATTTGCCATCACTTCTCCGACCCCTGAGTCCTCTCTCTCCAATGGAGGTGTCATGACTATCGCCCCCATCAATCTATACGTTAACAACGTTAGCGGGAATGACGGGAATGACGGTCTTACCGCTCAGACACCGAAATTGACAATATACGGTGCGCTATCTGTTCTCCCTCCGATCCTTCTTCATCCGTGTGCAGTGTATCTGGTGCAGACCGGAACCCCATTCTCTGTGCAAAATCTGTTCAACACCTCTAGTCTTAGGGATGTCTTCCTAGGGGATGGCACAATTTCTCCGGTGGCGAACTCTTGCATCGCGGGTCTCTCCTACACCGTTCAGGATGAGGGACGCCTTTATATTGGCAGAGCCCCAGGCGACTCGGGATATATGACTATTACGGCAGTAGGTTATACCCCAAATGACACCCCACTCTCCGCCTTTGTTATAAATAATTCCCGTGTGTTGTTCAATGGGGTAGCCTTTGATTCATTCCCTGCTGGTAACCCCGCAATTTATGGAGTTGACGCACAAATTGATTTTTCAGATTGTAAATGGACAAATAATCAGCAGGCAGGGGGATTTGTAGATTGCTCTGTTAACGTAAGCAAGGGCACCCTTTCAATTGGAACTGGAGTCGGATTTTATCTGAGCGATTCCTCAATGACTGTTTCAGGACTGCAACTTATGGCCGCTGGATCCCCAAACAGTCCCGTCTTCTTTGATATAGAACTCACTTCTAATCTAACTCTTGAGAACCATGGAGTCGGGGAAGAGATGAATGTGACTAACGTGACTCCGGTTGTCTTGGCCTCCTTGGGCTCTACGGTAGTTTGCAACAGTCAGTCACCATGGACCTCAAACGGCTCTGCTACCATCACTACTCGTTCCACCCTTGTAAGATCGGCCAACGCAACCCCATTTGCGGGAGGAGTTCTGATTGATAGCAGTTCTACTCAACTGACAGACAACTCCAATTCCTGAATACCGACCGCTCTTATGAGGACTTGAAACGATGGCCTTAACACTCTCTGCCGCAACGACTGATAAACAAAATGTGCTTCTGACGCTAAATGCTGATAACGAGGGGGCAATTGTAAGGATTGCGGCCTTGCAAACAGCCTATCTGATAACCCTGACGGCTGTGAATCCGGCCAGCACGGTTAGCTGGGGCCTCTTTCTAAACCCCTCCTGGTTGACCTTAGAGACAAACTCTGCAACTAATACGGCTCAGGTGAAATTCACCAGCCCCAGTGCTGACACTAGATTGTTCCAGTGCTATGTGAAAGCGGACGATGGGGTAACCCAAACGTATTATCCATTGGCCATTGAAGTTCTAGAGTCGCTATCCATCGTGGTTTCGGGTAGGACAAATAACTACTTAGCCTACGATTCCGCCGCCACCCCTGTCACACTTCAGGCACTGGGCTTGAACGGCACTCCCATTTCTAACGGACAAGTGAGCTACGTCACACCCATAGGGTTGCCGAACGGCCTCTCGCTCATCACCGCAGACGGGAACTCCGCCTCGCTTCAGGTTACCCAGCCGAACATCAACTCCATCTCCGGAGGGGTCACAGCCTCCTCTCCCGCTACCTATGATTTTCTCGCCTTCTGCCCTGGCACTCTTTACGATTCCCTGACCTACCCATACGATCTTAGTCTAGTGGTCGGCACTCTGGCAACCAAAGTGGGTATCCTAGATGCTGCGATGTCCTGCTATTTTGACAACACGAATCACTATATGGTACTCAACATCCAATCTGATTATTTGGATGGACTGGGCGGGGGCCTAGCTTTCAATTGGAACACCTCTGGCACAGCTACGGGTATCGTTACCGATGGGGGAACCTCCACTTCTTCCTTTATGAATTGGACCCCAACTACGGCTGGAACCATTCAATTCCAAGTGGCAGTGCAGGATTCTGTAACAGGGAATACCATTACCAACCTCAACTTCGGCCCCTTCCAAGTCGGCCCAGCTAGCGGAGTTTGGACTTCTACAAGTGCCATTAAATTACAAGTGGATGCGCCATTTAAAACTGGCCCTGCGGGGAGTTCTGTGCCATTCATTGTTTCTGTTCCTACAGGAGAATTCCAGGGTGGGGAGACAATTAACGTCACGGTAAGCCTCATTTCAGCTAACGGCGAACCTGCCATCACCCCCCCATCCACGTTCGCTCTAACATCTATTGCTCCCTCCAGCACCTTTAATTTGACTATTCCCGCCAATGCTCAATTTAAGGGTAAGTGGACTGTGGTCGCCACAGCGAACAATAGCCTCATCTCCCCAACTCGAACCGGGCAGTTGAGCACCGTATTGCTCTCAACTGGGCTTCCAACATTCAGCATCAATAATAATGCCATTATCACTCTAAATCAAGTAACCGGAAGCAATATCACCCCAGTGTCTCTGGTGGCCACCAATAGTGGAACCCTGCAACCTATCACCGATGTGAAGTTCTCCTTGGTAAACGCCCCTCCAGGACTCTCCATTGTAAACAACCAAATCGTAGGGGCTGTCCCCCAGGTGGGGAGTTTTAATTTCCAAGTAATGGGAACCGAGCCCAACTACTCCAATTCATTCACAAACGTGTCTTTGGTTGTCACCGGCTCTGCCTCCCCGCTTACGATTACTAGTTTTGGCTCCACCGTTGCCCAAACTCCGGATAATACACAGTTCAACGTCAACTGGGGGGTTACTGGTTCCCCAGTCTCTCTAACGCTTCAGAGAAATGCGGATGTTCCTCTCAGTGTTCTCAATTCGGTACAGAGCACTCAGACCATTGTCGGCACGAGTGTGTTCACCCTCATAGGGTCAGATTACCGCACCAGCGTCTATTCGATCCCATCCATCGTGGTTTCTAATAGCTCTGTCAACGCCACACAGCTTTCGGGAGCCCCCGCTATTGCGGAGATTGATGACTCCAATTTACTGACCATTATCTGGAACCCCCCACAGGTTAACAATGCCTACAATCTTTACTTGGGTTGGAACATTCAGCTATCTGATAATGGGGCTGCTCCGGTTCAGATTTTAAATAAATCAGGTCTACCACCCACCGGGTTAGAAATCAGCACTGCTACAAACGACTCTCGACTCTTCACCTACCAGCTAGCTAACAATGATAGCTATACGATGAACATGACGGCTCTGTCATCCAATCGTGGGGCTATTCTAGACTCCAACCCATGGTCCCAATTCTTGGCGTTCCCTGGACCAGTGAACAACTCTCTGGTGAGCCTGAGCAGTTCAACTTTATCTATTAGTCAGTCCCTTACCATCACTTTAAGTCAGTCTTATGCTGCCGCCGACTATTGGCGTATTACCTACAGTGATGGAACAAATACCGGATGGCTCCCAATCAGTCAGAAAACCCAGGCCAAGGCGTTCAACACCCCTGGAAGTCAGACTATTTTTGTCGAATTTTCAAATGACTTTTCCACCCTCACCCCTCCAATTTACCTTCGCCGTTCCCTAGCTCTTAGCGTTTTTGTTCAAAATCAGGTCTATAACTCTACCACCGCAGGCGTGATCGGAACTGGGAATGTGGGACTAGGAGGTGAGGCAGGATTTGAAATTGCCTCTTCCAGTAGCTCTACTTACAAACCCCAGCCCTACATGGTCATTGTTAAGGCCCTGGTACAGGACAATATGACCCAAGAATTAAAAATTCTGGTAGCCACGAGCCGAACCAACAACGCCTCCTCGCTGTTAAACACCATGTCAGCGGATGTGTTCCCTATTGTTTACCGCCCAAATCTCAAAGATTTGATTATTCCACCACTGAACTTCTCTTCCAACTTAGCCCTAGTTACCCCTGTATCCATTGCTACTACAGCCCTTCCAGACGCTATCGTGGGTCAGCCGATGGCAGAAGTCCAGCTTTCGGCTTCGGGCGGAACCGCACCCTACGACTGGTACTCCGATTCACTCCCATTTGGGTTAAACTTGTCTCTAGATGGAACGCTCAGTGGGACTCCACTGACTGTAGGAGTCTATAACATCAACTTCTCCGTGCAAGACGCCACTGTCCCAGCTTTCATTGCTGAGGCCACAGTGATGCTCACGATTGAGTCAGATCTAGCTGTTCAAGTCATCACTCCTCCATCAGCTAGAGTAGGGACATATTACCAGTCTCAACTTACGGCTACGGGGGGGCTCCCACCTTACTCTTGGAATGTAGTAGATGGTGCGCTACCTCTTGGACTCTCTCTTGATGCTGGGACTGGTTTGATCAGCGGCTACCCCGTCACTTACAATTCAGATTCTGATTTTGACACTCCGTTTGTTTTTGTCACGGAAGTAGTGGATTCCATAGGTTCTTACTCTTCGGTCAGTTTCTCCATGAGTTTGCTGCCGATGAATCTAACTCTAGGGAATATGGATCAAACCATCATCTCCGAGGGAATGGATTTCAAGATGGCCATTCCGGTCTTTGGGGGTCGAAGCCCTTATACTATCGCCTCCTTCACTTCTGATAATTCCATTGGAAACGCCCTATCAATTATCTCCCCAGAGGCCGTGGATGTGGTTTCGGGACTTGGAACTCCTGCTCTCACCATCATGACCGGAGATCAGGTGTTTAGCCCAACCGCTTATCCATATGTTGTCTCCTTCCCGCTTTCAGCTACGGGTGGAGTGGCCCCCTATGTGTGGAGTCTGGACATCTCCACCCCCTCACTTAATACAATTTTGAGCCCCATTGTCAGTGCTTCTCTAGCAGGCGGCACCTTCCTTGCAGATGGGGCTTACGCCATTGTAGCCCATGTGGTGGACCAGACCGGAGCCTCTGTCTCCAAGATCATCAATTTGACCTCTACTCTCAAGGGTGGGTCAGGCGGAACTGGACCCTCTGCTCTTGAGTATGTCATCATCAACAAGAACAGCAGTTCTTATACGACTGATTGGACTTTCACTCCCCTGAGTAACCTGCCAGATGCCCAGCAGGGGTCTCCCTACCTTCCACCATCACTCCCCGGATCTTTCTTTGGGATTGCCGTGTGGAACCCAACTTCCAACCAAATTTATGATCTTCGAACTGAGGCTACCCAGATTCAATTCACTAACCTCTACTCTACGGTTGGTGGGGCAGGGCAGTCCAATAACAGTAAGTTTATTGTGGATGCTACGGCAACTGGTCTAGGCCAGGGTTTTTCTGGAATCCTGCAATCTCTCTTCTCCACTTCGAATAGCACTCTGGTAGACCCCACCACCGGAGCCCCTTATCCCGCTCAATGGCAGGATATTTATGATCCGATCATCACCGTCCATCAGCCCAATCTACCAGCCGATCAGCAAGTCTACACGTGGAGTATCGGTGGGGCTACCACCATTCCCTATCCCACTTTCTCCGGAATCAACTCTGCCGGGGAGACAGTCGTAGGGCCAGTGGTGACGACCTCCACCGGAACCGTTAACTTGGTCCCCACTACCCTGCTGACCAGTTTCTTCACCACTCCAGCTTTAGCAGCGTCTAATCCCTATGTGCTAGAGATCGTCGCAACTGATACCAACGCCAATACCTACTCTACCCAATTTGCTTTCTACCCAGTCGCTGGTGGGACCATAACCAGCACTCAAACCAGTGGAAAGACTGTGGTTAACGAAGTGTTCCCAGGCATCTCCCTCCTGACCCCCAGTGAAGCTGGAGCTATTAGTTCTGGTGCAGTGGCGCAGAGTGTGACCTCTCAGCAGAGTGGGGTTACCACTCCTTACTTCCCCATGGGGGTAGCCTACTACCAGGGTGACTATTCAAATCTGGCCCACACTCAAATGAGAGCAGCCGATATGGCAGCCATCACCCCCACTCAGGGTGTCACCACTACGGCTCTGGGCTCCAATCCTTACACATTCGTCATTTTGGATGACATCGGAACTTCACCTTCAAACTCCACCATAAGCAACCTTGGGAACTTCACGTTAGGCACTGTGGTAACAAATAACAATTTATCCAAGGAAATGAGTGTGCATTGCTCCGTTCTGGGAGGGGGAGGTGGGAATACCACCACTCCTGTTGTCACCATTACCACCGTGCAGGGGGATACTCTGAATGCAGCCGCACTGGGGTATCAGGCCAACACAACTTACGTGAATTGGTTCTATATCCTGAATGCCACTGGTGGGACCGCCCCCTACACATTCTCTCTGGTAAATGGCACCACCTTCCCAGGTGTGACGGTCCACAACAACCAGACCACCACCACTTTCCTCAACCCTACTGGAACCTCCGCGCAGACCCCATATACCGGATCCTTCTTGCTGGTTAACAGCCTTCCAACCGTATCGGCCAATTCCTTAAACTCAACCCTCAACTACACAGTTCAGGTTCGAGCGACCGATGCGAATGGTAATCAATCTACGGTCGCTACCGTCCCCTTCACAGTTATCCCAATGACTACTTCAAGCTCCGGTTTGGCTCCGGCCCTTCAAACTCTGACCAATACGCTGACCGGTGGACCACTCTGGGCTGGGGTGAATGTGGCTCCTCTCGCACAATCCATCACCCTCAGCACCAACGCCACATGGACTCTAGACAGCCAGCTTCCGGCTGGATTATTGCTGGCAGACCCAAGCGGAACCGTTCTGATGCATGGAACCTCCATTTCCGGAGGGGGTAATGCCACGGCCATATACAATCAGACTATCCAATTGATTGGGACTCCAATTAACACGGCAAACGTGACGGTGAATCTGACTGCCACGGCTCCTGGCTACTCCCCGTTCACTATTGCCCTCCCTCTGACCATCAATCCGCAGACTGCCACAATCAATATCACCAGCGGAGGGTTGGCTCAGCCTAACACAACCTACAGCCTGTCTCAGGGTAGCCCCTTTGTCAGTCTGCATGTTGAAGGTTTCCTTTCGACCGCTTCTCCGGCTCCCAGCCTCATTACAAATCTAGGCACCCTGAGCAACCCCGTGGTAGTAAATGTGACGAATATCTATAACTCTTCGTACGCACAGACTTATGATTTGTTCTACACCTTCACCACAGCCTCTGTAGGTGGAACCGGAACTTTCTCCATCCAAAATGCCGGAAGCATAACTGGCTCGACCAGCTTTACGGTCGCACCTCCCGCTTTGGCAGCCCAAGGAAATACGGTTGCGTTCACTGTCTCTGAGTATACCTCCGCTAACTTCACCATTTCGACTCCCCCTCTGACGATTACCGGAGGGACCGCACCTTACGGAGCAATCTGCACCGTAGTAAGCAACCCCACTTACTTTGCTATCGATAGCAACGGTAGACCTTACTTCAAGGTGGATCTTGGTCTTCCTGGAAACACCTATACGACCAACGTCACCTATCAGGTTGCAGACAGTAGCGGTGTGCCACTGATTACCAGTGCAGTAGCCACCCTCTCAGTCTATATGCAGCCCGAAACCATGAATACCGTTCAGTTTGTTTCTGCGACTCATGCGTTCACAGTTGGGCAATCTACAGTTTATTCAACGGCTGAGTGCATTCATGTCCAGCTTGGTCATCCCCCATTTACTTGGAGTATCACCTCTATCTCGATGAGTCCAGGGGCCAGCGCCTTCATCAAGGCCAGCCCATCCAATGAACTCCTTGTAGTCAATAACTCTGCCTATCCTGTGAACTACCAGGATTATGCTCCGACTGATAACATCATCGGACTTTGGAACGGAGGGGTGCAATTATCCGGTCAGACAGGTCAGACTTTCACAATCCCAGCTTATGTGGGAGCCCCAACCGCAGGGGTTTACACCGTCACCCTTGGCATTACTGTTGTTGATTCAACTGGAGTTTCCACTAGTGGGGTCGGCACCATAACCGTGATTGTGGCTTAAACAAACGGATTTTCGACATCCTTAATAGAAGGCATCCGATGACTCAGATTTTGCGCCCAGTAACTGAAACCACTAATGACGGGTTTTATTTTGATCCTACCTTGCATCCAGCGAGTGTAGTGGTTAGCCCTCCGGGGGGAAATGAATTCCCGTTCACCAGTGGGGGATGGTGGTATAGCTCCTCCCTTCCGGCTGGGCAAGTCTCTCCTTTCGGCGTAAATGGGCAAATCATAAACCCTTGGGCCACCAATTTAAACTCTAACATTTTGGTTCAACAGTATCACACTGGGTTCAAAGCCTTAGCAGCCCCTGCATCTGTTCAGGGAATGAATACTAAGGAGGTCATTTATGGGTCGTTTCCAGTCTTAACCGATAGCTGGACAGATGGGCTATTGTCAGTAGTTTGCGGCTACAACGCGATTGCGGCCCTAAAGACCGATGACACTGTTCCAGTTATGAATTTGGAATATTCTATTGACAACGGCAACACCTGGACCTCCATCACCAGCTTGTCTTGGCCCACCACTTCTGATAATACTGGCCTGAGTGGGGGACTCTATTGGTGCTATCTGGTGGAGACTCTTGGTCCGAACACGGTTATTTCCCATGGTACAAGCCTTCCCAACGGGTCTGTTCAGCCATGGTGGGGCATCACATCAGGAAACCAGTACGACACCACCATACCCGGCATTACGGCTCTGGAAGTAGCCAACATCCTAGTTCGTTTCACTCTGTCTGGGGGTTACGTCCTCCCAGTAGGTTACCCTTACACGGCCAACGGAGCCCCTTATTATGTGGGGACCGGATGGCAGATTGCTGACGTCAGCCTAACCGATGCGGCCACTGTGGCTGTTCCACCTAACTCTGCCACAGGCACCACCGGGGTTTCCGGCCCCGCCAATGCAGTTACCATTACGACTGGACCCGGAGCCTTCGGACAGTCGGATCTGGACTGGCAGGTAGCTACGATGACTGGAAATGTAGTGACAGGAACCTATATTCCAACAAAAGTCATGCAGCCTAACGCCTTCTGGGGAACCATCGCTGGGACTACATGGGTCAACGCAGGAGATGGGCCTATTCCGTCCACTTCAGCCACTCATGTGGGGGGTTTAAACACCCGCTACCGCTATCAGACAACTTTCCTCCTGCCCAGCAACTTCTCTACAGCCAGTTTAAACTTAGCGTTGCTGTGCTCTGATTACTCCCCACGAATCGCCTTGAACGGCAATGTAATCGGAACTCAATCGGCCATCACTAATAACGCCCCCAACCCCAACCCTGTGGCCCCTCCGGCTACTTTCGCGGCCTCCACGGGCTTTGTGACTGGCACCAATATTTTAGAAATTGATGTTCAGAATGGAGGAGACTGGACAGGACTAGATGTCTTGGCCCAAGTGGATTACCAGTTGAGTTCATCTTCCCTCTCAGGAAGCGGGATCACAACCCCAAGCACCACGGTCGGACTTGTAGCCGTGGGGGGCACCGCACCCTATGGTTTCTCCATCGTGTATTCTGATCCTCAGACGACTCTTCCAGACCCAACAAGCAACGCCAGCATTGTGAGTATTAGCGGTCAGCCCTACCTACAAATTGATGGATCTTACGTCCCAGCCGGAACTTACACGATTCGTGTTCATGTTGTGGATACAGAAGGGGACTCAAACGATCAAATTGTTCCTGTCAATGTGCTGAGTAACACGAAATTCAATATCCTGAATGAGTCCATTGCGGTTGTTCCCGCCTCTTTCCCCTACACAGCTTCCCTAGAGTTGGAGCAGTATGGGGGGTCAGGCTCTGTGACTTGGAATATCCTACCGGCCTCAACTACAGTTGCTTCCGCCCTAGTTGAGGCTGCGGCTCTAAGCTACACGGTTAACGGATTTGGGACTTACCATATCGGACTGGTTGCAGTCGATTCTCTGGGCAATACCACCTCTAAGATCATTGCTATCATTGCCACCTCTGATACAGGGTATAAATTAGTGGACGGGCAAATCGAAATCCTATTTGTTGATGAGGCTGGAATAAAGACCGGCTCTCATCAATTTAACATTGGACTCTTGGATAGCGCAAGTAACACCAGCACACGAACCTACAACTACCTATTAAATACCACGGATTCTGTTATTGCCCCAGTGCCATACGCTATTAATAAGTATTGGGCAACCTCAGATACCACACCTTACAATTTCCAAATTTCTGGAAATCAGTCTGGGGTTATAATCGGGACTTCTCCAGCCGTAACCCTAGCCAATGGCCTTACGGTATACGTAGACGGCCCTTCAAAATTCATCGAAATTTCTGGACCACCCGTAACTTCTATCAATGCGATTGCCAACGTAAAGATTCCTTTGATTCGTGCCAGTCAGGTGATTGGCACTATCAATCGCTCCTACGTCACTGTCCCTTATGCGGGGAGCAATCTAGAGAATCTAGGGGCAAATACAGTCCAGACTGTCCCTGCGGTTGTGGGGGATTTCTTCACTCTTAATGTTCAGAAGCCCTATTTCAACTCTCCGGATAACAATAGGGATGTCACATGGTATGTTCGAGTCCAGGCAGGGTCGTCCCTTCCAACTGGTCTAAGCCTAGATCGAAATACAGGGCTGATCTATGGGCCAGTTGAAAGTGCCAGTACTTCCCCAGGTGTTATTGAGTTTGTTAACAAGAGCGGAGTTGTTGTCGGAACCTTCACCATCAATTTCAATTTCTTTGCCAGTGACTACACCTTGATTGAAAGTCTCCCTATCGGGAAGCTTGGATCTGTGTACAATGGTTTCATAACTTCAACTTCAACCGATGCGCTGACTACGGGCTCTGTGATATATGGAAATATGCCATCCGGTCTAACTCTAACCACCAGTGGAAACACCCTGCTTGTAACCGGAACTCCAACTGAAGCTGGGTATTTTGATTTCTGGGTTAACTCCATTAGCAGCACTGGAAAGAAAGGTTACATCTATAAACGACTTGAGGTTACATTCATCGCCCCAATCGCCATCACTTCAACCACCATTCCTTCCGTTATTTCCACTCAGAGCTATTCTAAGCAACTTACCGCTGTGGGGGGAGTTGGGGGTTATACTTGGAGTGTGAGTTCGGGAACACTTCCCAGCGGAATTACCCTTAGTCCGACTGGTTTGCTGAGTGGGGTTTCCACAAACGTAGGATATGCACAATCCATCACTTTCACTGTGACGGATTCGGATGGTAACACTATTCATCAGGGTATCCAGGTGACGGTGGAGTCCGCTCTCACCATTCTTAATGCTTCGCCGCTACCCAACGTAGAGTTGAACGTCCCCTATTCTTTATCCCTCTTAGCTCAGGGAGGAACTGGAACTGGTTACACCTGGGGGGTCTCTCCATCCCTTCCGACCGGGCTCTCATTGAACACCAGCACTGGAGTTATCAGCGGAACAGTAGTGGGTGCCACTCTCCCCGTTCCTGCCTCAGTTTTGTATGGCATCACTATTACAGTGACGGATTCGGGTAGTAATACAGACTCTTCTCCATTCAATTTATCTGTAGTGCCGAAGCCTCCTCCTTTGGGCATTGATGTGTCTGGTGTGGGTCCAATCTCTAGAGGTGCAAACTATTCTGCTACACTAAAGGCCACCGGCTCTGGAGTCCTTCCTTATACTTGGCTATTCTCTAACCCAGCTTCCACCCCTCCTGGATTGCAAATTAATGCAAACCCTGTGGATCAAGGTGGGACCGCTTTCATCAGTGGAGTGACAACGGCTGTGTTGACCAACATATCTGTTGAAGTTACTCTGGCTGATAGCGCAGGGGGTTTGGTTAACGGTTATGTGATTCTGACTTCTGTGCCTAGCGTAGAGATTCTCACCCCTGGACCAAGCCTTCCACAAGGACAAGCGGGGTCCAACTACTCCTTCAATCTCTCTGGGAGGAGTGCTAATTTACCCTTGACCTGGGCCACAACAACTCCCCTACCCCCTGGGATGTCCATGAACTCAGCGGGAACTATTACGGCTGGTAACATTACGGCTGCGACTGGAACCTACAATGTCACCTTCCAATTAACGGATGGGATAGCGGATACAGCGACTACCACCTTTAGTATCCAAATTGTAAACACAACGTTAGCCATCACTACCACATCGCTTCCAATCATCCCCAATGGCCAGCCCTTCAGTACCACATTGACTGCCACTGGAGGGAGTGGAACCGGCTATGTCTGGGAATGCTCTGATCCGGCAAGCGGGGGGCTACTGGCAAATGGTTGGACTGTTACGGTTTCGGCTACTGGAACCCTTACTGCTACTGGTGCGACTGGCTCTTACACTGTCTCGGCTACGGGAGGAAGCGGGGTCTACTCCGGCACTGGATTGTTCCCTTGGTCCGCTCTGACCGGAACCGTCCCCGCTGTTTCCGGATTGACCAAAACGCTGTTCTACAATTATATTGGAACCGTTCAAGTCACTGACACAATTACAAATCAAACTATCCGTGGAGTAATCAATATCCCCTTCCAGCTTTCCCCAACGGACACTTTGCCTAAGACCATCACCTCTTCACAAACTCTTACCAATAGCTGTAATCTGGCATCTGTCCTTCCGACTGGGGTTAGTTTTTCTGAGGGTGGAATTCTAGCCACCACTGGAACGACTGCAATTTTCAATCAGCCGGTAGAGTTTACTGTAACCGATTCAAATGGGGCTACGGTAAGCACTTCCCTGAATCTACAGGTTCAGACCATTACCCCATTGGGTGCGCTACAGACTGGGCCAGACTACATCAATGGAACTCAGACCAGTTATCTGGGTGCTATCAGTTTGGTCCCCGGAGACATCCAGGCCATAAACCCACGACCGAATCAGAGCTTCTTTATCTATGGAAGTGTCCCCGTTGGCGTGACCGCTTCTCAGCTTAACGTCACCACTACTGTAAACAGCAATACGGGAGCTTACTCGAATGTGGTTGGGGTGGTGGACTCAATTAGCAGCACTGGAATTGTTATAATCAAACTAGTGTTTGAGGGGCTCCAGAATGGTTATATGACTAATCCTCCTCTTGGAATCCAAAGCAATTCAGTGGATATTACGCTGATTAACACCGCTAGTGGGGCTAAAGCCGTAGGAACCTTCTCATTCCAAACCATAAATCCTGGAGTATTAACAATATTGCAGGGCTTCTTGGCCGCTCTTCCAACTTTTTAAGAGGAATTAATGTCTTCCACTAATCCAGTTCCCTACATCCCGCTCTTAGAGGGCTATTCAGGATATGTCTATCTCACAAATAGCACGACAGTCACAGGAATAAATTATGCCACTGGAGGGGACCAAGCGGCCACTCAGCCACTAGCCCTTCAGAATAATGTAATTGGGTTTTCAAAGGCTCTGGGATCTGGACAGGGAAGATTACAGATCGCTTACGACTCTGTAAGTGACACCACCCAGCTTCAATATATTGGTGGGAGTCCTACCTCTCCAAATACCTGGGATGCCGCTATGGCTGATAATTTCCCTGTCTCCATTTCACTCACTGACATTGCTTACATAAATGCAGCCAACCAATATGATTTGTACACATTTGTGCCCCCCGCCTCTGGGGCAAATGGAGCCGGTGCGGGAGGCTCTCAATTTACCTTTGAAGTGTGGGCTCTTTGTCAACCACAAATCGCCTCTATTTCCCCGACCAGTATTACGGCGGATGGGTCGGCTCACATTATTACAATTTCTTTGGCTCGAAGGCTTCACAGTTCTCAATCCCCAACTATTTCACCCTCCATCACTGGGAGTGGGGTCACGCTTGGCACCCCTACTCCAATAACTAATGCGAACGGGCAGTTGACAGGATGGAGTATGACTGCCACCGCATTAGCCGCTCAGCCTACTTCTACGCAAAGTATCACTTTCGCTTTGACTGAGAATGCCACTTATCTGAGTGGGGATTCAATCGTCACTAACGCGCTGACCTACCCATCTAGCACTCAGAGTCTAGGTGTCATCTCAGAGGTCTCTTCATCCATCCCTATTGCCGCCACAGCCGCTACCCTGGTTGGGGGCTCCGGAACAGACGTTACCCATGGCCTAGTCACTGCCACATCCGGTGTTATCGCCGGAGGATTGACGGCTCAGGTTACCCTTACTTCTGGCACTCTATCAGATTTAACGGCTCCGGTAAACGTTGTCGCTCTTCCTTACAACTTTGCCACAGGGACGACTTCTTACACGAACCCGACCTTGAAGGCCATTAATAACCGCACCACTATTGCAACAATGACTCCAGTCGGAGCCCCCACCATTGTAATTAATGCTCAAGGGAATAACGTTTATCAACAGCAATACTACGCAAATTTTGATACTTCTGCTCTGCTGTTGGATCCTTCTGGGAGCGCCTACCCTCAATGGCAAATCGGTTACTCCGCAACTGGCCCCACCGTCCCCTATACGAATTGGTTTGGAACCTATGTTAATGGTAATCTCACTGGGAACACCGCAGCTTACACAGTGTACGCCCTAGTTGGTGGAGATGAGTATGCCTACTCATCGGGTGTGTGGGAGGATGCGGCTGGGAACCCAGCCATAAACTTGTATTTCAGCGGCACAGTCCAGTTTTATATCTCCCCAAATTGGAACCCGGAAAATGTTATAAACTCTGCTCCAGAAGTGCTTACCTTGATCCAATACCAAATAGATGGAGGCACACTAACCTCTTCCAACTTAGCTACAACTTATACCGCAGGGAATGGGGATATCGCCATGGGTCTCGCATCCATTGATACGACAAAGTTCTCAGTGCCGACAGGGAACCACTCAATCACCTGGAAGTTGATCACCGATCTGGATACTGGTGCCACACAAACTCAAGTGCAAACCGCCACTGTAGCCTTCTCTACAAATCAAAGTGCTATTGGTGGGGCAATCCCTGATTACACCGTCTCCAGCACTTCCGCAACGACTCAATCCTTCGTGCAAAACCAAAGCTCTTCTGTCTCCTGGGTACTCACTTACAAACCCAATATTCTATTCGCTGGCAGCTTGAGTTTCGGCATTACGGGACTTCCCTCTACTGGGACGACCTTTGTGTTCACCCCTTCCACCCTGAGCCTTCTGCCAGGAGGGACCGCACTCAACACCACACTAACCCTAACAGCCTCAAGCGCACCAGTTGGGAACTACCCCATCACCATTCACGCCACATCTGGGGCTTCAGATGACGCTCCTTTCAACGCGCTCTTATCCGTAGAGGCTCAGGTTATTGCTCCTGCCCCCCCTTATCAGGAAACCGGCCGCTGCTGCTTCTTAGCTGGCACGAAGATAACAATGGAAAATGGGGTATTAAAAGACATAAAGGAACTAGAGGTAGGAGATAGGGTTGCCTCCTACGATATTTCTTCTAAAACCATGACCGTAGGGACTGTGGAGTTTATCCATAATCCTATCCGGAGTCATATCAATCATGTACAGTTTGAGGATGGAAAGGTGCTAAATGTTACCTCTGATCACCCACTTTACACAACTGAAGGTTGGAAATCATTAGATCCGGAATCAACCCAAGTTGGGTATGGCATGACCTGTAGGAGATTAGCTGAGGGGGATCAGGTCATGAATTTAAAGGGGGATTTCCTTACCATCACCAATATTGAATTTGAAGCTGGAGAGTTCCAAACATACGCTCCTGGAAGAGTGTCCGACTGCTCTACCTACTTTGCTGATGGCCTCTTAGCCCACAACTGTGGGGGCGGCTAGCGGAAGCTGATGAAAGCCTAAAATGACTTCTCCTTATAAATATGCTCTTCCTGGCCCCCCCTTCAACTTTCTGGGGCACATGTCTCAAACCCAGAATAATGCTTTGTATGCTTGGATCAATCGAAACAGTGCAAATCAACCATTAGCTATGGCGTGGTATCAGATCAGAGCCAACCAATTAAGAAAATCTGCTGGTCTGTTAGAGGGTTACTATGCAACCAAATACCCAGATCCGTCTGCTCCACAAGCAATGACTCCTAGCTTCCAGAAAGCCGAATGGCAGCCTGGACCTAATGGTCATTTTACCTACGTAAACGGGAATGACCAGCTTAGTTCCGTAACAGTCAGCAAGATAAAAGACTACTATCGTTATATGATGCAACGTGATGATGAGGGCATGTTCTGGATGAATTGGCTGAGAAACCATATAGAGCGGCATGAGGATATGGCTAACTTACACAATGATGCCGTCATCCAAGTCCCACTCCTCCAGACTGAGTTAACTACCATGTTTGGTCTTCCAGAAAATCAGAACGTTCTTGTGGATGATATTACCACTCCTGTCGAGGGTGTGAACAACGCCTCCCTACCGGGGCCTTACTTCCGAGTTAACCAGTTAGACCAGCCCACCGCCTGGGAACTCTCTCAATTTAGCCATCTATCCAGCGGTAAGGCCATTCCGGGGACACCTCAGCAGACTGGTGCCGGAAGCTAATCCAATCATTCGGCTATCTGGAGCTATTTTGAGAGAACTATGTCCTACGACTTTGATGTGCGCCTATCCCCTTGCAACCACCTTCAGGTGAAGGAGAGGATGACTGTTGATTTGACAGACCTTCGAACTCTGCTTTACGCCAGTCCTAATCAATATCAGGATGCGGTTCATATCAGAGGAACGGTTGCGGCGAAAGCCTCAGTAAAGTTGTTCATCTCCGGTATTGAAGTGCCCCAGAGCCACCCTCAATACGGTTGGGATGTGTGGCCAGATACCTCATTTCCCGCCTCAGCACAGCTTTCGAAAATTATGTTTCGACAACAGATGCGGCTGACTAACCCGGTGATTGAGATACAGTATATTACTATCGCGGCCTATTGTTTGAAGTGCAATGGGTTTAGTAAAGTGAACGATTACACAATCGCTCAGAATGGCTCGTTCTTACACGTTTGGGAGTTCTATAAACTTGTCCAACGGATATACAAGTTTATTTTGACCTCAAACTGCATATTCTACCCTGCCTTTACTTCCCAACTAAAAAATTTCATTGGGCAGAAATTCTTAGGGACGGAAGACGACATTTCAAATGAGTGTTCGAACGCACTGGACAATTTGAAGCGGATCCAGTTAGCTCAAAAAAACATACAAGTTTTATCCCCCCAGGAAGTGTTGAAAAACATCGAGAGTATTAGCTCAGTGAGAAATGCCGAAGACCCTACAATCATTACAACAAATATGATGGTTTCTTCTTACGGAACCCCCCGTGCGACCCCACTGAGTTTTACGTTACAAACCACGAACAACAATATCCAAAATTAAGAGGTCGAGAATGACAGTCATACCGCAAATTACCCTGAGTCCACTGATCCTCATCAGCCCTACGATGGAGGGCCAAGAGCTTGGTATTGACACGAACGGGATAGATATGGTCTACCAAGCCTCCACAACTGTTCAGGCCGTAACCGTATCGATTGAGGGAGGTAATTTCACTTCTTTAACCCCCACCTTAATGGCTGGTTATAACAACTTCACTGTAAGCATCACAGGGATAACCCCTTCGTCCTCTGTCATTCAAGTGCTGGCAGTGGGGACGAGCTACAACCCTGCGGAGCCACCAATGACTGGGCCTTACTACGCGACTCCCACTTCTTCATTTGGGCTAGTGTACACTGGCCTCTCTGGATCTCTCCCTGTGCTTAACCCCCCATCGGGCGTCAGCACCTATAATGGGCTGAATCAGGCACAATTAGAATGGGTGCTCCCCACAACTCCCGGCCTTCTAGGTGTTCGAGTCCAATACAGCACTGATTCCACTGGGGTGAATGTTCCTTATCAGCAATATGGGCCGCTGGTAACTCAAATTACCAGGGCTGCCAACAACGTTACTAATTCTGAAACCTCAACAGCGGTTATAGGAGATCAGACCACCATCACGACCGTGGACACCACCATCCCTGTCAGCTATAGTTCAGTCATATTCCCGCAATCTATCGCCGGAGGAGCCAACTTTTTCTATGCGGTCCTCTCTACCGTAGTGCAGGATCCAATAACCAACACGGTATATGAGTCCAATTTCAACGGTCCATTCCAACTCGGGTTTGTTGATCTGCGTCAAGTAAACCCCTATGACTACCAGTATCTCCAACAGAAAGAGGACATCGCCTCTAGACTGATTAGCTCAGCGATGGCTAACTACCCACAGCTTGATCTAACTCCTCGGTCTGAACTTAGAGACCTTCATATCGATCCAATCAGCCTGGAGCTATCTCAGCAATCCGTTAGAGAGTGGTTTGGTAGGTGCTCACAATCCATCAGTGCAGTGGCAACGATTGATGATTATGATGGAGATGGAGTTTCTGACCCATTTAACACCAGCCCTTTCAAATCCCAAATCGCTACCGCATGGAACTTATCTGCCTCTAATACCCAGCTTCTGATTGATAAGCAATTTGACATCTTGGGAGAGAGGGCCGGAATCACCAGAGGTGGGGCCACCCGATCTGTTGCGATGATGACCCTCTACACCTATTCCAAACCCACCACACAAGTTACGTTTACCCAATCTGCAATGACCTTCTCTGCCGCTGGAAATAGCCAGTCCCCAGCGGTAAATTTTGCTGCGGTGGGGTCAGCAGTTGTGACTTTGCAGAGTATCAATGCGATCTATAGCTCTGCAAATAATTGGTGGAGCGTGGATGTGCCAGCAGAATGTACAGTCACTGGCTCCATCGGCAATGTGGGGGCGGGGGCAATCTCTCAGGCTTCTGGTCTTCCCTCCGGATGGCTTTGTATTAATCAGGGACCAGCCACATACGGCACTGATCAGCAATCCAACTCATCCTATGCGGTCATGATTAAAAATCGTCTGGTTGTGGGTGTGGATAGTGGTAGCCGGTTAGGGTATCTGAACACCACTCTGGCTACTCCAGGAGTCATTGGAGCGAATGTTGTGGCGGCGGGTGATGTGGAAATGGAACGAGATTGGCTCACTCAGCCCACATTGGCCGGTGGAGGAAAACACATCTTTGGTTGCGTTGATATCTATGTCAGAGGTATAACGGACTCCCAGCAGGCGGATGGACAAGTGTTCTCTTGGGGGAGTAGCTCCTCAACTTATAGAAGTTTCACCAGCTACACTCCTCTGCAAATTTCTAATAAGAGTCTTTTGGCGATTAAGCCTGCTTCTACGCTTTCGGGGCTTATCTACACCCCAATCGAAATCGTTGCTACACAGGGGACGAACCAGATTTTCTTTGGTGTTCAGACCTGTAAAGTAGATCCAACAACCAACACCATGTATTTAAACCCCACGGAACTTTGCTATCAACTTACCAATGTGGGTGGGGCGAATGAACAGTACCAGATATTTCAGCTTAATGGTGTGAACGCCACCAATCAGATGGTCATTAATTACCTAAATCCGCAGGCACCCAATGTCTCAGTCGTCGGATGGTTGAGGATGCAGACCCCACTTCAGTGCTACCCCACGGCCCAACCTGTTTCCACAGTCTATAGCGTAGTGGGAAATGGGGACAGCGGGACTTTATCACCTCTGGGAGTTCGGTTAATTCACAGCCAGGATCCACTGCTTAATGGGTTTTCCAATAAAGCAAATGATATAGTTCAGATTGACACCACGGCTAACGCCACCTACCCAAACATTACCCCAACAGTGCTCTCTACCATGCCTGGGCTGGCTCCTGGTTCACGAGTTCCATTCGCTTTTGTGACAAATGGACCAACTATCGAGCCTATTGATACCGACATGCAGGTGAGTCTTGATAACCAAGGTCGTGTGTACGGCATCAATTCCGTAAGATCCGCAGACCTGAGCACCGTTTACAAAATAAATGTAGACTATGCGATTATCCCAACAGGGATCCCTTCCTATTCTGGCAACCCTTCAATTTCTAGCCCTCAGATCGCCCCTACGTGTAACTATAATGCTTACAGTATTCAGTGGCTCCCCTCTGGAAGCATCCCTCTGGGTCAAGAGTTGCTGATCGGATACAATAAATATACTCTCCATGAATACTGCACTCTTGTTACCGGAGAATCACAAACACTTACTGGGTCAACTCCTGCCCCACTTGCAAATCCAGGGTTTATTAAGAACGTGTGGACTCCAGAGTCTTATGGGTACACCGTTATCTCCATGGACTCAGCTTTAGCGTCAGCGTTTATTCCCAAGCAAAATCGGTATATCAAGGTTACTTACGACAATGGGTCGGGTCCGACCGTAATGGTGGAAGGGCAGGACTATACCCTCACCATTGACCAGAACACCTATCAGGCGTATGTAGCTAGGATCCTTACGGGACGGATTCCTGATAAATCCTCTGTGCTGGTGTCCTACTTCTACAACGAAATGTTCTCGGTGACGACTGGCTACCCAGGCTATATTGAGCAAGTGGCAAATGCTATCGCCCAGACCAAGAATGCCGGGGGAGATGTGTTGATTAAACAAATGATGGCCAATGCGGTGGACATCATCCTATCGGTAGAACTCAACCCAAACGTAACTCCGGTGGCCATGGATGGCCAAATTCGAACTGTGCTAGGAGTGGTGTTAAGTAACGCCAGTTCAACTGTCACCCAGTCCGAAGTGATCCGACAGGTGAAGTCCATTCCTGGAATTGCAAATGTCATTGTTCCACTGACAAAGTTAGCCAAATCCGATGGATCTTATGACGTTGGGGTTATTATCCCATCTGGCACCACTTGGATTCCCATCACGCAGGACACCACTTTAGGCAGCCTTCCCTTCGCCGCTAACACATGGATCACTTCGACTGCGACCAAAGTCCTTCCCGACCAGACCATCCCATCTGGGGGTCTACCAGACGCCTACGTTGGAATGCTGTATGAGGGGGATCAGTTCAGACGGGCAAGTAGCATTATGGATTTGGTGACTAACCCTCCGACTAGCACCACCGATTTGGACGGAGCTTTTTATATCATCGGTGTGGGGGATCAGATCAACTCTATCACCCCTATTCCCTCAGTCTATGAGGGTTGTATCATCGCCACCTTCCCCTCCTACCTCTCGAACATCACTAAGAGTATTACTCCAAGCGGGTTCAGCTACAAAGTAACCTATCAGGCTTGGCGTGAGGGTGGGTATCGAGACATCACTCTTAGCTCAACAGAGTATCTTACCCTAGGCAGTGTCACCATTGATTATATAACGTCATGAAGCGTGGAAATAGCCTAAGAGTTCTTATGGAAAAGGGCCTTCTGAGTGAGAGGCTAAAGGCCATTTTAGACTCTTATTTCACGTATGAGTGGGGGTGGATGAGCACCTTTCCAGACACTGCTAAAGTGAATCATATTTTCAGTGGGCACGTAACCATAGCCAGTAAATTCATACAAGGCAAAGGAATGGAGACGGTCAAGAAAATTCAAATACCTTCAAAAAACGGGAAGGTATTTCTAATAGAAGCCCTAAAACAAGCCTACATGCAGCCGTATCTAGTGGTGGCGTTGTATAGTATGACAGACATGCTGAAAAATGGAAGTTCTACAATGACTGGACTTAGGTGGGAAAAGAGCGTTCCTTCAGAAGTTTTTGTGTTTCATCTGGATGAATCAAAAAACGTAGAAGGTGAACAGATCCTATAGTAGGACTTTTCGATACTTCTCTGAAGGTAACGATGGCAAATCCTGACCAACTCTACAACCAAACCCGAGATGCCCTGATCCAATATGAGGATTCAGAGTTCACCTACCTGCTAGGCAATGTCCCTAATTTTTACATCAGCCAGACCGATCAGACCATTTGGGGCTCTCTGCTCCGTAATGTAGCTACCGAACTGGCCCGTCTTGAATACGCGCACACCTATGATATCATTGGGAAAAATCCGGCTAACCTGACACCCCCAGATGCAAAAAGACAATGGGGGGACGTTCTTTTTATTAATCGCAACTCCCCTTATCCTGGGCAGTACGACCTAGACTACTCAAATCTTGTAGTGAACCTGATCAAAGCATTCCAAACTGGGTGTCGGGTAGTCACACTAGAAAATATCATACAAGCCTATACGGGACAGAGCATTGTCGTCCAGGAACTCTACCAATTAATTGGTAATGGGGTCTATGACGCAACAGATCGTAATACCTTGCAAATTTCCGTTCAAGTGGCCGGAACGGCTCCAGGCTCTATTATCAACGTAGCTTCTGAGACTGCCACCATTTCCGGAACCATCAGCACTTTACAAACCATCACAAACGACCTTTACACCGCAATAGATTTAGCAAAGCCTGCACACGTGGGCCTTAACTTGTCAGCTATTTTTGGGCAAGATGAACACATTGGAGACTATGTATATGGCCGCTATGGTATTGATGACTCTTTGACAATTATCGCATCTATGGTAGAAGACCTCCCATTCCCACTCCCTCTCTATCAGGCCCCCTCTTTCGACTCCGATTCCCCGGATACCGGTTTGGCTAGCACTGACACGGATAGCAACGAGTACAACTCCTTCGTACAGGCATCCTCTGGGGCTCCTCCGCTCCAGGAAACATACACGCTTGCTGAGTTCAATACCTATAGCACTTATGCTAAGGGAAACATTGTTCCAGTTGGTAACCAGCCTCCATTCCCAGGTGAGATCGGACCTACTTTGGTCGTTTGGGAAGTCTCAGATGACAATCTTGACATCATGGATATGGACTAATGGATGCCGACCACTTTTATCGAATTTTATATAAGCTGCATATAAATGGGTTAAGCAAGAAATTTACGGATTCGCTGCTTAAGAATTACTCTCACATCCCTAAAGCTGCCTTCAGTTATGCGATTACGAATGAAATTCCTTTTCCAGAAGGGGAAGCTGCAATTGCGACTAATGGAAGATACAGCTATGAGTATGCTGCTTTTTGTTTAAACAATCAGCGGTTCCCAGCCGGTGAAGATGCGATCATTGACGGAGTGTCTCATATTTACGATTATGCTCGTGATGTCCTAGGACATAGCTGGCCCGAAGCTGAGAAGATGCTGTTTTCTGGAAAAAATGATGAAGTTGCAGCAGAATACTTTGAAGAGTATATAGGTAAAGAGGGCTGGGAAAACCCAACCAATGAACTAAGAGACTGGATGATTCGACAGTTTGGAGAGTGTGCGGAATGTGGAGGACCCCTCCCAACCAGCCGGAGAGATTGTTATTCGGATAGTGAGGGGTTTGATACCTACTGTTCAGAGGACTGTGCCATTAGGGCAAGTGAGCGTTTAGAATGGGATCAGGTGGATTTAGAGGTAGAAGATGCTATGACCTCTGCCAAACCAGATATAACTACGGAAGAAATAGAGAAGGCTCAGCAGTATATTCGAAGACATGGCTACTCCGGAGACCTCACTGAATATCTGATTGAAGAGGGCTTTCTGCCAGAGGGAGAGTAGGCTCAGGCTCAAACTCCCCGACTATGGGTATCAATATTGAGAGTGTGAGCATGAAGAGAGCATTTGTCCTACCTGAGCAGGGTGTCATTAATATCTATTTCATCCGAGATGAGCGGCCCCGAATCCAGTGGCTGATTGACTTGGGTATTCCTCGATTTTCAGTATTCATGCTAGAACTCCCTATCCCTTTGGACAACCCAGGACACACCCAGATTGTATTTCATGAAGGGACTGCACTTATCCTAGAACAAATCAAGGCTTTCTTATCCGAGACTGAGTTCGGAGAGGATGCGGGGGTCATCAAGGCGATGATGCAGGCTATCAAGCAGACCGAGATCGACTTCTACGGAACTGAATTGATGTACGGTTATGAAATCCTGTTCCCTTTGAGCCAGCAATTCTACGATCTAGTTCATGAGCGAATTGTCAATCAGAAGACGGCCAGTGAAGACTCTGGTGCATGGAGCAGGCTTTATGATGATAACGTCAGTGATGAAGAGTTCTTAGAACGTCATGCAGGACGGGAAGAGGGCATCTCCAAATCTGTTTGGAGAGCACCGGACACAAATAAGCGTATGATGGTGGACCTGGGCAAACCAGTGCAGAAACGAGATAAACAGGAATTAAATGACGCTCGTAAGATAATCGACCGCTACAAGCAGACCATCTACAAGAGCACCCCAGGCCCTTTGTTCGTCATCCTATACGACCGCAATGGGCTTCCACGAGGCGTTAGTCGTGTAACCAATAAGGGACTGACCAAATGGGCCGATGGCTCTGAAGTACCTAGGGAACTTTTAACTGCATTGATTGACATCTTTGGGGAACAGGACGCCGATCAAGTCAAAGTGGCTGAAGAGAAGCCTAAAAATATCCCAAAGGATCTGCTCAAAAAACTTCCCGGCATTCACGAAATATCACCAGAAGGTCAGGATGAAGGGGAGGGGGATAACAATTGGGAGGAGCCTAATGGCTACTCTCAGACCGTCAGGGATCGCTTAAAGCTCCTGAGAGAGCGAACCGGAATGGAGCTTCCAGTTTTAGGGGAAGGGTCTTCCCGTATGGTCGTCGGGGTAAATGAACATGTTGCAATCAAGCTAGCGATCAATCAGCCCGGTGTGGCTCAGAACAAAGCCGAACTCAGAATGTATGAGAAGGTTGAGGATTGCACTATTATCACTCGCATTTTTTACTATGATACTGAGTTTCACTGGCTCGTAGTTGAGCGAGTCCTAAGAGGGGCCACCTATTCAGATTTCGAACGATATGGAGCAACCGACGCCTACAACTTTTGTAAAAAAGTAGAGCGTGGGGGAACAGAATTTCTTACAGATAGGCAGGCAGTGAAATCTCTTCAGTTCTTATGCCAGACACTTGGTGTTAAATGGTGGGACATTGATCGAGAGAGCCAGTGGGGGCTGGTCGAACGTAGGGGTGAGCGGTATCCGGTCTTGGTAGACTACGGACTTGATGAAGAGGTGGCCCGACAACACTACAGCAGCAAACTTGCCGCAGGGTGGGGTAGTTTCATCAATGGTGAATACTGGGTAGATGGCGACTCAGCGAACAACTATGCAGAATGCAGTGGAGACGGGGACTATACCCACGAAACCTATGCCAGAGAACAGATTCTCAATGACAAGTGGGACCAAATTCTTAGTGCTTGTCAGCGTCATCTTCAGGAGGCCCACGAAGAAGAAGATGACAACAACCCAGGAGAGGTGGAGGAAGAGTGGCGAAAGCTCCATGCGATGAAGTATGGGGAGCCTGACTTTCCAATGGAAGATGTGTTCTTTACCCTCATCTGGGGCTATGTTTCGTTAGAAGAGTGCGATGCCATCTTCAATGGTGAATACGACATGTTCAAGAATGAGGTTCGGGAATTCTTCATGCGATTCTACAACCAGATCCGGGTCGTGGACAAAAATTTCGAAGTGTGGAAACTCACCCCTCGAAACCTTGACACCATCATCGATTGGGTATTTAATGAGAGTGGGCTGGATGAATCCGACTTAGCTCAGATGAAGGATGAGGTTTATATTGAGCAATACGAAGGTGGCAGAAAATACGCAGGGATTCCAATTGGGGAGCTTCTAAACATGAAGAACCCAGGCGAAGTTTGGCGTTATCAAGGAATGACCGTGGCCTCGAAGCAGGCTGCGATGGTTGAACTTCCACACGATAAGGAAGTCAAGCTCCCCCTCTACATGCTGAAGAAACTCAAACAAATGGCCCAAAAGTTTGATCCCCAGGCTGACTTCCGCTTTGTCGGGGGCTGCGTACGTGATATGCTCCTGGACCGCAAACCAAAGGATTTCGATGTCGTCACCAACACCACGGCTGACACTTTACAGAAGATGGGTTTGGAGAACGTGGGAAAGGCTTTTCCTGTCTACCTCTACCATGACCCCACGTATGGCCAGATTGAAATCGCTGTGGCTCGTTCGGAAGAAAAGACTGGGGTGGGGCATAAGGACTTTGATATCGTTCCAACCGGCAATTTCGAAGGAGATATGGTTCGCAGAGACCTGAATGTGAACGCCATGATGGTGGATGCGGATGGAAAACTCTTCGGCCCCACTGAAGCCCTACAGAACATCAAGGACAAGACCCTCCAGAATGTCAGTGAGAAGTTCGCTGAGGATGCGTTGCGCGTTTTCCGAGCCGCACGATTCAGTGCTCAGTTTGGGTCAGAGTGGAGGGTCAGTCCCCAACTGGTGGACATGATGCACCGGATGCAACCTGAACTTCAATATCTTCCGGCTGATCGTATCAGGGAAGAAACTAAACGTGCGCTGGTCGGTAAAGTTCCCATGCGCTTCTTTGAAGTGCTGCGTGAGGGGGGTTGCCTGGAACCCTGGTTCAGCGAGTTCGATCAAAACTGGAGTCAAATAGCTGAATCGGTCAACTACGGTCATCAGAATGGCTGGGATTTTGACTTGCAGATCGTTGGGATTGAATCACAGCTTCCCATTCCGGATAGCCTGAATAACCGGCTTGGTCTGTCGAATCAGATCAAGCAGGCGGCTCAGTTTGTTAAAAAAAATAGGGGGAATATTAAACAAGCCAGGGCTCTTCCTAAAGAAACAGTAGTTGGGATCGTTCAAAGCGGGGTTAGAGGTGCGTTTGAGTTCGTGCAGCTACTGGACTGTGCGTTGCTCGGGACTAACCCAGACTCCAAGGACTTCTTACTCAAATGTGCGGAAGCCATCAAGGGCACCGATATGACAGGAGTGACAAGCCGCAATGAGGCTACAGAACGTTTGGTAGGGGCCATTTCAAAGGTCGGACACTCTAAGAGAGCTATGTCAGCACAGCAGGCAGTAAATGAGGCTGTAAAATTGATCACTCAAGAAGAGATCAAGCAGCCCAAACCGTGGCAAACTCCGCAATTTAGAGCGTGGTTTGGAGACTCCAAAGTCGTAAATAAGGATGGAACCCCCAAGCGCGTCATGCATGGAACCACTCATGAATTCGATCAATTTTCCTTGCACAATGCATTTGAGGAAGGCTGGTATGGCAAGGGGTTTTATTTTACAGATTGTGAAAAGGATGTGGAGAACTACGCTTCCTTAGAGGGGCCAGATCTCACGGCCAGGATAGAGTTGGTCGCTGAGCGTCTAATGGATGACGGGGGCGACTGGGAAGAGAGCATGGGAGAGGAGCATGAGGACAACTCAAAGAGTATCCGTGAGTTAGCTCATCAAAAAGCTCAAGAAATGATTGCTGGGAAGCATCACGGGACAGTTTACCTCACCTATTTGAAGATGGAGAACCCTGTTATTGTTACCCCCAACGGAGGAACCTATCTTGGGGGGGACAGTGGATCTGACCCAGAGAACGAGGATGAATGGCTAGATGGCCCCGAAACCACCAAGCTATACGAGGCGATTCAGGCTGCTTGCTCACAGTTTGGCCTAAATGAGAAACGTATCTGGGATAGCCAACTATCTGATAGGCTGTTGGAAGGCTGCACAGCTTACGAGTTTGAAAAAGACTTACGGGAGAATGATGAAACTTTAGATGCAGAGGGGGGAGCGGGTCCAGTGATATCCGCCATCTATGAGGCTATGGGGTTTGATGGGATCATTATGGATGCTAAGGCTCAATTCGGAAATGGGAATACGGGGATGAAGATGTCTCCTAAGACCCGCCATTACATCGTATGGAACCCCCGTCAGGTTAAGTCGGCTATAGGGAACAAAGGGACGTTTGACCCCTCCAGTCCCCTGCTAACGGCTGCGGTAAAGCCTAGAACGCAGGGTGGAGGATTGAACGTAGATCCTGTAGAACAGATAGTTGATGAGGAAACCCCAGAGAAAGAGAAGACCACCCCTCTGACTCAGGAGGAAGAGGATATGGCTAAGTCGCTGGCGGATAAGCGAATCAGCCCTGCGGCTCCAAGCAACGTGCTTAAGCCCGGTGCGATTGATCCGCATAGTCATGCCCAGAGTCAGCCCGACTTGAAAAAAATGATGGAGAACGAAAAGTTCGAGTTCAACGTCAACCTAGCGGTAGACAACTATCCTAACTTCAAATACATGCGAGAAGGTCGCTATAAGCAATTTGATGCTCATGAGAAGGCTGAGGAAATCATCAATCACATGGCTGCAAATTTGATTTGGCTCTATAAGACCTGGGATAAGGCCCTGTCAGATAGAGCCAAACTCTGGTATGTAGGGGGTAACCGTATAATCCATCGGTGGGCTGATAAGTTCCATCTAGACCCGCATAAAGTGGCAGCAGTGATTGCCGCTCTATCCCCACAGGCACATTGGTTCCAGAATGTTACAACCGCAGAGCGTACCATCGAAGCCTTGGTAGAACTCAAAGACTTCCGCTGGGATTGGAAGATGGACCGTGTGGCCCTGCATCGTAACTGGACCCCTGAAGACTTGGAAGATGAGATGAAGGAATCGGTCAAAGTCGGAGAGGCTGCGGAGAAGAAGAAAAACAAAAAGGAGAGTGCCAAGAAAGAGAAAGAGCCCAAGATCAAGTGGTCCGCAGCACTGGCTATCCCCCTGCTTCGTGGCAAGACTCTGAATGAAGTAATGACCGAAAACAGTCCCGAATCAGGCCGAGAGTACTTAGCCTCTGTGTGGATCAGGGCCTGGGCCGAAGGGCACACAGATAACAAACTCCGTGAAGTCACCCCAGAGGGGAACTTTGGGGACTGGTTTAAGACTGGAAAGGCTGACGCCAAAGTCCGTTGGACATCCTTCGCTGCCATTACCAAAGCTGTCCGGATTTTAGAGTCTAACTCTGTCAACGATATCTCTAAATTGGTTGGGACTAACCACAAGGTTCGCTCATTCTATAACAATCTCATCGCCCCTATGGCGGATGAAGGGGATGTAACAATTGATACCCATGCAGTTGCTGCCGCTCTTATTCGTCCGCTGAGTGGAGCTTCTGTAGAGGTGGCTCATAACTTTGGCAGTGGGTTTACCCCCAAAAAGGATAAGAACGGCAAAATTTGGGTTTGGGATGAGGATGAGGGGGAGTATGTCGAGGGGGATCCTGATGCAGAAAAGATCCCAGGACCAAGCAACAGTTCAATCACCGGCCTCAACGGACTCTATGCTCTTTACGCTGAGGCATACCGTAGGGCCGCGAAAGATCCTGCGGTGGGGGTTCTACCCCGCGAACTCCAGTCGATCACCTGGGAGGCTGTGAGAGCCCTTTTCAACCCGGCTGACAAACGGGACAAGAAGTTCATACGTATGGCAAACGAGATCTGGGCCTCGCACGATCCAGAGGATGGAGGGCTCAATGCCGAACAAGCTAGGGAAAAAATCACCGCTGTTATCAAAGAACGAAGAGGTGGAAAAGAAGTCTTCGAAACCCCAAGTTGGATCGGATCCGATCCTGAGATTCATGGAGACGCACAAGGTTCCTCTTACAAGAGAGGCTTATCTGGGTCTGGCATACCCGGATCACAAGCCGGGGGCATTACTCCCACCGGAATTGGAGGCGGAGCTTCCCGAAGAACTTCGAGAAAAATAAACTCCCCACTGCTGATGAAGATTGGAGCCCTGACGTTCAAACATGAGCACAGAGACTACCGATATGGACAGAACTACTTCGTCTTGTTTGCTTTTAACGGCAAGTTCTGTGTGGGTGAGATTCGCTACTCAGTTTATGAGGACGGCCCCTATATTGATAACATTGATGTAGGGAACCATGTTCTAACCAATCTAGAAACAAAAAAGCTCATGTCAGAACGGTTGCGTAAGGCAACTGATCCAACAGAGTATGTGGGCCATGAGATGCTCAAGTATTTACAAAAACTCTATCCGGATAAAGACCTTGGGGTGAGACATGCCGATGCCGCTAAGGGGCTAGATTTTGATGAAATGGAAACTGAATATGCCCCTCTGATGGATGAAAAAGAGGCGCTGACTAAAGAGCAACAAAACATTGACCAAGCTCTAGAGGAAAACTCCAAAAGGAACGTAGCTTATCAAGACTGGGAGGATCATTATAAGAAACTCATGGATCGTTGGAATTGGATTGACGACAGGCTCTACGAGATTGAGCAGGCTCTGAACGTCTACCCCACTCCGGTAAGACAGAAACGTCTTATCAGAACAACATAATTCGCAACCCTCTATTGAACTGTTTGGAGCCCCACATGTCTGAAGTCATCACTCTTCTTGCCTCTCTGGCTTCTCCGTTGATCCGTAAAGAGGCTATCAGCGAGAGGAAAATTGAGTTTCTATCCGGACCCACCCGTTACGGCCCGAAGCTCTATCACTACGTAACCACCCATAATCTGGTCAATCTGATGGATGAAACTCTGGGTGAAGAAGCAGAACAGAAAGAGGCGAAAAAGCAAAATGAGCAGATGCTTAATGCAAAATACGCTCAGATTCTGACTCAAATTGCAGCGGCTGACCCCACGGACGGGATCAACAAGAATGACTTTACTGAGTGGCTGTTGAAGGTCTGGTTGGCCATGGATGATGCGGCACGAGGTCACTGGGGTGAGGATACGGCAAATATCAAACAGAGCCTCACGGACTTTGTGGATCTTCGCAAGAGCCCGGAATGGAAAAAACAGGAGCTACCCACTGATTTGAATCGATTCTCTGATCTGGCAAATCTTAGAAGCACCTTGACAAAATTTAACTCCGCCTCAGATATCTATACTCTTCCTGAGCTAAGCCCAGAAGGGGCAACGATCATCTACCAGGATAAGACATATATTTTGTGGCAAGTAACCAGTGCAAAAGATCTGACCGCTTTATCTCGCTTCCCTGAAAACAACCCACCCGCATGGTGTACCAACGATGAGGGCACTGCTGCACGTTACCTTTCTTCTGGTCCGGACTATGTGGCTTATAAGAATGGAGACCCATTCTTTCAGCTTGACCCATCAGAAGATGAGCACCACGATAAATCCAAAGCTCAGTTTATGAGCCGCAACAATACACACATGTATGGGACTAAATTGATGAACCCAGAGTGTGCGGAACTGATTGAAAAAGCCCTCGCACATGGAAAAATGAATGAGAGGGCCAGAGAAGACCTAACTAAGACAATGGGATGTTACCAAGTTCCCAATTTAAATGACGCAGAGACCTTCTCCTACCTGCAAGAATACGTAATGGTTAATGGCGGAAATATAAAAAAGGATAAAAAGTTTCTGGATGCAGAAGAAAAATATGTTCGCCCCAGATATGAGCTTTTAGAGCCTGATGAGCTTCGGGAACTGTGTAACCGTTATGCTCGTACCGGAGAGGCGGTCGCCCCTTACTATGAAGCCAACAAAAATGTGACTGAAATATCCAAGAAAATTGATAATACAAAATCTTACACTGATTTTGTAAAATCAATGAGCACTCCAGACACAGACCCTAACCATCTCACACCCGCAGAGTATGGGTTGGCTTTTAGAATTGACCCGTTGTTTAAGAAGGTATTCAACCTCTTCTCCAAAGAATACGATTGGGATGAGAAGTTTGCAAAATTCAGAGCGGCTGTCAAAGAAGGAAGCGAAAAAGCTGTGAACGAGGGGGAGGCCCTAGTTAACCTTCTGAATAGCAAGTTCCCCAGCAGCACTTACAGCTATGATAGAAGCGATGGAAATGTCACTGGGTTCACCATCCAACTAATGGGGGGGTATGGGGCTCATGGGATGCAGACCAAGGATTTCACTAGAAATATGGCGGTTCAACCTTATATCAAAATGATCAAGAACATGTTCCGGCCCTTTGTCAATCAGGCTTGGGAGAAAGCTGTTGAACAGGCTAAGGCAGAGCCAGATTACGGTGTTGCACACCAGCTGCTGAAGGATGCGGGGGACACATACAAGCGTAGAGTATCGGGAGATGGGGGGGCAGAGGAACGCGCACAGGCGGCTGTCAGACAAGCTCTGAAGGATATCGAAATCCCAGCTAGGGAGAAGCTGGATGCAGCCTTAGCTGGGTTCACCAAGCTCAAGGAGGTGGCAACTTACGGACGAGAGAACTTCCTAAATGGTAGTCCCTTTAAGATCAGAAAAATTCCCTCTTGGGCACAGCCCTCCTTTGAGAAGAAGATCACAGAGATTGAGCTTCTTACTGAGAAAGCCATGGAGGACAAGCTCCAGAAAGTGGACAGAGGTGAAGTTAAGATTCGTACCACTCCAAAGCGTGAATATGAATTCTGGAAAGATAATCATCGGGATAAGGATCTTCCAGACCCAACGGACAAGGTGCTGGAGTGGGTCATCAACTCTCCTTCGTTTGATGATAACAACATCATGGACGCACTGATTGAAATGAAGAACATCTCTGCGGTCGGTGAGGCTTGGATATTGCAGAAGGCACGTTATATCGGATCATGGAGACTAGACAAATACATGGAGAAGTTCCATCCAAAACGATGGCCGGAATTGGAAACGGCGTATCCGGCTATTCTCGATGATGATGATTATGTCAATCGAGTATATGAAAAGAATGAGCGAATTCCTCGTCAGGAAGAGGCTATTCTGGCCGGAGTCGGACGAAGGAGAGGCGTCAGCAGTGCTATTGCATACATCAAAGAACGAATGAACAGTAAGCCATGGCCTGAACTTGAAAAAGCGGTAGCGAAGGAGTTCAAGAGCCGAAAGTGGTCTGAGAGCTTCTATGATGGTCCAGGAAATATAGCTGGGGAGATTCTTGAGTATATCGCTGAAATTAAAAAGAGTCGCTGGAAAGATATCGAAGAGAAAATGTTTGAGAACCAGGATTGGGGATATAAATACCTCTTCCAGGTGTTGGGGGCTGATGAGGCTTCTAAACGTATCCGTAAGCTATTGGATGAAGAGAGTGAGACGCTTCCTAGGGGGGAGAAACAATCTCGACTCCATCAGGTTCTATTCGCCAAAGTAATATCCTATAAGGAGTCCGTATGATAGGCAATGACAAAATGACTATTCCAGTAAAAGGTTATATTCGAGTATTCGAAGAGGCCAATCCGAAGAACATCATCTTCGAAGAGCATAATGTGATATGCCTGAATACGCAGTATCTGTTCGCTAGAATGATGGCCAATATCGCAGATCCGGTCGCCGGGGTCTGGGGTCTTGCGATTGGGGCGGGTGCGCCAGACTGGCCACTCAACAATCAACCGGATGCGTTGCCCACCCAGCAGAACATCATCACTCCCATCCTTCGTAAGCCCTGCCGCTACATTCAGTTCGTGGATGTGAACCTGAATGTTATTCCGAGTGGGGGGTTCTCCAACATAGTTGATTTCCAGACTATTCTGAACGCGACAACTGATAGCATCAATACCCCCATCAGAGAGCTAGGGCTCATCGGTGGAGGCAGCACTGCTTCGTCTACAAACCTTCAGGTAGCCCCCTTCTTCAACAATGCCACTCAGTCTAGTATCAACGATACAAACACGGCCCTCCTGATCAATTACAAAACTCTCCCGCCCCTGGTGCTTCCAGCCGGAATCAATTTCATCATGAGTTGGGTCTTGACATTCTAAGAGGCCCAAATGCCATCTTCATTATTAACCAGACAAGCCATTCTGATTGACGCAGCCGCTTCAGCAAATAGACAGCAGGCCCTATTGGATAAGTATCCCGTGGACCGAGCGGAGGTGGAGCAACTTGCGAATGTTGACCCTACTCCTAATGGCACCTACACGGAGTTCCTTGTCAGAGAATTCACGAAGAGGCGGTTTGGTCTCAATCGGATGGCTCTGGATGAAGCACATGATGCGTTGGTTAAATTCAATCGACTGAAGAACTCACAAGAGTTTCGAAATATGCCCAATACCCATACGGATATTTTGGCCTATGATTACCACACATTCTTAGCCCAAATGGCAGAAGCAGGACGGGCACAGCTATCAAAAAATGAGCAAGAACGAGAACTAAAGCGCAGAAGGCAGAAATATTTAGACGAGGGCTGTGAGTTGTTGACCGAGCAAAGAGGGTATGCCTTCTTCAAAGTCACCACTCCAGAGGCGGCAGTCCTGATGGGCCAGGGCTCTCACTGGTGTACAAAAGATGAGGCTACCGCACGTAATTATTTGCGCCGTGGGCCACTCTATGTGATAACTCAAGAAACTGAGGGGGGAAATTACGGATCAGACCGTTACGCTCAGTTCTCTATTCCCAGTAGTGCCTATGATATTGCTGCATTCGAATGTCAAGATGTGGACGGAAATGACTTCGGGAGTAAGGAGGCTGGGGATCGCTGTTACTACTTTAGTAATAAAGACTATTGGTGGCTTGTGGAAGTGCTAGAAAACTATGATGAAGTCCTGACCTTCTGGGTAAAAGAGGGATACGTTTTTAATGATTATGATAATATGCGCTATCTCGAACAATGCTCAGAGTGCGGAAAATATGTGGATGAGAACTCAGAAGATTTATATTATACAGATGATGGGACTTTCTGCTGTAGAAGCTGCTTCTTAGCTCATTACGAAAACAAAATTGAAGAAGAAGTGCATCGTCTGTATCACCCAGACTTAGAAGAGCATGACAAAATTGCAGCGGAAATAGAATTTTACATCAATAGCCCTGAATCCCCAGAGCATAAATACTTTGCTCTAGTGGATCAAGCCAAGCAGGTTGAATACCCAGATACCGAAAAATGGGGGTTTGCCACCCAACTTTCTAATGCAAGGGGCTGTGCTACCGTCTCGCAAGAGAAAATCGATAAGATGATACCGGGCGTTAGAAAAGAAGACGGAGAGCGAGTTTACAAGCATTTGAAGGGGCTGATGGACCAGCTTAAGGATGAGGATGACTTGATTGAGGCAGCCTTTGACTATGTGAAAGAAGAGTTTGCTCCGGAAAATATGGATGTGGCTGAAATTTTACGCGAGGGGGGCTACATAGACACCCAGCCTAAAAATAGCTCTCTGTTGAAGAAAGCTCGTAAAAACATTGGGGCCACCCTCACGGAAGAGCCAGAACAGGCCGATATTCTCACCAATTACCCAGTCCCTCAAGATATTAAAACCGCATCTCTAGCCTTAAAATCTGAATTTGAAAATTACAAACAAGGACGAAAAGGGACACTGGAAAACGGACTTGTTGACTCTTTTTTGAAGGGGTCTGAAGTCTGGAAAAAGTTAGCGACTGCTCTTAACTCTCAAAACAGACGACTTGTCTTACAGGAACTAAGCCGCGAGGGAATCCAAAGAGGACATGCCAATGTCAGACACAGTTCGCAAATGGGTGATGGAGATCCAAGACGATGAGGACATGATCCGTATCCTTCTAGTGGGGGAGCGGCAGGCGGAATTGAAATACATCGCAATGTCTCAGCTAGATGCAACTGAATTAATTTCAGCCCTCGAATGGGTCGATAGCTTTCGCAATGGGATGGTGGGGATACCCAAACCAGCCAAGAGGAAACGTGTGATTAAACCTAAACCTAAGACGGTGATTCTGGAGCTTGAGGAGAATCAGAACCAGAAGTCGCAGGGCTAGTCTTCCTTAGCTCTGCCCTCAGTCTGGCTGTTTCCTTACGATGGCAAGCTAGACAGAGAAGTCGGAGATTCTCTTCCCCACACTGCCCCCCACCCTTGACGACCTCCTGAATGTGATCGATATCATAGAAGGTGGATCTCCCATGAGTATTCACCCATTCCATGTTGTGGAGGTCAAAAAACTCCACCTGGAGCGCCTTCATAGCGTGGCGGTAATTCTGGTGCCCTGCATAGACTGGGCTCTTTTGGAGTTCCTGTATGTGATCGTTGACATACCGCCAAAGTTGCCATACGAATCCTTTACAGTCCAAACCACATATCTGACAAATGTATTTGTCTCGTTTGGCAATGTAAATTCGAATATAACTTGCACTGGATCTGATGTTAAACTCGTGCACACACTCATCCGAACAAAAAGTTCGTCTCTTTTTACTCAGACGATGAACATCCAAGCCGCACCAGCGACATAGTTTATCTGTCTTGGCCCTTTCGGATGATTCAGCCTTTTGTTCTGGGGTGAGAAATCGGGTCATTTCTCTTTCGGTTCGGTCGGTGTTTCGACTGGGAATACCTCCAAGTCATTCTGAACCTGCATCTCACCGATTATCGAATCGATGTAATATCCGAAGTAGCTGGTCTTCTGAAAGCTGTGGCCTCCAGGTTCAAGCCGAAAATAGCCTTTTAGAGGGATGTCTTTAAATTTCATATGCTTCCTTTCCATACCTTATAATACTTACTTTGGAAGCTGCTCGAACATGCGAAGCTGCCAATCCGCATACCACATCTGAAATTGCATGGAGGGGCCATCACGGAAGAACCAAATGGCGGCAAGCCAGAGGGGCCAAAAACCCATTCAAAAGTATTCATATGACTCCTATAGAACTGAAAAAGGGGCCATGAGGCCCCTTAGTTTACTGCCTACCCTACTTATTACCCAATGCTGCACCGAGTCAGAAGGGTCTGTTTGGTTCCCTTGTAATCGGTGTGATCCTTGACCGTGCCCTTGACGCTGTAGGTCTGGCCGATTTCCATGGAAGGATTGGAGGTAGCCTTCCAGACGATGCAGTTACCCTGCTCGTCGTTGAAGATGAACATGGTGGTAGTGCCATAAGCCGTGTCGTAGGAGTAGATGTTCTTGACGGTGAGGGTCAGAATAACCCGTTCACCCTTGGTGGCGACCCACTCACTAACAGTACGGGGCTTGGGGGCCAGCGCAGCCTTGGCAGCCGCTTCAGCCTTCTTGATCGTATCGATCCAGATCTTGGTAGCGTAGGCGACGAGACCCTGGTAGCGGAGCGACTGGGCCAGGATGGCGACCCGGCAGTTGTGCTCGAACTCGCTCAGGTTGTCCTTTTCCATCCAGAAGTCCACGGCCAGTTCCTGGACGCTCTGTTCGCCGTAGGTGGCCTTGAGCCAAGCGGAACGCTCTTCGTGAGCGGCGTAGAAGGCAGCCCGTTCCTTGGCATCAGCGTAGCTGCTGAGGGGGGCATCCAGGTAGGAGGCATAGTCGGAGGTGCTCTGACCCTCGGTCTCCTGGGCCTGCTTCTTGGTCACGAAACCCTTGGTCGAGGCGACCCAGGCGATGGTGGCGATGAAGGAGGCGGTGTCTTCGTAATGTTTGCGGCTCCCACCGGCCATGCCCCAGTCGTCGCTGTCGAGGATGGAGTGAACGTGGTAGGAAGTGCTGAGGATCTTCGCAACGTCCACACCGAAGTAGATATCGACACAGGTGTCACCGATATGCTTCTGGGCACCAGTGAGGTCGATGACGATCCAGGAGCCCTTACGGTTGCGCTTGAAGCCGCAGTGCTGGCATTCGATGGCAGCGGTGCGGTAAGCATCAAGGTTACCCTCGTAGCCACCGATGCGGGTAACCATGTTGAGCCCTTCGACGTTTTCGATACGGGCCACGACCTGGGTGCCAGCAATGCGGATCAGTTCCTCGGGGACGGTGATTTCGGCGTCATAGACCACGTAGGTGATGTTCTGGCCACCCTCGGTGGTGCAGTTGACCTTGCGGGGGGTGACGGAGGCGACGATCAGGATCGGCAGGCCCATCTTCACCAGGGGCTTGTTCGCCTTAGCGACCAGTTCGTTCATGCGGGTCTCAGAGCGGAAAGTGAACATGGGTTAATCTCCTCTACCTCTATTATACACAGGTTTCGGAGATTTTGTCCATGTTTTTTGCGCTGCTCAGAGCTTTAATTTCAGGTTCCAGGGATCCTTTCCCTGTAACCGTTTGTGTTCACAATCCACCCATTCTTTAAGCTCAACCTGGAGCTTATCTTTGGGCGTGTAGGACATGAGGCCGCAACGGGTGAGTCGCCGTTGAATCTCTTCGTCTCTCATGATTTGATAGATGCCCCAACAGGTGCCGATTCCAATCAGGAGGAGTAGTATTCCTGCGATGGTGTGCATATTATTCCTCCTCCTCTTCTTTCTTATCCCCACAGAAGTGGCTGATGAGGGAGGAGACGATTACGACCGTTCCAATCCCAATCCACCCATAGGCCGCTGTTGTCATGCAGCCGATAGCGATGCTGATGATGACGCCACCCAGTATGAGACCTTCCTGATTGCTGTTTGTCATGCTATTTCCTTTCGAGACCGATGTCCTTGACACCGAAGATGTTACGCGCACAGTCGCAGCCGATCCACATACCGATGTGGCCAATCCTGCGGTCATCAGCTTCGATGGGAACGAACCGGCCCGAAGGGATGCTTTTACCACAGGCTTCACAGTTGCAGTTCAGGCCGCTGAAGCGCGTGACCATATGCTTGGTGCCGGGGGTCCACGCCACGTAATAGGCTTTTTCCAGAAGGGCATATGAACCATCCCTGCTCATCATGATCTTCCCAAAATCAGGGCTCTTGCTATCCGCATAACGCTTGGGGACCAGACGGTACTTGATCTCAGCCATCTTGATGGTAGGGAGATCAACCCGCAAATCCATATCCACCAGGGTAGCGGTGACACGAGGAGAGAGGCCAATGTCGGTGATGACGGGCTTGGGACGGGCCTCCGTAAGAGCCGCACAGATGATCCGCTTCTCTTCGCACAGAGCCACCCACGCTTTGATGAACTTGACGGAGTGCTTGCCACGGATCAACTTTTCGGTGCGGTCGGACTTCCAGGTTTCCAGCCGATTGACGAGGTAGTCCACGTTGGTGTGGGTTGGATGCCCGTAGGCGAGGCACATGTGCAGGGCGAATTGAGGCTCATGATCCGGATTGGGGATCTGCTCTTCGAAGGTGCCGTAGGTGTTGGTAATCATCTTACCCGTCCCCATGTAGCTGCTGGAGTCGGGGATGCGGATGCCAGTGCCCTGATAGAAGCCGCTGTCGGCTTTCACGGAGCCCCGGAGCACCCAGGCGTCCTGAGCAGCGGAGGTATTGATGACCTGGACGGACTCATCGAACTTCCTCAACCACGCACCCTTCTTTTCGTTCCGGATGATGGCGACCAGTTCAGGGTTCAGACCGTTCATGGGTAACTCCTCCACAATCAGTATACCGCAGAATGAAGAGTTTTGTATAGCGAAATTTAAAGGTTCAGTTTTTTCTTGAGACGATTATACTCCGCCAAGTCCTTTTTATTTCGCTTTTCCCATTGCAAGTAAACATCAACTACATTCTGAGCACCTTTGGTCAGACGAAGGGACGAACGGAAATCTGGCCTAAAATCCAAATAGTCCTCAATGCTTCTCAGCAGGGCCTCCCTTGGCTTACCCTCAATGGGGCAGAATACGATCCAGGTATCTGAAGTATCGGTTCCGGTTTGCCGATGGTCAATATCATGACCCTTGATCCATTGTTTAGACAACCAGATTATGATTTCCGGAGGGGTGACAGGGGGGTGGGTGGGCTCAATCGGAGTGGTCATAGGTTGGGGGCCGGTTCCCAGAGGGCAATGCTCATCACCACAAAACCGGGCTTCTGTTCAAAGTCGGTTAGGTAGGTCACACGAGCATATTGGGTGTGGCC